CTCTATTAATATTGGATAAAAAGAATGAAGCACCCTATAATGACTTCTAGAGTACTTGGCGCAACAGACGAGATACTATCGCTTAAGAAAGAGTGGACTCCTGAGAGAATATCAGCTGAATACACTGATGCTAGGTTAATTAAAATCCATAAAACTCATAAGAAGTTATGTGCTATGCCTAGAACAGACTTTAGTGATGCTCAACTAAAAGCTGTAGTTGACATTCTTCTTAGGTTTTCAGTTCTACCAGGGACTTCAACTCTTCTTGTTGGAGATCATGGGAGAGATAAAGCTCATTACGAAAGTAAGCAAGACCCAGCAACCTGGGCTGAACAGCTTAGATTCCACCAAAGAATTCTTAGTATAGCAGGAACCTTACCCTTTTCTAAAACGTTTGCTTATGCTATGGATGTTGAAGCTCCAGGAAACATAGATTCAACTTTAAAGTTCAATATGCAATCTTACCTTATTGGAGAGCTACGTAAAACCTACCCAACATTGATGTTTGTTTGCTCAACTAAAAATTGGTCAAATCCAAGTGATTTAGTTGGATATAAACTACCAGCTACAAATACTGTAGCAAGAGTAGGATTTTATGAACCATTTGTAGTTACCCATTGGTGGACTTCAGAACTAGGACTTGATGCACCTATACCATATCCTCTAACTCAAGAAGTAGCTGATAGAATTGTTAAAGACTCTCCAAGAATTACGGAACGTGGAAAACAAGAACTCCAGAAAGCAGTAGGTTTCAATAAATTAAGTATGGAAACAATCTTACGTGATTGTATTGCAACTGGTACTGAATTCCTAATTACAGAAGCTGGTATCTTCAAACAGTTTGGGTTTGACGATGGAAGTGCTGCTAGATGGTTTGCTGATTTAAAATCTGTTTGTTACAAACTAGGAATTCCATTTTTGGTTTTCTCTACAGGATCCACTCAAGGAACTAGAGGCTACGCTTACGGACTTGGTTTAGGTTTGTAAGAAATAAAATATTCTTAATCATCAGATTCTGTACTACCACATTTATCACATTTGTAATAAAGCCAGTATCCATCCCAAGTTTCATCTCCAAAAGATGCATGGATTAAGCCACCACATTGGCATGGTTTAGGATAATTACCCCAACAAGCAGTACACTCAGTATCACCTATGTCATGTTTGTTACCATCAATGATCATTCTGATGCCTTTGAATTAGACATAGCAGCTTGAGATTCAGTCATACAAGTTGCTGATTGAGAATAAGTAGTAGTTGTTGGTTGAAATTCAAAGTCGGAAGGTTTTGGTTTTACAACACCTTGCCTTCTTTTATAATATGCTCCTTCTTGTTTTGGTTTTTTGTCTGGTATTACAACAGGTAACTCTTTCAAATCAGAAACATCTTCTGCTGTTCTATGAAGAAGAATAACTTCATGTCTTGCTTCCACAGTATTAATCTGATCTTGGGTTTTAGCTTCCAATGCTTCAACCATAACTTGTTGCGCTTGCTGCAAAAGATGGAAAGCATTCTTATTACTGATAATAAAGTTTTCAGCTTCAGTAATCATATCTTGAGTATTCATTAATTCAACTAAATCCCTATCAACTTCTATTGTAGTTACAATTGTAGAAACTTTTTTAGCAAAATCACACTGATAACCATTTGCTTCAGCTAACTGATTTCTTAATTCTTTCTGACAGCTAGCAATCTTACTTTGCAAGCTATTAATAATAGTAGTTCGATCTGGATCAACAATGTCAGGATTATAGGCTATTTTAAGCTTAATATCAGAAAGCTTAGTTTCTTGTAACTTTAGTTCATTAATCTTTGTTTTTATTCTGTCTTTAATAGATTCATATTTCGCTTCAACAATCTTAGATTGTTTTTGAATTTCTAAAATTAACTCGTCTCCAGACAAACTGTTTAATCTGGTAGCTAAATAAGAATGTTCATGAGTTAAATCTAAAGTTTGGATATTGTTAATTATATGAGGCTGTTGGAGTATAGTATTCTGTTTTACTACAGCAGGTAGGTGAGACTCTGGTTTCTTTCTAAAGAAATTCATTTTTATTTCCTTGTTTATAATAATACTGTGTTACTTTAGGCCAAAAATGATTAACCATATTAAGACAGAAGAGATCACCTTTATCAATCAAACTTTGGGTTTCTGGGTGTATTTTAGGGACTTTAATTTTAACTAGCTTCTCAGGCACCTTAAAGTAGAAATAACCATAACTATAAACTAAGAAGTATAGTTCACCATTAATCAAAACAGTGTCTTCTCCAGCTATGTCAATAGTTTGATTTTTCTTGAAACGGATTTTCTCCCCATGTTGATTTCGTGTAACATAGTCTTTACGAAAAACTAGTTTGTAAACGATATCATGTGTAACTATATTTCTATAGTCGTCTTGAGGCAGGCTTTGCCAAGTTTTCGGGTACATAAGTTTATCTTTTTGAGTTGAAAGTTCCGCAATCTTACTATCAACTCTGCTTTCAATTGAACGGTACTTAGCAGATACTGTACTAGCATGAGATTGAATTTCTTTAATAAGTTCTTGACCAGTTAAAGTACTAAGTTTGTTCTCTAAAGAAATAATACTAAGTTCAGAATTAGGGTTTTCCTTAGTGTCCTTAGCATTAAGATCTTTAACAAAACTAGTACCATAGTCTAAGTTAGACTTAGCTGGTAGTTGTGGAGTAACTTTTTTCTTAAAGAATGCCATATTAGTTCAGTGATAAAATTTCTGCTCTTGCAGGAATACGAGCCTTAGCTTCTTCAAAGTTCTCTTTTATACCATCAAGGGAATCTAAGAAGGTAGACTTGAGAGCTTCAAAATCAGCATTAGTATACTTGATTAATTCTTTTGACTGATTAACAATAATCATTGAATCAGAAATTGCAAATAGATCTGCCTCTACTTGTAAAGCATCTTGATACTCAGTAACTTGTAAATTAAACTGAGAGAGAACCATGTCTATTTTATTACGTTGATTTAACAGATCCGATTTTACTGAAGATAGATCATCAATCTGTTTGTTAACATGTTCAAGAATATGTTGTCGTCTAGGTTTAAAGCTATCGGGAGCTGTAGACTCTTTAAGACGTTTCCTAATAGCGATCATTTTAACAATTTGATCTTCTACTTTACGATACTGATCGTCTATAGATTTCTTGAGAGAGTTAAATCTAGCTTGTACTAGCTTAGAACCCATCTCTGATTTGACAATCATAAATTTGGGAGTATTAGATTTTAACTCATTGAATTCTTTCCTAGCAAGTTGTCTTTCTTCCAGTCTATAAAGATATATACTAAGAAGACCAAGAGGGCCTACAATAGGTTTAAAAAGGTCAGGAAAAGAATCATCTAGTAGATCAATAATATTAATAAAAGCAATAAGAGGTATAGCTAAAGTGAGGATATTGATATACCAACCAGAAACCCAAAATTCTCTTTGGTTTAACCAATAAGGTGAACCAAACCAATCAGGAGAAAGAAACCAATAAAAGAGAATTTGACTAATTACAAAGTCTACAAATAAAGTAAATACCATCCATGGTCTATCAAAATACTTAATATAAGATTTCTGATATTTAGCTAAGATTTCTTTATATGTCTGTTTTTCTTCATTCATGGTAAGTTACCAATAAGCTAATGGATCTTTATAATCTGGATAGTTTTCATCAAGCCAAGTTTGTGCTTGTTCAGTTAGGGTACTTCGTTTTCTATAACAGTCTCTTTCAAAATCATCTTTAGTAGAAAATAAAGCAGGGTTTAGTTTGTCAACTTGGAAGCTTCTAATACTTTGATTAGTAGCTTTGTCAACAATGTTGACAGTTACTTTGTTGTCAACATCTGTAGGCCAGGTTTCAATGTGATATCTGGAATCCAAGTGAATACTGGCATCTCTATCATAGAAAGCTGCTTTGTAAAACTGGGCTCCTCTTGGTCTCCCCTGATCGTCAAGAAGTTTACACCACATATTATGATCAGTAGCATCTATCTTCCAACCTTCAGGAAAGATTACTGAAACAAACAAGTCATCTATATCTTTACCAAAGACAAAACCTAAACTTTCCCAAAGTTTCCGGTTTTTGGTTCCTTTTTTAGCTATTCTGTCAGAGTTTAAAGTTTCTTTTTGGCCTTCTTTTTCTTGTTTTTCAATAGCTTCATTTGAAGACATTCCACTAAGAACATCTAGGAGTACAGAAGTCCCTCCAGCAGGAGTTCCAAAGATTTTATCAAGACCAGTTTGTTGTGCCATAGTAGTGGTTATAGTTAAGAGTACTAGATTTTCTCAGAGACTTTTGGTAGTTGGTATCCTCCAGTTTTCTCTTCCAAATTAAAGTTCGCTTCAATAAAGTCAATTACTTCTTGAGGATCAATGTTGCTATTGAAAACAATATTAGGACCATGTTGATCAAGCATAACTGCTTTCAAGTTTCCAAATTGTTTCAAATTTGTAGCTGTGTTATTACCACATGCGTGTGAGCCACACTCATATTCTCTCTGAGAAGCTACTGGTACTTGTGAACCTTCTCTTAAAGGACAGTGAAAATGTACCACACAGTTATCCTGTGGATGTTGTTCAAATACTATCCTTTGAGATTGACCTCCAACTGAAGGTTTGGATCCATAAGCAATAACAGTATCAGGGCCATCTGTTTCTACTAAAACTAATCCAACCTGTTTCATATCGTTGAAATCAGTTTTCCTTCTAGAAGTTAGAAATGTAGTATCAGAAAGTTTCACTGCAAAGTGACCAGCAGTTACTCCAAGAAATTGTTTATAGGCTCCCCTTTCAATACAATAGTCTACAACATCTCTTAAAGTTTGGGGAACTAGTTCAGAATCCCAAGGTACAGACTCACCAGCTACTACCGTAGACCGAGTAAAGGTAAGATGAGATCTAAGTAATGTCATCTCAACAAGATTTTCCAGTACATAATCTAAATCTGTGCTTTCGTGATACACTGCTTCTTCTGGGCAAATAATCATACAGTTTCTTGTTTCAATATCATTTGCTAGAACTAGATTACAAGAGTTCTTTTTGAGTAAATTTAACCCTTGTTCATATTGTTGTTGAGGAGTAGCTCCAGAAGTAGCTTTCCAACCTACTAGGAAAATATCTTTTCTACCTCCTTCTTCATACCTAAATTTTGATATGATTTTAGAAACAGGAATTAACTCTGAAACATGTCGAAAATGAGAATTTAATCTTCCAGGAGGAGCAGCTTCCCAGTTACTAGCTAATAATGAGGCTGATTGGGTTTCTCTGTTAATAAACCCAGGTTCAAAATCTACTACAGCTGCGTTAAAGAAAACAATCTTGGTTAATGGGTCTGCAATAACTTCTTCTGCTGCTTTAAGTAAATCAGAACGATTTACAATTAATCCATTAAGAGGATCGGCCATTTTAGTTAAAATTAGTTCAGTATCTAGGCTTTGTGCTTTTTGGATACAAATCTGATTGAGTTTCCTGGCAGTATGCCCAAATGCTCTTACTGCTAAAGCTAAATGTGGTCTTACATCTTCGAAGATTCCACCACCAAAAATGACTATTTTTTTGTTATCCATTTATTTCTTACCTACAATTATTCCACAATATTTACAGACTGAGTGAACATAAGTCTTTTTAGTATCTATTAGCTTATATTTCTCAATAATTGCAGGAATATTTTGATTAGCTAAACCAGCACCACTGGGCGCAGGTGGTACTCCTTGAGCCCAAGACTGAGTAGTTTCCTCATTGTAGATATCTACAAATTCATGATGAAAATCTACATCAGAAAATCCTGAAGGAAGTACATTTGTTCTAGAAATACAAGCCATATTAAGTCCTAATATGGTAGGCCAGAAATTCTGGCCTACCATAAGGTTTGAAGTTATTCAAGAGTTACAGGAACTGCAAGCAAGGCAGTAAGCTCTTCAACAGACTTCTGTGCAAGATCGCCATCCTTCTTCTGCTCAATAAGTTCCATAATGCGCTGATTCCTCTGGCGAGTGTTATTAGCAGCCGCAATACGATCAGCAGCAATCTTCTTCTGCTCAATAATGTGGAGAACAATAGCAAACTTTGTTTTAAGCTCTTTATTCTCACTTGTAACATTAGTTACAAAAGAAGTAACTTCTCCAGTATCCTTGATTTGCTTATTCAAAGCAATAGCGATACTATCTAAGCTAGACTGGTTGGGCCTAGAATTAGTTAGTTCAAGATCCCAAAGGTCTTCAGTCGAAATCTGACCTTTGGTGGTATCAAATCGGAGCTTCCTTTTAGAAGCATATGCAAACATATCATCAGTGTTCATAGTTATTTTCTTCCTAGCAAAAACTTTAGAAATTAATCTTTAGCATTCTAGTAAAGGAACCCTTTACTTTAACAACTAAAGAACCTCCCAAAGTTGAAGAGAATCCAAGACCACTCATCTGTTCTTGGCCTTCTTCAGTTCGCATCTTAGAGCCAACAAGCTCCATAGTTTTTCTGTGAGGTTCTAGTTCACCTCTAAGAAATTCATTGTAAAATCCTCTTGCTGAGCCATCGTTCTTACAACCATTAAGCATGAAGAAGAAATGCTTATTACCAATTTCTTTGTCATCCCAGCAATTAGGAGAAAGCATAACTGCTTCAACTGGAATAAAGGTACCAGTTTTGAGACCCCAAAGATCCTTAGAGGCTTTGGTAGAAGGAAGAGCACATTGAACTGTAATGTTTTTGTTATCAACAATCAGTTTAGCAACTTCAACATTTTGCTTGTTTCTCATTGCGTTAGGATAAGAAAGATAATGTGTTTCTCCAAGAACTTCTAGTTCAACCTCAAAACCTACATTCTCAGTTTCTCTGCTCCAAAATTGCTGAACAAATAAAGTATAAACACCTGGCTTCATTTGCTTCCTATCAGGATAGTAAATGTTTTCAACTGGAGTTCTGGTTGAACCATGACCAGCATTCATATCAACATCAAGATGTCCTCCAGTATGAGTAGATTTTCTTGATGAATAGTAAATATGGTTCTTGATGTAACCTAGATCTTCAGTCATATGAAGATCCAAATCATCATAGTTTGACCAAGCTAGTCTACAGCATACATCTGCATTAATTCTACCACCTGCTGCTTTGACTCTTTCCTTAATAGAATCAGCAACATCTCCTGTATAGCTCCAAGAGAAGGGATTATCCCACTTGAATAGTTGCTTAGCTGTGAAGTCGTAAGGAGCAATCAAAGAAACTAATCGATTTTGATGATCATTGTCAAAGAATACTTCCAAAGATTCAATGTTAGGTAGAACGTCAGCAATGAACTTAGCAATAGTAATTTCTTCAACTTTGTCAAGATTCTTAACTTCTGCTGTCTTGACAGAAATTTCATCAAAGACATCACCATTAAGTTTTTTCTTGATAGACCTATCAGCAAAAAGGACATTGTGAATGTTAATATGTTCCAATTTTGCATATTGTCGGTCTAAAGATGGTAATAAACCGAGTTCTTCAATTACCTTCTTAGCGTCATCCCTCATTTTAGGAGTAACTAAAGCTGTTGGTCGTTTGTAGTTAGTACCAGAGACCTTATCTTCAAAGCTCTTGACTGCATCTTCCAAATCATAACCTTCAGAAAGATCACTTAAAAGAGTACCAATAACATCATTTTTGATCTTACAGACCCAATTATTAGGACCAGCAACTTCATTCCAAACAAATAAATCTTCATTTTGTCCTTCTTGAAGTACTTTCTTAGTATATCGCTTTTTGATTTCAGAGAAAGCATCTACAATTTTCTTCTTTTCAGCTCCCCGATACAGTGAGTTTTGACTTATTAGATCAAGAACAATGTCAATAGACTGATCATCAATCTCTTTCAGAGATCTTAAAAGGACATCGTGTTGAGCACGAAACTCTGAAGTTCTAGGACCAATTTCTTCACCCTTACAAACCAAAGATGGTGGAAGTTGAATAGAGAAATGATGCCAAGTTAGGATTTGATTCTCAAAATTCTCCCTGTTTTGGTCAGTACCAATAAGATTTTCCGTATGAAGGAAAAAGTTGTTGATTGTTTGAGATTTAACATAGTCAGCCAAAGCATCAACAACAATCTGATATGGGCTGTCAATCTTAATATCCCAAATGGAAGTTAGTTGACCATCAACAATTTGAACCATGCTTCCAGCCTTACGGATGAAAGACCTACAACAAGAACAATCATGTTCAGTACGGTTCCTGAACATAGGATTTGTTCCGTCTGGGAAAGAATCTAGATAAAGCTCATAGATATAATCTTTATCAATGTCAGCCTGGAAGATTGGACCAGTAGCAACCATCTTATTAAATTGAAGCTGGATTGCATTTTTGAGTGGCTTGAAATCAAGCTTTTGTGCGTGTTGGAGAGATGTGCTCATTTTTTTTACCTAGATGTTTACACTAATTCAGCGTTAGCTTTCTCATAAGCTTCTTCAATTGTTTGACAAGGGAAGGTTCTGATAAGACCCTTATAGAAACGGTTACCAATGGTTAATTCAAACCAAATAGCATAGGTAAACATATTACCTGGATCAGCTTTAACTTCAATGGTTGCCACATAGTTTCTAAGATAACCAGGAAGATTACTTTCATCTATAAGATACCATTTATTAGTTTCTCTACAAGGATGCCAAATAAATCCCTTATTGATTAAAGCTTTAGATAGCCCATAGTTTTTGGGATGAACATTTTGTTCTGACAGTTTTTTATAGGGCATGAGAAGCACCATTTAAATCTAACCAATCTTTCATAGACTCAGGAAGGTATCTATAAAAAGAAATTGCTGGTAAATTACCAATTAGAAGGTCGATAGGTAAGTAATCTAGTTCTAATTGCCAAGGTGAAAAGGGGATATCCTTAACATAACTCATAGGTATTCCCATACGGAAATTATTAACATTGTATGTTTGACAAATACCAATAAATGCATCTCTAGTTTTAGTATCATACTGATCAAGAGGATTTGGATTTTTATGAACACAAAAACAAATTTGATAATCACTAGGAATATCAGCAACTTGTTTTAGAAGTTCTTCAATAGTTACAAATTTATCCATTAATTTACCTGTCTGATTGTAAGGTTAATCCTATAGCCTGGTTTAAGTGGAAAGTTGTTTGGCATAGTTCCTTTAATAGGTGGTTCAGGAACACCATGAAAACACATTCTATCATCTTCTGAAAAGATTAATACATCTCCTGATTTAAGGAGTAGTTTCTCTTTAGTTCCATACCTACCAGCTGAAGAATGACAATGATGAAAGACTACATCTTCTCCAAGAGAGATTGAAATAATCATAGGTTCAAGATTACTTTCAGTATTATCTTGATGAATGCCTAGACTAGAAGTTTCATTATAGATGTTAATCAAACAGGTTTCTGCGACAAAAGTTGTTTCACCTGTAATTACTTTACATCTTTCAACTATTTCCAGTACTTCTATTGGTATTTCTGGAAAGGGAGTATGATTATGGGGATGTTTAGTTTCATATCTGTATCCACCATCTTTATCACTGTACCATCCGTATTTTCCAGCACTAGTACACCTATAATTAAATCTAGCACCAGAGCGAGGAAGAAACTTATCAAAGAAAGGAGCTAATTTAGTGACAGGTTTTAAAGAGTTGAAGAGTGCTATTTGATCTTTAATAGTCAATCTTTCAACAACCTTAATCATGATAAATTTTTCCTAGCTACTAATTGATGTGGAATTTGAGATATGTTTGGATTAAGAGAAAAAGGCAAGTAATATCCTCTTAATGACGGATGAAAGATTTCACCAGGAAGAACTATTCCTTTAAAGATCATAAACTCAATAGCGTGATAGTCAGAAAGATTATCGGCTGAGATAAATCCTTGTTGAGTTAATTGCTCAGTAAAGCGGTAAACATTACTTTCTCTCAAATGTAATCTAGCTCTTTCAGGTGTTCCAATTGCAGGTTTAGGCATTATTAATTACTCCGGTGAAACAATATAGAATCTATCATCCAGTATAGACTCAATTACTGGTTTGACTTGTTCCCATAGCAATCCACCTAACCCAGTTCCTGGTCTTGTAAGTAAGACCTTCTTTAACTTTAACAAAGTAACATGATTAGCAAGTTGTATTGCAGATTGCTTAATCAAATTAATGTCAGAAGGATTTCTCCAATGATGCTTAGTAGGAAAAGAAAAAATCGTTGGATCAGAAAAATGTTTAATATAGAAAACCTGGTTACCATGTTCCAAGACATTTCTACCAAAGTAGTATGGAAGATAAGGAAACCTCTCCTTAAATTGTAAGGCTAAACCTTTACCCATTATAAGTTCACCTTTGGTATTTGTGAGACCATTAGTTGTCACACAAATAGCATCAGCTTCAATGTCAAAGATATTGCCTTTAATTTCAATCATTTTAAGTCCTGGATGAAAGTTGTGGCTACTTGTAAACAAATCCACAGTACGCTAAGAGAGATGGTTAGAAAACCAAACCAAGAGAAGGCTGAGAGAAACTTGGAATTTAACATACCCACAAATGGTTTTTAGTTGTCTAGAAAATGAATAAAACCCCTATCAGGATTATTTCCATAACCATTACTAAGACTACCATCAACGTTAATGATTTTACCGTTGTAGTAAGTTAAAGCATTAGGTAGTTTATGTCTAGTATGACCATGAACAATTATATCACAAGCCATTTCTTCAAAATAATTGTCGAGTGATGGGAGATAATCTGGTATTTGTCTACTACCATAACCCCAGAGTCTTCCATCAGTCATAATTTCAAAAAGATCCCAGGCTGAGTCTGATTTAGTGGAAGCTATCTTAAAATAGTTATTAACTATCTCAATATCTCCACCTAGTTGTAAATACAATCTAGCACTGTCACAATGCTGGAAGAGAGTGTTTCCTATCTTAACCATGGCTGGTCTATCTTGTAACCATTTAAGAAGGTGGTTAGGACAATTTTCAGCTGCTTGCTGATTACCACCATTAATTCTAAAAAAGTAACTATTACCAGTGCTAGGTACCGTTTTGTTTGAATAGTCCAAAGCAATAGAAATAAACATGGCATCATGATTACCCATAAGTGATATGAAATCACCACCTGCTTGTTGGGCCTGAATTTGTAGGTCCTCACAAAGTCTTAAAACTTCAAGGTCTTGAGTACCTCTATCAGTCAAATCACCAGTACAAACAAGAGTATCGCTTCCAGCAATCCAATTACCATTGGTAGTAGTAAAGTTGTGTTGAACTAAAAGTTCTAAGAATCTATCATGGTCTCCATGAATATCACCTATAGCTGCTAATCTGCTCATTGTGAAGCTAGAAACTCCTCTTTTAGTAAGTAAGCAAGCTTACCAATCTTTTCATCAAGAAAGTGAATATATCCTTGTTTATAGTTCAGGTAAAAACCTTTAGAATCTTTTCTCACCCAAACAGTTTCAGAGAATTCTAAAACATCAAAGATTTCAAGTTCAGACAAAAACTCACAAATCACTGTGTTAATAGTTTGAAACTTAGAAGGATTAAACTTTTCCAGTAAGTTTATTAATTGCAAGCTAGGAGTTTTAGAAACAATTTCAGAATCAATACCATATTTGATTACAGTAGACTCTAAAAGATCTCGAAAGTTGTATTCCTGAGTTTGTGGTTGTTGAAGTGTATTCATGTTACTCCCATAGTTGATATTGGATGCTATTAAACTATGTAATTAGTTGTCTAAGGTTAAAAAAAACTATTGATTTTTTAAGTCAATAGTTTTTTACAAGGTCTGTCTCACTCCTAGATTCTTCATAGAATGAAACTTCCCTGCACCAAGATACTTTAAATCAGTCTTTGGTACAGAGGGCGGAACACCTGGTTTAGTGGCTTCAGTAATGGCAACCAAACTACCATCCTCCAGTTGGTAAATAACTTCATGATAAGGATGACCTTCCCAAGCATCACAATCATGAAGATGTTCTTGGTGAGTAGGTGAAAACCATAGGTGATGTAAGCCTTCAGGTATAGATTGCATACAAGGAGCTACAAGTGCTCGATACTCTTCTGTACCTTTCGTAAAGCATCCACGTTTGGCAGCTTCGTTGACTTCTTGTGCAAGATTATATCTAGCTTGTTCCTGTCTGCTCCATTCGTATTTACTTACATTAGACATGTTTATGGGTCTCACAAAAATTGTTTAGAGCCATCCGTTGAAAGGGTAATTACTCCTCTTATCCACACTTTCTACTGTAGGGATACATAGTTAAACAGGAGTGTGGTCGGCTCTTTATATAGTCACTTAAAAGTGCTAGATAGTCCTACCCTGTCAACCAACTTGCTTCGTCAGATCTACCTGTCTTGCGAACGTAGTAGCACTATCCTGCTGGCCTGACCCAGCTCGAATAAAGATAGCTTTTCTGCTTGACTGCCTTACTGGAATACCAGTAAGTTTAGGGCTTTTATCGTGAAGTATTCTTCAAGAACTGCCCAAGAAATTGTTTTATTTTTTAGCCCATTTGGGTCTCCAAGTAATACCCATAGCTTCCAAAGCTGATTTGAAAAACTTTTGAAAGTTATTAGTATCTCTAAGAAGACCAGAATGACACTCAACCAAAGTGTTACCAGCCATCAAATAAAGCACACTATCCTGTGAATGGTGGCAAGGCATGATGAAGGCACCCGAAAAACTAGGAAGATCAAGAGGATGTTGAGTATTAGATCTAATTGCATTTAGCAACTCAGAAGTAAACTCAGATGGATCTGTTTCAATCTGATTTACGTAGTCGTGATGAATAACAACAACAGTTAACATTCCCATACTTTACTTACCTGTTTTTGATTTGATTACTGGGTGTAGTAATCTTCCTTTTCTAAATACTGAGAGATCAGATCTGAACTTTTTACCAGCATTCAAAGTTTTCCAAGAGATACACCAAACTGGAACTATGGGGTCATTGACAGTTACTAACACTGAACCATTCTTATCAGTGTTAGGTCTAGTTAAAACTCTGACTTTAACTGTGCCAAGTTGTATATAGTCTCCAACTCTTAGTTCTTGTACAGTCATAAGTCTACTTAATTGCGTACTTTCTCAAAGCATTGTGAAACTTTTGGGTACACTCATACTCACTTTTATCAAGAGTGAGGAAACCATTATCTACCATCTCATCCAAAATCCGTCGGTCTTTGGAATGTCCAGGAGTATCTGGAATCTTGTGGTTAACCATAAAAGCATATTGATCATAGGTAAAAGGAAACCAGAAATCTTGGTTGTTTCTAAAGATTACTACAAGGTTGTAAGCCATTTGCTCAAATTCAGACTTACCAAAATCACTACCACAGAACATGTTAGAATCAAGTTGGATTTCGCTTGGTGAGAGTACTTCTATTTTGAGTTCTTGTGGCATGTATTATTATCTCCATGTTAAGTCAAGACGATTGTGAATAAGCTTGTAAGAAATGCAGAGAACAACACCAAGCAAGGCTAGTTGTCCATTAGCTTTTCCAGTTGCAACTATTTGATTAAACTGCATTACTACAATAGTAGTAATAATACAAAACAACAAACATGGAAGAATGTAATTGAGAAAGGTTTGTTTCATGATGCGGTTTAGTTGTAAGGTACCAAGGGATTCTCAGTAAAGTAAGGTTCTCTACCATGAACACCAGAGGAAATAATTCTGATGAATTGTCGATTAAAGTCTTCCTTAACTGGAATACTCTCATGAGGAGTAAGGATTCCAATTTGCCATACCTCACCAGACTTGGTAAAAATAGCCTCTTCATATGGGTAAAGATGACTAAACTCTCCTAGATCTCCATCTGAAGTTGTGTTAGGGTGTTCAGTATCCCAAATAGCACAGCTTAAATTAAGGTTATTAGCTAAGAGAATTTGAACATCGTAATCAAGTTCAACTTCATTACTACTTCCCCATCTACCACCAGTATCTCCACCCCATCTGCCACCTGGTTCGGGTTTGCTGTCTCCCCATGAGCCACCATCACCCCATCGGTAAGCCTTTAAAGAGTTTCTACCAACTTCTGTATGAAGTGCTCTATCATACTTAGCTCTTGTTCCTCTATGAGGAAGTCCTGCTTTAACTGGAGATTCATCAATGGTAAGGAAGCCAATCTTCCCTTCTTCCAGAATTAGTAATTCTAAGATAGAAAAATAAGGTTTGTATTCTTTTGGTAATGAAGTAACATCACCTTGGATGTAAGGCATCATCAAGCACCTAATGCCTGAGAACTCGGGAAATTCAATGTTTGCTACCTGTTTTACCATGAGACTCTTTCCTGTTTATTGAAATTGTTTTAAAGCAACCAGCAGAAGACAGGATAGCAACAAGTACTTTTCCCTTTTTACCTAGGATAACTCCCACTAGTTGCTCTAAATTGTAATGCTTGGTTATGACAATCAACTGCCCTGATTGCATTGTCCGATGACAGTGGAGATTAATATGAGACATGTAGCTATCATATTGTTTCTCAACTTCCAACCACTCACTCAATCAGTAATCTAGGGTACCTTTACTGATGTCTTGTGCGAACTTTAGAGGAGGGATCCACCTCATTTTCCCAAGCAAAATTGTTAAGAAGGTTTCTTATTTCTTTTAATACTATTAAGTTTTCCACAACGTGGATACTTTCGTCCTGGTTAAACGGTTAAAGTAGATTTCATCACCGTAAGTTTCTTTATACACCTACACTTTAGCAAGTCAATAAACCTTGCCCAACATCTGACTTGCACTAGTTTGGGAAGTTCTGAGTCCGAAGACTCAAATTGGATTAACTTACCATCTCACAATTAGTTTATGTTGATGTTCTATCATGTCAACAATGTAACCATTATTAGTAAGAATCTCATGTACATGTTTTCCTATATGGCTAAACTTCTGTATGCCACAATCATTGTACATCATCTTAGTATCTTCACAGTTAAACACAACTTCGGGGTAAGTAGGATTCTTATCTATCTCTAGTTGAATAATTGCCTCAATAAGAGAAATGAATTCAGCAGGAAGAGTAGCAATCTTAAACAACTCAGGATTTACCTCATATTTTGGATTCTGGTTTCTTGCTTCGTTTGCTGTTATCATAGATCTTACCTCAAACTTTCTTAGAGCCGCCACAGCAGGTGAAAGATATTTCACTTTCTCACCTAGGATCCTGCCTCAGGCGGCTTTAATGTTCTATCAAATTTTAACCCAGTCACCATGACATGGTGACTGGGTTTCCCTTCCGGGAAATTGGCTAAAGATATTGCTTCTTGTTTCTCATGTTCAGAGAAGTGATATAGAGAAAGTTGGTAATTGCTTTGAATCCCTGGTACATCACATTGTGGAATTGAAATAGTCATGAGCTTAGATTCTTCTGTAAGAATACATTTTGGAAGATGTATATCTAAGCCATTTTCATTTTCATGAACTATCAGTTCACCAAACTGAGTTTGAATTTTCAAGAATTGTTTCATAGTTTTAAGTCTCCGATTGGTGCTGTCGTAGTCCCAGAACCCACCACTATTCGACTACCAGAGGCTGTACAACCTTACCATTCGTCTTCGTCAGAACCCTTTACGGGTTTACGGAGTCTAGCAACCCTGGTTGGATTCGAACCAACAACCTACTATGCTATGATCACTTACATAGTAAATACTATCTAGTAGTCGGTTTAGAGCTTCAAGGAGCTACCAAGAAGTTGTCACGTTTTCTAAATAGTCAGATACCCGTTTCTTGACAGGGCTGCTAGAAATTGTCAAGTTAGCTCACTTAGATCTCTATTAAGATCTGGAAACTCATCTATGGGTGTTAACCTGTGGTTAACGAAGTCTTTTTTGAGAAGGAAAAGATGATCATAGATAAACCCATTGTTGGATAACACTGATGGGGAACAGATCATTAATAATTCGGAACAAGCCAAGAAGATTTTAACAGCTTCTTCCTTGCTATTAAACATTTTTGTGTGAGTCTCAGCAGAATCACAGTTAAGATACTGAACACCATATTGAGAAGATTGTCCATCTTCCAGAATTATGCGAGATATCTGTTCTTCAATGTTAGTTGTGATGTTCATTGGTGCTCCTATTTTTTGATCTAGGTTAACAGCAACTCCTGCTTAGGGCTGGACCATTCCGGATTGGTCAGGAACTCCACGCATGTGCCCTTCCTTATTGATGTTATTTTAACCAAGCTTTTCAAAAGGACTTGCGATCCTTTATCATGGCTTGCGGCCACTTAGTACCTAGAAATTGTATCCTGTTTTACGACTAGGGTGGAACAGGAAACCATCAGTAGCTTTCTGCTGGGCTACATTTTTAAACTGCGACCGCCACCGTGAGCATCAACTTATCAGGTTGAGTCACAGTGATTTCGGTTGCCTTGTGAGAGACATCCTTTACCTAGTGTTCTTGCTGACACAATTACACTAGTAGTGGTCTGAAATTGGTCAGGAGAGATGAATTCGAATCACCGACCCGCTCGATTGAAATGAGCTGCTCTACCGCTGAGCTATCTCCTGAAAATTAGTTAAGAGACAAGCTCACTGGATATATCCACAACGTAGTATGGAACGTTACCAGGAAGCATATGCCATTGTTCTCGTGGAAATGGTTGAGTTACAAGGTTAGAAGCTAAACCAAGTAGGAACAATTGTTCCATATCTTGGTGTTCTCCCCATTGGACATCATCCTTAGTATTACAGGCATTAAGGAATGACATTCCTTTTCCTTTATCATGCATGAATTCGTCAGGTAGTTGAGAGAAAAGTTGAGCAATCTCATTACGATGAGACTTCAATCTTTCAGGATGGAATCCTACATTAGTCATGATACCTTGAGCTAAGGTGTAACCATCGGTTGGTTCATTTTCCTTGAACAAACAATCAAGAAAGATATTTTCAACATTCTGAGCTGTAAGTTGTAGCATGACGTTTTGATTCCTTAAAAGGAAAGCAAGGAGATTGGTGCAAGGAATAGGATTCGAACCTATGACTTCCTTCTCGTTTGACGGAGATGGTCCTCTGACCGCTGAGGTACCCTCACACATTGGTGGACTACAAGTAAAACAATGTAAACACTGTTTGCTAATTGACATAATTGCTCATATCAATTGGTACAGGAATGCCTTGTAATCCAGCTATATTCCTTGTTGCATTTGAGTTACTATTAGGTTTGACCCTATTTCGCTCTTTCATTTACTCCGTCCTATTTTGTTAAGAATTGCTTCCCAACTTTTATTAACAGAACCCGAGATTGTACCATTACTCGGGCTGAAAAACTTTAGGTGAAAGGAGTAGGGGTTTCTCCTACTCACTCATTATTCGGGCTTTGAAGGCCTTAGCCATAGGTTATTCTTATACAGAATCCCTTCATGTGTTTAGGGGTGACAACCATTGCTGATCGTCACCCTGGGGTTTTTCTTTCACCGATCATACCAGATAGATCGTGATTGAGATTTGCTTATATTCGACAAAGTTTATACATGGCGAGAAGGAGAATGGATGAAACTCCGATTTTCATGTTGGACTTAACTGTCGAATTAGCGAACCAGTATTTTGCTGGTTCTTATTTGGTGTTCTCTTTTGAGGTGAGTGATCCCCTCTTATCCACTATGATGCAGAAATTCTGGAAGATCTGCATGTTTGTGTTGTTTGGTTTGAACCAGGTTTAACCCTGTTGTTGTTCAACCCATTTTTGGTTTTTAACCACTAACAAGTAGCATCAAGGAAACTAATGTCAGTCGGTCAAATTGGGAATTACCCCATAGATGCTTTTAACACCTATGAGGTAGACTACAAAAAATCTCAGTATATCATACCGCTCTTAACGGTTTTTTCTCATTTACGGGTGGTCTTAGGTGAGCTTCATGATAGTTAATCATCCTCCGTCAGTCGGGCCATAATACCAGATATTTCCAGTAATTGGTAGAACCCGAAATTGATTTAAGTTATCCAAAGTTGGCTTTCAGCAGCGAGTCTCACTTAGCTGCCTTAGCCAACTCAGGAACATTCCCGGTGGTGGCCGGGAAATAACCCCAGTTAATTGGGGTTGGACGTGAGTGGGGCGGGGGAAAATAGGGGTCCCAAGTTTCAAAGGGACCCCGTTGTTTTACACACATGGCCATGAGCCATGGTGCTTATCAGCACTCACGCCAAGAGAAAAAACGATCCATGATTGCACGGCAACCATTAGCAACCGAGTAATAGATAGCGGTTGCAAGAGTGGAAATGATAGCAGCAGCAGCCACTGCCATTCCTCCAGCATGGAACAATCCAGCTAGGAATACACTGAGGAACATGGACAAGCCAATACCTACAAGTGGGAACTGCTTGCAAAATTTGAGAAGAGCTGGGAACTTGGAGAACAAGAATAGCTCGAATGCTACACTAACTGTAGCAAGGCCGATGATGATGTAAACAAACATTTGGTGAGACTCCGTTTGAGTAGAGCTGTGGGTTGTTACACCCACAGCTGATTTTTGGTTGCAGATTAAACTGCAACAGGGTCGGCTGAGATTGCCTTAGTGGTGCGACGTTTGTCACCCCAGCTGGCTATACCAGGCAGTACTTTATTTGTGACGAATGCACAAATTGGGGCAGAATACCCCATCTCCTCCTTGACAGAGCTGGCGATTATTGAATACCAGATAGCCAACACAATGTTGACTCCAAGTAGCAGAAAGTCGCCAGGCAACAGGTATGTAAGACCAGCAAACATTAGCATAATCCAACATCCTGCAAGCAGGAGAGAGAAGGCTGATACGAGACCTTGAATAAGGGCTCCTACCAAGTCTTGTTGTTTGGCAGAGAAGACCATGCACACTGCTGCGTTATACGCAATAGTTAAAAGTGCAAGGGCATTGATGAAGAGGAAGAGTGTAATCAATTAAGATTACGCTCCTACAGGTTCTGGAGTACCTTGGATGACAGCACCTGGAACACCAGGATCCTGTTGATACTCGGTGTTGGGAAGCTTCTCGGCACGTTTGACCTTACGGTCTGCGTTCCAAGTCTTGCCTTTGTTCCAAAGACCTACGAAAGTCGAGGTGATTGGAGCAGCAGCATACTCAGTTTCCCATTCAGCGAGGTTGTACAGAATGCCACGACAGATGTCGATTGCAATGGTGTACATCGCGGTGATACCGAGTACAGCCCAGGTTACTGGGTTGGTAAACATCATGGAAACCAGAAGGATTCCAGCTGCTGCTGACATAAACATGGCAGTCGAGGACACTTGTGCCCCATTACGCCACATTCTGACAGCGGTAAGGATGGCTTTGATGGAAGCCATAAGGATGAAGATCGCCAGCGTAGTGGCGACTAGGAGCATAAAGAAACTCATAGTTTTCTCCGGTTGCTTATCTGATACCCCCTAGGCTGTTACACCTAGGGGGATGATGAAGCTGGAATCAAGAAGACTTAACTTCTGCCTCCAGATCGTCAATGGACATTGGCTCGGTCTTTTCAACCTTAGCCTGAGCTGGAGTGTTTGTGACACTCGGCTTGGCATCAGTTGAAGGACGCTTCCAATTCTTGAGATGAGCTGCGACTTTGCGAACAGCTGTGTCGTAAGCACGGAATTCGTCCTTGACTTCCTTGCTGAGATGAGCGAGATCGCCGCCCTGTTCGAATCGTTTGAGGTCAATGCCCTCAAAGGAGTCACGAACAGCTCGCTCAATTGCATTGAACGCATTGAGGACTCGCTTACCAACTTCGCTAGTAGCAGAAGCCTTGGATTCGGAGTCGGCTGCTTCAGCAGCTGCGGCCTTGTCACCTGGTGGGATGAACAAGTTGGTGTTCTTTCGCATGAAAGACACAGAACGCATGTTGGGATTGGCCGAGTTCTTGTTGAACGAAAGACCAGTACGCATGGTCTGGAGTTCCACTTCGTCAGGGCTCAAGATCATCTTGGGCTTGCCAACCTTGGCATCGGGATCGGGGATCATCTTGCGTCCGAAGAGGACAGAATGAACTGTGGTCACTCGTTGACCGATGAAGCCGATGAGGTCCTCAGCGTCTTCGTCTTCTTCAAGAAGATTCTTGGAAGACTCGACTGCTCGGACTTCGATGCGTGTGGGATACACACGGTTTTCGACGCCTCCGGTGCCCCGGAAGGAGATGCCTTCGCCAACGACTTGAGGAAGGCCCTTGAATGGACCTTCTGCGATTGGCTCAGGAGTGGAGAGAGTAAGGTCAATCGTGAAGTTCTCCAGAACGACTGCTTCGTTAGCAGTACGGAGAGCACTCAGATTGAGAGTGGCGGAAGGTGATTTGGTAATCATTGTTTTGAAGTTAGACCTCTGTTTTGAATTTGGGTTTCACAGAACCCGAGATTGATTTTACTCGTAGTCTATACCAGTACTTGAGATTGTCTACACCCAGTGGTAGGGCTAGCCAAAAAAAAGTATTGGTAAGTGACGAGAGCATAGCTCAGGCTGTTACCCAAAATTGATTTTTCTACCTCTAGGAAACAGTATTCCAAGAAGTCTAAAACATTTTAAATGTTAGAAGTCTAACCTAGTGAAACTATGAATGTTCCTGGAGGCGAATGCCAGAAGGACCGTGAATAGTTTCAAGAAAAAATGTACACCCCCGTAGGCTTGCACCTACGGGGGTAATTGTGACAGATGTCAGAGGACTTCGATGCCGACAATCTCACCGATTGGCACAGTAAGTGCTTCGTGAGTGTCTTCATCTTGAAGTTGTTCATCTGACAAGTCAGATGGGAGTTCTTTGAGAAGCTCCACTTCAGTACCCTCTGGTTGATGAGCAAGCAGTTCTGCTGACTCATAAAGAGCTTTAGCTCTTAGCATCTGGAAGTTGTTCCGGGTTGTGAAACGAAGGTCTTCATCCTGAAGTACACAAGCAAGGAGCTTGCCTGTGAAACTTTCAACAGTCCACTGTTTCAAGAAACGTGGTTGAATGTTTTCGGATGCGACACCGGAACGGAATAGGTGATGATCAAAAACATAAGTTTTGATCTGTTCACCCTTTGGACCAATGATGGTCTGAGGTGTGGCTTTGCTGAGAAAGAAAGCCATGAGCTTTTTGTCTTCAGCTTCAGCAGTGGAGTAGAGAACGTCGATGGGAGTACCATCTTCAGTAGTCCATTGTCCAACCTCACGGGGCTCGAAACGAGACCCCTCTTGGTCAAGGAGCTTGCCAACACGCTTGGACTCTTGTTTAGGGTTTGGAGAAACCCAAACAGTAGTGGTCTTACCAGACCAACTGGAGAGTTCAAGCATAGGCCAGTTTTCAACTGGCTCGAATGATACCTGTGGAAGGAAGGTATCAATTTCAGGTTTTGATTTCTCGATACCTGTGGGAGTGATGTAGCACTGAAGGGAATCAGTGACCACAAGTGCAACCTTCATATTGCTGGTACGCAGAGTGCGAACAAGCAGAGAACGATTGCGGCCAGGTCGATGAGCTTCGCTCATACCAGAGCAGAACTCTGGGAAACGATTCTCGCCAGCAAGGAAATGCTTGCGGAGAGAAGGACGACTACCAGTTGATGGATAATGGATACCACCAAAAGCTTTGGAAGCTTGGGCGGTAATACGCATCATTACATCAATGCTGGTTTCCTTACCCATGAAACTGGGGAAGGAGCTATGGTCCACAACAACAGTACGAGAAGCGAAGAACTTCGCATTCTTGTAGGGTGTGTGCCTACCATCTGTGATGGTAGATGGGACAACATCGCCAAAAAGTTCAACGAACTTCTTGAGGCATGACTCAAGGGCATAAGCTCCGCCACCTTTGAAGATGGCTGAGACATAGCCCAGAGTAGTGATGTTGCAAGAGCAACCATAGTGACGAGTCACGTAAAGTGACAAGTGTTCGAGAGGACTCATTACACGGCCTTCTCCAGTGGAAGGTTCGTAGACATAGGCGGGATACAGAACGGTTGAGAAACCGACGTGATCACCACCCATATCCTTCTTCCAGACGAATGCCGAATGTTTTCCAGTAGCTGGATTGAAGAGAGACACAGAGATAGCAGGTGGAACACCTTTACGGGTGGCAGCAAGTTCTTGAACTTGCAAGTAGCCCCCTTTGATGAGCCAAGCAACGAGTGAATAATCACTCTGAACAGGATCATCAGTCCAAGCCTGACGGGTTGGATTAGGATCTTTGTGTTTACGGGCTTCGGTGAATTGCATATGGCCGTTGGCCGCAAGTTCCACCTCATCCCAGGAATAGCCAAGATTGGCAGATTGGGAGATGGCTCCACGACTACCATAGAATACGGCAGTAATTGGATCCATTGATTCGACTGGGAGGTCGAAGATGAGAGGACGTTCAGCTCCTTCGCCCTTACGGGCGGCTTTCATAGTGCGACCTTCAAGGTCGTCACGGAAAGCCTGTGACAAAGGAGAAACAATTGATTTGAACAGACTGAGGTTCATGTTATTAGTAACCAGGCGTGAGTTATCGGACTAGCATCCGACGGGAAGTCCAACCGACGTTGGAGCTTTTGAATAGTGCTCTAAGAGAGCAACGATCAGTTGTTAGAAGCATTAAGAAATGCTTGATGATAAAGAGACATGATATGGTTCCACCATCTAATGGTGACGGTGCCAATAGGCTGTGGAGTAAAAGTCTTTTTCATAGCAGCAATCCAGTCAGGAACTGGAGGACCTTCATTAATCAATGAAGTTGCCTTGGCTTTGGAAAGACCTTTGAGAACAGGTTCTGGCAGAGGAACCATCTTCCACACAGGTGGAAGTTTGGGGGCTGGAAATTTGACGTGAATAGCTTTGGTGATAATTTCCCCATCAACTAATTCCTTGAAGAGGATAAGTTGAATGGGATCACCATCGCAGTCCCAGTCCATAGACCGTCCCTGTTTGTCATTAATGACACAGCGGTCGTTGATGTCTAGGGAGAATGTGTCAGGTTTGAGTTCAGCTGACAATGCAATTGTGGTGTGAAGGATTTCAATTCCTTCACCAGAGTACACAGTGGTACCATTAGCATGGCGAGCTTGGGTAAGACCCAGCTCTCGAATACCAACGATTGCATCGTCAATACGTCCGGCAAGAAGATGCCGAACGACAGGATGTTGTAGAGGCTCACCACCAGAAGTGGGAGCAGGAATTGTAGGAAGGGTCAGCAGAGCTGTACCATATCGAACGTGTTGCATGTTACTAGTGAGACAACCCCTAGCATAGCTAGGGTAAGCACTTCCTTTGGAGTGCTAGGACATGGCAAGCGAATGCTTGCTAACGATCAATGAACTCAGGTGGAACTGAGTTCTGAGTGAGTTGTACAAGGAACAGTTGTTCCTCAGTGAGAGAATCGTAAACGATGAAGGCTTCGTGACCAAGATCATGGAGAGTATCATTGATGGAATCAAGATGCTTGTTGAACTTGGCATAAAGTTCAGGGCTTATAAAGCCCTTCTCATGCAGAGTGTGAAAATGGGTACGCATTTTGAGCGTATAACCAGTGATATCGGCAGACGTACCGACTGCCTCCTCAAAAGTTTTGATATTGACTTCAAAATCTTTGAGGTGACTGGTAAGAGTAGGGTGAGTTTTCTTCATTTGAGATATTGTCTCCATAGCTTCCAGAAGTTGGCGACAGGTTTGCCTTGTTGGTGAGCATAGCCTACAGTATGACCAGTACCAGAAGGTAGGCCATTGTGTAGTGCAACCATATTGGTGCATCGGTCAACAAGACGGTTGTCGCGTATAAAGAGCATTTGACGGAAATCAAGAAGGCCAGCTTCGCCTGAAGGAAACACTGTAATCACTTCTGTGGCATTAGCACACAGTTGGTGATAGTGTTCCTGGGCAGCTTTAGGCCAGATGTTGGGTTGTTCCGGGTAGGGTACAACAGCAACAGTCTTGAATCCTAGCTCTTGAGCAACTTGCATGTAAGCTTGATCAGCACCCAGAGCCATGCCTGAGATACAGACAGGATCTGGGTATTTGTTGAGTATCATGGGGAACATAGTTGACCGCATGAACTCAAGGAGTTTGGTATTGCAGTAGGCATAGTCCACATAACCATGGTTGGGTACTGAAAGTAACCCCCGTGGTCGGTGTCCAGTGATGCCAATGCGATACACATTAGGGAAGTCCTCTGGGAAGAGAGATTCAGTGCTGTTAGAGGAGATCATTATCTCCTCCTTGTTTGACTTTAAGCTCTTTGAGGAGCTTAAGGTTCCGTCTCCACAAGGTGTGGAAGAATGGAACCAAGATAACGAAGGAGAGGAATGGCAAGGAGGTCATGAAATAACCCCTTGCAGATGAGTAGTCCCCTGTCATGAGACAGAGTACAGTGAAGAAGTTGATTGCCAAGAATGGCATGAGTGAGATGAGGAACATCATAGGTGTGAGACTCCAGGTGAGACTAGGCTGCACCTAAGTAGGATTTAGCCCAGCAGATGGCAGCATCCCTTCCAGGGATTGGTAGTTTGCCAGGTCGTAGGTAGCCTACTTCCCCTTGGAACATCCCGATGGGTTGCCAAGAGTCAGTACGACGTACACGTTCAAGGACTACTTGCTCATCGCCGTATTTAACGGTGATAGTGCCGTAGTCAGTGTTAACTACCTGAAGGGTAGGTTTGGGTTTTCTACCAGTAACAGCATCCTCCAATTCAGTGAACTGAGATTGGCGATATGCTTCGGTGAAAATACGAGAGATGAGGACACCAAGGTGCCCCATGAATTGACCAAAGTTGTACATGAGTGAGAGTGGGGCTAAGTGGAACCTAGCCCCAAGTAAAGGTACCTCCGTGACCTAGAGAGAGTGGTTGTAGAAGCATTTGTAATGCACAACCTGGAAGGATGAGAAATAGTGAAAAGCTATGGGTCTGAAATATACCCATAGTTGATTTTTTTCACTATGTTGTTGAAGACTAATCCAAAGAATTGGAAGAGTACTTCATAGATGCCAGTATCCCTTTGTCTTTGTAGAAGAAGACTTAAGGACACGGTGAGCATCAAGCCGTTTGCGGATGTCACCTTTAGGTTTGGGAATGGGAAGTGGATAAGGTAGACCCTTGACATAGATTGGTTTGTCATTACGACGAACCATGAGAATGTCAGAAGGAAGGTTATCAGCAACTTCAATATATGTAGTGCTGACCATACTACCCCATAGGTTGGTAGTTCGAAGTGTTGAAGACTCCATCCAATACTTGGGGATGTCGAGGTAATCAACACGAGAGACGTAGGTAGCATAGGTGAGAGTATCACCAGGACGGAGATCAGAGTATTTCATAGTTTTGTGAGAGAGTTTGGAATAGGTAGCCCAGTAGATACGGGGCATAGATGAAAGGAGAAAGAGAAGAGAGAGAATAGAATAGAGTGTGTAGAGGGAAACAAGACATGAAGTCTATATTTCCAGTAGGGAGAAAGAAAGCTAACTTAGTGAAGTTACCAACTCACATACGTGGTTAGTTCTTTCTCGTGCAACCTAAAGGTTGCACATAGGTAGAGTTTGTACTTGTATTCTGGAAGAGATCATTGTTTTTATCCCCCCCATGGGAGGAGTAATTGATCTATGGGTAAACCAGAAGACTAGTACAGAGAGAGCAAAAAGCCTAGTTGATGAGTCAAACTAGGTGAAAAAGGTACTTTTTCAAGTGTTGTAACAATTAACACCCCCCGGATTGGGGGCTATTAAGGGTTACATGAGAGAGACTTAACATAGACCCCTAGGCTCAAATAAATTATTTTAGACAGAGGGATTTTTTAGTGAAGTCTCAGAATGGGAAAGGTCTAGAAAACCAGAGGTTTTCGACCATGAGTAACAATTAACATCTCCTGAAGGAGCAGTAATTGACTCACCCATAGGTGAAGTAAAGAAACTCCCTGTATAGAATAAGAGAGTAAAGAAAGCAAGTGTGCTGTTCTTTATGTGGGCCACTTCGTGGCCCCGAGCCACCCCCTTCGGGGGAACCTTGGTGAACAAGGTGGCTCCTGGCAGATCTAGATCTGCCATTTGTCCAGTAGATGGACGACGAGTCCGATCAGTAAAGCCGGAACGACGACGAAGATTAGGAACAGCAGGATTAGTTGCATAAATACCCATGATTGATTTTAGACTAAGGGAGAGTCTAATGGTAGGTCCAAGACTCCCCTCTCCCCCAACCTACCGCAGGTCTCCGACGAGCGAAGCGAGTAGCTTCAGCTTGTAGGTCATACCATCCATCCTCCCCTTTACGGAGAGGTATGCCACATATCGGTCGGACGAGAAAAAATTTTACCTACTACCCAGTTAGTACCAGGTAGTAGGATTTTGTTAGCGGATCGAATTCCGGAAGATAGCCAGGTTTTGGACAGCCGTATCGTAACTCAGTTGAGCACGAGTAACTGCGTCCTTGGCTTCATCCAGAGTGAGCTTGGTTTCGTTGACCCTTGCTTGGAGTTTCTCCATGCGGTCGAGAGCCATTGCTGTTTGGCTTGGTTGAGACTTGATCTCCTGTTGCTTGATAGCAAGTGTGGAGATGATGTGGGAAGGAGCACGTAGTGCTGAGCCGAAGAATGCGGGAACTTTCATGAGTGTTTACCGAGACAAGAGTAGTAGACCCCTCCGAAGAGGAGTCCGATGGCGATGAGAGCTACGCCGAGCATTGCTGTGCGTATTCCTCAGAGAGACAGTTGGGACACAACGTTTCGTTGTACCGAGACCAGTGAATGGGTTGATTACACCCCGTACAGGTGCGACCTTCACTGCATCTGATTTTGTTGACTTCTGCCAACGTGTACCCAGCCTTTAAAAGGTTGGATGTAGTTGGAGATGCTTGGTCATAGAGCCAGGACATCATGCTGTGCAGACTCCTGTGTTGTGGTTGTGAAGTCTGTCCTTGCGGATAGGCTTGTGATTACGAGCGGTCGTTTCACCACGGTAGTAGCGGCGAGCATTACGAGACTTGGTTTTGTTACGAGCGAATTTCATAGTAGTTACCTATGTGTGTGACGAGAGACTAGAGAGCGAGTTTGGTAGCATCAGCACCAGCTAATAATGCTTTGCCTTTGTACTCCACCTCAGCAGGGACAGATCCTTTGAATGACGAGCGGATGTCCTTGAGTGCTTGTGTGTAGCCTTCTGTGTAGGCAGTCTTTTCGTATACCTGATACTGAAGTTTCAATATAGTCCAAGAGCCGACCATGATGACACATGCTGTGATGATGAGAACGATAGGTGAGATTTTCATGTTAACCTTTCGAATGCTTGATGCATCCATAACTCTCCGTAAATTCTGAAGAATGTAATATGAATGGCGATCACCACAAATCCTGGAAAAAGGGGTGGGGGTCTTAAATAGTAGGTACCCCCCATTCATATACATATATGAGTTTGTAATGATTTTATCTTTGATGAGCTAACAGTGAAGTTTTAATGGTTATTATTTGTCTAGGACCTAAGACCTACTATTCACAAGTAAGAAGGAGCATAGTTAAACCTTTATATAAAAGGGGTGGGGGTATAATTTCCAGTTTCCCTTTTACTCTATTTCTGCTGTACATAGAAAAAATATAAAACCAAAATCTGGAAGATGAAACTTTTTAGGTTAAGGACCATAAATAAAAGTAGAATAGTATATTTCCAGTATTGAAGACAAACCTCATGTGTATAGGTTTCCCAGGAAAGGGTAGTTCTATGGAAAAAAAGAAAGATGATATCAAACCCTATATTACTTACTTTAGTAAGCAGTATCAGGTATGGGATGCAATCTCTAACAGTAAAATGAAATCATTTGACACACTGTTAGAAGCTGAGCAAGAAATTGCTATGCTCCTAGATAACCCTATTCCAGCAGTATCTATTGGAGCTGAAATTGAGGTACATGAACCTCCTAAGGCTATTTCCAATAAGGGTAAGAAGATCAATAGAAACCCCCAGGTATATAAGGCTATTGTAGTATGTGTACATGGTGATTGTGTAGATGCTTTAGTCTATGGGAATCCTCCTTTTGATTGTACTCTGTATACTAATTTGCTTCCAATCTGGAAAGCAAATGATGTCAGTTTGGGTTGGAAAACCCAAACTGCACAAAATCATTCAAAATGATTTTGATGTAACACTTGGATGGAAACGAAGTTCACCTTCATGTAGAAGGTGAAGGGGTTTACTGTACGATTCTGTTGTTACACTATATAAGGAATGAAAAAGAATTTCTTAAAAAAACTTTTTAGTAACAAAAGAGACCATGTAGCATTTACTCCTAGATCTAGTGGAATGTGTTTTAATGACCCCTATATAAAGCTTGAAGATTTAAACAAACTATTTCCACTAATTAGAATTCCTGGGTGGGTTTCAATAAATTTTCCTTTTGATGATCTACACCTTAAATTAAGTTTAGCAAACATTACTAATAAACCATCTTGCAAAGAACCGACAGAGACCCAAGAAACTGTGTTATCTTTAATTTCACATAGAAAGGCAAGAGTGAATGAGATAACAATGGTGAGAAGGTCTGGTAAGTCAACGATTGCTGGATACTTAGCCAATCAGTTCTTACTGCCCATATTAGTTTTGAGTCCTAATCAAAGTATGGGAAAGACAACACAAAGAAATTTACAGAAATTTTTTGGAAAGCAAACACATTTAGATTTTTTATCTATTAATGATAGAAAACTAGAGTTTATAACTGCAATTAAGGATCCTTATGCATACGTCATTTGTGACGAACTCTCAGAGAAAGATTATATAAAAGCAAGAGAAATTTTTAAATCTATTCATACTGATGTAATTTGGATCCATACCCCAAGCAACTTAAATAACATATTGGAAGAAAATGTGGGTTAAACATAACGATGCCTACGGACAACTATACTAAGGAACACACTGTACCCCATACAGGTTTAAACCTAGAACAACACTACGGAAATAAATAAAGAATGATAATCTCAACAACGGAAAACGTAAGTACTTACCTACAATTGGAGCATGAACCTATTAAGCAGTTGGATTTTTTACAGGGGATTGTTTTAAATCCTCATGAACCTATCCTAAGCTTTCTTAAGACTGATCAATTTGATTTGTATACTGTGTATAAAGACTCTAAGATACATGGTTTGAAATATAAATTATGGGTAGTAATTAATCACGGTAAAGATGTATATGAAGTATTCCATTACCCTGTATTAAGAATGAAGGAGTTTAAGCTAACAGGACATGTCAATTCCTCCAGTATTGAAGAAACTATTAGTTTCCACGGGGGCGAAGAATTTGAGAGATTCTTTGGACTAGATAACTGCCCAGCAGCAATTAAAGCTAACGTAGAGAGAGCTTACAGCAATAGATTTCCAGTCAATTCTAACCCAGAGGGGTTAACTGGATTAATGGACCAAGAACTTGAATATCCAGTAGAAGAGTATAACTGGGATTTACATGAAGACTTAGAAGGAACACCAGAAGATGCTGTATATATTAAGACAGAGGAAGATCTCGTTACTTTTACCTCTATGATGATGGATTTCTTCTCTGAGCCTGGGCATGGTTACGTTACTTTCTGTATTGAAGATGCAGATAATATTACTGACTTTGATTTAACTGGAGGAGAGGAAGGATTGGTGGATGATCTTAGTTACATTTATGATAGATTTTACACTAAGACTGACGATACAGTTATGTGGTTTAGATTGTGTGAGGATGAGGAATAAAATAAAATGGCAAATAATGGATTAAAATCAACGCTTAAACCTTTCAAGGAACTCTTGGGAGAAGAAGTTAATAACTCTAAGGCTCTGGTGTTTCTGAGTATTTTAACTAATCATGGTGAAGCACAAGTAAAATTGGCTTCTGGTGTTATTCACTCAATACATTTGGGTGACAGTGGATACGTGGACGAGTCTCATATTATTTATACTGATCGAGAAGGTGGATACCAAGCCATTTTCTGGGATCAAGTTGAAGCTTTAGACTTCCATATGGGATATAAAGAGTAAAATTTAATAAATTTTTCCCCTCTATATAAAATTGTTGAAACTTTTTAGACACTAAATGCGTCTAGTATAGTGATTAGTAAATTGAAAACTTAATAGATCGTTTGGTATAGTACGAATAAATCAATTTAGTTCTACTCTGAGTAACTCTTATTTGAGTGGGGAGAAAAATTAATAGAGTTAGTAGAACATACCGCACACATGGGAGGGGGCTTCTTCCTTTAGTTGCTAAGCCACGGGCCGCCCGACGCGACCCGCCCTCCCTGTGTATATCAGTTTTCCCTGCGAAGTCGGAGGTTTACGTTTAGTACGTAGATTTTTCATTTATTAGTTTTTGATATTTTCTTGATAAATGGGTAGATTAGTGGGGAAGAATAACCCGGTAGACGGCGGTGTCCTTAGCGACACAATCTGCTACTTTCGCTGTAGGAACCAGAAAAGGTTCTTATTTTAAGTTTAGTTTCGGAGTGGCCTGTATACAGGCGAGTGGCCCTAATACAATTCCTGAAAATAGGGTGGGTTGGCTTCCCAAATGTGGAATTGAGTCGAATTAACGACAACTCTGAAATTAATAAGCTGGTCTGCCATGTGTAGAAGCAGCACGGACTCCGTTGATAACGTGGTCCCCGAAATTACCTAGGAGGCCTAGCCATGATGTTGCGAAGCTGAATTTAAATGTAAAGAAGTAGACTAGCCATCTGCTTCTTTTTTTATTATTCTTTTATTATTTTTTCCTCTATTCTTAATGAGAGGCTTAGTCTATGAATAAACCATCTTATCCCTACTTCGAATTGATGGCTTTATTGTTTGCATCTATTTTATTTTTTCAGTATGATATTATTTTAGCTATCAAACTTTTAACAGGAGCCATTTTATTCTTTTTGATAGTTAGACATTATCGACACATGAAAATCCATCCAACCCCCACTAGAAACTCACAACATAAAAAGTATTCTTAATTTTTCCTCTATTATAGGATAGGAGACACCTATCATTATGATACTTTCTGGGAAACGATTAACTGAAACAAGCTTAGGTACATTTATTAACCTAGCTTTAGATAACCCCACTTTACCTGGACCTTTCTCAGAGTTTGCTAATTCTGTTTTTAGTTTAGGTGTTACTGGTGTCACTATAGCTGATACCTCTGGTCTTTCTGCATCTGGTACAGTTCTTACTAGGTACCCTGGTGCCACTGCTAAGGCTACTATGACTGAGGATGTTCTTAGAGCAGCAAGGGAGCAATTTTAATGATTAATCAAGATGGTATGATTACGCCAGGCCTTATTATCAGTGATGATGGTATTCCTTATGATGTAACACTTGGACGTTCATTTGATACGTTTGGGGAAGGGGATACACAGCTTCCTGAACTATTACTACCTGCTGACTCTATTACTTTTAGTACTACAGGACAACTAACACCAGCTAAAACATTTGGTGGTACACTCACTTTTGCTGATGCTGCCGTACAAAGCCCGATTACTGTAACTTTTGAATTCTGGAAACAAGGTAAGCTTTGTAATACTAAAAATGTTTCAGTTGATATGGGTGAAGTTTATTCTTCTTCAATTACTGGTTTGCCTGTGGGCACTTATTCTGTTCTAATTAAAGCTGGTAGGCCAAGATTGAATCGAGTAGTTAGAAATGTGGTTTTTACTAAAACTGGAACTGCTACACCTGTGACTACAACTATCTATACTGGTGATTGTAATGGTGATGGTGTAGTTGATGCTGCTGACGTAGATTATGCAATCAGTGTACTTGGTGCTACTCCTAGTGATCCTACTTGGAGTACTGCTGGAAGGTATGCAGATTTGGATAACTCAGAGGAAGTGGATGCTGTAGATCAGGATCTTGTGACTGCAAATATTGGTAGAACACACGACACTGTTTAAGTAATTTTAAGTGATAGTTTGGCAGAGTGGACGATTGCACGAGGCTTTGACAACACTATCTAATATGCTAACCCAACAAAACAGTAAAAAACAAGGGGATGTCGGTCTTGGTAGTGCGATTAGTTATTTTACTTCTAAGGGTTTGACTGTCTGTATTCCCTTAACAGATAGCCAAGATTATGACTTAGTAGTTGACTTGAATGGATTAAAAAAAATTCAAGTAAAAACTACAACATCAAAACCTAGATACGATATTTTTGTAGTTTGTTTAAAAGTCTGTGGTGGAAATAAATCTAGATCTACCATTAAGAAATTCGATCCATCATTTGTAGATTTTGTTTTTGTTCTAACAAATGAAGGGGAGACATATTTATTACCTTCATCAATATGTGGTTCTACTGCAATATCTTTAGGAAAAGATAAAGAGAAATATAAACTCATTGTTGGTTCTTTAGATTTTTGGGAATCTTAGTCTGTAAAAAGCGCGTAGGTTCGAATCCTACAGCTATCACCATGATTTAAGGAAGATCACCCTGGCTGGGCTGGGGGCTGTCTTGAAAACAGAACGACCTACAAGGGTTGGGGTTCGATTCCTCGGTCTTCCTCCATTTTAATGGGACCAATAGCCAAATGGTAAGGCAACCAGTTGCAACCTGGTGATTTTCGGGGGTTCGATTCCCTCTTGGTCCTCCAACACTACTTCTGTAATGAAAGTAGATTTAACTAAATCTTCTATATTGGTTTGCGGTGGTGCTGGTTTCATTGGTTCTACTTTTGCTAAGTTAGTTAAACAAAAGTATCCAGAAGCCAGCATTGTTGTTTATGATGCCCTTACCTATGCTGGTAATCCTCATAACTTACCTCCAAATATTCCTTTGGTAAAAGGATTAATTCAAGATAGAATTCTTTTATCTTCCTGGTTTGAAAAAGAAGTTCCTGATTATATTGTAAACTTTGCGGCTGAGACCCATAATGATAGATCACTAACTAATCCTACATCTTTTATTGAGACAAATGTGGAAGGAGTTGGAGTTCTTTGTGATTTAGCCAATAAATTTTCTGTTAAGAAGCTAGTTCATGTATCTACTGATGAATCATATGGTAGTATTAAGAACGGTAGTTTTAAGGAAACTGATCCTATTCATCCTAATACTCCTTACTCAGCAGCTAAGGCTGGGGGTGAATTAATCGCACTAGCCCACCATAATACATTTGGGACCCCTGTTTGTATTACGAGAGGGGGAAACACCTATGGTCCTAACCAATACCCAGAAAAACTGATTCCTTTTTTCCTTACCAGGCTTCTAGAAAACAAAAAAATTCCTGTTTATGGTAATGGATCGGCTGTAAGAGAATGGATTCATGCTGAAGATCACGCAGAAGGTGTACTTTCAGTTTTGGAGAGAGGGAAAATTGGGGAAATTTACAATATTGGTGATGTAAATGAAAGGAACAATATGGAAATTGTACAAATTCTTCTTGCTGAGACTGAAAAGGGGGAGGATTTGATTAAATACATTGAAGATCCGAGAAAAAATGCCCACGATATGAGGTATTCTCTCTGTACTGATAAGATTGAAACAGAATTAGGCTGGAAAGCTAAGAAAAATTTTGATGATGGACTTAAAGAAACCATCAATTGGTACAAAGAAAACGAGAATTGGTGGAAAGAAATTCAGGAAACTGATGATTATAGGAACTTTGTCACTCAGTTTTACTCTAAAAGTTTAGGAGAAGACCTTTGAAAGGATTAATACTTGCAGGTGGTAAAGGAACAAGGCTTAGACCCCTTACCTACTCGATTTCTAAGCAACTTATACCTATTGCTAATAAACCTGTGGTGGAATATGGGATTGAAGCCCTTGTAAAGGCTGGAATTACTAATATTGGCATTATTATATCGGAACATGATAGCCCTATAATTGGCTCCTGTGGCGATGGAGAGAGATGGGGGTGTACTTTTACCTATATTGTACAAGATGAGCCTCTAGGACTCGCACACGCTGTTAAAACTGCCCATCCTTTCTTGATGGACGATCCATTTGTAATGTATTTAGGGGATAACCTCATAAATGCAGATATATCTCCAGTTATACAAGAATTTAAACTACAAAATCCAGCTGCTACAATCCTTTTAAAGCAAGTAGAAAATCCCAGCCAATTCGGAGTAGCAGAAATTGAGGGGGATGTTGTTGTGAATCTCGTAGAGAAGCCTGTAGAACCCAAATCCGATCTCGCTTTGGTGGGTATTTATCTTTTTTCTCCTATCATTCATGCCGCAATTGAGAAATTATTGCCCTCAAAAAGAGGAGAATACGAAATTACTGAGGCTATACAGACACTCTTGGACTACAAGCACACTGTACTTCATCACACCATTAATGAGGCTTGGTGGAAAGATACAGGCAGTAGTGAGGCTCTAATTGAGGCAAATGAGGTGGTTTTATCGTCTATTTCAGAAGATTTAGCAGGTGAAATTTATGATAGTGTCGTTACAGACCACGTAATTTTACATAAAACAGCTAAAGTTATCAATTCACTAATTGAAGGACCAGCTATTATTGGAGAAAATACAGTGATAGCCAATAGTTATGTGGGAGCATTTACTTCAATTGGAAATAATGTGTTTATTGAGAATACTCATATTGAAAATTCAATTGTAATGGATGGATCCTCACTATATTCAATCAAAGCTTGTAGAAACTCTTTAATTGGTAGGAACGTATACTTAGAAGAAGAACCAAAAAATGAAGATCAAGCTAAACAATTCAAGGTTTTCGTACTAGGAGACGATAGTAATGTCAGTTTATAATATCAAATTTACAACTAAAGCCAATTTTATAGAAATTGTAGCTTGTATTGAGCAAGAGTTAATAGAAATTTCTGTTGACACACAGGCACTTGTTAAAACTTATTCTACCAAAATAAATAACCTTAATAATTCTTTAAAGAAATTAGTGGCTATTTCTGATTTAGTGATTATTTATGCGGGATTAGATATTCCCACATTACCACCTCTACCCCAACCAATTACCAACCCAAGACCTACTCCTTATAATCCCTTAAACCCATATCCCTGGGAAAAAGATAGAGGCATACCAAGACCTGGTAGTCCTCCTATTTGGTATGAAGTCACATGTAAAATAGAAGATTAAAGTTTAGGTATCCCAGCCTCATTCATTAGGCTATCCTGTAAAGCTCTTCCAGCTTCTCGTCCACCACGGACAACTTGCTTGGAAGAGTTTATTATTTCAGCAGCACTAAAACTTTCTTTAATTCCTGCACCAACCACATTAGCTTCTGACATTTGTTTGGCAAAAGAACCCATGGCATGGAAAATAAACTGTGCCCCTATACCAGCAATATTATTGCCAAATTCATCGTCTAACGCATTAGCAATTTTACCAAGCAATTTGGGTCTACCGAGAGTTCTACTAGTTAAATTAGTTTCCTTAAAGCTCTTATAAACATCACCGTAGTTACCAGCAGCAAATAGATCATCTGTTTCTGCCACTAAACCACTAAAAGCCTGAGTTGCCCCACGATCAGTTAACGTAATATTTTGTTGAACTTTTTCTAGTGGATCAATAAAGCCTGTTTTAATTCTGGAAAGAAAGGTATCTTGGTCGTGTCCGTGTTTTTCAAAGACCTCTTCAAAATTAATAAGACCACCTCTGGCTCCAGCTCTAAATTCTTCTCCCAAATCATCAATACTAAGTCTTCCTTCATTAATAGCTGTTTGGAGTACCTGTTGATATCTGGGAATTTCATTACCACGCGATCTAGATTGGTTAATATGCATCAAGACATCAATTAATTTGCCTTCTGCATCTCTCATATCATCTACTGTGTGAACAACTGCTTTATCACCGAAAAGAGAACCCATTTTAAATACTCTGTTTAAAGTAGTATCCATGCCCTTTTCGTTAAGATGATAAATAGTATTACCACCTATCTGCTTCTTATCCCACATACCCATAAATTCTTTTTGGAATTTAGTACGAAGATGTTGTTCTTCCAGTCTAGTTAATCTTCTTCCATTAGCAAGCTGTCTGTCACCTAACATATAGGCAACATAATCTTCCATAGACCCACCTAATTTATCTTGGGTCAAAGTGGGACCTATTTGTAGTTTAGTTTTAATCTGCTCAATAGATCTGTCTCTAAAACTACGAGACATTAAAATCACACCTTCATCAGGTCTTTTTAGACCCATAGAAGCATTTGGATCAGTCATTCTGAAATATTCTAAAGGAATTTCAGTATCAGCCAACACCATACGAGCTTTACCAAGCCTAATACCCCCAGCCATTTGTCTTTGAATGTCTGTTTGTCGTTTAGCTTGCTCTAAAGGTGTAAAATATCTTAGATCCATTCCAACGGTTCTAATATCACCGGGAGCAGATCCAAAAGCCATCTGCATATATCTATCAGAACCACTAGATGTATTTTTACTAATAAAACCACCAAAACTGTGCAGAGCTTGCATAATGGTGTCGGTTTTTACCTCTGGAGAGAGGTTTTGTCCTCTTACATCAAGACCATATCTTGCTGATACTCTGCGAACATCAAGAGGATTAGCAGCCTTAATATACCCTGTATTAGGATCAATTTCTACAGCTGCATCAGTTAAACCGTTAGCATGGCTTATAATATCATTAAGATGCTTCTGAATAGTGGTAAGCATAGCTCCCCTATGAGTAACATCGTATTTTAAGGCTATTTCTTGGTGTAAAGCACTTCCAGCACCAGCAGTTTCTAGCTTTTGACGCATGGTTCTGCTAAACGAATTGACCTGATCTATGTTGTTAGGATCAATACCGTAAGAAGAAGCAATTTGTCGTTTAGTATCACTATCTTGAGTTAATCTTTGTAGAATAGTATGAAATTCAAGTTCACCAGAAGTATCACCAAATTGTCTAGTATTACCATACTGTTCTTGGAGTCTTCTTTCTAGCTCTGTAGCTAGGTATTCTCTGCGATTATGAAGAGCAACACCACCATTTGAGGGGCTAGCTATATTACCAAATAAACTAACTTGGGTAATATCATTACCATTACTACCGCCAATTTGAGGGGCTACAACTTGACCTTGAGCATTTCTAATGGTGATAGCTAAAGGTGCTGGCCGATAGTTAATATTATCTTTTAGATGATCAGCTGTAACAATACCCTCAAAACCATTGAGTTCTTGGAATTGAATAAGTGGTTTATTATCAACCACAGGCACCTGTGATAACCTACCTAAAGTGGTTCCTTGTCTTCTTCCAGAATAATCCCCATAATTAATAGGAGAACGTGGTTCAATATCCCCTTTTCTAGTCTGAATATCATCTATGTTGACATTTAAGAAAGCTCTGTTAGTTACATCAAAGAAGGTTTCATCATCAGTTTTTGATACTAAAGAACTAATTAATGAGGCGTGAATTCTATCATTAAGCTGAGTAATTGTTTTAACTCTCATTAACAAAGGATCATTTACATATTCTTTGAAGGTGTCAACAATACTTAAAGCATCGGACCTAGAAATTGCATTAGCATTACGTCCAACTTTCAACGATCTGACTTCAATATCGTCTAATCGCTCTGGGTCGTCAAGCATATGTTTGGATATGTAGTCAATTTCAGTTTTTCTGCGTAAATTAAGGTTTTTAGTGGGGTCATCACTAAAATGAAGCATACTTTCTAAAAATGTTTCTTCATTTGCTTGAATTAACTCACCTTGAGCATTATATACACCAAAAGCTTTACCACCAATTACTTTAGCAGTTTTATTTGGTTCTCGTCTTAGAATTTCTAGCTGTGCTCTGGCTGCTTCTTGCTGCTCTTTAAGCATACTTAAATACTTATTAGGCTCAGCCTCTCTCATTCTATGCAACTCATATAGGTTGGTAATTATAGCTCTTTGGTCGTGAGCTATAGTGAAAATACCAGTTTCATTTGCTGCTAATGATTTTTCCGCTATATATTTTCTTACTGAATCTAAATTACGAACCCCACCAAACCCTGCTCTGGACTCTGGCTTATCATAAGCCCTTAAAAAATCACCTACAACCGAGTATTTTCTGGAAGAAAGCTCATTACTAAAGGCTGATTTAATGCTGTCTGGATCTAACCTATCACCCAGATCTCCGAAATTTAAGCCTGTAAACTTACCAAATAGCTTGGTTTTATCAAAATTAACACCTTTTTCGTAGTTAATATTACGAAAAACAGGTAGATTTTGAAGTAATGGTTCTTTAACAGGAATCATAAACTCTTCTATGATATTCCCGCTTTTATCTCTCTTACGAGCTATGGTAGCAGTAAGTTCGTCACCGTCCATATCAACAACCATAGCACCAGCTTGGATATCGTTAAGGTAAATGACGTTGTTACCATTTTTATCTCTTTCAATATGATAATAACCCTTAGTATTTTTATATGGGTCAATGGGTGATTTGCGTAATTCTCCTAAAGGATGTTGTCCATTTCCAGCTAAATATGCTTGGTGTTGTTGTAATGCTTTTTTATGGAGAGGTATGCCTGTTGTTGAGGCAATAACCTTAGCTCTGAGTATTTCAATTTCGTACCCATGTCTTCTCTGGGCATCTGCTACAGTAAATTTACTGGCAAAGAAAGATTTTAATGCTGCTCCAACATCAATCCTTCCAGCCTCAACAGAATTAAGAAGTAAAGCCCTTTCAAAGAACTTCTCATTCTCAGCTAAATGAGCAGCAATAAGTTGAGATTGTTTGCCACCAGAGAGCTTATTCCTATTAACAAGCTCAATTAACTTAGAAGCTACTTCTGGAGTTTTACCACCAATATCACGGAAAAAGACATTGGTGTCTTGCCCATTAACTGGGACGTTTTTGATAACATTTAGGCTGGGGGCGGCTTGTCCTAAATCTAAATCATCTATATTTTCTATACCATTATCTAGGGGATTCATAGATGTCTACCATAAATAGGGTTCATTTAGCCTCTATTTCTTTGTATAAAAACATATTTAAAGGAATAAATAGAGGTCTGTAAAGTATACACTAATTATTAATGGGTGCAAACATGTTTCACAGTGAATTGCCTGTTCCTGAGTCTGATTATCAGATATTTGGTCGTTATAAGGTTTTCTGTATACTTGCAGATCCTGAAAATCCATTTTGTAAAACTACTCAATTGGAGACATCAATACAACTTCAAGTTTATGAAGATGAGAATTTTTTTGAAAGAGAGGTAGAACCTAATCAACCAGTCAAAAGCACTCAATTTTATGATGTTCGCTATATAAGGGATACTAGACTTAAAGATATCCTTCGTCCAGAATGGCAATTAATGTGGGGACCGCAGGACATAGAAACATTTCTAGAGGTTCACCCTAAAATCAAACCTTCTACACCAGTAAAAGTTTTTTGCCTAGAAAAGGTCAAACATGATCTCAGACAACTCAATAGACAATATCTTAACCCCTCTAAGTTCGGTAGATAAGGCACTTATTGCTGAGGATGCTAAAAAGTTTAATTTAGCAGCCCCAATTACTGAAGAAGAGTTTACAGATGCCTTACAAAAATTAGGCACCTATATGTTGTTTGGTACTAGCTGGGACCCCACCAAGCAAGTACGTATTCCTAAAAAGATTCCTATTATCTCAGACGTACCGATGTATTGTATGGGACATAATTGCAAATATGCTCAGCTGTGTCCAGTCATTGCTATTATGAAGGAAAAGGACGTTGGATCTATGATAGGGTCACAATGTAGAGCAGATCGGATTTTAGGGGTACAACACTTTACTTCACTCGTTAAAGACCTTAATATTGAACCAAATCAGACTGTTGACATTATTAACGTTGCTAACCTTGTCAGGTGGATGATTTATCGCAGACGAGTAGACTGGCAAATCGCTTTGGAAGGGTTGACTGTTCTTGCCGCTGTTGATGTAGATAGAAAAACAAATGAGAAGTTCGGTGAAATAAAAGAACATCCCCTATTAAAGACAGCAGAAAGAATTGATAGTATGATTGACAAGGCTCAAAAATCCTTGGTTGCATCCAGAAAAGACAGGCTGCAAGCTGCTGCACAATTTGGCAAGGAAAAAGAAGCTTTGCTCTCTATTTTCAACTTTAATGTTGACGAAGAACCAGAAGCTTTGCCTCCTGTTGATCCTACTGAAGAACCTGAAGAATAATGTTTAATGTTTTCGCCAAGATATTTTCTAAGTTAGCTACTACTGGTGCAGTCGGAGCTAATATTGCAGGATCTGCTGCTAGAGGTAGTGAAGGAGCATTAACTTTTGCATCTAATCTACTGCTTCCCTTCAGTAAAAGGGCTAAAACTGGTCAAGAAGCATTAAAGAAAATTTTTCCTCATTTTAACAGCACTGTTGATAGGGCTGTTAATCATGGGAATCTATCTAAACTTGTTAAACCAGACTTCTTAGAGAAAAATGGATTTAAAGGATCTGGTATGAAGGGACACGGCCCTGCCTTTACTCATCACGACATTAGTATGGATGATTTGATGCAGAATGCTGTAAACAGAGATGCTAAAAAGAAGCTATCTGGCATGAAATTAGGTCATGTGGGAGTTGGTGGCGGTGCTCGAAGAGTTGTAATGGAGACTGTTGCTGACGAACGGAAGTTTGCTTTAAATGCTAATATAGTTAGAAATGTAGCTATTGGTGCAACTGTATACTCTAGTTCCAAAGGATTAGTGCAAGGCATCGGTTACCAGCCATCTGATCCAACAGTTTATTATGATGGTACAAATATCCGTCAAATTAATGATATGGGAGCTAACGCCAGATATGGTCAGGCTGTCATGGGTAGGAGACGGTAATGTGGGGAAGACTCCTAAATGCTGGGACTAAGGCAGTATTAGGAAAAGGTAGCAGTAGATTTTTATCTATGGGTGCCTTAAAAGCAGGATCCAGATTTTCTGGGAATCCTGTATGGGCTTTAGCTCAAAACACTTTAATTGCCGGGGGTTTAACTTATATGTTTGCCCCGCAAGAGACAAAATTAAGGGATACAGCGGGAACTATTGCTTCTTCCTATCTCTTTATGGGTTTTGGATTTTTTGGTCAGTTCTTTGGTGGTGCTCTTATTAATGCGGCATTTCATGCTGGAGATTACACCAAGAAAGTAGGGGCATCAATAAGATCGGAGTATAGTAGCAGAACCATGGCTGCTGTGCCTTTTAGTTATTCTAGTCAGGGGATGGAATTAGCAAATTATTCTTTTCAAATGGCTAAAAATACTATGAACAATAATAGTGGAATGATTGGAAGTGAGGCTAGCGTAATGGCTGGTCGGTACCTCCGTAGATAAATTATGTTTGAGTTTGATAAGCTTTCTCCAGAAGATAAAGAAAGGCTAATCAAAGCTAGGAGTAGTCCTCTTAGTTTTGCTGAGCAATTTTTAAAGAGCCCCAACCCTGGGCCTCCTTTTACTGCATTTAAGGCCAATTATCCTCAAAGAATAGTTCTTTCTTCCAAGAAGAGAGATACTTGGGTATGTGTACATCGTCGTGGAGGTAAGTCAGCAGCAGGGAACTCATACGTTATAGATTCTACTACCCGCAGACCTCTTCGTATAGATCAAGCTGCTAAAGTAAAGAATACATATTGTTTTGATTTTGAGAAAAATATTGTAGAGTCCAGTATTGCTGAGTGGGAGTATTCTGGAAAGAAACTGTGTGTTAGTATTCGACTTGAATCGGGGGTAGCTTTAACCCTTTCTACAGACCATATGGTGTTGGAAAGGAAAATGGGGTGGATTCCTGCTGGGGATGTACGAATTGGACAAGAATTACTTGCAGCCAGTAAATTTCCAGAGGGGGATAACGAAGTAAGTGAGGAAACAATCCTTCAAACTTATGAAGCTACAATTAATAAAAGCAGAATTCCTGATGAAATTTTTAACTACAATAACTATTGTTTACATCTTTATTTAAAGGCTTTATTCTCTTATTATGGTAGATTTGACCATAAAAATCAGAATATTACTTTATCATTTTTTAACAAAAATCTCGCATTTGATGTTCAACATCTTTTATATCGTTTTGAAATATATTCCAGAGTTACAAAAGATGGGATTTTACGCATAGATGAAGAGTTAGAGCGTAATCTTTTTCTGGGTGTTATCCTAGATGCAGATGTAGAAGTATTTGAAACTAAAAGTAGTCGTAGATGGGATTTAGTTGTAAATAAGAAAGACGCAGGACTCAAAGATGTTTATGAGTTATGTGTAGGGCACCCAGACACTAATTTTGTTGCCAATAATACCATAATTCACAATAGTTTCTCCTTTATTGTTATTGCGTTGTGGCATGCTGTAACGCAACAAAATAAAAAAATACATCTCTTTGCACCATCATCTGTTCAAATTACAGAGTTCTTTGATGTTTTAGATGACTGGATTGCGGCTAATCCTCTTCTACAAGGTTTCAAGAGTCCTGTAGGAAATACAACAACACCTCCACTTAGATCTTTTATTACTGGATCATTTATTGAGGGACATATTCTTGGTGTCAATGGTGTTGCTCCTGATAAATTAAGAGGTATCACAGCTGATATTTGTATTTTGGACGAGTCTCAGGGATTCTCTGACGAAGATTGGCGAGTTCTTATTCCTATTATGCGAGGTGACCTTACTCGTAGAGATAAGATTAGATGCTATATTGCAGGAACTCTGAACCGAGCAGATGGTTATTATTACAAGAAAATTGATCTTCTAGAGCCCACTAAAAAAGAGACCGTAATAAAAGTCCCAATTGATCAAAACCCAGATTATACTGAGGAAATGGTTGAGGAGGAGAGGTTATCAGTTCCAGACGAGATCTGGAAGACTGAGTATTTACTGCAAGTCACTCAGGCTGATAATTGTGTTTTCAGGTTAGAAGATATTGAAAGTGTGTTCTCAGAAGATTGGGAGCCAAGTTCTAAGTATAGAAATCCAAATTTACCTGTCTTCTTAACAGTTGACTGGGATAAAGTTCAAGCAGGTACAAATATTTTACTTGCCCAATATGATCCTATTAATAAAACTGCCAGACATCTTTATCATGTAGAAGTTCCGCCCAGCGAAATGACTTATACCTTTGCTATTGAGGAAATTGAAAAACTAGTAGAGGTTTTTGACCCAGAACTTATTGTAGTGGATCTTGGGTCTGGAATGAAGCAATGGGAAGATCTAATTACTGTGGCTAATCGAAGAACTGATCTACAACTTCATTCAAAACTTTTACAACTGCCGTTTAATAAATCAATTAAAGTCCCTGATCCCATAACTGAAGAGGATATTTCAATTCAGGTTAAGCCATATCTTGTTGATATGCTTAAAAACAAGTTCCAAAAAGATTTAATTAGGATTCCTTTACACAGAGAAGATTACAAAAAACAGTTTGTTAACTTCAAAATCAAAGGAGAAACCAAGAGAACTACTAAATATTCTGGTGGGGAAGAACACTATATAGATAACTGGTTAATGACTATGTGGGCCATTTTCCAGTATTACGAAAACCCTTACCCTGAAAATAATAAGACTTTTGAGAGATTGGGGGTCATTCAGGTTCCTAATGATGAAGATATGTTCAGATCTACAATGAAAACACTGATGCTTCAAGATAAAGAAGACAGAGATGGTAGCAGTTTCTATTTCGATAGATCAGAACTAGATACTAATACATTTGGGTACAACAGGAGTAATTTTTAATGAGTGCATTTGGTAAATTCATAGATACAAAAACAATTGAGAAGAAAGTTGATCAGCTTGTATCTGAAATTTCTAATAAAGTTGGACCAATTGCGGGCACTGAGGTTGATTTTGTTAGAACTATACAAGAAACCCCTCCTAATCAACTAGCACTAGATGTCTTTAATACTGCCAAAGCTGTAAGAGAAGAATATGATCGTTTTTTAAATGATATTACCAAACAATATCAATCTGATATTGTTTTTGATGCCTTCTTTTCCTCAGCAAGAACCCAATTTACTACCCCTCTTGATGGACCATATAAATCTAATCCAGTCCCACCAGACAATATACAGAAGATTGTAGAAAGAGATGTTTATAGAAGACAAAAAGATCCTAGAATTATTCTGATTAAAGATGCCTATCGTGCAAGAGCACAGGTGGCAGTAATCGAACACTCTTATCAAAGCAGCTATCTGCCCATTATTAACCAGAACACTGGGTTTTTTGAACAGGTATCTACTTCTCAATTATTGTCTTTAATGTTGTATAAAGATCAAAACATTATACGACACTTACAAACTTTCTTATCTGACATCAATTCTTTTAAGAACTTCTCTTTGGGGGATGGTTTTTTTGATAGTATTGGTGATTTTAGTACAAAATACCCTGATTTTATTAGGAAATTTTCCAATCAAGCCAATTATTTAATTACCACAGAGATCGATAGTTTATTTGACCAGTTTAAACTCCTAGAAAATTCACTTGATTCTGTTATAGGTCAAATTAGTATGTTATCGTATGCTAAGAATACTAACAGTCAAAATCTTGGAGTTTTGTTTGGCTTTACCCAAGGAATGTTAGATAGGACTGAGGATATGGAGACTTCTAACAATATCCTGACCCCTGATCCACATATTTACCAGTTTAGAAGAATGTTAGATAATGCTTTATTTAGGTCTTTAACAAAAATAGAATCAGAAATTTCCAGAACTGACCAACAATTTTATCAGTCCACAGAAGCTAGAACTTTAATATTTGATAACCTTAAACAGAATGTCAATGCTAAATTATTTGTTCAGGCTGTTGATGTATTGGGGCAATTAGAAAGAAACTTATCATCTTTAAAAGACCCACAGGTGTTATTTGAGACTGTTAAAAATACACTAAGAATCAAGAGCAGTGATTTTGAGAAATTCCCTCCCATAGATCCTAGTATGAAAGCCTTACAAGCGGCCCAGATGTTAAAGAATTGGAGCCTAAAATTTTGATAGAAAAACTTAAACAGAAGTTTATTAAATTGTTACTTAGTATTTTATGGAAGTTGGAGAAAAATGATCTCTCCAAAATTCAGAAAGAAAAAGCTGAAATTATAGGTAATGTTATTCACACATTCCTAAATGATCTATTTATTAGTCAACAAAAAGATCGTGGTTTAGAAGATTTAGATTTAGAACCACTAAATGTAATCGAAGGTGGTACCTATAACTATTTCCCCCTCCCCAGTAGCAAAGTACCACATTTTCACTTCTTTTGTCCAAAATTAGCACTCTATATTTATATAGGTAGTCCTGCATCAGCATCTTATGAAGTTGCTAAGAGGTATGGCATTAGTAAACAAGAAAGAGATTTAGAATTATCTGATATTGCTGCTTTAGAGGTTATGGTACCTAAACTAGCTTCTGTAAGCGGAAAACAGAAACCTAAGTTACTGGTATTTAATTGGGAAGACCCCTGTACACAACAATCAGTAGCTAAAAGAATTTATGAGGCTTTGAATGGAGCGTAGATTTACAAATAACGTAGGATTCGAATATAGCCTCCAAGCACCTTCTCTTAGACAAGAAGGTATTAAACTCATTGAGGACCCCTTAACAACTGGTGGAAATAGTTGGGATCTAATTGATAAGGCATCTAGTTTTAATGGTCAAAATGCCCAAAAAACCATTGCCAGAGGCTGTAAGGCCTATGTTGTAGATGGTTTTGTCAGAATGGCTGTTGATCGTCATGCTGAGCTATTTAAGGACTTTGATTTAGGTGGTAGAAAAGAGGCAGTAGATTATCTTAAAAGAAGATTAAATCTTATCAGCTTGAAAGTAGGTGAACCTTGGCAGTTAATTATCACTCGTTATGTTCACGAATATTTTAAGCATGGTAACCCATTCTTCCTAAAAACCAGAGGAACTAAGGGTGGGGATGTTAATGTAAAACGACCCCTATACGAAGAAAAGCCCTATGCAATTTCAGGTATTTTCATTGTACACCCACTCTCCTTTGAGCCATTTGTAAAGGATTCTGTTTACTATGGCTGGAAGTTTAATAAAGCTCACGCGCAAGAGAAGATTTCTACTGTTTCAGGCGAACCTCTTCCATCCAATCAAGCCTTAATTTCTAGGGGTCTTAGATACACTGGGAAGGAGACTGTTTTTAAGAATGGTGTGGATCTTATTCACACCCCTTATAAAAGACCTTCTGATTGTCATTATGGTTTTGGTTTAACCTTTGCAGCTCTTGAAGATGTTAGTTTACTTAGAAACCAAGAACAAACTACTGCTATTGCTTTAAAGAAAAACACGATTCCTGTATTGTGGCATAGAATCCTAAGACCATCAACTCCTGGTGGTGATTCAGAGCTGGAGATGAGAAATGCTTTAGCTAGCCATAGAAACATGAGTCAAGCGGGAGTTATTGTTACTCCTGGTACACATGAGTTAAAGATTTTAGGTTCTGAGAGTCAAGTACTTAGAACAGAGGGCTATCTTAAATATGGTGCTTATAGGGCTTTTGCTGGTCTTGGTGTTTCACCATTTTTAATGGGATTTGAGCCTGGTACGATTGGTACTGCTGAAGCAGCAATCGAACTTTTAATGAACAGGATTAGATTCTGCCAGCAAGAATTGGCAACGAATCTGGAAATGTTCCTTCTTAATGAGTTATTGTGGGAAGGTGGATTTGATCCTTACAATAAGGAAGAAGATCAAGTTAAATTGATTTTCAAAGAAATGGATGAAGCTAGACTTATTAAGCTTAGAGCCCATTTCACTGATATGATTACTAAAAACTCAATTACCTTTGAAGAAGGTAGAAGAGAGATGGGTTACCTAGAAAAAGTTAACTTTGAGGACCTCTATTATAATCGTGTCACAATTCCTATTGAAAAGGCGAAAGCTGAAGCAAAGGCAGCAGCGGCACCAGATACAACAACAAAACCTCCAAAGCCAACTAAAAAGAAAGTGGAATCATTCTTTGTAGAGAATTTTGGGAAAATCAGATTAGACGAGTTCGTAGATGAGTTCAATAGAGCTTTTGATGTGAACATTGACGAGACCATAGAAGGATTGACAAATCTGGCTCATGATCCCGAAGCTGTCTTACTGTATCTGCACTTATTAATTGATGAGGCATATAAGGAATAACAAGATATGGAAAGTCAACTTTTAACTGCATTCGCAAAAGAAGGACCCTGGGCACTAATTACTTTTCTATTGGTTGCTTGGATTGTTAAGCAATCTACTACTGATAGACAGATGATGTATACATTGATGCAAGAATTCAGAGCTTCAATTGACTCTTTGAAAACTGCGGTAGATAAATTAACTGACAGACTAGAGGACCTGGAAGAGAATGCACAAAGGCAAGATAAGTTTGAATCCAGACTAGAATTTTTGGAAAAGGAGAATAGAGACCATCATGTCTAAAGTTGAATGGGCTATGCCCAAAGCGTTTTTGTTATTTGGGGGGTTAATCTTTAAGGGTTTAGCTTTCTCAGAACAACCACTTCCCTTTAGTTGGGGACCAGGCTTGAAAGCTATTTCTATGATTGTATGGCCCGCTTTTGATGGTTCTTTGTTTTGGTTGCTTAAACCACCCGTTCAAGAGAAATCGGAAGTTGGCGACGAAGATTTAAGTGTGTAAAGGAGAATCATGAATTTTAGATCAATGCTAAGAGGCGGGCTTAACACTTTTGGTGGTAGTCGTATGGGACAAGGTTTAAGCCGTGGGCTTATTAATCTCCCAAATCTTGGAGGACATAAATATTCCCAGCAAATCGGAGCTGGTATTATGGCAGGTACTTCTGGTCTTTTGGCTAAAAAATCCGCCGATGCTAGAGTCAATCAAAACAACGGTGCCGCTGCTTTATATGGTGGGTTATCGGCAGTTTCTATGGTGGGAGCTGGGCATGCTATGTTTAACAAAAATGCTATTCAAAACCATTTACGTACAACTAGTCGTCTAGGCACTAGAGCTATGAGTGGTAGATTCGGCAAATTTAGGTTATAATAAATGAATAATCAAGATATTAGTTTAATCAGGGAACATTTCAATCTCAAGACTGAGAATCCCATAAACACAGATCCTGGTAGGCCAATTCTTGAAGCCTCAGTAGCAGATATTAAGGTCAAAGATCTTAATGCTGTTTATCCTCTTATTAGAGCTTTGAACTCTGAGAAGCTTACCCGGAACAATACTTACTACCCGAGAGAAACTCTCATTGGGAAAAAGAATAAATTACAGCCTACTGGTTATGCTAGTTATGTAATCCCGCACCCTAAGCCTGTCATTACTAACCATGCTCTTCAAGATGGGTTTTTTACTCAAGCAGACAAGCCAATGGGAAGAATCCTATATGCTACCTACAAAGCAGAAAAGGACTCAAAGAAAGTAATTGCGGCTCCAAAGGGAATGCCTGGTTTCCTTTCTGGAGATGGTTGTATGAGCTTTGTGGCTTGTATTTCCGATCAGGAAGCAGTTCCTAAGGTTCTTGGTGGAGCCTATCACACAGTTTCGGTTGGCTCTAGAGTTGGGAAGATTATTGAATCCATCTCTGGTGCTGACTTAGTTGCATTGTCTCGTGCTGGAAAAGAACTACCTCCTTACAATAAAGGTGACTTTGTTGAGATTGATGGCCAGAAACGACTATGCTATTGGTCCATGTATGATATGATGGGCCTTGAGGTCAGCTACGTTAATGTTCCCAGTGATACAGAAGCTTTCAACGAAGATCCTGACATTGGTGTAGATGGTCTTAAACTCCTGTTAGGAGAGAAAAAGGTTGGATCTAAGGAATTCGCATTTTACGATGCACTTACTTTGGAGAAGCTTTTTGACTTATCAGAGGAAGAGCATAGTGCTTTTGCTCCAAACTTAGAATTAATTGATTCTGTGAAGATCCCTGAATACTTCTTCCTGAATATTCCGGATAAAAGTTATGCAACGGAGTCGTACAAAACCCCTGAAGAGGAAGATACTAAGGTGGTTACGCCAATTGAGTTTGCGGCTAAGCAATTGGTAAATTTTGAAGGTCACGCAGGACAGATTTTAAAGGTTAATGAGAATGATGTTTTAGTGAGATTAGTTCTTACAGAAAGCTATAAATTAACCCCAGAAATGAGAAAAGTAGATAAGAAAAAACTTACTTTATGTGAAACACAGGAAACACAAGATAACGTAAACGCAAAACTTAAATCATTTTTTATTGAGAATTTTAAACCAGGGGCTAGTTTCAAGGAAAAATCCCTTTATGCTGAGCCTCTATTATCTTTAAGTGAGAAGAAAGAGTGGTCAGAAGGTGATTATTCTTGGGCTAAAGTCTTCAAAAAAGTCTATGACACTTGTTCTCAGCCGGAAACAATGAGGAATTGGGGTGTAGATAAGTCTTCGCCTATCGAATCTGAAACCATTGATAAGATGGTAACAATAATCACTAAGGAACTAAAGAATGGAAAAACTAACTAATCTGATTGAAGATTGTGTAGGCTCTTTAGATAAGCTTAAGGGTGTTAAGGCAGGTCTAGAAAAGGAAGGAAAAGAAATCCTTACCCAATTTGAAACCGCTTTTAATGCAAAAGTTAATGAGTTCTGTGTGGAGAAATCTACACAAAGTGTCATTGATGCTTTAGCTAAAACAGAAGAATCTACTGAAGCCAAAATTATGGACCCTGATCTTATGATCAAGTGCCAGGATGAGGCTATGGATGCGATGGAAGGAGAATGGAATGCTGACACTGCTAAACTAGCGGTGGCATCCTATCTAAAGAATGGCGGGGTACTAGAATCCTCAGAAGAGGAAGCAAACAAGAAGCTGACTTTTGGTGAGCTTTATAATCTTGCTTCTACAGATGAATCATTCAACACTGAAGCAGAGTTTACGGTAAAGCAGAGACAAGCTTTAACCACAGAAGCATTCTGTGGCCCAAACAAGTCTTTTCCAGTTATCAATAAACTATCTGCTGTTCAGGCGTTAGAGATGCTCGAAAAGCAAACAGAGGAAACTGCAAAACCCATTAAAGAAGCTATCTTTGAAAAGAGCAAGCAATTTGGATTGGTAGAAAAGGACGGCTCCTTTGCTCATGCTCCGATTTTCATTGATACCGTAAATGATAAGAAGGAGAGTTTGCAATATACTCCTCTTCTGATTGAGACTGTAGAGGATGCCAAGAATGCTCTGGAGAACCTGCCCTTACTTTGTAAGACTTATGGTTTAACAGACGCTGCTAAAACCAGCGTAGAGACTTTCTTGACAGAATTAGTCGAAAATGAAAAATCTCTTTTCAAGACCGAAGAATTTATCCCTCTATTACAAAGTGAAAAGGAACTTTCTAAGCCGATTGAACTTGGCAACGAATTTCTTATGGCGTACTTTACTCGTCACGAATATAAGAACGATGAACAGGCTATGTTAGCCAAATTGGTTGGACTTATTAGAAAAGAAGGATTGACTTTAGAGAAGCTGGAGGAGTGCGGCAAACCTTACACGGTTTTCGGTGCTACAGTTTTAAGGAAACTTCTGACAGAAGCCCCCAAACAAACTCCCACTGACGAAGGCAGTAATGCCACTAAGGTTGATCCAGTCACTAGTCCAGTGGAAGGTAAAGTCAAAGAGACTTCTGAAGAAGAAGACAAAGATGTTGAAGATGATTCAAACACTTCTGGTCTTGGATTGTTTATGGAAATGAATACCAAACCAACAAATAAAAAAGGAAGAAACAAAGGAGATAATAAATAATGAGTATCGGTGATATGTACGGCTCTGCTATTCAGCCGACTAAGAGATGGCTAGGGGGTTTTACAGAACTCTCGAATCCTACTGTAGGCCAAACTCCGCCGGAGGAAATGCGAGTAGACCCATTTCTTCCTGCTCAGTTTGCTGACCCCTATGATCCGGCTGGTGGCATTGTCATTCCGGCTGGTCGATTCGTTTCTGTTGGCTATTCGTCTACCCAGACAATGGCTAGCTACGACAATGCTGGTGTGGCTGCTTCTGTAAGTGCTTACAGAGTTGGTCAAACAGATCGTGGTAAGACCACGCTGACCCTTCATGATGGTCGAAATCTCACTCCGGTGGGTCTTTCGGTTAACAACATCTTCAAGGGTAGTGGACAGATGACTAGTGGTAATACTAATACGACCACTGGTGCTTCTTATTGGACCACTGGTAACACCTTCAACCAGGATTCTGGTATGAGTGCTACTGATGTTAAGTTCCGCCGAGGCTTCCTTGCTTCCGTGCCGTTCGTTCTTCAAGTGAACAACGCACAGGGTGCTTTGACTGCTGGTGATCAGTTAACTGGTTATTGGGGAAGTACTTCTAGCACTTCTGCAATTGGTTGGATCCATCGAGGTAAGCCAGTTAAGTGGACTGCTTTGAGTATGCGATACCAAGTGTTCGCAGCTAATTCGACAGTTACCCTTACCGAGGCTATCTATCCTGGTCTGTTGCCGCGAGTTGTTGCATTGCTTAACTCTAGCACTCCTGTGACTGGTACTACGACCCTTGCCTTTAATGGTACGAACTGGGTGGCAACACTGCCAGCTACTTGTACTCAGATTTGGTACGAATATGGTCATACTGCCGATCAAAGAGGTGGTGAGGTAGTTAGAATTCAATCCTTGACGGATGTTAAGAGTCGAGAGGAGCTGTTCAAGTTTGTTGAAGTGGCTCGTGCAGACTATCTTAACTACCCGCCTATGACTCAACGACAAGCTGTCACTAATCGAAGTGCTGAATCAGCAACCGCTGTGGTCGCAGGTTCTGTCTATCGAGTTGTGTATGCCCCCGTATCGGTTAATCATAATGTGATTATCGAGATTCAGGGAACCATCATTGACCCGTCAACGGGTGTGTCTGTCACCTACTCTGGTGCTAACTGGTACACTCTTCCTTCTGGTCCGTCCTTGTCCTTGGTTGCTACTCTTAATGGACCATACCATTCTCTTAACTGGAGAACTGGCGTGATTGAACTGGCAGTGAATATTACTGCAACTGCGGTTCGAGTCACCTACTCTTCAGTTTCGTCAGTTGATGGTGCTGTTCTTTGGGGTGGTGGTATCGAAGGTCTTACCGACGGTCGTTATGTGACTGCTGGAACTGGTTCGGCTACTGGTATGGTGCCTTCTGCTAGAGCAGGTATTCCAGCCCACTTGAACTTCGCAGACGTTGTAGGAGAAATGAGATTCTTGGTGAAAAACTAAGGTTTAATGGGGCCAGTAACTGGCCCCAGCAGACAAATTAAGAGAAAAAAACTATGAATAACAGTATCCTTAAACTAATCAGTGAGGCAACGTCGAAGTCGGTTGAATCTGAAATTCGGGAATTCACCAAGGCTAATGGAATGGTCTTTGGTACCGAAGAAGGACAAACTACTCCTAAGAAAGTTGCTGCCCAAATGAAGGAAGCAGAAGAGTATGTCTACGCTATGTTCCGCCGAGAGAATCTTGACGGTGATAGGCTCGTAGTCCCGAACATCCCCATCAGTGAAATGATGGCTTCTTCGGACTCTTCGGTCATCTTTAAGCGTGTCATTAGCGAAATTCTTGTTAAGCCCACCGAACCCTCGGCTTGGCTGACCAACAACGTTGCTAAGAAGATTACGCTTGATGCCAGTGCTCCTCTTACCGTTACCTTCCCAACTGTCGGTGCTTACCAAGCATACGAAGTTGCTGAGGGTGGTGAATACAAGCCCCAGGCTCTCACCTTCCAAGAGCACATTGCAAGTCTTCGATTGAAGAAGTATGGTGTTATGGCTTCCCTTTCTGAGGAAGTTGAGCAACATTCTATCTACCCGTTGATTTCCTTGCACTTGGAACTCATGGCAAACGGTCTTAATCGTCGAGTTGAAGAGTTCCTGTATACAGCCCTCGTTCAGAAGGCCATTACAGTCTTTGATAATGATAACAGCATTGCTGCTGATCGCACCACGGGTGTTGATGTCAGCCAGGCTGCTAACGCATCATTGTCACTTCGAGACATCTTGACCCTCGCAGGTGTTGTGGTTGGCAATCGCTATAACCCATCTCACCTCTTGATTCATCCTCTCGCCTATCCGGTGATCTTCCAAGATCCCCTTATTCGAGGTACGTTCTTCCATCAGGGACAACTTGGTGGGACCATTCACAAGCAGGGACCTAATTTCGATCAAAGCCAGAATATGCCATTCGGCTTGTCGTATGTCCCCTACTATGCTCTGCCTTACAACGAGTCAGGTGTCATGGTTAATGCTCCTGGTTCAGGCTATGCTGCTGCACTTCTGACGGATGTGTACGTGATTGACTCGGCCAACTCAATGGTTCTTATGAATCGTGGTGATAACGAGTTCGATAGCATGGAAGATTGGTATCATGATGCAACGACCCTCAAGGCCAGACGATACTTCAACGTGTCGGCTATGGATGCTGGAAAGGGTATGGCGGCTGCTCGAAATATCAGAGTTGTTGATAACTTCGCTCCTCTGTTTACGGTTCGAAATACCGTCTAAGTTTCTGGCCCCTAGTTAAAATGGGGCCGAAGACTTATTCTTAGAGGTTCTTCCTAACGGGGGAACCTCTATTTATTATGATATGGTCGGCTATCCTGAGCTAGTCTATAATTACCCCGTTAATGGATCTACCAGTATTTCAGTAAACACTGATTTTACATTAGATTGGTCCATTGATATTTCGTTGTCTCAGGTTACTGATGCCAATGAACTAGCTAAGAGATTCGTTCTCTTTGACGAAGAAACTAATGCAGTTATTGCTCTTACCTATGTTTCTTATGAGGCATCTGATAAGAGATTAACTTTAAGACCTGCCAGTGTTCTTCGCAGCTCTACTAAATACCGTTTAATCGTCCGTAGTGGCTTTCAGGACGCAAATGGAAGAAAGACCCGACAAGATTACACGATATCCTTCACAACGGCCTCTATAGGGCTCACAGCGGTATCTCTGCTTTCTCCAACTAATGGAAGCAGCCTCTTAGAGAGTCCATATGTTTTTACTTGGAACCCCACTACTTCTACCACAGGTGTAGTTGGCTTAGCTTATGATGTTAATTTCTATGAAAACGGAATTAACATAGGAACCTTTACCTCAGTTGGTACCGAATTAGTTTTAGCTGATGGTAGTTATGAAGCTACTTTAGGATCTTTACAAGGTAGAACTTTAAGTTGGGAGGTAGTTACCAGAACTAATTTTGGATACTCTTCTGGTACTGTTTACTATACTGCACCTTCTGCTAGATGGAGTATTCTGTTTGATACTGGGTCACAGATAAGTACCCCAGCAGACCCATCTTCTTCAAGGGTCTACGATTTTGAGGAATACAGTTACCCTGTACCATTAGTAGTTGATAGCGTTACCCCCGAGCACCTATCCACCAATCAGGTTGCTTTTCCAGTAATAAGTTTAACTTTTACTCAGCCTATAGTTACAGGTGGCCTAAATTCTTATTTCTCAGTCGTAAGAAAAGATCAGTTGCCTAGAAACGATATTCCTGCCTCCTATTTGGAGTCTACTGTCTCTGGGAGTTGGAGTGTTGGTGGTACAGTAGCTACTTTCACCCCTAGTGAAACATTTTATTCTAATATGAGATACACCGTCTCAGTTAGAAAAGGATTATCTAGCTACAATGGCAGTCAAACCTTAGGGGAAAATTTCTCCTATCAATTCTCCAGTCTTTATGATCCTTACTATGTAGATATACGAGTTATTAAAGCTAGATTACGATCAGAAGCATCTACGATGCCAGATGATTTGATTAATTACTACATATATTTAGCATCATTAGAAGCTAAAGCTAAATTCTCTGCATGGATTTTAGGTGGATCAGTAGGAACATTTGGAGATTCACTATTAGAAACCTATGTTCGTGATACCAATAATCTTAAAGGATTTGGGGTTCTTAAGTGGGTTGAAGCTTATACTTTAGTACAACTATATGCTTCAATACTGGTTGATGAGCTTAGAAACGTTGGTAGACGACGAAGACTTGGTGATTATGAAGAAGCTTTAACAGACGATTTTCTTGCTGGTATTAAAGATGCCAAACAAGCAGCAGCTGACGAAATGATAAAATGGGAAGTTTATTTAACCCCAAGCGGTCATATTGGATATGCTACTAGAATGTCAGATGTTAATTTAGATATGACCAACTATTTTGATGTTTCTTTAGATTGGGGAGAAATTAACAGAGGTAGAAACTTTTAATGAGTTCAGAGTGGAATCAAGATAAAGGTAGCTGGAAGATTTCTAAGCCTTTAGGTAAGGCTGCTGAGGGATTCATATTTGAAAACCCCGACTATGTGGTTTATCTAAGAAAGAGACAAAATGACCCATGCCCAATACACTATGACTACGCTACTGGCTCTGAGAACGGATTAAGATTAGAGGGTGAGCCTTGTCCTATTTGTTGGGGGACTGGTAAAAAGGTAATACCATTAATTGTTCCCATTAGAATCTTCCAAGGTCACGCTATGGGGATGAATGTAAACAAAACCGAACCAGGTTACACTGAAAATTGGGATTTTGTAGGATACCTTCCCAGAAAAATTAAACCTACCTACGAAGATATAATCTTTTTTGTAGAGTGGAATGTTCCTGTATGGTCAGTTCCAACAGATCAACGAAGAAGAATTGTAAGTGTAACAGATGTCGTACAAATTAAAGCTACTATTGATAGATTTGAGAAAGAAGTAGCATTTATGGCAGTAGATCTCCGTTCATATAATATAGAACACAGCATTTTAGGTAGAAACCTACCACTAATGCTTAATATCCCAGTCTTCCAATTAGAAGATTGGAACAGAACTACCTATTGGTAAATCAATTTTTTCCCTTAGGATATAAGGAATAGATAACATGGCGACTAATTGTCTTATTGTGGGCACAGCAACTAATGGACCTTGTAACTTAGTAACAAGGGTAGACAACTTAGCGAAACTTAAACAAATTTTTGGTGGTGATTATGTTCAAACTGAATTTATCACAGCGACGGCCAGTTCTGTTGTTTTAGATTACCCAAACCAATCTTCAGTAAAAAACGAAAGTTCTGATGGTAGAACAGGAGTTTTATATAGGCCTACTGTTCAAGAAAGCACTATGTATTTCGGATCCATCGGTGGTACTGGGGATGTTATGGATTTTACTTACACCCCATACTTAGGAGATGCAGATCTTCTAAATGCTAGTAATTATTTACTAGATAATGGTGCGGCTGGGTTTTATGTATGTCGTATTGGTGGTAGTTATGCCTCGATTGTTCGTGATGGTTGGAGTTTTATGTCCAACTATAAAGGACTCCAGTTTAATGATATTACATTAACAACTACAGCTACTAGTATTATAGTTGATGCCTTTCAACAATTTCCTACCAGAACCTATACAGGTGAAGTGGAGGATATGGTAAAAAACATAAATTCTGATTCTAGTTTGGGCATCATTCCTTTCTATATAGCAGAATCTACACAAACACCCACCATATTTACATCTGTTAGTATGACAGGTGGTCTTAACGGGGTGATTGATTATAATGCTGTAAATGAGTTCATTAATTCATCCACCATACCCCCAGATGTCACTCATGTATTTGTGCTTGGTCCTGTAGACAGTAATATTTTAGATTTGCTTAATAGTTCTTTCCTAGAGCAAACCTATCAACTTAGAATTTGGGGTTTCCAAGCTCCCTCTTTAGATGGTGCTTATCCTTATTATGGGGCCAATACAGCGGAAACAGCTTTTAAACTACAGAATCCTGGGGTTGGTTCTCAGAGTTTTGAGGGGTTCACTCATAATACATCCCTCTCAGTACTTCAAAGCTGCTCTGTTTCTCCTACTGGGTTGGTAATTGATCGTACACAGTCTGGTTATGGTAATAACAGAGTTCACGGGGGAACCAAAGGCTTACAACTCTTTCCTAATAATACGTTTACTACAATTACTTTAACACCCCCTTCAACAGGATATAAGATAAATAGTCTAGGTTTTTGGTTGGGGTCTGGCGAGTACAGGTTAAGAGTTAAGGCTTACTCTGGGAATGAGGTTATGTTCTACGCTGATAGCTTGACTGGTGTAGCTTCTGGTACAGCTCATTTTATGGGTCTTCAGTTTAAGAAACCTGCTACCAAGGTTACACTTAGTGGCATCCAAGGAGCTATTCCGAGTAGAGTAACTCTGGATGATGTTTATATAGGTGTTGTAACTGCTGCTGGGAGTGGTAATAACTTAGACGATGTACTAGCTTATATAAGAGGATCTCAAATAAAACACCCTATGGTGGCTTTGTTTGGTGGAGATTGTTTCTTACAAATTGGAGCCCAATCTTACAAAAAGCCCACAGTTCTTGCTGCTGCACTAGTTACTTTACAAAATAATGGTTTACTTACTAATAAATCGGCAAAAGTATTAGGAGTAGATCCTGTCTTCTCAGAAGATGAATTAGAGTTAGCTTATTTAAACGGCATAAATTTATTCAGAAGGTGGATTGGTTCTGGTATTGCAGTGGATAAGGGAGTTTGTTTAGATACTACTTTTAGCTATTCTTATACTACCAGACTATCAGAAATATCTAGCGTAGCTACAATTTATTTACGTAAATTTATTGGATTCCAGTTACAAAGAGGATACCAACAAAACATAGCCACAGAATTGAAAACTAAGTTGGCTGTAATTGAAGATGTAACTATCGAAGATGTAGTAGTAGATTATATGGATGGAGTAATGAGGGTATTTATAGAAGGACTTATATATGGAGAAATTCTAAAAATCTCCTTTAATGTGAGAACTGCTTAACCCTCTATTTAGTAAGACAGCTATGGCGGTTTTACCAACTGACACAAGAGCGGACGTGAATCCGTATGCAATTGGGTCATATATTTATGACCTTATTGGAGAATTCTTTGTCAACAAGTATAAACTTGCATATTCTGAGAGTTACCCTAAAGAAGCTGTAACTCAACCAACAATCACCTGGAGAATCTATCGTAGAGTCCCTGGTGGTGGACAGCATGGAATTGCACAGTCTAGAGGGGCATCTTACTCTGGGACTATGGGCACAGATGAGTTTGGTCAATTAGTTGAAACTCACAAACAACAATTTCGAATTACTTTGGAATTTGCTGTATTTGGAACCTCCAACACAGAAGTCAATAGTCTGGCTTGGGACCTAGAAAATGCTATAAATGACTGTGAAGGATTACTCCAGCTTCAATTTCCAGGCCTTGTCCTGGTTTTTGAGCAACAAATGGGGGATTCAAACTACGACTGGAAGAGTCAAGATGATCTAAATGTGAGAACAATTAGATACACCATAGTTCTTCCAGTAAGATATAAAGTCATCCTTCCAGAACTCAGAGAAATCGTAGTGGAGACAAGAGTTGGATCTTATATAGATGTAACCGAAAGGTTAACTAGAACAAGTTCTAATTCTTTGTATGTGCCAATTCCTAATAAATCAACTTTTACTATTACAGACATTAAGTCCATAGTAAAATTCAGATCTAACAGCAGTGAACTAAGTAACCTTTATGCTGGCATTGATTATCAAGTAGTCAGAATGGATGATAATACCATCCAAATTAAGTGGTTAGATGATGCAGGAACACCTCCTCAAGTAGGAGAAGATTTTGTTATTGAGTATTTGTTCGCCCCTACTGTTACGACTTTTAGTTCTAGAAAACCAGTAGAAACTTTCCCAGAAAGAATTACAGAGTCCGAATTGGAAGACTCTTAAAAAAATAAACAGAAAATGAACGAGAATAGAACGTACTCTATTATATTAGGAGATAAATAAGCATGTCAGTTATTCCAGGAATTACCTTTACCACAATTGGTGGTAAAATCAAACAAATTGTGGAGGGTCCCACAACTAACAGCCTACTTATTATCGGTACGGCTCTAGATGGGCCGTTGAATAAGCCCGTCCGGATTGATGATGCCACTCAAGCTGAAAAGCTGTTTGGTCCAGCAAATTATAGTAATAGTTACCTAGATCCTATTACTGGAACCGAGACAGGGAAGTATGCAGGTGCTACTCTTCCTCTAGCTATTGCTCAGGCTATTTCAGCTGGTTGTAAGGATATTACAGTCGTTAGAGCTAGCGGTACTAAAGCTACCGTAACATTGGGTTCTGGTGGTTATCTTGTAGGTACTGCCCAGAATCCTGGCAGAATCTATAATTCACAAACCATGTCACTCGGTATTTCCGGGGACACTTACACCTTTACGCTAACTCAGCCTCTTAGTAAGGGCGGTAATTTAAGTTTTACAGGTAGTGCTAGTGGTACTACTTTAGGTGAGTTTATTACCCGAGTTAATGGTGCATTTGCTAATAAAGTCGTTGAAATTGATGACTCTGCTGATGCATTAAATCCTTTCCTTGCTTCCACGTTAAGCTCTTTAACAGCCAGTATTACTGGTACCGCCAGTTTTAGTGGTGGTACTAATGGTTGTTTTGCAAGAGGCGAAACTTTTGGCCCAGAACATTTCACAGCTGCTGGTTCAGGTTTGTTTGGTTATGCGGGTGGCCTTGTAGCAGCGGTTACAGGAACTTTCCAATCTCTTAGAAACCAACGATACGGAGCAGATATTATTTGTCTGACTGGTATTAATGTTGATGATCAGGTAACTGCTGGTGGTAATGCTACTAGTACTAGTATCATTAATGACTTTGCGGATTGGGTTGATGCTATGTCTGCCGAAATTATGCCGTGTCACGGTGTTATTGGTACAAGAAGCTTCACTTCCAGAGACGACAACCAAGTCATTAACTGGCTTACTAGTAACCTTTTGGCAACTTCGTATGGCTACTTTAAACAAGCTAGCAAGTGGATTAAAGCAGGTCCTATTCTTTATACTGGTCGAAGTCGAGCAGGTGCAAGGGGTACTGTTAACGATGTATTTACAAATGTTTCCGTGGTTGCGGGTCCTGATGTGGTTTATAGCCACGTAGATATGGGTGGAGATTATACAACTTCTCCTGTAGTTGCCTATGCCGCTTTCTTAACTACGATTCCGCCAGAACAATCAGCAACTCAAACTCCTATTCCGGGTATTAAGGGTTATACTCGACCATTCCCCCATACGTATGCGACATTGTTGCAAAATGGTGTGGGTGCTGATATGAATAACAATATCAGTGGTGGAGGTGCTTACGTTGTCTTAGTAAGAGACCAGGTTAATCCTTTAGCCAACCTTGTAGTTAATGATGACGTAACTGCTGGTCAGAGAGACTCAAATTATCGCAACTACCAAGCTAGACACATGACAGCTTCCATCCAGAAAGACCTTCAAACCGCGCTTCGCGGCTTCTTGGGTCAGGCTAGTGGGCTTGATGTTAGAGCTGCTATGGAAAGCCGAATCGAGAATGTTCTTGAAGGCTACAACATGAGTGGTGGTCTAAGAGGAAGTAGAGGCGTAGGATACGACTATCGAGTTGAAATGCTCGGAACAGAGGGTAACGTTGGAATAGTTACCGTCTTTATTGAATTGGCTCTTGCCAACGCAATCAGACAGATTAAGCTTGTCGTTTCGATTAGACAGGTTGATTAATAAGGATAAACTAACACAATGAGAACTAATCCATTTCAAAGAGGAGCCTACTCTTCATATTCCGCAAACTATAAGCCTAAAAAGGCTAGTTATAGTGTAACGGACTATGCTGACAAGACTTTCTCGGGTCACGACCATCAAGTCTATTTTAACGATACTAAAGTGGGTAACGCTGAGGCCATTTCTTGGACCACCAGCACAGAAACTGTAAGTAACCATGTTATGGGTCGCCGCGATCCCGTTGCCTTTACCCAAGGCAAACGGGTGGTCGTTGGTTCACTGGTTCTACAAGAATTTGCCCAACATGCATTCTTACATGAGATTTGGCGGCTACATGAAAGTAGACTTGGAGTTATTGGTGATTTGTGGAATCTTTCACAAGGAACTAATGGACTTAACTTGTCAAACGGCACTTTTGACACAACTCAGGTAGTTGGCTCTAATGCTCTTGGTGGTGGTTTCACCTACCAAAGCCCAGATGCTAACAATCTTGGTGGATTGTCTAACTTCCGTGGACTTAGTGCAACTGATCTTCAGGCACAGTTGAAGGAGCAAATTATTGATGCTGCTTCTGCTGCGAAGAATGTGATTTTGCAATACGCAGATCAGATTCCTCCTTTTGACATCACGTTGGTTGGTGTTAATAAGTCAGGAGCAGCTAGAAAATGTACACTGTTTGGTGTGCAGATTACCCAGGAAACTGGTGGTATCAGTCAGGCAGATATGGGCGGACAAATGGGTATGGCCTTTGTTGCTCTTGCAGTCTCGCCGTGGACTGCGCTTACAGTTGGTTAATACCAACTGAGGGGTAGCTAGGGCTAAGCCCTAGCTACCGTATGTTTTATGGCAGAATATAGAGACCCTATCTATAGACAAGCAGGTGATGTAGAATTAGATGGCTATGTGTACACAACGGGAGCTAAAATCCCAGCCATGTATAAAAATGCCAAAGTATATTCTCCATCCGATATGCACGTTACTGCCCTTGTTCCTTTTTCTTTAAACAGCAAAGAGGGCAAATTAACTGAAGTTCCCCTTTATAATTTAGCTCTTTTAGCTATTTCTACTCACAGAGACAAATACCCCGTTGTTTCTTTAGGTTCTCGTGGTAGCAAGGGAACCACTAGGGGGCATAGAATGATCGCTGGATCATTGGGTTTTACGTTTATAAATGAAAACCCCTTCGCCCCTTTGTTAAGAGAGTTTGCTTCCTGGTCTGGAAATGCTTACAATGCTTTAAGACTTCTTCCAGACGAATTACCTAAATTTGATTTATTAGTTGTCTTTAAAGGTCTCCATGCAACTAATGATAATGCCTTTTTGATGATTAAAGGTATTGAGATCACTGACTCTGGTAGAAATGCTAATATCAATGATCCTAATATTGGGGACTCTTATGGGTTTATGGCACAATCATTTACTGACATAAATGATTTATCCCAATTTAATTTAGTTTCAATTCCAGAAAGAAGACAACCAGAGCCACCTAAAGCTGTATTAACCTCCAATGTTCAGACTACTAATCTGCCAAGTAAAGGGGAAGCTTTTAGCAACATAACTTCTGTTTCGGCTTCTGGTAGTTTGGGTATGATGTCTTCGGAGTGTTTGTTGTTAGGTTCTGAGATTCACACACCTTTCGCTTTGGTTAAAGCAGAAGATTTAATTGTGGGTGATAAGGTTACTTCTTGGAAAGGAACAGAGGAAACAGTAATTGCAAAAAACATTATTGAAAATCAGCCCATATACGAAGTTGTAACCAAGACAGGTACTTTTTACTGTTCAACATCCCACAGGGTCTGTATTGACCCGTTAAACCCCCATAACTTCCAGATAACAGCAGACCTCTCCTTAGAAACTGTACTACTTGATATTAGATTGGACCCAGTAGAGATCTTATCTATAAAAGAAGCTGGGGTTGGTACTGTTGTGAATATAGCTTTAAGTGGTCCCACTAATACATATTTTAGTAATGGGGTATGGCACCATAACAAGTGGAAGGTTGATGGTAATGGGAATTTGTTAGCTATTGGAAGCTTAATTCCAATTACTAGAATTTAATAGGAGTTAAGATGAACCAGATTATTACTACAATTCAATCTTTAAACATAAACCCCTATGAAGCTTCATTTAACTCTGTTTATGAGGAATCAACTATCCCTGGTTCTCCTTTAACTACAGCAAATTATGCTCTACTTAATCGAGATGCTTCTGCTTTGAATATTTCAATATCTTCTTTATTGTCTCAAATTCAGGATGCAGTTCATTTAGGAGATAGTTAATGCCACTAACACCAAATAATAATTCTTACAGACCACCTTCTTATGAAATTGGTGAGCAGTGGAAGGTTGTAGATAGATTTGATTCAACCTATTGGTCTGGGCAGGATGTTAGAGTTTATGCTAACAATATCAGACTAGAAGAAGCTGTACAGGTTAGCTATCAGATTATAGAACCCATTAGGCCTGTTTATGGTTATGCTAGCTATGTACCCGATCGTATGGTGCATGGTCAGAGATTAATTGTTGGTGAGCTGAGTGTTAATTTCAAGAAAGATGGTTATATTTTTTCTTTGATAAGTGCCCTAAAACGAGAAGAAAATTGGCTTACTGGATCTAGAAACAACGAAGCAAATAACCCTGTTCCTGCTGTAGGAACAGAGTATGGTTTATTTAGATACGATAAAACGACCATTGATGCTATCAGGTCTGGAAGTTATAAGGGTAGGACCCTATCTAAAATCGTAGATCAAGTATATAATGATGATTTATTGGATAGTGGCGGCGGTAATTATTCACCAATTATTCTGAATGAAGCACCCATGTTCCGTACCAAGGAAGAGGGCTTTGATTTAAATATTACTTATGGCACCCAAATAAAAAGTGAGCAAGTTTTACGATTCTCTGGTACAGATAATATGACACCGAGCATCACTAATACACATGAACCCAAATTAAATACTAAAATTCCAACTGGCCTTAAAATCATTGGAGTTAGTTTGGGTGGTGTAACTAAAGTCATAGGTGATGATGGTAGGCCAATTATGGAAAGCTATACTTTCCAGGCTAGAAACATTCAAGTAATTAAATTTGAAGATTTACAAAATTAAGTGAAATTATGATAGGAAAAGGACAAGCATCCGAACAGACAATCGCAGAGATTAAGGCACTTAATCCTGGTATCCCTATTCTTAGCTATGATTGGCCAAGACGAGAAGATCAGGTTATCTTTAAGACCATTTCTAGAGAGACATACACATATATCATGGAGATGGTTAGTGCTGCCAAGCAAAGCAATGGTAAGAATCATCTACCTTTAGATGAAGTTCACCAAGCTGTGTTTGATCAATGTGTTTTGTGGCCTAAACTCACAATAGAAGAAAAATATAATCTTCCAGTTGGAGTAGTACCATCAGTATCTAAGGTTATACAAGAAAGATCAGGATTCCTTGATGTTGATATTGCTGATAGAATTCTGGCCCCTGAGATTTATACCACTCTTATTCAACCATTTCCATTTTGGGGAGAGCCTTCAGAGGAAGAGATTGCAGAGCTTCAAAAATCAACCAAATTTCCTCTATTTAAGGTGCAAGTTGAGAGCTGTTTCTTTGTATTAAGGCCTATGACTAGGACAGATATTAAGATCTCCACTCAAGCTATTGATGACAGATTGGCTTTAACTAGACAGGTAACTCTTTGGCCCGAACAAGTAGATTGGGAGATTATTCCTGCTGGATGGATTGAAACACTTGGCAGAGCAGCAGCTGACTTAAGCGGTTGGGATAGCGAAGCCCTGGTTTCTGAACTCTAATTGCGGAGTAGTTAGCAATTATTATGGTCATCATTGGTTACGCCGTGATGACCATAGGTATTTATAAACATGGATTTTGAAAGAGATTTTAGATGGTTTGAGGTAACTCTCAAAGGCCCAGATATGAAGCCTAAGTCTTACCATTTTAGATGTCTGTCTTGGGGTGAGTGGAATGCTGCTTTAACAAGAGAGACAGAAACAGAAATTGATGAATTTATCTTAAAGAAGTGTGTTAAAAATTACCAGCCCGACGTAGATTTAGAGGGCACTTGTCAAACTCTGCTTTTTCACATAAAAAAGCTTTCTGGTTATGATGAAGATCAATTAACTTTAACCCAAGCTGAGAATTGGATATTAGATCCCGATGGGGTTTATGAGGCAGTAGGTATTGCTGTATTAGGTTTAAATCCAACCTATCTAAGAAACTGTGATCCTCTAGATCGAGCTAAATGTCTGATAGTCGGCAAGATTACCTTTGAAAATATGACAGGTAAAACTGTTGAAGAGGGTTTTGTTACAGTGGGAGATGCTCCTGATGCTCAAATGAGTCAAGCCTTAGAAGCAGCCCAAGCTAAAGGGCATATAGGTGGAAGAGATGATGTCTTTTACGCTCAAAATGGGGGCTACGATTCTAGAAGAGGCTTTTAATGCTAGGATCCAATTCTCAATACCACAAAGAGCATGATGATAGCTTTGCTGATAAAATTTCAGCATTGGCTAAATATGCTGGTATTGCTGCTGTTGGTTTGGGCTCGGTTGCTTATCTCGCCCCCAGAACTTTGGGTTCTAACGCAGCTAATGCTTTAAGTGATCAAAGCAGCACATTAAGACGTATCTTAGGTCCTATTGTTGGTGTACACGATACTAAAACCCTTTTCTCAGACACTTTTAATTATTTTGCCGACAGTGTTCCACAAGTAAGAAGAAGTTTTCTTCGTGGAGCTATGCGGGACATTCGTAGAGAAGCTCTAACTGAGTCTTTACGGAAGAATGTTCATGAAGATAGTCTTGAACATTTTGATAAAATAGCACCCCATCTAACTGATGTTTTCCATGAATTCCTCTCTGGTGAGGTGGAACATATGTCTGGGAAGCTCCTTAGTGATAGTACCATGCAACGTTTCATGGAATCTACTAAAGGTGTTAGATTCAATTACATGACTGAGAACGTCAAACCTGCTGTTTTATTGGAACAGCATAGGGCTTCTGTAAAGCAAAGTATGGATGATGCCATTGATCTTGCTAAGAGAAGACAAGTATCTACTGAGAAGAATTTATTTGGTGGTAAGAATGGATCAAAAAATAGGGATGTTATCTTTGGTGCATTAGCTAAACATGCCAGAGAAATGAATGCTAGTGAGAAAGCTGGTTTAGATTTGCAAGGAATGTTGCATAATAAAAATCATCGTGGACTAACAATTGAAGAAATAACTGGGTCCCACCGGGAAAAAGTAGATCAATATTTAAGAAATACTGGGCACAAGAAAACTGCTGATGAAATCTTTGGAAAGATTGAAAGTAATCTTATTGAACTGGGTGGAGAGCAGCATGCTGAGTTAAGGGAAGCCTACTTAAAGAGTTTTAGTGGTCTTGGTGTTGATAAAAATGGAGATGTTTTATCTCTCGTACACGCACGTAACAGCAGAAGAACTTTCGTTAATAGGGCAAAACAAGCATTACAGTTTCCTCTCCAACCTATTAAATTTAACATCCCCTTCACTTTAGGTGGTGCCTATTCTCCTGATAAAACTCCTGTAAAATTTCTTGGAGAAATGAGTAAGCTTGGTGAGCTTAAGAGGATGGGGTTAAACTATGATAACGAGTTTGGCTTATCTATTGGAGAACAGATTTTTAGTTTTGGGAGACAAGGTACAGATTTTACAGTTGACAGAGTTAATGCTGAACAAGCTTCTAGATTTATTTTCTTAAACAATGAAAGAAGCACTGTATTAAAAGAGATGGCTGGAACTAGGGCTAATTTATTAGACAATGCTTTCAGTGATTTCTCAGATCAAGTATCAACTAAAGGATTTCTAAAAGCTGCCAAGGAAAGTTTACAACGTCCAGAAGGTGGAAGTAAAACTGTGCTGGAAAATTTACTTCATCACTTCCAACCAGAATTATTCAATCTTAATGTTAATGATGGGGAATTAAAACTTGTTCCGAAAAATATTATGGGCAGTCTTGCTGGGAAGATTCTTGGTGTGGATCCTACAGCTACATCAGTTACTTCTGATCAAATACACCCAACCCTTATCTCCCAGTTTTTAAAAGAGAATACTGGAAAAATTACACCTAATGTAGAGCTAGACCTTCAAAGAAGAATGATTGGGGGTATGGCTAACTTAGATTTTAATGACTTATCCCCTACTGTAAAGAAGCTAGCTTCTAAAGCTAGAAAAGATGGTATTCCTCTTAGTGAGGATTTAATTAGACTTATGGAGCTTTCTGATAATCCAGAAGCTTTGGCTGATCATTTAGGTACTATGGATTTGGAGGCTCTTTCCAACAACCAAGTAAACTCCACACTAGAAAAAGCCTTATCTGATTTTATAGAAAGTCCTAATAGAATTTATGATATTAGTGCCCCCGCACAGAACAAGGTAGAGTTAAATTCAGTATTAACACCCCCGACCAAAGAACAAGTCTTTGGAGATGATGCTGTATCTAAAATTCAAAAAGACTTACAACGAGGACTAATTGAAGAATTTACCAGAGCTTCTGCTAAATCAGAATTATTCTCAGAGGTTAAAGCGGCAACTGGGTTAGATCAAGATATAGCATTAAACTTATTAAAAGAAAGGGGAACTTTAATTGATCCTACACAAATAGAAAACGCAAACAAAATTAAAGGAATTTTTACTAAACATTTAAATGTAAGTTCTGATTCTGAATTTAATTATTTGTTTGAAGGTGCTTTAAAGAACTTTAACCCAGATGAAGGATCTCTCTCAGAAGGTAGCATAGGTCAATTAGTTACAGCTTTCTCTTCCCACGAAAGATTAGCGGGATATATGGAAGACCCAGTAGCTAAAATGATTGCAGCTGAAAGGGTTAGGTCTGACACCATGCTTGTTGCTACTTCCATTTACAAAGAAGAGCAAGGTGTCTCTGTTATAAACAGACTAGTAAACAATTTAGGTATACATGATAAATTAGATGAAGGTGGCTTTAGAGCCAGACGACCCTCATTTGTTCCAGAAGCTCCAGAAGAAGCAGTAGCCAGGTATACAGTATTACCCTCTGCTACCCCATCTATGGGGTCATTAATTATTGGTAATGGGTTAACTTATACTCAGGCCATGGCTTTCCATCTTAAAACCCAATTAGGAAGAGGCTTTGGTACTGTAGACTTTGCTAAAGGACTCTTTTCAGCAAATTCTGCTCAAGGGTATTTGAGCACCAGCCTTACTGCTCTTTCTCATGGTGCAGCTAATGTTCTTGATCAAGCAGGATTAGGAATCTCAGAAACAGATAAAGCTACTTTTGGTAGAGCACATACTAATTTAATGATTAAACGGATTATTCCGGCTTATATTGCTATGGAAGCGTATAAGAATATTAACGCTGATTTACATAACAAAGATCAAGAAGGCATAGATGATTTCACAGCTAATGTTTATGGGAATGCAAGAATAAGTACATCTAAATTTAGAGATCGTTTTGGGCTTACTAACCCATTAAAGCACTTAGTATATAGCCTTCCAGGTGCTGATATGTACTACAATCCAATGGATGAAGCGGAAACCAGGGAGGATTTGTTATATGGTAACGAACAAATCAGAATGGGTCGTGGCTTTTTAATTGGATCAAGAAATCCAGCATATGGTGGAAGTGTAGAATCAGTCAGACCTAATCTTTATAGAAGACTTAAATCACATTGGACTGAGGCTAGAAATGTTCAACTATCTAACCCTAACTATAGTTTCCTGCCCACTATAACCAATCCACTCGCACCTCTTAATGCTCTTTTCCACCCTCACTGGCAAGAAGACTTAACTCAAAAAGATAGGCCCTATGCTTCTGAGGAGGAGATGTTATCTTACCTGGATGAACATCCTTCTGTAGGTTACGCATACGAGAAAAGCCATACCAAAATGAGTAAGGTTATTCAAACTATGACTAATCTGTGGGGCTATAAGAAGCATGGTATGCCTGGTCCTGGTGGATCTGGCCCAGGCACAGGGGGAAGTGGTTCTGGTTATGGGGGAGGTGGAGGTAGCCTAGAAGAGGCATTACAGTCTGCCGAGCCTGGCGATGAAGATGGTAGAGCTTTTAATTATGGGTACAACAAGTATGCATCAAAACATGAGTACCACAAACATAAACTTACACATAAAGTACATGAGGTAATGGATGAATTACTTCGGCCTACTGGTATCTATAGTGGTATTGTAAACCAAATACCAGCTTATGGTAGCAACGAACACGAAGCTTTCCAGATTCAAGACCCAGGTGTCTCTTTTTCTAAGTCTCGTTTGTTCTATAACGCTAAAATGGGTGAAGTTTTTCCTGGTATGTATGGAGAATTCTTCAGACGATTTATGCCTGAGGAAAGACAAGATCCAGATGCTTTCAACCCACTACAAAACAACCAAGCTAGTTGGTTGCCTAATAAGTTTCGACGGGGGGACCCATATGCTAGGCTTTCTAACGGTGAGTTAATCCTTCCAGGCGACGCGATGGAAAGAGCTAACCCATTTGTGAAACCATTAAAAATCAGAGGATCTATGGTAGGTCTTTCAGAAGATGAAATGGTATTGAAGTTCCTTGATCCTATTGGATCAGAGGCAGATGAAGCTTCTGAGACAAGAATGGCTTTTGGAACTTTTGCTCATAAGAGAATTATGAGACAAATGAGGGAGCAAGGTATCTTAGTTGGTGCTGAAATTGCTGCTTACGATGATGAAATTAATGGTTCTGCTACTATTGAAACTTTAGTTAGAGGTAAGAGTGGCTTAGAAGTTGTTGAAATTAAGACTCGTGGTTCTGGAAATATCAATGAGGATAATGAAAAATACATAGATCAACTTATGTATTATATGTATCTTACTGATACTAAGGTAGGCCATTTGGCCCATGTTAATCGAGATAACCCTGATGAAGTTAGGTTAGCTACCTATAAATATGATCCTAAACGCATGGATGCTATATTTAATCGTGTAGCTGGAGCAAGGGCTCGTGTGCAGGAGATGATTGACAATGAGGAAGTTAGTCCTTATGAAACTTATGGTCTTATTGATAGGATTGAGGTATTAGCAAAAGCTGCTCCTGAATCTCGTGAATTTAGAAAGTATGTTCAACTCGCCAAAGAGAAAGGTGGGTTTGGTGGTATGGAGCAACGCAGATTTGAGATTGCTTTAGAAATTGCCAAAGCTAAAACAGAGAATTATAATCTTTATCCTAAAAGAAATGTTCCCACTGAAACTAGGGATTTAGTTGTTGAGGCTATTACTGGAGAGGGGGATATTTTAACTGAAATGGGTCAGTTTAAGTTAGCTGGTGTTAAATATGATCAACAAGCTTTTGCTTATAAAGATCCTGCTGACCTATTAGCTCAATATGGTATTCATGTAGGTCAAAAGACCTCTGTGACTCTTATTAAAGGGCAATTCAATCCTGATGTCACCAAGAACACTGTACTTGAAGCTATTTTTGGGGACGTTAATCATGAACTGATTGAGTCTGAATATGCAGATGAAGACTACAAATCTAGAAATCCATTAGCAAATCAAGTTTTTGGAAGAGATGGATTAGGAACCAGTGTAACCGATACTATTCTACACAGTGATAATATGTTTTCTAACAAATTCTTACGTGTACGTACAGCTTTGGAACAATATAAAAGAGGTGAGGTTTACGGAACTGACGAATATTCCTTAAAGAATTTGAAAGATAATTATGTTGTACCCACTGTAAATTCAATAATTAGTAAGAATCCAGTTGTTGCTGGTGCTCAAAGTGCTTTAGTTGCAAGCATCTTTTTCAGAACTAAGAAGATGAAAGGTAAAGCAGCTATGGTTGCTGGGGCAGTTGGGGCGTCTTTATCTCTATTAAAAGAGTTAAATGAAACTTTAACTGGTGAAACTTGGAAACCAAAAAGAACTAGAAAAAGAAACGATTTTGATGAGTATTATGATATTCTTACCTATGTCAAAGAATCTACCATAGCTGAAGCTGCTTTAAAAGCTAAGAATGGAGAACGTCAAGTTAAAACTGGACATCAGCAAGTTGCTTTACAAGCTAAGCAGTTTGAAAAGTTAGCTAGTGACGCCGAATTCAAAGCAAGACGAACTATGTACGGTTTTGATGTCGTAAATGGTACGCTTGACGAAGCTTTGGCAACACTACCTAGAAGACATAGACAAATTGCTGAATCTATAATTACTACTGCTACTCAGGCAGAGAAAGATGAATACTATGACTTATTACCCAATGCTGAGAAGCGGGTACTTGGCAAGTTCTTAGGTGTTGAAGAAGATAAGCTTCCAACTAAACCCAATCTAACTGAATACTTCAAGCACCACAATTTACCTAAATCTGATTGGGGTGGCTGGCGAAGAGATACCGACCTTGATGACATTAAACTCAGAGCAACTGAGCATGAAGACATAAAGATTGCTAGACCCAGTAAAAGAAAACTAGCTAAGGCTAAAGTTTTCTCAGAGGGGGTCGAAGTACCTAGAATGAACAAGAGAACCAAAGAAAACATCCAAAGAGAACTTGATAAATTGGCTGGTAGCGGCGAATTTGGCAATATTCTAATAAACTATGAGACCATACCTACATCTCATAACGTTATAGATATTAATATGCAGCTAAACCACGACCGCCGAGCGGAAGTGGAACGCGAAAAACAAAAACAATTACGTAGATAACAGGATATCCTAATAATGAAAACTATAACCATCCCAGTTTCTTTTCTAGATTTAGCTAAACTAGAAAATATAAACACAGCAATCGCATCTGACTTTTATGTCAGAAAATCCTCCAGTAGAGGTTACTATGACCTTGTTTTACATATGGTTCCAGACTTTGGTTCTGAGATAGAGGCTTCTAGGTCTTTGCTTAGGCTCTGGAAGAATTGGAAGTCTTATATTCATAACAATAGCGTAGTTCTTGAAAAGACTACAGTACAAGTACCTGAACAAATCAGTGAGGCCAATACAATTCAAAAAGTAATTCAACCAGACAGTTTTCTTGAAATGTCTAGAACTGGTTTGGAGAGACTAATCGGACCCATTGGTGAAGTCAATAAGAACTATAAGAGAAAGAAAGGTGATGGTTCTGTTGATGTGGCAGGAGACTTCCATATCCCCTTCCACCACCCAGAAAGTCTTGACTATCTTCTTAGATCAGACGCAGATGAACTCGTAATTATGGGTGACGTACTTGATATGCTTTCTGCTTCAAGCCATAGACAGACTAATGCCTATGTGACCTATCAGGCTGAGATAGCAACTGGTCGAGCTATTATTGAAGAGCTTTGTAAGAAGTATAGTAGTGTTAAGATCATTACTGGGAATCATGATAATAGGCCAATCAAAAAGATGCAGAATCTTTTACCTGGTTTGCTTCCTATGGTTGTACACCCATTAGTTTGGTTAACCCAAGGGCTTGATAACGTAGAGTTCATGTCACTTGAGATTCCTGATACTAAGCCACCTCTCCAATTTGGTGAAAACTACAAGCTTGATTTTGCTGGAATTTGGAATGAGTGTCTTTTTGGTCACTTTGAATGCTTCTGTGGTGATGATGCTGTAAAGAGGCTTGATACATGGCTTGCCCAATGGAATCACGTATTGAAGATTGAATCGCCTAGAGCGGTCTTCCAGGGGCATGTACATAGGCTTTCTATGGAGTACACTCCTACAGGCAGAATGCTTATTCATACTGGTTGCATGGCTAAGCCTCAAGAGTACCAATTCTTACAACATGGTAAGTATCAACCACCTGTCCAAGGTTTCGTTAAAATGTATAGAGACGAAACTGGTAGTTTTGATTTGAATAAGACCCAATTAGTTTACACTGGTTAATATATGAAGTACGGAAGAATTGATATTAAAATCCCAACTTTTGAAAAAGAGTATGATGCTATTGATGAAAACTTGAAGAAAGAGGAGATTACAGAGAGCGAAGCTAAGAAACTTAGGAAAGATTTGGATGTAACTAAGATTGCCTATTTACTTGGTACCAACAAATTGCCTCTCAGATCTGCTCCTAGATATGGAAGCAACCTTAAAAATATGGGTACTGGTTTAAAGAGAATGAATTTTAGGCCAATGATTGTAGACTAAGGTTATAGGAGATATAAGTAGAAATAGAGCGGAAATTCCGCTCTATTTTTGTTATAAGTGGCCAGGCTAGACAAGATAACTAATATCAACCCGGAGCCGGGAGACACAGTTCGACATAGAGGAAGCAAGCAGGACTACGTTGTTCATAATGCTGTTACTTTAGCTGGTGGAGCTGGCACACTTTTTTACCTGCTCAAAACACTAGACGGCTCTTCCCTTCAGTTTAAAGCCCATAAACTAGATGATGAAGATATGTACATTGTTCGTAAGAACGTTGAACAACTATCTCCACAAGATGTCATTAGAGAAAGAGCCGAGCATTTATCTAAGGCTTTTAAGGGTAATCAAGAACTTATTCAAAGAATTGAAAAAGGAGACTCAGCTGTCTACAGAGACATGCTTCTACTTCTTAAAGATTCTGAAGAGGGACATATTCAGCAAAACTTGCTGAATCTAGCAGATCATTTAGTCTTCTCTTCTAACTCTACTAACTCAAAAGAAGATATTGTTTCCATGCTTCACAAAGCACTTGGAGATAATGCTGATATGTACTCTGTGGAGCATATTGATCAGTTAGCAGAATCCTTACATAAAAAGATACAGCAAAATGTCAAAGTATCAACGATTACCACACTTAATCAACAATTAAATAATGCGGCCTCAAAAGTTAATGGAGCTAGTCCTGGCGATCTTCCTTATTCAATGGGTCGAGATTTTGGGTTCACTAAGTTTTTAAGAAAACAGCTTTTCCAAAGAGAAGACCCACAATCAGTGGGAGCATTAGAACCTGTTATGAGGAAGTTTTCTCGTTTAACGGGTGATGGTACTACCAAACCTATTCCTAAAGCTTACAGGGCACAGGAGATTTTCAAGAATCTTAAAGAAAGAAAGCTAATCACTTCTAAAGAATCCTCTGCTTTTGCTTTTGGTAGTTATAAAGAAAGTAATGCAGCTATTAAAGGTCTTTTAGATAGTCAAGGCACTGGTTCATTTGTTAGTTCTTATTTAAGATACCTAGAACTACATGGTGCTGATAAAAAAGTTAATAAGTTATGGAATAAACGAACTGCCACTCAATCTAGATACAGAGGTAGAATTAGTAAACCTGTTAGCATTGGTAGTTTACTTGCCAACCCAGCAGAAATCAACGCAGATGGTAGTCAGAGATTCTTCTCCATTAATAGCCATTCACTCGTTCATGAGGTTCTTGCTGGAAAGACTTTAACTGTTAATGGTCAACAAGTAAGTGCTAGTGATAAGGCTGTACGAGATTTATTTAGACAACAAGTGGGTTCTGATAGAGGTCAGGTTTTAGTAAGTGCTAAAGCTGTCAGACAACTTAGTACTCAAAAAGAAGTTGACTTAGGTAATCTGCTCACTGAACATACTAGAGTAGCAAATAATTTAGGTGCTGGTACTGTTAGCTATTTGGAGAGTAAGGCTGGTACTACTAGTTCTGCCTTCCAGAAAAACCCAGTATTAGAGTTAAATATCTCTGAGGGTGGAGCTTCTGTTATACCTGGAGGAGAGAATACTTTATTTAGGGTTTCTAGTGGACTAGAAGATAAGTATTTTAGTGGTGCTCAATTTGCTGAGGCTCAGGACTACTCTAGATCAACTGGTGTACCACTTGAATCAGCTGTGGTTCCACCGAACTTAGGTTTAAATCTTGAAGACTCTGATTTAACTGGACACCTATTACAAAAAGAAAATGTATCTTTCCAGAATGTAGTTCTACCAACTGGTGGTGGAACAAACTTAGTTGGAGAAGTGACGGCTCTTAGACAAGGAGATGTTTATGAAAGAGTCAGAGAAGAAAGTAGAATGGGCTATGCCCTAATTAAGAACAACACAGGTAAATCTGCTGTTAGATTAGTTGGTACTGATACAAGTGTCCCCATTAACGAAGGATTAGAAAGAGGTCTTGTTGCGATACAACAAGGAGGCAGAGGTCACTTAATTCTTGATGTTGGCTCTCAGTTTGATAAGCTTAATGGAACCCATGGAGCTATAACAGCTATGGGTCTCGGATTTAGAGATCATACAGGAGCAATATCGAATGTTATAGAATTTAGTGGTGGTACTCCTATTGAAGAAGTCAGAGCATTAGCTGCCCTAACACGTAGTTTAAATAATGCTGAATCTGTAGGAACCCAAACTAGTTATCATTTTGATGCTTTGAGATCTAGAATACAGACTCTTAAAGGATACGACTTTAAAGGTGCTACAGTTTACGTTGAAGGTAAAAAACTCTCAGCTGCTGAGGCCTTAGCAGAAATAGAAACCTCAATCAATAAAGCATATTTCCAGAAGTCATATGACCTTATTACTTTAGGACAAGCTAGTGGTAAAGTAAGAGCAGGTAATGCGAGTAGAAGCTTACTTGCTAATATGTTACTCAGAGAAAAAGAAGCAGCAAATGGTATAGAAGGAGTTCACCAAGCTTTTAAAATTGCTGATAAACTAGGTTTACAAGGAACTTCACTTGAAGGTATGGTTGGAGCTGGAGATAGATTATTTTTCAGTGCTGATACAAAGGGAGAGCTTCCTGGTTCTTTATTAAGATTACATGGTTTTGAGAACTCGGGTATAGGGAACTCTGGAGTTAGAGCTGTATTTGAACGCATGGAAATGTTAGAGGGCGGTGCTGTTAGAGGTACTGGCTCTAGGGTTAGCTTAGATGCAATGAATACCCACATGCTAGGTGCATCTATATCTAAACTTAGACAACTCACTTTAACCGATGGTAAATTAGGCCAAGATCAAGCTGGCTTAGTGGCTGAGTGGACTGGTCAGGCAGCTAAAGAACAGGCTGGGAGAATTATTCGTGGAATTAGTTCAATTGTAACCTCAAGTTACAACAGAACTGGAGTTCATACTAATTTTACTCAAACTGCCTGGGGATTACATGAGCTAACAGTTCATTCTGAAATCAAAAACCTACTACAAAAAGAAGCTCGTGGGGTGGCTGTATTTGATCGTATTGCTGGTCAGACTAAAAACTATGATGACATTATGGATAATGTTATTGATAGAATGGTACAAGGGGCCAATATGCCAGTAATGGAAGAATCAAGACAGGCTTTTGAGGCCTCATTACGCTTAAATCTTGAAGAAGCACTACGTAACCCTACTCAGAGAAAAATGTACGAAGAGGGATCTAATTTATCCAACGTTATAGATTCTGAGTTTGGTCAAAGATTAATCTCTACTGCTAGACAAGGTATGGATGGAGATACCAGAGCTATGCATCAAGCTATGTTGATGTCTATTAACATGGCTGGAAGGATTGATAATGCACATGAATTACATAGTGCTATGTTTACAGGTGCTCCTACAATGGGCCTTAGAGTTTCTTCCAAATCTGGTGCTTATACAGATGCAGTATCTTTTGCTTTGAACCCTGATACGGCTATGACAGAGGTAGAAGTAAAAGTAAGACAACTTGCTAGTCAAACCTTATTATCTTTCTCCAGAGAGAACAGAGCAGATATAAATCATATTGTCAGAGGAGCAGGTATTAGTGATGTTTCAGGTTTAAGGGCCGCAGTTACAAACTACGCTAACTCAATGAATATACATGACTCAATTCCAAATTTGAATTCAGCTATGGCATCTATGCATTTCTTAGATAAAAATGGTGAGTATGGTGATATTCCAGAAGCTCTAGAGAATATTATGCGATCTGATCCTTTCAAGAAAAGACTTATGAAAAGTGTTCTTGATAGAAAAGAAAAATTTCTTGAAGATGCAGCTGATATAAACCCACAAGTTAACGCGAAAGAAGTTGCTGCAATGATAGAGCAACAACTACACACTTCATTTGGCAAACATGAACATGGTGCTGATGCTATGCATGATTTTATGGGTGCCATTTATAAGAAAGACGCTACTGGTGTATCGGCTTATTTTACAGACGCATATGAAAGAGCCAACCTAGAACATTTGATTCCAATGATTAGCCGTGAGGCTACAGATGATATTGTTACTACATCCGAGAAGATGTTAGGTAGATTAGATGGGAAAGGGGGTGGTGGTTTAATGGATCTTATTATGGAACAAGCTAGAAAGTTAAACGCTACTGCCTACGAAGCCAAAATGGATGACATTTCCAGAAAGAAACTAATAGCATCTTTTGTAGATACCAGCACCCAACTAACAGAGAACTCAGGGTCTGAGTATGTATTGAAGAGTCTTAATGCAGTAGCTTTACATTATCAAGGTTTAATTAGTGAGGGGATCCCTAAACAAACTACAGTAGAAGCTATGACCACCATAGCCACTAAAGCAGCTACCATAGCTACCGAGAATAGTGGAGACGACGTATTTAAGCAAGCTCTTAAAGTTCAACATGAAGGACTATTGGGAGAAGCTATTGTTGATTTAACTAAACAAAGAAAGGTTATGGGAGCTTTGATTGTTGCTGGTGGAGTTGCAGCTATGCTTGCTGGAATTACTAAGCCAAAAGAGCAGTATTCTGGTGGCTATGCATCTGACCAATCTCCAGGGGTTATTGGAGCAATGTCAGAAATACCTGGAGACCCAGAACCTCCAAATGTTTTTACTGGGCAGACTCAACCGTTTAAGTTGAAAATAAATGTAAAAGGATATGTTAAAGATAAAAATCAACTTGCCGTTTTAGAAAGTCGTTTTAGCAATGTAGCCAGTAAATATTCTAATGGTAGATTTTCAAAACAATCCCACACTGATAGACAAGATCCTATTAGATTGAGAGCTTACGAAGAATTGAAACAGAACGTATAATGATTGATCTAAATAAAGCTGGGGTAGTTGGTGGAATTGTTGGCTCAGCCTTACTAGCAAGTATGGCAAGTCCTTTAGGACCAAAGGTTGCTGGATTCTTTGGTTTACCTCAAGCTGATCAAGACAGTATTGATAGAAGTAGAAAAATTGCTTTGGTTGCTGGGGCCAGTTCCGTAGCCTCATCTTTTGCTTTTAAAGGTAAAACTGAACATGTCAGAATGGGGGTGTTTTTCGGTGGGGGTTTAGTTGCCAACACTCTTTCTGATATTGACAAAGGAAGAGACGTTACTTCAAGCGTAGTACAAAATACTATTGCTGGGGCTGCGGGACTTTTAGCATATGTAGGTACTAAGAGAAATCAAGGTAAATTTATTTCTCTATTACTTAATGGGAAAACTACTGGTAGATTTGTTTCTGGTATAGAGGCTAGTTACGCAAAAGTCATAGCTAAACAACCTTTGCTAGGTAAGATAATGCTAGATGAGTTGGCTCCTACCTTGGTTGCTGCTGGTGCTGTTCCCTTTGCACATACCTTAACTTTAAGGGCAACAATTAAGGGTTCTAAAATAGTCAAACAAGCTCAAGGACTTGTAGCTAATCAGGGAACAGACAATTCGGCAGGAGATACGGAAGGCAGAAGAGAAATGGGTGGATCTTACGCACAACAAGATCCAAACGTCACACATACGGGGGTTAATATGAGAACCCACGTAATAGAACGTTAGACAACACTAAATTAACGGAACACAATATGATAGGAACCAGATTTTTCTCTGCTATGAGCAACAATATTAAGGGTGTTGTTCTTGATGTAAGTAAATCCTCTTCGTCTGAGGGTTCTTATGTTGCCTTAGTACAAACTGAGAAAGACATAGTTCAGATTGTTATTAGCCGATCTCAAGCAGAATATCTGCTTAAAGCTTTAGTTCCTACTAACTTAATCAATGGGATGGATTTAGATGCTGGGAAGTTGTCTAATCAAATTAAGCAACTTTTAAAAACTAAGGCTCCTGTAGAGTTTTCAACTAAAAGTGGCTCTGGTTCCAAGTGGTATACAGTTGATTTAAACGCAACCCCTAGTAAAGTTATATTCATTACTGATAGTAGCAGTGTGAATGAGGAAGATGTTAATTCTACTTTTGCGCCAGCTGATTGGCCAGGGAAAGCTGAGGATGAGCGTTTTGTTCCTGTTCCAACTATTAGAGTTCCAGGCTCCTCTACTACTAGAATTGGCTATGCTGTTTTTGATTCCCCTATCCAGCACATTAGTCAACAAAGAACTAGTTATATTGAAGAACAGCCAACTATAAGAGAATCTAGTACCATTAAACGAGGAACTGGTTTCTCCTACCAAACCTACGATTTATCTTATGTTGCTACAAATAGTACTGATATTAAAAACTCTGTACAAGAAGTAATTGAACAAATACTTCTAGATCCTTTTGTTTATTGTGAGGGTGGGCCTTTTGGAGAACGTCCAGGGGCTGGAGATATTCCTTTCCATGAATTCGTGGTTCAAAGCATACAAATCAGCACCATACCTGGTATGCCCTCTGCTGTAGCTGTTGATCTTAGTTTAAGTCCGTTCTTATTTAGTTGGTTTTGTCCTCAAACCCTTAATAAGCATGTTGAAGATGGGTTACAAATAACTATGGACGACGTAATTTGTTGGCCCTTAGTTAAAATGTGGACTAAGACTCGTGGTAAATCTATTTACAATAATGCTCCATCCAGACCTCTTAATGGAAAGTTTGTATTAAGTTTACCTTCGCAAGAAGTTGTTAACAGTATTGAGAATTTAGCAGAAGACTTTAAGAGCATAGATACCTCAAAAGATTATACTACTTTTAAGAATCTTCTTGATATAGTCCAACACAATAGTAATACTCTCACCAAAGAAGATGAAATTCTAACTCCCAATATTAAAAGAGTTACATCAGCTTATATTAAAGATGGTGAAAAAGTTTTTGTTTTAAAAGTTTCTTCTAAAGAAGCTTTTGAGAAACTAGCAGCTTCCCCTGCATACATAGGTCTTGCCGATTGGTCAATATATAAATCTCACAACTTTGTTGATGACAACGGTAAGTATCTTCCAGAAAGTGGGAATTTTGATGTTACAAGAGCAGCTAGTGAAGCAACCCAAGATTTGGGTTTTGTCTCCTCGGTAGCTAGAGAAGATTGGGGTAACTATTCTTTCTTAGCCATATCTAAACTAAGTGGAGTTAGAAATACAGCTATCGGAAATTATTATGATAATAAGATTTCTGCTAGCGCACGTTCAATTAACAAAGCCACTGAGGATGACAAGAAAGCAGCTATCGCTGCTCCTTGGGAATATTTTGGTGTAGCCCTTTCAGTTAATGGTCAAACTGAGACTACTTTAATTCCTATGGTCTCAGCTTTACTTAAAACTGAATCTGAAAAACGAAAAACTGTTTATAATCCTGAACGACAAGCTTATTTAGATTTACTTAGCCAAGAAAGCCAACGTACAGTTCCCATTATAAGCTGTGGTTTTAGTCAAGACGAAGATATTGTCATTGAGACTGTTTCTGGCACCAGAATAAATAATGTGGTCCCCATTCAAGTTGAGGGGATATCTTTACCTATTCATCAATCTTTAGGTGGTGGAAGTAGTAAGATTACAGTTAGAGGAAAATGTTTTAGTCGTGATGCTAAGAAGAAATTAGAATTCATTAAACAAGAGTTTGATCAAAGATGTATCAAAATGACCAACACCCCATATGGTGGGGGTGTAAACTCTAAATACGATTCTACTCCGTTTCTGCAAGTTCAAAATGAGATCTTCCAGTTATTAGGCGTAGATTTTGTAATGCCTTTAACTTTAAGCATTAATTCAGTACAAGAACAACCACACGTTTGGGATTTTGAATTTGAGTTCTTAGAATACAACCCTAAAACTCAGGCTGCTGAAAGAATTAAATTCCTTCCAACTACTTTAGATAGTCAGGGTAAGTTAATTAATTTCCAAGACCCAAGTCCCAATGAAACTGATCCTCTAGTAGCTAAGGCTGAGGAATATTTTTCCTTGCAGTATTCTCTTGCTAGTCAGGAAATTATGGCTGATAAGAGCCTTCCCACTAAAGCAGAGCTTGATTACTGGATTACTTTACTTGCGGAGGAGGCTCAAAATCGAGAAGCGAAGAAGCCAAAACTTACGGAAAGGTTACCAAGTGATTTAGAGCTTCTAGATATTTGTGAGGATTTTCTACAACATAAATATTGTAGATCAAAAATAGCTCAATTCAAACCATTACCCAAAACAGATTTAAGTACATTTGCTTTGAGTGGTAGTTGGGTGGATCCAGATTTTTATTATTGTTATGATGTAGATACCTTATGGGGGGCGTTGATTGACAAAGCAGCTGCTAGTGAGTATGGAGAAAGGCAAAAAGACTTTACACCAGGCGAAATCAAAGATCCTAGTAAAGCTACGCTTTATAGAGAATTTGATCCTCTGTTTAATGCATACACTGTACATAAACCCGGATATATTGGTTCTGGTATTAATGACATTGATAACGAACTTACGGATGCTGCCAACAATAGAACTTTTCCAGTAGAAAATAAAGATGCTGGTATTAGAGCTGCTAAATCTGCTTCCGAAGCTATGGATGCAACCATAGGTGCTTGGTGGAAACAAAGAACCACTCAATCAGACTCTCTTAAAGGATTTGCTGGTGACGTTCCTGAATATCTTAAAGGAGAGGAAAATAGTGCCTCCCTCTTAACTGTTGGAACAAATGGCAGTGAAGATTCAGCAAATGATGCTTTAACCTTAGCTCCAGAAATTAGAAATGATTTCATGAATTTTCAGTGGAGAATTCAGAAGCTTAAAGAAGCTGCTGCGTTGGGTTGGGCTAATGGCTCCGCACATTATGATCTATATAATCGTGGTGGGTGGGGTTGGACTTTCCAGAATAACTTAGATTCTAGAGCCTTTTTGGTTCCAGTAGAATTAGGATCTAGATCTATTGCATATGGTGTCAATACTCCATTTGAGGGTGTTTTTGAACTGGAAAGAGATCTTGTTAAATTTCTTGGTTTGGATGTACCTTCGTTTGAGGTGTTGAAAACTCTCCCAGAAGATTATGTTTACTTATCTTGGTGGTTTTCTAGGAAAGAAGAGAATGCTTCCGATACCCAAGTGGGTTGGAATGGGATTTTAGATTTAGTTAGAAAGGATACTTTTAACAAAGTTAAAGGAACTTTTGCTAATTTTGGTCCGTATCAGTCTTCTAATAAGATTTCTTTTTATCAGAAAACAGCTATAGCAGCAGCAGGTTTTCAAGCTAAAATCAATAAACCTACTACTGATGGATTTTATGTTCCTGCTGGTAACAGTGCTACTGAAGCTATGATTGCTTCTATGAGTATGTTTGACGAGCTAGGAGCTAAGTACAAAGTAGACCCGCATATTATAAGAGCTTTTTGTTTAAGAAGAACAGGTTTTGGGTTGGAGAATATTAGACCAGATTCTGGTGATGCTGGTTGGCTGCAACTTAATACAGAAGTAGTTCCTTCTAGTGCAAACTTCAAGGACTGTGTGGAAGTAGTTTTTGCTACTTATGCCAAATATTTAAAGAGATTTAATAATATACCCACCCTTGCCCTAACTGCAACTCATATTGAACTAACTAGTAAAGGTAGAGAAAAACATTGGGTTAGTGCTGATTTTGATGAAAATCTTTTAGCAGCTTTTAAAACTGTTCAAGCAAGATTATCTACTTCCAGATATGGAGAAGCAGCAAAGAACGCAGTAAATACTTTCTTTGCTTCTGTTGCCACACAAATTAAAGTTATCATAGATGATTACTGGACTGCATATATTGAGATTTCCAGAGTACTAGGTTCTCATATTCATGCTTCTACCAGTGCCCAAAGAGACTTTCTATTTAGCCCATTTAATGCTTATATAGTTTTAGATGTAGGTATTAATGTTTCAAACGTATCAACCAGCTATTCTCCTAGTGGAGAAAGAGTTAGAATTGATGTTGGAAGAGGTGAAGTTTCTAGACTATCATTTGGAGCTAAGCTAGCTAATGATCCTAATCTAAATGCAGAAGAAGCTGCTTTGATTAGAATAAAAGTAGATTTTGGTCTTACTCCTCACACAGAAAATGCAGTTTATAGTGCTATGTTAGATGCTAGAAAGTATGGAGCTTGGGGTCGAATGGTTCAAGCTTATCCTACTTATAGTGTTATTATCATAAATGAAGGGTTTTACTATAAAGAGGGTGGAATCAAGCTTTGGGATCAATTCTATACCAGAGGCGGAATTACTAACATCCAAATCTTTAAAACCAAAACTGACCCAGCACACAAAGCATACATCACTTTCTCCAATATGTTTACTGCGTTGACTAGATATTCCCAGATGGAAGCATTACGTCAACACATAGCTGAGGATATTAATAACCAACAACAAAGATCACTAGCATTTGCTGATGGGATAAAGGATTTTGCTGGGAAGCTTTGGAATAATTTAATCGCTAAAATTCCTAGTAAAGATCTTTTAAATTTATGGCAAAACAACCATTTACAACAACTCGCACTTAGTCCTGGTGCTAGAATTCAAGTCAGACTTGGATATGGCTCAGGAGCCCACATGCTTCCTACTGTGTTTAATGGTAGAGTGGTTGAGGTGCCTGTGGACAACGGTAGTGTAACTATTGTCGCTGAGGGAGATGGTTGGGAGCTTAATAAACCACTCACTAGTTCAGTTCAGAAAACTGTTGATGGCGGTATGGCCTATCAAAGCTCTAAAGGCATCATAGGAACAGGTACAGAGCCTTCTTATATAGTGGCACAAACTATGGTTCCTGGTAATATGTTGCTTGCTGCTGTTTCTGCTGGAAGATTTGGGAAGACACACCCTTGCCCTCATTTTGGTGATATTTATTTTAGCAATGGTTCTTACCATATTCCAGAACTTTACATGAATATGTATGGTTCATGTAAAGGTGCGATGGAGCAACAATTTGATTTCTCTAATCAGATTTTCAACAAAAATGCTATCTATAATTGGGATCAAAAGACTCTTATATCAGTGTCAGTAAAAGAAGCTACAACCTGGAGGACAGCTCAAGTTTGTCGTATGGCTGTTATGGATACTGTTACCAGTGTTGAACCCTTCCATACTCGTTCTACCTTGTTCTTTGGTAGATGGTGGTATCCGTTTAACTATGCCTATGATCCATCAATCTTAAAGTTTTCTGGAGAAAAGAAAGAAACTAAATCTACTCCATTTCTATATAATAGAAAACCATCACCTACAACAAAAGAAAAAGTAGAAAACGTTTACTCCAAATTGGATCCTATTGTACAGTTTTGGTTGAAAGAAACTGGGTTTAATGATCAAATTGTAGAAGTTTTTCCAACCCCAAGCACTAGGGGAGAATCTTATAAGAGAACTTGGGTGTATGTAAAATCTATGTCTGAGGACAACAGATTTTATCATGCAGAAATTGGTTATTCATTAGGTGCAACTGAACGAGATATTACATCTAACCCAGGCCTAGTAACTCTAAGAATACTTGCTGGAGCGGAGCTTGAAACTGCTAAACAGCTAGCAAAAAGATTTACTTTTTATAATGACCCACAAAACAAGAGCGTCATAGTAAGACCTGGTGAGGAGGTTGGTTTTGAGCAACTTAGTACCGACCTTCAAAATAAAACTGCTAGCTTAGAAATAAGTGGCAATGATCCAATATTACTCAGAGACGTACAAAACTATGTAAAATATCTTAAGTACAAGAGTTATATGCAAGTATGGCCAGCTGTTACTGGATTAAACTTAATAAATAATTCTATCTCCTTGGATACATCACATCTGTACACCGATGCGATGGGCCAAAATGTTTTCAATGGTGTATTTTCTAAAGACACCTTAGCTAAAACTATTTCATTCTCAGTTGATGATGATATTCAAGACTCTGAGAGAAGGACGCTTTTGGTGGATACTGGGTTGTATGTAACTGCTGCTCAGAAGGGTTATTACGAATCATTCAGAGACTTTGTGGGTGGGTTTACTCCAGTTGTGGGAGAATCTATTAAAGGAATCCCAGATACCCCTGCTGTTGAAAATTCAGTGGTTACTGCTCTTTGTGATAGTGTGAGAACTATGTATGGTGGACTAATCACCATACAGGGACAATCGTCTATTAAACCTAATGATCTTATTCTTCTAAACGATATGATTAATAGTTTGGAAGGTCCAGTCTTTGTTAGTTCAGTCACCCATTCTCTTGATTTTGAAAGAGGATTCTGTACCATGATTAACCCAGAATGTGTGGCTTTGCCTCATTTAAGTCCTCAAGGAAGTAAATTAATTACATCTCTCTCAGTTGGGCCTATGGGTAAATTAGGGCAGTATGTAGTGGGCAGGGGTTTGACTACTATGACTGGAGCTTATTTAAAGAACAGATTAGGCTCTCCATTTAATCGTAGAATTGCTGAACTAAATAAAACTATAGATGCAATTAAACAATCTAATATTCATTCTTTTTATGATCACAGTGTAACCGACATAAAAGATAGATTACTGTTTTTAATTGATGAAAAGTTAAAACAAAACTCTATTGTTAGTGGACCATTTACTATCTCTCAAGAAAGGAAAAATCTCCTTAATTTAAGAAAGATTCTTTTAGATTCAAGCAACACCAATCTACCAGAGATATTAAGAAGAGCTAGAGATTTAAACTTAGAAATTCCAGCTTTAGGATTACTTTCTGATGATGGAAAAGACATAGCAAAAGTTGTTCTAGAGTCTCAACAGTATCATGCTAAGATCTATCAAGCCCTATCTAAAGAACTTGGAGATACGGTTGACCCACAAACTATCCATACTCTTGCTGACAAAAAAGCTATTGAGTTTATTAATAAGCAAATAGATCCCATTAGAAAAAGAATGGAGAAATCTATAAAGAATGACCTAAAACAAATTAAAAAGCTTAGAAAAGAAATAGATAAAAAGGTCGCTATTACCAAATCTTCCAGTACCACTGATATTAATGAAATCAATAAACTGGCTGATGAGATTAGAGAACTTGATTCTAAGCTTCAAGCTAAGTTAGATGGTCTTGTTGATACTGAGTATGAAAGAGCAGAATTAAATAAGTTCCTTCAAACTATTAAAAATGACACCTATCCTGATTATGCTAAAATAGACTCAGCAACTGTTAAAGCTGCCTCTGAAGCAGCTAAAGCAGCCGAAGATTATAAGTTACCATCTTCTTCAATTAAGTTAGTGGAGAAACTTAAAAAAATGGAAAACAAGCTAAAGCAGAGTGCTGAGCTTGCGGAGGATGCTATAGAAGCGAGAAAACTTGCTACAGCTGCTCGTGCAGCAAAGAAAATGGCTAATGCTATTGAGAAAACTGCATCTGTCGCCTCCATTCTTGGTCCTCAAGTTGTATTGAAAGTAATGTTTGAGGTTTATAGATTTACTATTGGAGGTGGCGTCATTACAGCTACTAACTTATGGCTTAGGGCAAGACAGTGTGTTACAGTGATTCCTCTGAGAACTAGAGACTCTATGGGAACCTCTATTCCATACACGGCTGGTCTTAGAGGCCATCAGGGTGCTGTGGTTGGCGATGATATTTCTTACTTTGATAAACTGCTGGAGGGCTGGCTTGGTGGTAAAGGTGAGGGTCCATTAGTTACTGCTGCTATGGTTGTTGGTGCCGCCCTTGGTATTGATTCTCCTGAATATGGAAACACTGAAATTGATAGTGCCTATTTGAAGAAAATAGCACAACCCGAGAACTTAAATGAATAACAACGATCCACTTTATTCCTCAAATTTAGGCAAGGATGCTGAAAGTCTACAAGAGAGTCTCAGTAGATATGTTGAACAGCAAAGAGCTAATTTGGATTTTGGTTCTACTTTACCCTACGGTCCAACTAATGGTGGCTGGTTAGATGCGGTTGGTGGGGTTGTTGATTCTGTGTTTGGTAAAAACTCTCAGTCTACTGATAATAATGGACCAGTAAACAGAGAACCCCCACCAAAAAATATTGAAGAATTCATATCCAAAATTCAAGATGGTGCCAGGGATACACAAGGTAAATATGGGATACCCATAGCTATTACTCTAGCTCAAGCTATTTTAGAAAGTGGGGCAGCAGGTAAATTAAGTGGGCTTGCTTCTAAATACAATAATTTGTTTGGAATTAAAGGAACTGGACCAGCAGGTACAGTATCTATGCCAACCAACGAATATTATGGAGGAAGAAAAGTTAGAGTCAATGCGAATTTTAAGGTCTACCATAATTGGTCTGAGTCTGTATTAGATCATGGTAAATTTCTTGCTGGACCAAGGTATAGAAAACAAGGAATTGGTACTTTAAATAATCCAGATGATGTGGCTAGGGCATTAGTAAAGGCGGGATATGCGACTGATCCAGCATATGCTAATTTGCTTATTAGTATTATGAGGAAGTATAACTTGTACAAATATGGATAGTTATTCTAGTAATTTGGGTTTACCTAATGATACGTTAGTTGGTCAACTACAGAGATATGTGGACCAACAAAGAAGTAACTTATCTATGGGTGATACGTTAAATTACTCAGCTATTAAGACTTCACAGCTGGAAGAATTAGGGGTTTTAGTCAGAGACATAGAGCCAGAAGAAACTATAGAAGTTGACCCTAGTTCAGGGCCAGCAATGGTCCCAACAGGAAACTCAGGAGGCATAACTCAGTATCAAAATGTAGGTATGAAAGTGGCAGCTTGGGGTGGTTATCAAAATGGTAATCTTCCTCTTTCAGCATTAAAAGCTATCGGACCTAATTCCAGATACAGAAATTGGTATCAGGGGTTCTATTGGTTAAGACCTGATGCAGCAGATGCATGGATTAGACTACAACAACATGCAAAAAAAGATGGGGTAAGACTCACAGTTACTTCTGCTTATAGGAATGTTGCACACCAAGCTACCTTACAAGGAGGAGGCAGGGCAGCAGCTCCTGGTAAGTCTCCTCATGGTTGGGCTTTGGCTGTAGATATTGGTGAATTATATTTCAGTGGAACCAGAGCTACTTCGGTAGCAGGGTCCTTAGCAATGAGAAAAACATCAACATATAAATGGTTTGAACGTGTGGGTCCTCAATATGGTTGGTACAATCCCGAACGGCTTAGAGACGGAAGGGGTCTTGATGAGTCATGGCACCAAGAATATTATGGTACATCTTAGAAAAAGAGAAAAAACTGGATGAAAATTGGGAATAAACTTTTACACTATTAAATAGTATGAGAATAAAAGAAGTTAAAAGTTATTGGGAAACTGGTGTTTATCAGATCAAGAATGTAGTTAATGATAAAGTTTATATTGGAAGTGCAGTTTATTTGAAAAGAAGGCTTAACACACATAGAAATTTATTGGGGAAAAATCAACATCATTGTAAACAACTACAAGAAGAATGGAATCAATTTGGACCAGAAGTTTTTATATTTGATATCTTAGAAAACTGTAAGATTGAAACAAGAATTGAAAGAGAGCAATATTACATGGACTTATTAATCAATGATGATAAAAGAACTCTCTTATATAATACAACACATTATGCTAGGGCTGGGGGACATCATTTAGCTGGTACAAAAAAAGACCCTGATGCTGTTCGAAGATCAGCTGAGGGCAATAGAGGAAAGAAAAGGACTCCAGAGCAAATTGAAGCTAAAAGATTAGTAGTGGGAAAAGAATATTCAGCAGTTGATCCAGAAGGTAAAATCCACCACTTCAAAAATCTCATGTTGTTTGCTGAACAAAACGGATTAGATTTTAGGAATTTTGAAGCAATGATTAAAGGTAGAAGAAAATCACATAGAAGTTGGACTAATGTGAACGGTTGGATTCCACCAAATCAAAGAGAGTTTCACGGGGTTAAATAAATGAGTGATTTTACTGAATCAATAGATGAATCTGGTTTAAACCAAGTAAGAACTAATCCTAGCTATAGTGCTGGTATTTTGGTTAATGCTGGTGATGTAGTTGCTGAGTTTGCTCAGAGTCCTTGGCTCCGTGCTACTACAAGTATTAATCTCTACGAAGAGTCTGCTTGGGCTGAGAGGGTTAAGGCTGTTACTACAGGACTTGCTGTGGTGTATCGTAGTCCAGAAGGAACTGATTATAGGACTGTTCTTGGACCTAAAATTTCTTGGGGTGCATTATCTGGTAACTCTGGTAAGTCTGCTGGGACGGAAGCAAACATAGATGCTAATCAACTTATAGAAGTAGAACTTAATTTCGCTGCTGGTAGAACAACTATGCCTACTGTTGTAGCTGGGAGAACTACTCAATTACCTAAAGGCGGTACTTTAACCGCTAATGCTCCTGTTAATCCTCCCCCTATGGTCGGAAATATAGGTCAAGATGTACCTCAAACAGATGCCATTAAAAAAACAGCACAGGGTACTAATAATGCTACAGGAACTTGTGCTATTCCCAATGCTGTTTTACAATTTCTTGGTATACCTACTAATAATATTTTGAATAAGCAAAATGGTGGCGTTGCACCTATGGATCCTTTTGAAAACACTAACATTAACAAGGTTAATGGCGTACTGGATGCAATAAACAAACCATGAGTATAAGCGTATTTGAACAGGCACGAATAGCCTTACAGACTTTTCTGGAAAGGATGGAGAGTCAGACTATTAGGTCTAATCTTCTCACCTATTCTGATACTGAGATAGGTCAAAGACACACAGATTTACCTCTGGGTACTGTTTATAGAGACCAAGGTCAATTTGATTTATATGCTGGTCAAACCAGAGTTATTGGTGACATATGGGGACAACTTGCTGTTATTTCAAGTGCTTTTGTATCAACTGCCAAAAATGTAGCTTTCCCGTCTATTAGTTGGTTTGATGTAACTATAGGTAGTCGAGTATTAAACGAGAAACTAGATTTAGATTACAAACTACTAATAGTAAAAAAGGATCTAAAACTGGAAGATTATTTTGTTATGGATCAAACTACTAGGGCGGACCCTAATACAGGTGAAATCTACAATAAAATACCTTTAACTAAAATTGTAGAAAAAGAATACTTGTTTACTAATTATGAATTGGTTGACACTCCAGAACAAGATCACCATGATCTATTTATGGATAAGGTTGGGAAGAAATGAGAGATTTAAAACTTACTGATGATGGGGATTTGGTAATTAGTTCTGCTGGTGACTTGGAAACAGTTACTGGGGACAAACAGTTGGTTCAAGCCATTATATTCAGGCTTAAAACTATGAAAGGCGATTATACTCTTACTCCAACTCTTGGAACAAGCTTAGAAGAGTTTATTGGAAGACAGAATAATTCTGCTACAAGGCTTTTGATTGAAGAATCTATTAAAAGAACTTTAACGCAAGACTTTTCAATTGTTGCCATAACTGTGAAATGTGTTCCATTAGATGGAGATGAAGTGTTTGTGTTAATTGAAATTCCTTCTGTAGAAGATATAGATAAAGTTATCCAAGTTAGTAGCACATTGGATCTAAAAAGGGGAGAGGTATTCCCCAGAATAGAACATAGTATTGAGTAATTACACTAAAATTTAGAATGAATTCTGAACTATTATTGGAGAAAGTTTCTACTTCTACCACCACTCTTCCAGATCAACAAATAACTAATCAATATAAAGACTTAAAGGTAGTAGGTCTTGTTGCAGATAATGGTGCCTGTGGTCATTATAGGGTTATAAATCCATTACACATGTTGAAACAACATGGAGCCCAAGTACAGTATAGCTCAATTCAAAATTTACAACAATTTATTGATTCAGATATTATTGTAGCTCCTAGACAACATAACCCAGAAGCCTATGAAATGTTTAGGATTCTTCAATGGGAAGGTAAATTTTTGTGGTTTGAAATTGATGATGACCTTCATACTGTTCTTCCCACAAATCCTGCTTACAGTGTTTATCAGCCTGGATCCGATAATCTTGTTTGGTTAGAGAAGTTTATGAGAAACAGCCAAGGGATGACTGTTACAACTGAAGAACTCAAACAAACTTACGACAGGTTTAATCAAAATATTGAAGTAGTTGGAAACTATATTGACTTCAGTTTAAGAAATTGGAACGTAAACGTTTCTTGGCAAAATGGTAACCCTATTTTTGAAGCTATGCCTATCAGAAAACCAAAAGAATGGGAAGATAAGATTGTTATTATGTATTCTGGAGGTTCTAGTCATTTAACAGATCTAGAGCAGATTTTCCCAGTTATGGCAAAAATACTTAATGACTACCCACAAACTCATTTTGCTTTTTATGGTGCTCCAGATTTGTTTGGCTTTTTAAATAGCGTATGGAAAATTCCTGAGGGGAGATATACATTAGTTGAACCACGACATTTTCTAGATCATCCTGTAGGGTTGTTTGGTGCTGATATTGGTCTAGCTCCTATTCATCCTTGTGCTTTTAATGCTTCTAAATCGAACCTCAAGCTGCTGGAAGGGTTTGCTGCTGGTCAAGCTATGATTGCTTCTAATGTAGCACCTTATTCTAAGTTAGCTAGACAACATCCTGAATCTACTTTAATTGTGGGGCAGGGTAAAGGTAATTATGATACTTGGTATAAAGCTATTGAGAAATTGGTTGTAGATCATGATCTTAGGAACCACATGCAACTTAATAATAGAAAGCTTGCGGTTACTGACTACTCATTAGAAGTTAACTTTCACAGATGGCCTATGGCATGGAGAAATGGTATAGAAAATGCTAAGGCTGGGAAGTTGGGACCTAATTTGAAATCAAAGAGAAAAGCTTGGGGTGTTACTGATAGGAATGACCCATGTCCTTGTGGAACACCTGGAGCTAAATATAAGAATTGTTGTCGCAATTCACATGGATAATTTTTGATTTATGAAATATTTTCTATATAGAATTAAAGAGAACAGAAACTGGAAAGATAAAAAAGCTTTTGATAGGTCTTTAATTTCCAAGTGTCAACATATTAAAAAACACTTTCTTAGGTCTATTTATACTATTACAATTGACACAGATAAAGATGTTTCTAAACAGCTAATTCCTGGTCAGGTTTATGTAATGGAATTTGAATCTAATAGCAAGAAATCCAAATTTGTTTATGTAACTTTGAAATCTTATGAGATAGATACTAAGAATTCAACGATTACTATGGTTGTAAAGAGACCTTGTTAACCTCTATTTCCTAGTAGTTCCTACAATTGGGCAGAAAACATGGCAGTACCAAGACCTTCTAAGAACGAAATCATAGATAGGATTTATAATCGAATCCTTGCTGAATCTACTGCTATTCAAGCTGATTTAGATGGCAGTATTATAGGTATGATTGTGAAGCTCGTAGGAGCTGAGCTAGATAGTGTCTGGGCCTATATAGAAGAACTGTACAATCAATCAAATTTAACTACTGCTACAGGTGGTTCTTTGGATCAAATGGGTCTGCTCATTGGAGTACAAAGAAAAACTGAATCTAGAGCCACCACTTTAGGTCAAACAAAAGCTGTTAGATTTACTAATTTAGGTGGTACTACTATTAACATACCTACTAGTACTCGTGTGTGGAAGGCAAACGAAATTAACACAGCCTTTTTCACCGTGGAAGGTGCTGCTGTGCCAGCAGGACAATCAGTAGATGTTCATGTTAGTGCTGCCGAATCAGGGCCAGCTTTTAATGTTGGAGTTGGGGAATTAAATAGCCACAACGTGCCCACTACTTCTATTAAAGTTACCAATATCATCCCCATTGAAAACGGTAGTTTTACTGAGTCTGATGCCAGTTATCGAGAACGTATTCTTCAAGAATATCGAAGAAGAAACGTTCTAAACCCCGACAATACTATTGCATTACTTCGTTCTATTGACGGAGTTAGAGATGTATTATTATTGAATCTAAGCAGGGGTACTGGTACTTTTGATGCTATTGTTGTTCCGTATCACCAAACTCAAGCCAATGATGTAGTTGCTCAGTGTCAGAGGCTTTTGGATGATGCAGTTCCAGTTGGAGTTAGCGGTAAAGCTAAGCTTCCAATTGCTAGAATTTTAGATATTAAAATTAGCTTAAAGTTTGCTGTAACTTTTACTAATCAAGATTCAGTAAGACAAGCCGTTAAGTCTCAAATTATGTCCAGATTAGATGCTCTACCAATAGAAAATGGAAGTGGGGCTGGTTCGGTATTTATGTCTCAGCTTAGAAACATAGCTGCTAGTTCAGATATTGGTGTCATAGATGCTTCTATTACTGGGAGTTTAGATGGTTTTCCACTTTCTCCTGAGGGAGAAATTAGAGTGGCTTTGGGTGAACAGATTGTCTTAAGAACTTTGTCAGTTCAATAAGAGGTAAATTGGTTGAATTGGAGTTTACAATATACAGAACTTTTAGATTCTTGGTCTCCGCCTTTAGAGCGGTTGCCTAGATGGTTCTCATGTAACTCATATACTTCAATTAATGAGCCACAGTTTTTACCAGAGTTCTCTACTGTTCCAGCTACTTCTACGCTTACTTTAGCTACAAGTGGAGCTGTACCTGTTAGTTGGGTTCTCACAGAACCTTCAAGAGAAGAGAGCAGTAATAATTTTCAGAAACTACTTGGATCTATTTTTACTGAGTTCCAATACCTGTTACCTTCTTTACAATCATTATATTTGACTAGGGGTGGGGGTTTTGATGTAGTTGAACCAGATACTGCTTGGTATACATCTTATCCACAAACCTATACAACTATTCAGGCCAAGTTAACTGATAATTCCTTATACACAATTAATCAGGTGCAATCTGATTTAAGTTTATTTACTTCCCCTACGTGGACATATAAACAACAGAATAATGAATTTTTGTTTTATGGTTTGTCTCTACAAGAACAAATTTCCGAGAGCCGTAATACTGAATGGCAGTATGTTTCTAGTAGCACTAAATTTGAATCAACTGCACTGTCTTATTGGAAACACCCTTACTCTGGTGCTTGGATTCCATTACTTCCTGGTCAGGTCAGAGAAGACGGTTTACTAGGATTAAAAACGAATAAAAATCTTTATGTAAGAACTTTAAACAGAGAAACAGCAAAAAGTCTAGATAGAGTTCTTTTACAGTTTGATAACGAAGCTGTATATGCAAATCGAGTATCAATTTGGAACTCTGTTGATGATAAGGGTTTACTTTATCTATTAAAGAGATTTAGAAATGAAGACTCTTTGGATTTAGGTAATAAGCTTTTAGCGACCTCATGGTTTTCTGTAGACCAGAGGACTAGTCATTTAAAAAATGCTTTAGCAATTGCTGTAGGACAATACTCCGTAGAAACCCTTGTTCCTGGGGCTACAGGCACCGTAGACAGCAGTTACAGCGGTTTTACCATTGCACACACCCTACAAACAGAAACCTTCCTAGAATCTCGTTTAACCCTAAATTCTTCTGGTACTTTAAATAGTATGTATAGTGATGTTGTCAGAGGAACCGCTTTTATTGAAAACAACCCATACGAAGTAACTAACGTTTCAGGAGTAGTTACCATAAACGGCTACTCCCCCTCCAGATTAGATAATGTCTCAGTTTATTGGGTGGTAGATAATTGGACTGCTAGTGCCTCTGGTGTTACCCTACATCCCAACACCTATAAGAATTCTTCCGATTTCTTACTATTGAAAACTAAAATGGTTGATGTAGAAAACAATAATAAAAGACAAAGAATTAAAGCTTTTAAGTATTGGCCTGGATTAAAATGGCAAATAAATGAAAATATTGATAATAAAGTAATCGGATTGGGTACTTTTGAATAACACTACCATTGATGCGTGTGTTATTATGTGACCCAAGTCTCAGAGAATTTGGATGGGGTGTTGTTGAAGATGCCGTAATCCTAGAATCAGGGTGCATTAAAACTGAAACTAGTAAAGACAAAAAAACTTTGAAGCAAGATGATACAACTCGTAGAGTTGGTCTTATTGCAAGAGAATTACTTGAGATTATTGATAAATATCAAATCACAGAATGTAGATATGAGATTCCTGTTGGATCTAAAAGTGCTTCTGCTGTAAAAGCTTTAGCTTTAATTCAAGGATTGATGATTGGTTTACTCACCTCAAAAAATGTTGAGTTCTCCATTATTTCACCAAGAAAGGTTAAATTATTACTAACAGGTAATAATGATGCCGAGAAAGAAGATGTATTAGAAGTAGTTAAAAACCACTACACTAATTTTTCCAGTACAACTAAAGGCTTTCCCAAATATAAGCTACACGCTATTTCTGATGCGTTAGCTGTGGGTATTGCTATTGACAGACAAAATAAAAACTAAGACTTATGAAAAAGAACGTGACCCTTTATTCTGAACAAGCCAGAGAAGCCATTCTAAGTGGTGTAAACAAAATCGCAAATGCTGTGCGAACCACTTTAGGACCTGGTGGAAGAAATGTAGTTATTAGTCAAGGTAATGAGTGGGTTCCACCTAGAGTTACTAAAGACGGAGTTACTGTTGCCAGAAGCATTTTCTTAGAGGACCCAGCTGAAGCATTAGGGGCTCAGCTTCTTAAACAAGCAGCTAGTACCACTAATGATCGTGCAGGAGACGGCACCAGTTCCAGCACCGTGCTTGCACAGGCTATTATTATAGAAGGCTTGAAGCAAGTTGGACTTCAAAGAAATGGTGTGAGATTAAAAGAAGGAATCGAAAAAGCTGCTAGAGATGCAGTAGAGGCCTTGGATCTTATTACTTCTCCTATTGAGCTTACGTCTTACGAAGATCTTCTGAGTATTGCTACTGTGTCTGGAAATGATGAAGAGGTTGGGAAGACTGTGGCAGATGCATTTACGAAGGTAGGTAAGAATGGAGTAGTAGCTTTCCAGCCTGGTTCAAGTAATGAAACCACTGTGGATATCGCAGAAGGTATGTGTTTTGACCAGGGGCTTCAAAGTCCTTACTTTATGACTGATCTTGATAAAATGGAAGCTGTCATGAAGGATAATGTTAAGGTTTTGATTTTTGAAGACAGCATCAGAGCTGCCAGAGATATTCATGGTTTCCTTGAAAAGTTTGTTAAAACATTTGGTGCATCACAAAAACTCTTAATTGTTGGTGATGTGGATGGAGAAGCTTTAGGAACTTTGGCTCTTAATAAGGTTGAAAAGGGCTTTCTATGGATGAGTGTGAAAACACCAGGACATGGTGCTAGGGCCTTAGATTGGATGAGAGATATTGCTGCTCTTACCAATGCTACTGTTATCACTAAGGAACTTGGTACAAAAATTGAGAATGTTGATTTAATTAAACATTTAGGTACTGCTGAGAAGGTAGTCATTACACAAGATACTACAACCATTTTTGGTACTGCTACCCAGGAAGAGAAGGATGCTTATGTTGAACTTCTATTAAGTCGAAAAGATGAAGTTGAAGATTTTCCTTTCAAGAAGGAATTTTATGAGATTCGTATAGCAAAACTTACTAGCGGTATTGCTGTAATTAATATTGGTGCTGCTACTGGTCCAGAATTGGATGAAAAGAAGTACAGATATGAAGACTCTATCTCTGCTACTAAAGCTGCGTTGGCTGGAGGAATTGTGGCTGGGGGTGGTGTTGCTCTGCTTAGAATACAAAGCATTCTCAAACAAAAGAAGAGAGTCTTTGCAGACGAAGACACTCAAGTCGGATATGATTTGTTCCTTAAAGCTTTGACCTATCCAGCAATTATTATTGCTGAAAATGCAGGATACAATGGTGGGCATGTTTTAGAAATGATTTCAGATCCTAAGATTATCACTGGTAAGAGAGGTAGACCAAATAGAACTGAATCTTTTAATAAGAAGACCAGATCTGCTTATGGGTTTAATGCTAGAACTGGTGAGTATGTAGATATGTTTGAGGCTGGTATTATTGACCCTGCACAGGTTACTAAGCAAGTTATTACTAATGCTGCTAGTGTAGCTGGGACTATTCTTACTACTGAGGCAATTATTTTTGAAGTAAAGGATCCAGTAGCTAAGAGTTAAAGACTCTATTTCTATGATAGGGTTACCCTGACATGTCTGGTTTTACAGAAAATGTGTCTAGCCAATTCCAGGAGGCGTATAGATTCTTAAATACGCCTTCTGTTTGGCTACCCAGATGGATGAAACCTGCCTACGACTCTAAGTTCGTTAGCAATCCAAACGAAGAGTCTCCATCTAATTTAACTATATTTTATCATGCTTCGTTAGGTCTTCCGTTTAAAGATATTCAAAGCATTGAAACTAACCCCAAATTCCATCAAGAAGTTTGGTGGGCACGGAATGCTTACATAGCTAATTTTGCGAAACGGGATGAAGATCTTTTAAACCTATCTGTTTCTTCTTTAGGTGCTTCTCATATAAGTGGTGAAGTAAAAAAAGTAAAAGACATTGGTGAATTAGTTAGTATTTTCCATGAGCCTGTATTTACAGTTGATGGTTCTAATTGTATTATTTGCCGTAATATAGATTTACACGAATCAACTATTACAGCGAATAGTTCTGGTGGATTGGATTTAACTAGTCTTTTCAGTACCAATCCGCCTGTTATTGATACGCCAATTGTAGTAGCTAACTCTTTTGGAGAGATTATTCTTATTAGTCCAGAACATAGGTTAGTACAGAATAATGTTATCAATGTGAAGTTTCCTGGGCAGTACAAGATTAGATATAGTTGTGAAAACTATTTTTCTGCTTTGATTACTGGTACTCCTTTGTCAATAGGATTGGATCAAGTAGCACTACATCAAACTGATTTGAAAAATGTGTTGGACATACAGGGAGAGTGGCTTGGTATTACTAGATTTACCAATGAGGACAATTTGTCTTATAGGAAAAGGTGTCAATCATTAGCTTTCTCCCAGAATCCTAGTCAACAAATAAGTTCCATTTTAGGAAGAAGTATTCCTTTTGTTTGGTCTTCTTATCAAGCTTTAAACATTCCTGCTACAGGATGGTCGGCCCCTAACTTTTTAGGTACGCCTAAATATATAAGAACTTCCGAAGTATTGTTTAAAGATGGAGATAATTTTGTATTAAAACATCCACCTGATGGTCCTGTAAGACTTGTATCTAACTTAGATATGGTACCGCCTTATATGTATGAGGTGTCTGGCAGCTTAATCATTCCTTCCAACGATTTTCTAAATAGTTTCTCTCTTAATAGTCTTAAAGCTTTTTATACCTATAAAAGTTACAGTGTAACTACCACAGCTTCTGGTTTAACTTTAACTGGAAGTGACGTTCAGCCTGATATTTTTTATGGGGTAATTGGTACTTCTGTTAAAATAGACAACACTACTAAAAAGATTGAGAACTTCTTTTGGGATAAAACTACAATTAAAACTAGCAGTACCGTCATTTTTGATTAATCATGAGCAATACATATTACGCAGATTGGAGATCTAACACAGGCTACCCCGTAGCAGGTGTGGGTGATCTGGATGATCTGAAGATGATAATTGGTGTGGGTGAGGGTGGTCGTTGGATCGCCTACATGAAACCTGGTTATTTTTACGATGAAGATGGGTTAGAAAAATACCAGTATATAAGTTTAACAGAAACTTTTGCTACTTTAGGAAGTGTTTCTGGTTCTATTTCAGCAGAAGTCTCTTTTAGACCAGCCTGGGGACCAGTAATTGTAGACGATATTAATCAGAACTTACGTTACCTAGAACATCATAATTGTTATCTCCCAGCAACATCAGCTAGTTGGACTAGACTTGGAACAACCAATGTCTATTACACAACTCCAACTAGTGGTAGATCAATTATTGGTGTCCGCGATACTACCAATATTCCTTTATATCTACAAGCTAGTAGTGGGGAAGTTGGTGATGTGAAATCTTATTACCTAGATGAAAACATAAACAGATTGTTTGTTTATTCTAGAGAAAACCCACCAGAAAGATATATTGATTATGGTCTTTTCGCACCACAACTTAAAATGAGAGAGGTTGTGGTTGAAGAGGGCGGTGGTGTTGTTACAGCCAGCTATAAAAACCTAAAAAACTTATGGGTAATTAGGGGATCGTCACAGCAATATATTGGTACTTCAGCTGATAATGTTATTTCTCATAGTTTAGATACAGATGTTGGTGATTGGGTTGTACTTGAATACTTTATAGATAGAAGTTTCTGTTTATATAATCATCAAACTATTTTAGCCTATACTTCCAGTAGTTCTGGAGCTTCTTTAAGAGTTAGTAGTGAGGGATCCATCCCTGAATACCCAAGCATAGCACTACAAACCTCACCAGTTTCTGGGGCAGCTTTACAATTTAATCCTATTTATTCAGATGCTTTTAGAACGGGATTTTTATATCACTCTAACGTAGCGTCTTCTGGGACTCCAAATAATTTAAAATTAACAGTCGATAAAAAGATTGTAGTTGGTAGTTGGGGAGATATGATTAAGGCTTCTGTCTTTGTTTATGATAAAGATGGTCTACCTGTTCCACAAACCCAAGTGACCTTAACCCATAACTTGCCAGCTGGTAGCGGAGCGGTGTTTGTATTACCAACTCCAACTACTACAACATCTTCTACATTTGTTACAAATACAGACAACAGGGGAGAAATTCATTGGTTAATCCAAGCTATTGGTTCTGGGGTATCTGGTAATATCAATCTGTCAGCGTTAACTGTTAACAACTTATTAGCAACAGGAACCGTGTTGAATCTTCCAGTAAGCGGAGCTTTAAACAGCACTAAATACTTAGGAGGAGTAGTGGGGTTATCACAATCTAATTTAAAAACTACTAAAGGCTATTCCAAACTACATGCCTCGCCACATTATTTAGATGGCATTCCTCACAACAGTACAACTGGAATTAGTATTGTTTCTAAAGGAGCATCAACATTTCAATATACCAATACTTCTAATGTAGAAGCTATTACATTAAGCCAAGCTCAAAGCAGAATACTTAATGATTTGGAAAATCCTTTTAGAATCGTTGGAATTAACGAAGAATTAGGTGTTGTAATAAACAGCTCAGATGAACTATTTGCCACATGTGATGGGGGACAATCTCCTATTGTTACTATGTTGGAGGAAGTATGAACAGCAATAAAACATATTTAAGATTTGGTGCCGCTCCAACTAATACTAAAGATGCAGTTGGTATTGCCTTCATTAGCTCCCCACCGATGCAACCTGATTATAGTGTGTCTCTTTTAGATACCTATAAATTTGCAAAAGAAAACGTTAGTGGTTTAAGAGAATATACTTTATCAAATGCTTTCGCTTCAGATAAAATTAAAGTTCAAGTTGTATATGATGGCACTACTCTTTTAAATACTACTAGTGGTTTAGGAAGCTGGACTTTGAGTGATGCTTTACGACAAATCAAACTAAAAAATACTAGTTTTGTTTTAACAGCCCATAACACTCAAATTAAACTAACTGGCATTAAAGAAACCGAATCGGGATCTTGGGGAATTGGTGTAACCCCAGGCGTAGTGTTTAGAAGCTACACTCTCCCAGAATACGAAGAATCTGATGTGTGGTATAGGAGCATCCCAGAGTTAGCTGGGGAGGCTGGTATAGGTAAGCAGTGTCTTTTAATCTATTCAGTACCTGAGTCCACATATTTTCCACGTCACACGATTACTAATCAAGATTTCCCTGGCAATACTGCTGCTTACAATTTAGTTAAAGAAAAAGCTACTGCAACTGGGCCTAATACCATTACCTACAATAAAGCAATAGCTAAGTTGTTAAGTATAACTATTAATGGGACTGTCAAATATAATTCTGATAATTTAGATTATTTAAAGAGTCTTAATCAAAACTTAAATACGATAGAAGTAAAAGGATCAGTAGACCCTGATGATGATATTGTTTTAGAGTACTACACCTTCTCAGAAGAATATATATATTTAGGTTATAGAAATAAAAACAAGAATGCGTTCTTTTCTTTTGATGCTAATCCTGAATATGGTCACTATACAGGTGATGCTACTTATGATACATTAAGACCCACTTCTGATTGTTTAATTGAACAAACTACTATCTATGCCATACCCTCAGCAGTAGCGACTTTTACAGTTTCAGCTCCCACTGATGATAGTGGATTGCCTTTATTGACTATTAATTTTTATAGCGCATTCTCCTACGGAGAATCTCATTTTATTAGGCATGCTGTGGGTGTTCAATTAGAAGAGATTATTCCTAGATTATCTGATGGTCCACCCAATACTTATGGTTTTGCTTTATTGGGTAGAAATTATTATGATGAATCCAGTGTCCCAAAAAGAGATATATTTTCCAGAAGTATTCCTTGTATGTTGCCCCTAGGAAGAGCTATCTTGAAAGCTCCTTTAAATGCTAGCATTATCAAAACAGCTGATATTAGAGTTAGAGGAGGAGGTATTCCAGAAGATTTTGATTTTACCTTGTTAAGAAGTGAGCCTGACGCTATTGAGACTTTGAAGGGTTATTATGATCTTGGAAACTGGGATGGACAAGCTATCCAAGAGGGTGGTGTAGTGAGAATTACCGTTGACCCTTCAAATCTAGTAGAAAATGGTGGTAATTGTACTGAACAAGAAATATCAGAAATTGTAAGACAAAGAATTCCACCTGGTATATCGTGGGAGCTTGTATTCGAGGAGGTTTTATAATGCCATACAACGACACTATTTTTTGGCCCCAAAGAAAAGATGTAGATTTTCCTTCTTTATCTAATAATGAAACGTCTGTGGTCAATGAAGATGAGAAATTCTTTGCTGAGCATTATAATAAGATTCGCAACTTTATTGTAGAAGGTTATTTAAGATTAACAGATGGAACTACTGCTGCAAGTGATAGGTCTTTACAGAAAATTAGTATGCCATATTCTTTTTCTGTATCTTTACAGGATGTAGTGAAATATGATGCATACGATGCTTCAACTAGCACACAAGCAAAAATTCCTGGTAATGTTTTGCCATTTGAATTTGTAATAACGTTTTCTACTGATATCTATGAGGCTCAAACGAATAGGACAGAATATGATTTCTTGCTTCAAAAAGCGAGTTCTACTGAACTAAATGCTGGTTTTGGGACAGTATCACCCATTAGTGCAAAGGTTTTAGTTTCAGCACAAATAGTTGGAAACACTGATTATAACTTTGATACCACTGTAGGATTTCCTACCCATCTTTCAACAGTTTGTTCGGCAGTGGTTGGCACTGATACTCTGCTAATACGGGGTGCAATTATAGATAACAGAATTAATGCAACAGCCGCAGAACAAGGAAGGGGCGTAGAGCTCTGGAAGTTTGTTTCAAATAAAACTCCTATTTTAAAAGTTTCCCTTATGGCAATTGAATAATCATGGCAAGTACTGTTTTAATTTCTCAAATAGCTGACAAGACTCCTGGTACTTCTTGGACTATTACTAATAACCCTACTAGCGGTGGGAATGCTTATTTGGCAGCAGGGGTAGGGTCTACTGGGGATAAGGTACTTTATTTGCGTGGATTATCGGCTGGTATTCCATTAGATGCGGATATTCAGGGTATTACTGTTTCTATGAGCATAGCTCCTTCTGGAGGGGCAACTTTTTCCTCTACGGATTACTTATTAGTTAATATTGGGCAAATAACCAATTTTATTAATCCCGCTAATACAGGAGTTGAAAAAACCCAAAGTCTAGATGGATTAGGGTCCACCACTGTTACATTTGGTGGCTCTACCGACGAATGGGGCAAAGCTTTTTGGACTAGGTTTCAATTCGTATATGGTTTAGATCAATTTGGAATTTCTATAAGAAAGACTGGAGCCACTAGAGGCATCACTGTCTCTAACGTCGTAATCACTGTCCATTATGCCCTACAGACAACGCTGACGGGTTCCAGAGCACCTGTACCCAAAGATCCCCTATCTTCTCAAATCGAGACTATCTATCCAGAAAAAGTAAATGGGGTAGATGATAGATCTATTATTAAAAGTGCTGATATTAATGCTTTGGGAGATGCTTTATATAACTTACAACGCAGTGTTGTAGATCAAGTAGACGACCCTGATACTGTTCAAGTTTTTGGTGGTTTAGCTGGTGAAAGCCTTCTTTTAACAAGTATTTATGTTTCTGGGACGGTTACTAATTTTAGCGATGATTTGACTTTTGATGAAATCAGGGTTAACAACGTTTCTACAGTTAACGTAAATGGATTAAGTAATATTGTTAGATCCAATTTCCCAGCTATTCCAGCAGGTAAATCTATCAACTATGAATTTGCTGAGGGACATTGTTGGACAACCAATAGTAGTGGAAGTACGCTACCATTAAAATTGACTGTTGGTGGTTTTGCAATTAGTAATACAACTAATATACAGAACCACAGATTAACGTTTCGAGTCTCTTCTCCAAATAATCTTGCGTTGCTTTCTGGAAATATGGTTAATGGTTATGGTGGAATCTATGTTCCACAAGATGGCGCAGTATCTGAGTATGGATTATATTCTGAATTAATTGTGCGACCAGACAACATGGAGGGGTCTCCAAATATTCCTGGATTAACAGTTACCTATAACAACGGTAATAGTTCCGATCCTTCTGGGGCACAGGGATTTAAAGTTAAAGCAGAAGATGCCTATAATTCTTCTGGACAATTGGTTAAAAAAAGATTTGTACAAGCCCAAACACTTGATGAAAATGTTACATCTGGTTTAGGTAAAGGTGTTAAGTTTACTGATAGGGTCAACTCAAAATTTGACGCAGTAGATTTTGGTCTTTATCAAGGTGCTCTTAGTAATCGGCCTCTTTTGGATGCCTGGGATTTTACTAGAACAGGAATCTTCTTAGCAGCTTCTGGCAGTGGTGCTAATTTAAATGGTTATGGTGTAATGTTCACCAGAGGACCAGATAATGGATTAAATCCTACAGCTTGGTTGGTTAAGTTTACTAATTGGAATAGCGCGACACCCGTGGCATTTCCAAATTATAGTTCTGCGAATGGTTATCAAACTTTTCCTTGGCCTGGTGGGAATACTCAAATTCAAGCATTAAGTTCTTATGCAGTTGTAATTCCCAGTTTAGCTGATTTAACTGATGCCAAGAATTTTAGGTTTACTGTAGTAGTTAGCGGGAGCACAGCAATATTAACCTTAGAACAATATTCTTTTAATACTGTTACTTGGTCTACTGTTTTAACCGCGACTGATTCTTCATCTCCTTATTTAAGTTCTGGTAAGTCAGGATTATTTATGGTTGAACCAGTTCTACCTAAACCAAGAGCCAATGTAATGGCTGGTAGAATTTTATTAGAAGGATTGACTTTTTCGTACAAAACTGCCTACACACAAACACCAGTTACTTTTCAAGGAAGGATTATTGGTATGGGGAAATTGAAATAAATGCCAGGATTTAGACAAGGACAACTATCAAATTTTGATCCCAGTGACGGGTCAATGGATGCGTTTGCTATTAAGCAACCGTATAATACATATTTACCTGATAGTTTGGAATCAGCTGATCATTTAAATCATTATTTTGATGCTGTATTTAAGTTAGAAGATTACTTAATTGGATATGCTGGTGCTAATATTCAAGGATATTATCCCAACGGTGCTTTAATTTCTGGGGCTCAGCTTTACGTAGCTCAGGCTATTTCTGGTTTTACGTTATCTTCTAATCAGCAAACTTTTACAATGACGGTTCCTACGTTATTTGGTAATAGTCCGTTTACTGATCCTACTTTTAGTTTAGCAGTTCGTGCAGATGAAGTTCCCAACACTCCTTCTAGTATACAAGGAGAGTATGCGAACACCTCCCCTACTAGTATAAAAACTTGGAATGACTTACTTGGTAAAAATTATTATCAATGTATTTTATCTCCAGTTAGTGGAAACATCTTTAATGTCAGAGTGAACTCTTTTAATGCCACAACAACCCCAAGTACTACCACATATTTTGGAGAAGGATTAACTTCTGTGGGTAAAGCGTGGAGTTCCTATATAGGAACGGTCACAGCAGCAGCTATTACGGGTCAACTCAATTTCTTATCAGCTACACAATATCAATCCATATGTATTGTGTCCACACCTGGAGGCATAGCAACGGAGACTAATAAGCACTTTATTTCGGCTATGCCAGTTGCCACACGATCTACGTGGGGTGGTTTGAGCTTAGATTTAGCTAATAATAAAAGACATATTGGATTATCTTCTACTCATTCTGGTGGAGGTTACGGGGGTTTTGTTAAACTATATAATGGTATTAATAATACTTCCTCGGATCAATTTATAGAATTTAGAATTGTAGGTTTTGCTTCTGATGATGTTGTTTATGGAGTACCTTTTGGTGCTGTGGGTGTTGCTATTCGGTCTGCTGGGTTTGATTCTACTTATTACAGCGGTTATGGTTTATTGCTTGGGGATCAAGCTGGGTCGGAAAGTAGCACAGCGACAGCGACTTCGGAAGTCTCGTACAGAACGGGTTATCTAGTTAGATTTAATAATGCAAATCTTGCTGCTAATACCAATATTTTAACTACTACTTATATAACTTCAGGTGGTGGGGCTCTTCCTAAAGCATCGGCTACACTTCCAGGTTGTACAATTTTAGCTGGTCCAACTACCCTTAGTTTACACTCCAGTAGTTATGATATTAAATATAAACTAGCTGCCACTGGTACATTAATTGCACTTCAATCATCAGTAAGTGGTGGGGGTTGGTCTACTGTCTTATCCTATAATGATGGTACAGGAAGTGCTTTAGGAGACGGAGAACAAGGGTTCTTTAGTATTCCTAAAAGATCATCAGGATTAAGTACTGCTAATAAATGGCTTTTTCTTGACGATGTTGTTTATGGAAGTGGGTCTAGTTTTAGTCCAGTTACTTTAAACTTAAATGCGTTCTTCCTGAAAACGGGAACAGCAGCCAATATGACTTACTCCTCATTAGCTCAAACTGTAGCTACAACAGGGGTTGTAGAACCTAATACTAATCTGTTTAGATGGAATGATCCATCAAATGTGACGGTTGATGGTTATAGAACTAATCCCAAGTTACCTTGGGAATTTGGAGACGGTATTCCTGCTCAACCTCTTCCAGGTAGAGTTCTTATGTCTATGGATTGGGATCCAAGTGGAAGTCAGATTCTTGACTTTTCTGCTGTGTTGAGACTTCCTACTCCTGTAGATTTAACTAATGATTCTAAGAGACTATATTTCACTATGCAAATATGGAGAAACAATGCTCTTAGTAATTATTTTGGAGCGATTGGAAATAATGATTATGAATTAGGTTTTAGTAAATCAGCCACTACTTCTACAAGAGATGTTGAGAATTGGTGGGACTTAAACTTTACACCAGACCCTCAGAAGATTGGATATATACATATTCCTAATAATCCAGATTACATAACTTTTAGTGCTGATCTTAAATTTGCTACCTTTAGCGTACCTCTATCTTTAATACCCAGAGTCTATCGAGACGGGGTTAGGACAATTTATGTTAAGGGAGCAGTTGTAGCTAATGGTATTGATGGTGCTTACGTCAGCGATTTGGCGGTGATTTAATGAATGAGTTCGCTACAGCATATTTAACTCCTTTTTCTTGGGCAAGAACTGCTTTTGAAAGAGTTCTTACATCAAGTACTGATCAGACTATTGACGTTAAACCAGAAGATTTAACGAAACCAATAGTACAACAACTATCTGTTTATCCTTCTGAAATCAACAATACTTCAGACTGGAATACTTCTTCATTAAATATTTCTTCTGATTTAGCTGGAATTTATGCTGCTTTAAATAAAGGTGATGAATATATCAACACCCTCAGACAAAAACTGCTTGCTAGAATTGATGAAGGAGAAAAGAAACTTAGGACTCTAGAAGCATCTATTAGAGCAATAAGAAGCGTATTGCCGAATACTGCTACGACTGCTGTTGCTATTTCTGGTGGGGATACTAGTTGGATTGATCTTTCCAGTAAGTACTATAAAGATGCTCCTCCTTTAAGATTTGTTGCAGAGGAGGGGTGTTATAGATTACCAGATACAGGTTCTTTCAGTGCTATCAGATCTAATGGTAGTTTAGGTGGTTCTGCTTATATAGAAAAAACAGTTACACCACTAGAACAAATTGGTTATGTTAGGTCTATTACCGATGGTGCTAGGGATACTTACTGGTTAGCTACATCTTATCTTCCAGCATTGGTTAAAGCAGCAACATCAGATATTGCTTGGCTTCCAACTGAATACACCCATGGTTCAGCTGTTCTTTTAACTTATAAGATGGACAGGCCTACTTTGGCAGGTGAAGTTTTTCTTGATCCTATTAGCACCGAACCTTTTAATTTACTTAGTGTTAGTTGGACTCCTTTAACTATTAAAAACTGTTTACTTACTCCGACCTTCGCTAGTTCAGGTGCTGGTTGGAGCTACGCTAATCAGGCATATAGGGACAGCACTAATTCTTTGGCTATTTTACCAGGAGCGTCTGGTATGATTAGTCAAATTTTTAATGTTCAAACAGCATTAAATACCAGCTTGTCTGGAATTGTAGCAAGTTCGGGTGTTGTTTTTGGGCAACGTGCTGAAATGGTTATTAGTGGTAAGTCTAAGGGAGACTGTCAAACTAATGCTAGATTAGCTTGGTATGATAGTAGTGGGTATGAGATATCTAGTTATACTACATCAGTACTCCTTCCAGCATTTTATCAAGAAGTAAGATTCTCAGACTATGCTCCACAAAGAGCTGTTTCTGGAAGATTGGATATTTATTTAAATTGTACTACGACATCTGCAACCGCTTATATACGTTCTGCTAACTTATATTTTGGTGAGGAGAAATGGTCCTGTAATCAAAAAATAGATTCTCCAGCAACAATTCCACTTCCTAAGACGGTAACAAGCTCAAGATTTAGTTTCTGTTTGACTCAAACATCTCCTCGTAGAGAGTCCTATGTGAACAAATCTAAGTCTGATAATATATCAAATACCATCCTTCCAGAATATATTGATTCTACTTTACAGGATATAGTAGATAGTACAAAGAAAAGCCTATCTTCTATTGGACCTGGACAAACAGTATTTGCATATAAATTTGGGTTAAGAGAACTTGATTTAAGATACAGAGAATATGTCCCCAGGGCTACTTTAACTTCTATTCCTCTTCTAACTAGAAAGGAAATTAGAAATATTTGGATTTCAGTAGATATTGACAATCTATATACCAATGGGATTGGTTTTTATGTAATTCCCTTTGATAAAGACGATACCTTTAAAATTCCCTTAAAACCTTACAAAGTAGGCGATGCTGATAATTTCGGTAGAGCTGTCTACAGTGAAGGAAGTATTTTAAGCATCTTTACCCCCGAAGAAGAAGCTGCTGGATGGGCTACTAATTCACCTTTACGAATTATTAGTGAGCCTATTAAAGTCAGACAAGTATTTGAAGGTACTGATAGAGATGGTCGAATACAGCTCAACAAGGTAACTCATGTACGAAGGCCTAGTATTCGTACTATAAATACTTGGTTCAAAACTTATTCTATTTGGCCAAACTTTTTTGACCCTAATTCTGAGAATATTGTGGGTATTAGAGATGGGTTGCTGAGAGAAAATATTAGGTCCAACTCTAGTGATATTAATATTTCGCAAGATGATATTATCACTACACCAGGATATATTCCAATTAAGGTTACTGTTGCCACTAGTAGATGGACTGCTCCACAAGATATTTATGGTAAACCAGATACAGTAGGTCTTAGAACAGCAGTCAACGAAATCTTAAAGAAAACTGATATTACTGAAACTTCTGTAGAAGTAGATTCGGATTATATTACCTTTGAGCAGTATCTAAGTTCTACTTATTTCAAGGATTTTCTAACTAGAAATCCTACTCATACGTTTGGCAATATAACTGTCCCTTGGGCATTTGGGCAGGGAAGATTTAGTTCTTCTAGTAAGACATTTTTCCTCGGGGAAAAAACCTTAAAAGAAATTATTGATCTTTTCCAAGGTAATTTTGGTTCAAAGGGTGGTGGTTTTAGTCAATTCAATAACCCACTCTCAACTAGAAAAGACTCAAACTTTACAACTCTTGGAGGATCTTTGATTGGTGGAAGACTTGCCTCACTACCAAAAAATAATTTCTCTGACTCCTTCCAAAAGAGCAGTGACGGCTTTAAACCATACAAGTCTAATGTTAATTTTAATTATGATTCCATATCAGCAGCCACTCAACCAAAAAATGATGGGGGAATTTCTGGGGTCATATTAAGAGCAGCCTTAGCAGAATATGAAAGATTCAAAGCAAATAGAATGTTACCGAAGTCACGCGACTTTACAACTACTAAAACTTCTACTGTAGCTGGGCTGCTTGCGTATAGAACTGAGTTTTCACCTATTGTTAAGGGAGCAGGTGGTAGTTTGTTTAAACTCTATTGGGTAAACGAAGATCACGAAAGACTTTTAATCTCCCCAAATAATTATAGTATCAATAGTGCAAATGGTGTTATCGTATTAAAAGTCGGTATGCCTGAGGGATATGAAACATTAGTTGCTGATTACAAATATATAAACAAAACAAATGAGAACTCTCATTTTGCAGATACTTTAAGTTTAATCAATACTCCGACTACAACTGATGACGTTGTATTAGGATCTAAAACTTTCCCAATTTGTAGAAATATGACTGATTATGTATCTGGTAGGGTTCCTAATCTAAAGAGACCTAATTTTGATACACTTAATAATGATTACTATCCAGTTATTGAATACTATATTACACCAGATGGTGACATTGTTTTTGCCAGAGACTTTTTTGCCTACGGGGAAATGCCAGCAACAATTACAGTTGAGTATGAGACTTTAGGAGTTAATCCTAGACTAGAAGTAACTATAGTCAGATCTTCTGGAGCTAATACAACGCCTAGAATTTTTGGAATAAATCTCAGAACTAGAGAAGGAACGGCCTCGCCGCTTAGAGAAGGAACATAAAATGAGTTTCCAATTAGATCAATTAGAACAATTATTATCAAATGTTGATTTCACCACTGCTGATCGGGGTGGCTTGGAGTCAAGTGTACTTAAGGTTCTTGTTGAATTAAATCTTGGAGCTAAAAATAATCCTAGTCCGATTGCTCCTTTAGCGGATCCAATTAAACTTGATGATTTAGTTGGAGATAATTTTAGATGGAGCGTAGGTCAAGTTAATGACTTAGCTAAAGCTGTAGATTTAATCTATTTAGATCTTGTAGATATAAATAACACTTTTATGTCCGATTTAGAGAATGCTGAGAAGATAATTTCTACTACCTCTGATGCTGTACAAAACGTTACCTCTTTAACTCAAGATCAAGCAAAAAACTATGTGTGGATTAGTGATAGTTTTAATGATAATGTTTATGTTGATTCTTCCAAATCTTCAGCATTAATAGATACCGATACTGGGTCGGTTGTATTAAACCCATCTACACAACAAACTATTGATTTAGTTGACGTTAATATTGAAAGAGAAAGATTAGCTGGTATTCCTGGCTGCAATATGCTTCTTTTGGATACTAAGTCTTTGTCAAATGTTGATGTATCACCTATTCCTACTTTAGAAAAAGCAGAAGTTAAAGATATTAGCAATATTTCAGATAACAATAATCAGACTTGGTTTGAAATAGAAAGAAACTTAATTCCTAAAACTCAGCCCCTCAGAAGAGCAGGAAGAGCTTTGGTTTATGGTGCAGGTTCCCCTAAGAAAGATATAGTTAAAGAGACTAGTGATTATGATTGGCGAGTAGCAATTACATATCCTGATGGTTTTGTTGACTTGGGTCCTAACAAACAAGGGGTCAATATGGCTGAGTTCTTAGAGGAATTTGAGGATCCAACTAGTGGAAGCAAATATAATGCTAGTTGTGAAATCAGAATGGATCTTATAGTACCACAACCACTTTCTGATGTTAAAATTATTCCTTTTGTAAGAGATGGACAGGGCCAAGTACTACTTGAAAAATTGAGTGTTATTTGTGAAGGACAATCTATTTTACTAGCTAAAGATGTTGACCTTACTATTCAAGCAAAATCTACTCAAACCTTACAAAAAGAAATTTTACGTCGTACAGGTTCTTCAAGTATCGGAAGTGTATTCCCGGTTCCGACGAATAGAGAGATTACTTCTGTAGTTGCTATATTTAAAGGGAAACCTTATCAAGTAAAAACAGGATTAGCGCACCAATTTAAAGAAGAGTATATTGAACAAAAAACCAAAAGACGTTATTTAATTACTTCTTCAACTAACACTACTCATAAGTGGGTAAGAAAACCTATATCAGAAGCTCCTTTAGGACTAACTGTCAACAAAAAAGAAATAAATCTCTTAGGAACAACTCAACCTTTCTTCAATGATCTCTTTCAGTTAGGAGGCGGTATAGGTGGTTTGTTATCTGGTACTGGTACCAACAAAAAGATTTTAAATTTGATAAGTGGAGCTGGTAGTCAAAACCAATTAACTCAAATTTCTGGTTTGCTTTCTGGTATTAAGGGTCTTGGAGGGTTGGGTTCTGTTATTGGTAAGGCAGGAAGCTTCTTAACAAAAGCCCTACCAGTTATTGGTACTGGTTTGTTAGTAGCAGATGTTTTAAAAACAGGATTTGCAGTTACTACTACTCGTAAAACTTTAAATGAAGAAAATGGTTATGATATTTTCAATGGTTGGAGATCATATGTAGCTATTAGAGATATAACTCTTAACAGAACCACATACTCAGATTATTCTGAAGTTATTTCAGTTAAAAGAGAATTTCCAGTCCCTGTAAAGAAAATAGGTTTGATTGTTGAATATGATATTCCTTCTGATTGGGGACAGGGTGATTGGATTTCATTCTTCTTATCGGTTGATGGTAGTACATGGAATAATGTAAAGTCATTAAGTGAAACAACCTTGGAACAATCTTTTACTCCTAATGAACCAAACCAAACTGTTTATTTTAAGGCAGTAATAAGAGGCAATCCTCTTGATCCATTTAAGAGCCCTATTTTGAAGCACTATACTCTTATGGGACTTCCCAACTAAGAACATGTTAATTGATAATGTACAAAAATTAGTTTTACTTGACGAGGCCGCTAAAAAAGGATTAACTCGTTTTCAATTAGTTTCTATCCCAGAGACTTTTGAGAAAATTGTAGGTGACTTAACCAAAAGTGAATATGGCCTACCTTTAACAAGACCATATACTCCAAAAGTTGGAGATAATATTGATGTTGCTAAAATAGCTAAGTATTTTGTAAATACAAATAGAGATTTAGCAGTTGGAATACAATCTGCTATTATCGTAAATGAGAAACTTAGATATATAAAGAACGAGTTTTGGGTTAGAAGTCAAAATTTAAAAAACAAAGCTAACTTACTTGCTCATACTGCTGAATTAGAAGGATTTAAAAGCAAGAGTCAATCAGTTTGGGTTTTTGGTAATTCTTTTAATGACACTGCAATGATTGATATGTTGCAGACAACAGCCTGGATCGATTCCAGTGAAGGTATTGTATTTTTACCAACAGCACTACAAACTTCTTCTATAACTCCTAACAACATAACTGTTGAGTCTTACCAATGGGCTACTGGTTCGGATTCGTTAGGGTCTAAGCCAGATATGGCTGTAGATGGTTTAGAAAGCACTAGTTGGAAGGGATTATTTATTCTTGGTAACGAATTTAATTACGGCACTTTTAAGTTTGATAAACCATACAATATTTCCAGTCTTCAAATAGATCCTACTGGATTTGGTATGACTTTAACTATTGAAGTAGATACTGGTAAAGGGTTTAGCCAAGTTATCAGTGAAATTATATATAAGACAACTACTTTTATTATTGGTCAAGAGCAAGTTAGAAGAATACGTATTGGATACCAACCAGCTACAGCAGTTTTACCTAAATCTGTAGGAATCAGGAATATGAGACTGTATACGGAGAACACAAGTGATGTTGCTTCTTTGTATACTAAAGCGATTGATGTCCCTATAAACTATTCAGAATTGCTTATTGATTTTAACTCACAAATTCCTACTGGAACCAAGATTAAATCTTTTGTGTCCTTTGATGTGGGAGCAACCTGGAGGGAGTTAACTAAAAATACTTGGACTCCAATTAATACTAATGACACAACCATCGTAAAACTTAATAAAAATAATATGATTGAAGATGGTGGTTATTATGCTGTACCTGTAGATAAGGTGCCCATTACTCCTACCGAAGGAATTATGTTGATTGGTAAAAATCAAGTTGAAGTAAGTGCTTTTAAAAAAGATTACGTAGCACTTGGAGAAATGCCTCATGTTCCTCAACTAACTGATTTTGAACAAGAAGATATTAAGAAGTTTAGAACATGGTTAAGTGTTCCTACTTCTAATGAACGAACCTTAACAAATCGACTTTACTTAAAACCTGGTTCTAGCCAAGTTACTCAGATTATTAAAGGACGAGATATTCTTCCTTTTCAATATCAAGTAGAAAACCAGAATTTTTCTGATTTAGGTTTTATTCTTCTTTATGGTTCTGATGTAACTTCTATCTGCCAACAAAACCATACTTACAAAACTTCGTTTTATGTTTTCTCTGAGAAGGATTATTTTGTTGATTATGCTAAGTTCTTCTTCTTGCAGGGGTATAGGTCTAGAAATTTTAGGTCGTTTAACGAAACAAATAGAAGTTACGGTGCTTTTTCTTTATTTGTTAATGGAACTACTGTTGTATCTGCATCTAAACCTTTTACCATTTATACTTCTCAAGATTTAAATGGTGGTTATATTGAGGGCGGTATTAACGGTATCGGAGAAAATGGAAGTTCTTATAGTTACTCATTAAAGAGGGGCTGGAATCTAGTAGAGATAATGGTTCACACACTAGACCCCAAAATTTATGGGGAAGATTTAGGTTCAAATGGATATCCACCATTCTTGTTCTTATCTTTATATCCCTCTTTCTTTGATCCTGCTTTCCAAGACGAAGCTGCAATTTCTAAAATAGTTGCTAGTGGAGAGTCTAAACCAGTATCCGAATTTGAATTGCTTTGGAATATTCCACAAGATTTTAATTACTGGGCATGGTCTTCTACAAATACTAGGGTGTTCTTTAATACTTGGTATACATCACCAATTGATGGATACATAAAAGGAACTGGGCCAGCTTATGAGATAGAGTATAAGGCTTCACCTGACTATAACCCTTCTATTTCTAGTATAAACCTTAGGTTTGATTTATTAAAAGAACCTACGGTAAAGACAGGACCTATTCTCCAAGATTATAAAGTGTCGTTGAGGTAAACATGCCAGGAAGTTCTTACAACCTACCATTAGATCTTGATCCTAGAGAAGGATACGGAGAAATTACCGTAGAATATGATCAAGTTTTAGACTTATCTAGAGAAGGAGAGGGTTCTTCTAGTACAAATACAGGTACATCTATCCCACACGGGGGAGACACTGGAGGAAGTTCTGGGGGTAGTTCTGGAGGGGATATAGGAGTCCCTGGATCTAGTGGTGGGGGTACTAGAACACTTGATGCAGTAAGCTATGATTCTGGTGGTTTTAATCTTCCATCTAGCCAAGAGTTTAGCCAACTTGCCACTTCTGGTTTTAGTAATGATATTTATGAGAACCTAGCCGCATCTCCTACTCAAACTTACCATAACTCTCAAGTAGCAAATCTTACTGCTATTTTTAGTGGGATTAGGATTATAAATCCTTTGAGTATTGAGATTGATAGGGATCCTACTTCTGTTATTGTGGGCGTATCAGGAAATGATTTACCACATAATCCAGGTGGTGGTGGATCTGGTGGTCCTGGAGGGGGTCCTGGTGGAACAGATAATCCAACTGGCAGTGGTCCTATTCCTAATACTGGTGGAGTTGTTGTTGAGTCTGGTGTAGATGTTGGTGGTCCCCCAATTAATGGAGGATCTGGGCCAGGTTTAAATCTCTTCCTTCCACCCAGCAGAACAATTGCTGGAGTTAATTTACCTTTCAGAATTAACCATAGAAGCAGAGGGGCAAGAGAGTCCACTAAATTTATTTTACTTGGTCAAAAATTGTTTTATATTATTTTGGCTTTAACAGAAACTCTCAAAGTTGGACAAAGAAAAGTAGATGATAATTTTGATTCTATCTATCCTACTGATGCCCAAATAGCCCAAGTACAACATTGCCTTATTCAAGTTAAATTTTTCGAAGAACTTCGAACTAGAAAAGCCACTAATAGATGGTTTAATTAATACTATGACAAACAACAATTTCAACAATAATCTTAAAACTACTGGCATCTTAGTTGATAGTATTGATTACCCTAAGATTAAATCTGGTGGATCTTCTAGCAGTAGTGTGCTAAATAGGTTTCACGACTTAATTACTAAAGACATTGGATCCATTTTAGTTTACTTGAATAGAATGGTAGATAGATCTACTAGGATTGCTGATGCGTCAAGTGCTCAGTCTGCGGCTCTAAATGCTCCATTGACAAGTCTTAACTCTAGAGTAGATACTTTATTAGATGATTCTAGTTTCGTTATGGCAGACTTCTTTACCAGTAATTATATCTCTACTTCTGGAAGTGATACTGTTGCTGATGTTAGTAGCTTGTTTGGCTATGTGACTTTGCCGATTACTAGTTCTACTAACTTACTGCTACATACTGATAGTTATGGTAATAATCAGGTTTCTTCCGAGGTTCAATTATCCTATACTACTCAAGCTGTTCCTCAAAACTATGATTTCGTTAATTCTTCTAACGGCTTAGATATGCTGCTTAGAAAAAATGTTTGGCTAATTGATGCTCCTGGTAGAGCTGCATGGATTAAAATTAAAGCTCCTCTCCAGTATTTAGGACTAAATCCGAATGTGTTGGAACTATACCCATTCCCAGCTTTTGGAGCTGATATTGAAAGCGTACAATACCAAAGAGCAGGAGCTGGCTTAGGTGGTGAGTGGGTTGATGTTGATATCAGCTATGTTCCTGGATACAACACTGGGACACAGAAAATTGAAGCAGCTGGTCCTTTGAGAATTTATTTAGAAGGAGAACCCATTTCACAAATTAGATTTAAAATGACTCCAAAAGGAGACTATAGATTTGGTTTGTATGATGTAAAAGTTCTGAGTAACTCTTATAGTCAATCAGGAACATTAACTGTAAAAGACCCTGATTCTAGAACTATTGATGGTTTAACCATTTATGGTAAAGACCCAGAAGACTTGGCAAACCTGTCTACTAGTTTAACTGCTAACAAAGCTAGAATAGAATTGGTGAGTACTTCGACCTATAAGACACCAGTTATTAACAGGGTAGTTTTGAGCCTGTAACCGATTTTTTGAAAAAAAAGTCAAAAAAGTTGAGCAATAAGCTCGACGCGAAAGGTTACATAAATGAAGATTAATACTTAGGTAAGGACAAACTTAAGTTACAATCTTTTGACAATTTACAAAGAGACTCTACACATAGAGAACCTTATCAAATAGAGAAAACTTAGTATATGAGATTACTAAAACAAGCAAAGTTTACTGGATATGGTAACTCTACACAATTAATTAACTTATTGATTAACTGGAAAAGAGATCTTGGTAATTACGAAGTTGCATTGACTACTATGATTACTAAGATAATCAATGAGTCTCTTAGACTTGAAGGTTACAAACCAGTAAGAAAAGAGATTGAAGATGATGCTGATATGTATCAAGAGTTAACTGGATTAATCTATGCTAAGATTAATGATAAAGTTAACTTTGAGGAGATTAATGAATTCCTTAAAGACAATAGTAACATCTCAGTTCTAGGTATAGATAATAAGTTGAGCTATGAAAATAAGCTTAGATCTTTAAATAAGAAACTATACAATTACTTCATGGTTACACTTAGATTCTCAATCAGAAACAGACTAAGAAAAGTAAACAAATTACAGTCAAGAGCTGAAACAGAATCAAACCTAATTTCCAGAAACTTTAAGAATAAAGATTATCATAGTATTGAAGATGAGCTAGATAATCCTTTTCCTAGGCTCTTTAACGAGAAAGAGAATCTTAAAGAAAGACAAGTAGCTAATATGTTATCTGATGGCTACACTAAAGTTGAAATTAAGAGAAATCTTAAAATCTCAGAGAAAGAACTTAGAAAGGTTCTGTTATCTATTAAATCATCTTTGTTAAATGAGTTATAAATATGAAACACATAGTTAAAAAGATGTTACGATCTTTAACCAACTTCTTAGAACTATCTATTAATAGTAATACAGAACCTGGTGATAAGGTTACTTTTATTGTCAAATATCAGGGTAAAGATAAGCCACAAGTTACTTTAGAATTATCTGGTCTGTCTCAAACTATTAAATCAGTTAGAAAAACTTCTTTTGATCTTACGCCTTATTTAAGAGATAAGCCCAGTTGGACTGGTGAAGATGGAAGTATTAATGGTTTTAGAGATTGGAGAGATTATATTGAAACCTATGTAGCCGCAGAAGCTAAAAGCATCTGCAACTCTGGTATGAGAATGTTTGATTATAAGGTTGAGTAATGATTCCAGAAATATTTGATGATTTTTATGAAGACGGCGAAGGAGAACCTCAAACTCCTAGTACCCAGAAGTCTATGAACTCCGAGGCTATTTATCTACACGGAACTAGAACTATTTTACAATCAATTACAATTGATCCAAAAATAGAATCTAATCCTGTTAGAGATGCTAAGGTTCTTGAAGCAATGCTTTCCACTACTCTTCCAGAAGACACTTTTAGTATTCTTCTTATGCACATGGCACAGACCCTAGAACACAGAAGAAAAATGAAACAGGTCTATGAAGAAATGAAGAAGATTCAAGAAGTAACTATGAGAGCAATGTATGCTGAACAGGCTCAAGCTTCTGAAACAATGCAAGAAGAAGTTAAAGTTATCAAAAAGAAAACAAGTAAAAAAGAAAAGATAGAGGAAACTGAAGTTTTACCTAAAGAGGATCCGCCACCTTTTCCTGCTTCTGAATTTTAATTAGACTATGCTTAAAATAAAACCCTTAAATAACCATATCACGCTAAAACTTATTAATGAATACAATCCTGATGTTTTAATTCAAGACCAGGCTGTTAGAGAATTTAGATGGTGTGAGGTTCTAGATGTTGGTCCAGGTTTCCCTGATTTCAATGGAATTATCGAACCACCAACTGTTAAACCAGGTGATCTTGTATATGTTATGGCTCACGGAAGAGAGCTAGTAAACCTATCAGAACTTGGCGGTGAGGATTGTTATATTGCCTCTGAATTAGATATGATGTGTATTTTAGAAGATCAAAAAACCTATAAAATCAAACCTCTTGGAGTATTTGTTGAGGTTGAAAAGATTGACGACCCAGATACCGAACAGACTGTAGTAATGGTGGATTCTAGAAAGACTCCACCCTGTAGAGCCATAGTAAAAAGCTTAGGTCAGGGTTGGAAAGATATTTCTGGAAACCCAATTGAATTCCAGGTTAAAGTTGGTGACATGATTACCTTTGATCCACATAAGCCTCTTGTAGTTCATTTGGAATCTTTGGGGCTTAATGAGAAAAGATATTTAGTTATGCACACTGATATTTACGGTATTCTGGAGGAAGAGTGATGTTTTATCGTCATGCTAATTTATGTGCTGTACTAAAAGAAGCTATTCAATATTCCTATACTCTTATCAAAGATAAGAAAACAGATGAAAGTTTATTTTTATTAGAGCAACTTAATGAAGTTCTAGATGCCCATACTTTAATTAAAGAAATCAAATACCCAAAGAAATTTATTCCAAGTCTGCTTTGGTTTTTGAGGAATCGAAAAACCCTCATTGCTTATTCCAGCACAGAAAACATTTTAGCCACTAAACTTACGGAGATTACAAAAAGACCCACATGAGAACATTAGATCAAATATTGATGGATTCCACTATGAGTGTATTTAAGCCAAGGATTGATTCCTTGACTGACCTTTCTGGTTGGACTCCAAAGAACAGGGATGCTAAGATGGCAGAGGCTGCTCAGCTAGCCATAGAAACAGCCACCTCTGGTGAAGACTTTATTGCCAATATGCTTAAAAAGGAAGATAGTGGTGAGTCTTTAATTGGTCTCACTATGCAAAGAGAATTTTTAGGTGGGGTTTATCAATTCCTTGAAAACTGGAGAGTCAACCTTGACGCCACAGAAGATGATGAATTAAATGTTCAGCCAGTAGATTACGAATGGTTGAATGGTAATATTAGATCTCTTTATAAACAAGTCCTAGAACTTGATCAGAAGATTGAAAAAATGGCCAGAGTTGATAATGTAGACGGAATAATCACCGAATTGTAATATGCAAGCTCCAAGTATTTCCAGAGGTTTCCTTTATCCAACCCACTTGAAATTCAAGTGTCCACGATATTCTCAGTGTTTGGTAACTAATAAGTGCCAAAACTACGATAAGCACTGTCGTCTTTGTGCTTTATGTGAAACCAGAGTTAGACCTGCAAATAATTTGGGTGGATGTCTTCCAGAAGGTGAATTCGAACCAGATGTACAAGTTGCATTAAAAGTAATTCAAACAGCAGTTAATGCTCCTTTTGCACACCCAGATGCTGAGCCTGGAACTTGTGGTGGTGCTACTATTGAAGACTACCAAAAAATGGAAGAGTCTAAGGAAGTTCTAGCCAACTATTCCAAAATTACCCATACGGAAGAAGATGTGTTTGCTTCCATTGATCAGAGTCAGTATAATCAAATTCAAGGTTTGTTGTAAATGTTACTTCACATAGGTTTTGGCAACATGGTTGCCGCTGATGAAATTGTAGCTATACTTGATTACAAAGTAAAAGCGGTACAACGCATAGCTCATTCTATCAAAGAAGAAAAACCTCGTAACCTTATTAATCTTACTAGAGGAAGAAAGGCCTTGACCTTTTTAGTATTAAAAGGTGATCGCTATATGATCACCTTTCTTCCTTTAAAACAAGTCATCAATCGTTATATGATTGTAATGGGCCAGCCAGCAGAAGACGAGAATGAAAAAGGCTAAACTGCATGGATTACCCCCTCCGCCTCCTTTACTGCATCCTATAATTGAAATTACTGGTGTACCAGATTGTGGTAAAAAGCTAATAGCTGAATTAGTAGCTAAAAGAATTTCTGCTAAGGTTATTCATTGTCCTTATTTAGATTTACAGAGTTTTACTGGTCAAGCCATTTTACATACTGTAATAAACAATCCCAAACAACTGGAAGTAGAGCCTTATTGGTGGTGTCACGTATATGCCGCTAATCTCCAGGAAGTCAGAAAGATGATTAAGGCCTATCAAAAAATTTCTCCTGTAGTAATCACTAATTACACTACAGGTTTTTCATTGTGGTCGAAAGCTATGGGGGTTTCTAATTTAATAGGATTCTACAAAGACCTTCCGTTTTCTAATTTGGCTATTGGTTTACATGGAGCTTATTGGGAAACTCCTGGAAATATAACTAATAATTTTAGTTTGCGTTTTCATTCTAATCTTGAATTTCATGTTAGAAAAAGATGTGAACCAAAATATAAAAAAGTTGAAATGGGTAAATCTAAAAAGATGTGGGAAGAATTTAATATAGCAGCAACTGAAATAACTTCCATAATTAAAGAAAGATTTGGTCTGCATGTGGAAGAAGGTTATCTCTTTACGCCAACACTAAAGTTTACAAAATGAATAATATTGAAACAATGTTAAAAAACTCAGTAGCGATAGTTCCTGTTCACAATGCGGCAGAATACGCTACAGCAACTTTGGATTGGATTATCACCAACCATCCAGAAATGTATTTAATTGTGGTAGATGATTGTTCTACTCCTGAGACTCATAGGGCTCTCAGACAAATATTAGAAACACACCCCACTAAAAACTACCAATTAATTACTCTAGGTAAACAGCAGCTCTTTACTAGAGCTGTGAACACGGGGATTAGAGCAGCTAACGAGCATCGTAGAATTCCTTTTGAGTATTGTTTCATCGTTAATAGCGATTGTATGTTAAAGGAAAATGGATTTGAAAATCTCCTTATCCCATTTACCGTGAATACTGATATGGGGTTGACTGGATATACAGATAGTCCTCAACACCATCCAAAGGAAACTTATACTATTGTTGAGAGTCCTCATTTTGTAACTGGCCACTTTATGTGCGTGAAGTTTGAGGTATTTAAAAAGGTAGGAGTTTTTTGTGAGACTGATTTAGGTGGACCAACTACCAACTACCCAGAGTTTGCGGGATTAAAAGGACTTGCCCATATTGGTAGTGATAGATATTTCTCTAATCTAATTAGAATGTATGGGTATAAAACAGCTTACGTTAACTTTCCTGGAGTAGAACATCGGGCTGGGCAAAGCTGGGGACATCGGCTAGACTGGTTGGCTAATTTTAATCTTGAGTTGCTCTGGGAGCCTTACAACACATTATGAATCAAATTACTTTTTTTTGTAGGAATCTAATTGGGGACGCTATCATGCAATCTCCAACTATTAGATCTATTAAAGCCTACGATCCAAACTGTAAAATTACTTACAGAGTTCCAGAGAAGAGTATTAGTCGAATCATTCATACTCGTAACCCATATATAGATGAAATCGTATTCAACGATTCAGCCCAAGAAGGAGATATGGTTATGGATTGTTGTAAAGCTATGGAAATAGGACAGAACTTACATATCCCTATGACTGAGGGATATGGTGCTCAAATAGGTTTAAATGTTCTTAACAATTCTATTATCTATCAACCTACTCCTGAGGACGATGTTGCTGCTTTAGAGATCTTTAAAACTCTAATTAATAAGCCGTTTGTATTGTGTGCTAGGCACAGTGCTTCTTGTACTTCACATGATCCCAAAATCAATAAACCTAATAAGTGTTTTAGTAACGTTTATTGGCTTCAAATGGGTGAACAATTAAAAGCTATGGGTATTGAGCCTATCGCTATAGGGTCGGAACAAGATCTAGAAGAAGGTAGATTTCAAGATTGGCCTTGGACTAAGCTTTATGGCTATCCGCTAGAACATATAGCTGCATTGTTGAAGTATGCTAATGGCTGTATAAGCGTGGATACGGGAATTAGGTTCTTTGCCTCTGCTGTGGGTTGTAACTTTATGGTTATTTCTTGTGCCATACCTAAGTGGTTGGTAGCCGTTTCTCCTCAACATCCTAATCAACTAGGATTAGAGCTTAATATGGCAGTTAACAATATAGATGTTGATCATCTGAAGAAACTTTTTAGACCATTATTTTCTGAAACAAAATGTCCGACAGAATAGTTATTCTAGGTGCAAATGGAATGCTTGGAAGAGCTTTAGTTAAAGCTCTATCTAAAGATTTCAAGGTCTTAGCTTTTACAAGAAAACAATTAGATATTTCTAATGTGGAAGATGTACAGTATCTTGACGATTTGAGTTTTGACATCCTTATCAATTGTGCTGCTTATACAAAAGTGGATTTAGCTGAAACTGAGAGAGAGTTAGCGATTAAAACTAATACTCTAGGACCATATTTGCTATCTTTATTTTGTAAAAAAATAGGATCTAAATTAATTACATTTAGTACAGATTATGTTTTTGATGGCAAATTAAAAAGAGGATATATAGAAAATGATATTGTCAATCCACTTAATTTTTATGGTCTAACTAAATATAAAGGAGAGAAAGCAGTTCTTACCTCAGGTGGTAATAATTTGATTATTAGAACCAGTGCTTTGTTTGATCATAAGTCTTGCTGCTTTCCAGAAACCATTATAAATGCCTATAATGATCAAAAACATTTGAGAGTGGTTGATAATCAATTAACATGCCCAACCTACGCCCCACATTTAGCCGCTCAAGTATGTAAAATATTACAGGATCCAGATGAATATAACGGGATTTATCATTGTGCTGGTCCAGAGGCTTTGTCTTGGTATGAGTTTGCCGAAAGATTGTTTACTTTCTATACCACCAAACAAGTAGAAATTGAACCAGTCCCTACCCATAAATATAATACCCCTGCTAAAAGACCTTTAAATAGCGTATTAGATACTACCAAGCTAGATAATAAAATAGGTAATCTTCCCAGTTTAGACAAAGCAATTACAGAGTATATGGAGAAAGTATATGAGCATAGGATGGGATGATAGCTGGAAAAAGAAATTAGGTGGCTGTGGTGAAAATGTATATATCGGCCACAACGTCATCTTCACCAATCCTTCTCAGGTATTTCTAGGTGACAGGGTTCGTATAGATCCGTTTTCCCTCATAACTACGGGGCTTAAAACTGGCAACAATATTCAGATATGTAGCCACGTAGTTTTATCAGGAGGAGGTAAACACACAATCACTTTAGGGGACTGGTGCTTTATCGGATATGGTTCTAAGTTCTTTTGTGGGAGTGAAGACTACTCAGGTGAACAGGGGCCTGTAAACGAATATTGGGGAAATAATAAGGTTTACCACGGAGATATAGAACTAAACTCATATTCGGGTGTAGCTTCGGATGTAATTGTAATGCCAGGAGTCACCCTACCAGAAGGTACAACTATAGGTTTGAAGTCAGTTGTCTGGAAGAAAGATCTACTTAATCCATACAGTGTGTACGTAGGACACCCATTGACTTTCTTAAAGGATCGAAATCAAGAAGCAATTCAAAGATTATCAAAAGATGAGAAGTGGTTGAAACATGTATAACAGTAATGAAATATGGGAAACCAAATGGGTAACAACTCAAAATAACCCAATTATCAATCACAATCATCCAGAGATAGTTTCATTATATGGTGGTATTTCTAATGAGCCCCATGCATCTATTGGTATGTGCTCTTTCCTTGAGCCTGTAAATAGTTTTGAAAATGGTTTCAAGATCTTAGATTATGGTTGTGGTGCTGGGGTATTAGCCAATTTTATTAGTGCTCGTCTTAACGATTTTACTTATTATGGCTTAGAACCTCTAAGTGCTCATGGTATTGAGAGAATAACTATTGGTCAAAGATTATTAAACGACCCTAGAGTGACACTTGGACACATAGAATCCCATTTAGAAGATGTTCTAAAACAACCTTTAGACTGTATTACTCTTATTAGTGTTTTTACTCATTTGACAATTGAAAATATATATAAAACATTAGATAAGCTTATTGAGTGCTTTAAAATATCACCTAAAGCTAAAATAGTTTTCTCTTGTTTTATTAGCGAAGAATACTCTTTAAGCTATCCTGAACCACATATAAATGAAGATTTCTACGGATATGTGACGATCACCCAAAAACAACTAGACGACTATATAAAACTCCACCCAGAACTTAAACTAAAAAGAGTGTGTGATTTTTCAGCCACACCGATTTTTATTCACAACATATTTGAACTTAGCTATGAACACGAAAAAATGCTGTAAAGTCATTGCTGTATATTTTGGGGCAAGGAGAACTCTCAACAATAACCCCACTACTCCAGAAGCTTCCTTGGAGCTTTTTCAGCATCACATAGAGTGGGATAAGAAAATTGATCCAGGAATTGATTGTGATGTGATTCTGGTAAACAATCAGGCTGGCTATCATGGGGCTAATGTTTACCTAGACTCATTAGATGGCACCCCATCATTCAGAGGCACCTATAAGTGCCACACAAGGCCTAATACAGGAGGATCCTTTGCTGCTTACGACTATGCTTACCAACAGCACAAAGATGAATATGATTATTGGTGTTTTTTAGAGGATGATGTTATAATTACAGAAGATAATATTTATCTAGATGCAGTTAATACTCTTGAATCAGACCCTACTATAGGCTTTGTATCATTAGCCCCCATAGTTAATACACCTAATGGATGGCATTCAGGTGGCGGGTGTGGTTTTTCCAGTAAAACTAATTTAGATACAGTATCAGTAAATAATGCTGGACATCTTCCACATAATAACGGAACCGATTACACTAGTTTTGAAAACGCAGAATTAGCTTTCACTATAGTTTATGGAGTACATGGTTTAAGATTAGTTAACTTGGAAGGATGTTCTCCTTTCTGTTCTAACTATAAAACTCACGCCTCACAAGCATCCCATTTAAGCAGATTCGATGAATCAGAACGACACATCTACAAGGTAGGTATTTAATGAACGAACTTAAAGATTATTTGAACGACCCAGAAGCAATGTCGGTTCCTGGGATCATTTATATAATAACTAATAAAATAACTACAGCAATTTATGTGGGATCGACTATAAACTTATCCGCTCGAAAAGATAAACATATTTCCCAATTAAAAAACAACAAACATAAAAATATACACTTACAAAATGCTTGGAATAAATATGGAGAGAACCAATTTGAATTTGTAATAGTAGATAGGGTGTCTTTGGAAGATCTACTTATAGCTGAACAATTTTATTACGATATTTTTAACAAAGAAGTTGAAATGTTTAATTATAGTGAATTTACTGATAATGCTTTCAGGGGTGCAAAACACAGTTCCGAAACCAAGGCTCGTATTTCTGAAAAATTAAAAGGCAATAAGTATAGATTAGGCATATCCCATACTCCAGAAATTAAAGAAAAACTAAGAGAACTATCTTTAAAAAGAGGATGTAAACCTCCGTCTCCTTTGGGTGTGAAAAGATCTGAAGAAACTAAAGAGAAAATGAGAAAACCTAAATCTCCAGAACATATCGCTAATATGGTAAAAGCCCATCAAAAAAAGAGAGAACACAAACAAAATGAACAATCTTAAAAACTATTTTAATGATCCTGAGGCTACTAATATACCTTTCTGCGAGAGTCCTTTTTTTTATAGTTTGCTTCCTGGCAAACTAGAAGAATTTAGGAAGACTCAAGTTAAAGGAGAAGTTGGTCAAAGGAAGACCGAGTGGTTTGAAGAGTTAGCACGTCACTTTTATAAACACGGTTTTGTTAAGATTAATCTTGACTTAGAGGATAAATTTGTAGAAGATCTTATTACTGAGCTTGATACAAAGCTCATGGAAGGTGCAGTTAAAACTCAAGAAGGACATTTCCATTATAATGATGGTCCTCGAATCTTTGAAGCTTGGAAATGGAATAAGAATGTTCTTGAGTTAGCTAGAAATGAGATCGCAATGGAGGTGATTGAGTTTCTATACGGTCGAAGAGCAATTCCCTTCCAGACTATCAACTTCAAACTTGGTTCTGCACAACCTACCCACTCAGACCATTGTCACTTTGCTTCTATGCCCCATAGGTGGGTATGTGGTTTCTGGACAGCCTTAGAGGATATTGGCCCCAATCAAGGACCTTTAATGTATTATCCTGGCTCTCATAAAGAACCAATCTATGAATTCCAAGACCTTAAAATGTCTCACACCGAATATAAAGGTGAAAAGGATAATTATACTGAATATGAAAACTTTGTAAGACAGCTTATTAAAGCTAAAAGATATGAAGATAAGTACTTTTTTGCTAAGAAGGGCGAAGCATTAATTTGGGCAGCTAATCTGCTGCATGGTGGTTCAGCGATTACAGAAGAGGGTTCCACTCGTTGGAGCCAGGCCACCCACGTAACGTTCCTTGAGGATGATATAAAACACTACACTCCGTTCTATTCTGATTACAAAGAAGGTCATTATGTGTTGAAAGACATCTCTTCCAAGAATATTCGAGACTATCAGTTACCAGAAACATATCCTTTGATCAAAGCCGTTAATAGTGAGAAGCTTACAAGAAGCAATACTTTCTATCCTAAAGAGGAAAATTAATGACTAATATTGATACTCTAAAGTTTCAGACTTGTCCTAGAAGAATAAACGAACTTGGTCCTTGGGAAAGAACTGAGAATCTTGATATGTGGGACAAGGAAAACAAATGTACTTTTTGTGGTTCTCTACATCCAGATGAATTTCTAAAGAGAGCAAAAGAAGGTGATAAAGTTACACCTACTGATAAAAATTACAAGTGCTATCTTAATGATAGGAAAGTCTACTTCCAACATTTCAATGATGAACAACAGTCAACTCTTATTGAAATGATGAATAACAACGAAATCAACTTTGCTATTCCTGGAAGATTCTATGTTCCCCCTTTCTTTTGTCAGGTGGTAAAAAGTGGAGATTAAGTATTACAAAGATTGGGGTGGTGAGATGCGAGAGGTTGATGGCTTCTGGCCTGAACAAGCCTACGCCGCACAGAACCCAGAACCACCAACATGGGCTACAGAGTTTGACCCAGCCGTAGGAGAATTTTATAATGATTAGTGAAAAACTGTTAGAATTAATGAATGAGGCATTTGAAGCTGATCCTCATGCTGTACACAGTTTAGTTTGCAATAGGGTTCCTTGTAATAAGACTCTTCAAGATCACCCATATATTCAAGTAGATATGCTTGGCTATGAGACAGATAGACCTTTTGCTACTGTAGGGTTTCTTGGCTTGTTAAATGGTCTTTGTGCTCAAGATGGTAATTTTCTATGTTTGGAGTGGTCGGAAGGAGATACTCCACAAACTAGTAGACCTATTGGTTTTAAGTTGATTAACGAAGCAGAAGTTTATGGACAAGCTGAATAATATTTCCGATTCTTTTCAGCTTAAGAAACCGATTTGTGTTCTGGTTGGTGGTCAAGGAGGTCTTGGAAAAGCTATTACTCCTTTGTTATCTAAGGATTATACGGTTATTGACTTCTCTTCTAAAGAATGTGATATTACTGATATCCAAATGGTTAGGGCTACTTTAAGAGTTTTTAAGCCTGATATTGTAGTTAACTTAGCAACTGTTAGTTATGATGGTTTACTTGTAGACTCTACTCCAACAAATATTGAAAAATCAATAGCTGTTAACGTAACTGGTGCTTATAATTTAATCAAAGAAGTTAGTATTTATTGGGGTGAAAGAGAATGTAAAGGTAGGTTTATTCAAATTAGCTCAGTGCTTTCCCAGAAACCAGTAAAAGGCGCAGGACTATATTCAGCGTCTAAAGCCTTTACTGACAACTTAATTAGAGTTGCTGCATTAGAAAATGCTAAACATGGTTCTACTTGGAATTCAATTTTACTAGGTTATTTTGAAGGTGGTCTTTGTGATAAGTTACCTGAAAATATTAAAGAAGCTACTTTGAAAAATATTCCTTTGAGGCGATTTGGAAAAGCAGAAGAATTAGTTAACACTATTAAATTTCTAGTTGATACTGAGTATTGTAACGGAACTGTTTTAAAGCTTGATGGTGGTTTGCTGTAATGAAGGATTTCAAATTTCTCATATTGTTTGCTTTTTTTGAAAGACCGAACATGTGTAGAAACATGTTACAAAGCATTAAAGATCAAACTTATACTAATTGGCATCTTCACGTTATTGATGATGGAAGTAGAGAGGGTCTTCAGGTTAGACCTATTGTTGAGGAAATGTTATCTGAGCATCTTGACAAAATAACTTTTGACTATATTCCACACACTCCTCAACAAAAAGAAGCACAAGGTGGCAGTCATCATGGTCTGTACATGACAGAAGCATTAAAGAAAAGTGATGCTGATTATTTTATTTTTGCATGTGACGATGATATGCTCCTCCCAGACTACTTGGAGAAACTAAATGATTGGTACAAAGATAATCCTGACGTAGTTTATTCATATTGCCATGTCTCTACATTTGATCCTTTTGTAGAAACCCCACCCGATGTACCAATAAGGGGTTTTGCACATAATCACGTTCACGACCTATATGGTAGCTGTACAATTGACGCATCTCAGGGCTCATTTAGTATAAAACAACCCATAGAAGCTGGCCTACATCTTCCAGTTCAAACTAGAAATCTGGATGCTACCTGGTATGACCAAATGGGTAGAGTATTTGGGTTATGTAAGTGTAACCATATTATGGGACAATACAAAGCCATTTTTTCAGATCAGATGGGAAGCCGATCAAACACTTATAACGTAAGAGATAAAGACTAAAGTCCTAGTCAAAATCTAAAATTAGCTTACATATAAACACTAGTTTTAGATTATAAAGTTCAAGGACTATTATGGAATTCGACTTAAAGATAAAAATTACAAAAGACTTCTTTACAGATAAACATTATGTGGAAACTGTAATAAGTTACTTTGATTATAAAGAGCTATTAACTGATACAGTTATTAGAAAGAGAGTAGTGGGAAGACAGGAATTGGATCTTAATAAAGAACTTCAAAAATTAAATGAAGATGATTTTAATAAGATTATGGAACTAGTAAAATCCTCAGCTGAAATTTGTTTTAGAAATACTCTTGTCAGCTCTCAAGACTTTTGGAAAGAGTCTGGTATGGATTTAGTTTTTCCAAAAGTAGAAGATTTTAAGGTAGAAATTGATGATACGATTGTTTAAAGTCAAGATGGCCAGATCCGCCAAGAAGTTAGTAAATGAAGTACTTTCTAGTGGTTTTATTGGTCAAGGTCCTAAAGTAGATTTGTTTGAACAGAAGCTCAAAGAAGCTTTAGGAACAAAGGGTACACCTGTGACTGTGAATTCCTGTACAAGTGCCATTGATCTGGCCCTAGAACTATGCGGTGTAGATTCTGATTCAGAGGTAATCACAGTTCCAGTCACCTGTGTTAGTAGTAACACTCCAGTTCTATTGGCAGATGGTACCACAAGAAGTATGGGAGATCTAGTAGATAACAAAGAAGCAGTTGAAGTTGTTTCTTTAAATACTTCTACGGGACAATTAGAACCTAAGAAAATTACTAATTGGATTAAACACCCTTCCACAGAACAGTGGTATAAATTAGCTATCAAGAAACTGCTTTCAAAGGATGATTCTAATATTTTTCATCAAGGTGTTTGGTTAACTGCTGATCATCAAGTTTTAACGAAGGACAGATCCTGGCAAAGAGTAGATTCTCTCATTGAATCTGATAAAATAGCTACTCAGTATGAGGAATATACCTCCCTTCAAAAGTCCTTCGCAGATGGATTAATTCTTAGTGATGGTTGTATTCAAACTAACAAAGGTTACGGATCTAGATTATCTACAGCTTTTGTACATGATAAAGCTGAGTTAGCAAGTTTGGCTAAGAATTTATTAGGAGGCTTGCTTTATCCTAGGCCCCAAAGAAACCAAAGTCAAGAAGCCTTAGCTTATCAAAGCTCTGTCCATCCTTTCTGGATGAAGCAGAAACATCGTTGGTATCCAACAAAATCAAAAATCGTTCCAGATGATTTGGTTTTAACTCCAGAAACTTTGGCAGTTTGGTACATGGGTGATGGTTCACTTGGAAGGGACGAAAACGGAAATCCCTCTAAAATTGTTTTCTGTACAGATTCTTTTGATATTCAATCTTTTTGGAAGTTGTTTTATAAGATGGTTGATTTAGGTTTTAAACCAACATCAATTAAATCTCCTAATAACAAAGGAAACAGAATATGTTTAGGGTTAGTAAACAGCGATATAGATAAATTCTTATCTATGATATCCAGCTTTATCCTTCCTTGTTTTAGGTATAAGGTTCCGGAAGGGTATACTGAATATAATCCTGAAAATTGGATTATTAAAACTCCCAGAGAAGTACACTATGCTGAATATTTACTTAAACAAGAAAAGCCACCTAGTTATGTAAAACCTAAATACGTCTACTGCATTCAAGTAGAAGATAATCAAAATTTCATTGCTTGGAATATGGTTCTTCATAATTGTTATGCGTCTAATTGTCACATACTGCACAGAGGTGCTAAGATTAGGTGGGCTGACGTACAGGAAGGCACTTGGTTAATTGATCCTAAATCAGTTGAAAGACTTATTACTCCTAAAACCAAAGCGATCATAGCTGTAAACTGGGCTGGTAAACCTTGTGATTATAAAGCTTTAAAGAAGTTTGGTATTCCTGTAATCGAAGATGCAGCTCACTGTTGGGATTACTTTAGCCAACATCAAAAACTGGAGAGAGGGGATTATATATGTTACTCCTTCCAGGCTATTAAGTTTCTTACCACTAGTGATGGCGGGTGTCTTATCACAAACGATCCTGAAAAAGAGAAGCTGGCTAGATTACTTAGGTGGTATGGGTTAGATAGAACTCTTGGACAGTCATTTAGATGTGCCCAAGATCTAAAACACAATGGTTACAAGTACCATATGAACGATGTTTGTGCCGCCATCGGTTTAGCTAATCTATCAGAAGCCAAGTTATCAGTGAAGAAGCATAGAAAGCATGCTAATTATCTGATTAACAACATTACAAATCCGTTTCTATCTCTCCCAGTATTTGATGATAAATGTTCTTATTGGTTAATGAGCATTTCGGTATTAACGCAAAATGTAGATGAATTCATTGCTTATATGGCAAAGAATGGTATTGAAGCAAATCCTGTCCACTATAGGAATGATAGATATACTATAACCAAACCCTTTATTGAAAAGGATCTTCCAGGAGTTGAACAATTTGCCAAACAGCAAGTATCCATTCCTGTAGGATGGTGGTTAAATAAAGAAGATTTAAACAAGATTGTTGAAGTTTGTAATAACTGGAATCCTGTATAGTTACACTATACATTGATGTACACAAAAACAAACTATAAACAGTACCCTTCTGTATCAGCCGTGCTTGCTGTTATTGCAAAACCTTATATTGAAAAATATGTTAATAGGGTTGGTAAAGAAGTTGCTGATAAAGAAAGACAACAATCTTCTGATTTCGGTAAATCAGTTCATACCAGTGTCTCTGAATCTATTGGTGGGATAGCTACAGCTGCTCCTGTGGAGATTCAGCCCATCATTACTAGTTTTGATGAATGGGTGTCTAAAAACGTTAAAAGATGGATTTGTAGAGATGTAGAAATCATATCCACTAAACACAAATACCACGGAGCCCTAGATGCCATAGCTGAACTTAAAGATGGTACTTATGCTATCTTAGAATTTAAAACATCTAAAAAAATCCAAGACGACCATTATCTACAAATTTGTGCATATGCTGGTTGTGATAAAGTAGTCTCAGAACAAGATTCACTTCCCCCCAATTTCCAGTTAAGTAATTGTAAATTGTTTATTGTAAAGCTTAATAAAATTACAGGACAATGGGAGGAGGAAGAAGTATCTAAAAATGATCAGGAAGTCATTTTTGATATTTTTCTCTCAGCATTGAAGATTTGGAAATGGAAGAATCGTCTCAATACTTAAAATTCCCATTGGGTTTAATTAATCTTGGTCAAACCAAGAAAATTACTCAAAGAAATAAGCTTGCTGAAAAAGAGTGGAAAATGAGAACTTCTGCTTACATTGAATATAGGTATTATCTTAACTTCCATAAAGGAACTAAGAAAGCACATAAATTAATTCAATTGAATGATGATATTGTGATTTGCGTCTAATGAATAAATATTTTACTAAACACATTAAACCTTACTCTTGGGTAGGTCATTTTGAAGTAGATGGGGGATGGGGTCCAAAAAGAAAGCTTCAATCTATTTTGAATTTTGATGATCCTCTTATCAGTGGAATTAAAAGTCCAGTATTTGTGACTCCTGTTTTTGATCCTGTAACTAATAACTCAGATATTTTAAATGATAAATATTCAGTAGTTTTTATGGGTGAACATTATAAAGAGTTTATTAATCTTGTTGGAATCATTCAAACTCAAATGGAAAAAGAAGCTTTGTTTGTCTTACAAAGCATTGATTCTAAAAGTAAGTTAGGTACTCTAAGATTGACAGTTACAGTCACTAAAAATAATCCACCAATTTACAGTATATTTGAAGGAGAATTGAAACCTGATTTTTCTCAGACGAAAAAAATATCTTCTTGGCAATAACACTATAAAACGAATATGGAACATATTGAATTTGAAGGAAAGGATGGAAAAATCCACAACATTACTGAACTTGAAGATCAAATTGAAAGAGCCAAGGAATTGAAAATTCTTAATACTGGCACTAAGAATTTGAAGAAAGGAAAAGGATACGATTTTAAGATTGATGATAACCCTCTGAACCAACAGACTGGAACCATCAATATTATTGTGAATGAGGAAACTAACTAAAACTATGACAATCCAAGAAAGAGTGGAAAATTACGAACTTACTAAGATGACCCAGGAAGAGAGAGTTGCGGTTCTTACCAAAGAATTTCAAAACATTATTCTTAACACCATTCTGGGCAAAGATCCTGTGTGTTTAATTAGAGCACATTCAGCTATCTTCGACGATGTTTACAGTGTAGTGCAAAACCTTTCTCTTCCTGAGGACTTTGTGGATCCAGGTGGAAGTGATTGGGAAACTTCCAACACAGAATTTAATAAGTTCTGTATGTCAATTCCAGTAAAAGAAATTTCCACCGAAGAGCTTGAAGGTGTAGATGCTGAATATACTGGTAAGCTTCCTGACAGCCAGTTATTCCTCCAGATTATCAGAGCATCCGATCAGATTAACATTCAGGTAGAAGGATTCCTTGAGAAGACTGGGGCAAAAGGTAAGATCATGAGATCAGGGTTGCCTTTTGAGCCGACCATTGCTGAGAAGAGAATGGTTTGTTTGATGGTTGCTCTGCTTTCTCCTGAACAATCCACCGAATCAACAGATCAGGTGCTTATTTAAATGAGTTATAAAGCAGTAGGTAAGGTATGGACCCCTGAAACTCTAAGAGAAGAGTTAAAGAAGGTTCCAGTTCCCAAGTGGTTTAAGGCGATTACTATTCATCACACTGCTGCTCCCTCTTTGACCCAAAGGCCAAAGGGGTTTACTTTGCAACATATTATTAATATTAGAGACTTCTATATTAATAAGAAACATTGGGATCGGGGACCACACTTCTTCGTTGACGAAGATCAGATTTTTGGTATGACGCCTGTTACTGAGAAAGGAATTCATGCTGCTAGTTTTAACTCCTTTGCTCTTGGTATTGAAACACTAGGAGATTATGACTCAGAAGACCCTAAATCTGGAAGGGGGCTTGCTTGTTGGACTGAGTGTGCTAAGCTTGTAAATGTGCTTTGTGAGTGGGCGGGAATTGTTCCCACTGAAAAGACTATTCTTTTTCATAGGGAAGATCCTAAAACAAGTAAAACCTGTCCAGGCACTAAAGTCAATAAAACGTGGGTTTTGGATTTAATCAAACAAACCAGTTCCTCCAGTACACCCACACCAATCACACTGACAAATCTAGCAATACCGATTACAATCACTAAAGCTGGATCTAAAGAAACTATTCAGGGGACTCTTATTGCAGATAAGGTATTTATACCAGTAAGATCCTTTATGTATTTCTGTGGAGTTAGTAAAGAATTATTTGAGAATAAATTTGCCGCTAAAAAGGATAAATACTATTATGATAACAAGTTAATGGAGCAAGCATTTTTTAATGCTGACAAGAATACTGTTTTTGCTTGGATTAGAGAGGTTTTACCCTTTACTAATTTAACAGTTCAGTCTTTAAATTTAGCTAACAGAACTCTTCATTTGGATAACTAAAACCTCCCTATTATCTATGAAAGGTGATCGAAAGATCATCTGCGTCTTTCAAGGATTATCCATGATGACTTCTAAGTTAAACGCAGTGACGAATGATTTCAACGTCTTACTGCACAGCCTTCCCTCTTCCATTACTGACTACATTGTAGATCCTGACAACCTTATTGAGATTGTAGTAGATTTACAACGACCTGTTGAATTAAGATTTTCAGATGATAGTTTCATAGAACTAAAAACTATTGGAACAGAATATTTAATTGAAGAAATTTTAAATGAAATGAGTGAACCAGGAGTTGATAATAGGTGTGGCTTAAATGAAACCTTACATCGTATCAGCGTTATTCAAAACAAGAATTTAGACATAGTTGGTATGACTATTAGAATTGGTAAACCTTATGTGGGTAATGCTATTCTGATTGCAGATCTTTTAGAAGATAAGAAAAACATCTTACTAATCGGACCTCCAGGCCGAGGAAAAACTTCGATTTTAAGAGAGGCTTCTAACATTCTATCCTCAGAATTATTGAAAAGAGTAGTAATCGTTGACACCAGCAACGAAATTGCTGGTGAGGGTAACGTCCCTCATAGGGCTGTCGGTCGAAGCAGAAGGCTACAGGTTCCTAAAACCAAAGCTCAGCATGATGTAATGATTGAAGCTGTAGAGAACCATAACCCACATACAATCATTATTGACGAAGTATCTACATCAGAAGAGGGTCTGGCTGCTCAAACTATTGCTCAACGGGGTGTTCAAATACTTGCTACAGTACATGGTCACACATTGAATGATTTAATTCAGAACAAATCTCTTGCATCTATGGTGGGTGGTATTAATAAAGTCACTTTGAGTGATGATACTGCGAGAGCACGGGGATGCCAGAAAACTGCATTAGAACGGGAGTTTCAACCACCCTTTGATTGTGTTGTAGAAATTAACGCATTTGATGAAGTAGCAGTTCATCATAATGTTAATGAGTCAGTTGATGCTATTTTGAATGGTAAGAAAGTTGTACCAGAGCTTAGAAGACTTATTAATAATGAAGTAAGAATATTGGTTCCTTACAGTGTAGAATCCTCATTTCATATCAAACCAACTTTCACTGAGGAAGATAGAACAGAAAACAGAAATCTGTATCGAGAACATAAACGAGAAACTAAAGACCAATTCCCAAGAAGGGGGACTCAGAAAAAGAGATTTACTAGAAGAAAATAATGAGGAAAAATCCACGAACAGAAAGATTTGACCCCTTGACTATTCCAGATCTACTGGAAAAGGCCAAGGCAGGGGACATGGTTGCTCGTAATAGGTTATTGTACATGTTTCAGAGCCTCGTAGCGGCCCTTGTGAACGTTTGCCTTAATGGGAAACCCTTTACCCCACACCAGAAGACTTTTGTACGTTTATTTGCTACTAAAGATGAATCTATACAAAGTGCAGGAATGAGGTTAAAACTAAAATTATCACATCCTGATAAAAAGCATTTAAAAGATAAGTTATTTTTATTGGGACAAGTGGCAGTGTTAGAGGCCATAAATAAATGTGAAAAGAATTTAGCATCAACAATCTTATATTGCTTTAAAGAAGAGATCACAACTGCAACAAAAGAAGCAACCCCCACAATTCATACAGACTATGATACTCTCCAGCAATCAACGACCATACATGAAGATACGTATTTAAATATATTTCTTACGACTTTAAGTGAAGAAGATCAAGTTGTTGTAGAGAAAATATTAAACGGAGAGAAAGGAGTAAAAATTTCCAGAAATCTAAAATCTAAATTATCTGCGTTTCTTCGTCCAGACACCTCTATTTAAATAAGGGAGATACAAACATGGTTATTAAGGTTAAAGTAGTGGGACCAGTTTCTGTTAAGTTCAGAGATCGCATCGGTCCGTTTAGTTGGAATCGAACTGTAAAAACAGAATTGAATGAGACTTATACCTTGTCTAAGACAAATGGTCTTAGCTTGCAGAAAGTACAAAAGATTCCTGGCCCGTTTGACATGTCGGTCTATGTATCGGTCTCCAATGGAGAATTTCGGGGTAAAGTTAAATTAGTCCTTGATGGTACTGATTTAACAGTCTTAGAACAAGACTTGGGCAGCGGTAAGTTGAGTAGCTTTGTAAAGCCTTGGAAAGTTAGAGTGAACAATGTACGAGGAGTAACTTGTGATTTGTCACTCTCTCTAGAGACAAGCTAAGTTAAATACTTGTAGCTTACGATATAGATGGTTCTAAATAGGGCCATCTATATTTATTTACACGGCAACTCTATATAAGTTAAATCTAAATAATGACTGAGAAAGAGCTGGACAAGATTCTTGTACACAATAAGAGTAATAATCACACAACTCTCCAATATTCCCAGTCTTGAAATCTTTAATAGATTCCTTTATAAATAAAATACTGGCTAAGACAATATTAGAGACTTCAACTACTGTTTCAGCAATACATTCAACTACTTCTACTACGATCTCTTTAACAGGCTTAATTCCTAACAGAGAAAAAAAAACATTCTTCAATTTATTACCGACTAATTCAATTATTTCAAACATAAGACACCAAATAAATATAACGATCTACAAGATCATCATAATGAAAAGTGGGTGAAACACTATCACATTTAATTGGTTCTACCATCATAGGTATTCCAAGTTTAGTTAAAGCGTACATTCCCTCAAATTCAGGTTTTTTAGAATGGTAAACCATAAACTTACCATTAGATTTAAAATAGGTTGCAAGAAATAATGTATCGGGATTTTCTGACTTGATTCTGTTTATTGTTGCCTCAACAGACCAATTGTGAGTAAAAGAAGTACTGCTGATGTAACTATGTACATCAGCAGTAAAGTGTAATCCTAGTAAAGGTTTAATCAACTTACTTCATAGTAGTCTTCGGATAAAACTTCCCCATTCGAGTTAACTGGCATAAAACCAGCTACTTTTTGAGTAATTTTCGTAGACTGTAATTTAAAGTCACTAGGGCTTTCAATTATTACGGCTTTGTGGTTCTCTGCTGCCCTTTCACAGGCTTCTAGTACCTCATGTGCCATATACCCTGTAAGATTAGAAACAGGCACCAGAACTTCACATTCTTCAACAATGGTATTTGTGTACCTTACTCTCGCGTAGTACTCAACTCCATCTCGATTATTTTCATTGCATTGCATAATAGTGTGGTCAAAGACCTCCTATAAATAAAGACGATTGAAACCACTAAAAGTGCTCAATCAATTAATGTTTTTTATTGTAAAGCTTTGTAATCATTTCTTTTTTACAAAAAATTCAATACCATAATGAGGATAAGGATTTCCAAACTGTTTAGAGTTAACTTTTAAGCTACTAGAACTTCCACCATCCATATTCATAGCATAAGTGCAACCTAATTTTTGTAAATCAAAAGCCATATTACTTAAACTAGTGTTGCTGTTATAGTAAAGTATAATTTTCCCAAATTCAGTAATACCAAGAGCAGTATGCTTGGTTACTCTACTAACATCTAATTGAAAGTGTCCTTCTTTTAAAGAAAGTGGATAAACAATTTTACCAGCATTAATTAACCAAGGTCCTGCCTGACTAGCTAAACTATAATCAGACAACATAGATGCATTTGAAAGTACCTTTAAAGAAGGCACTCCTTTTTCAGTTATAAGAAAGACAGGACGTATATTACTATATTTGTCAATATAAGGAAAAAGAGTATAATCTTTTAACAGACCAATTGGATTATTGTTCCAATAGTAATTACTATTTATAGCAAAATTAGATAATTTAGAAAGCTTTTTTCTAAATATTTTTATTTCATAAGCTACTGGATTTATTTTAATAGCTACAAAATTATTCTGATGGATAATCTGGTATGGTAGTACCATGATTAAATAGTGGTGCTTGTCTCGGAATAGTAATCATTTTTTCAAAATAGTGTAATCGTTCTTCTAGTTCTCTAATTCTTTTTTCTAGCTGCACAATGGTTTTAGAATTAGTTTTGGATGCTGACGATAGTATGACAATACTCCCAGCAAGGCTACTAATTGTCTCAGAAAATTTATCTAAAGCTTTATAGAGTTCAGTCATCTTGTTTTTCTTCTTTTTGTGGTTTAGATTCCTGCTTAGAATTTTGTTTCTTTTTAGAGTTCTTAACATTCCAATAATGTTGTTCTTTATTAATAATTTGTTTTCTTTGTCTCATTGTACAAATGTCCCACATGATGCATAAACATCAGTTCCTACTCTTTCAATAACTTGTGTTTTATTCTGGAAGGAGGGCCACATATTTGAAATGTAATCCATGTTTCTTTGGATTACTTCAATTGAGGATTCCTTTCCATATTCTTCTGAATAAGGGTTGTATCTTACTAAATTAAACTCACAGTCTAGTTTATACTTACTAATAGCATCTATGATTCTTTCTAGATCTTCAATACTATCATTTTCGCCTTCAATAAAGCAATGGTGGATCTTAATCTTTTTCTTACTATATAACTGATAGTTTTTTAGTTTTTGTAAAGCAGAATCAACATCTAAACCATTAGGAATCCACTTCTTTCTAAAATCAGGATTTACTGAATATAAAGAATAGTAAATGGTAGGATGAATAATTTTAAAGACTTCTGTTAACTCTTTATCAAAGGTCCTAGGTATAATTGTAGAGATATTATATTTTACAGATAAATTAGAATCATAAGCCATAGCTAACTTACCCAAATCATATAGTATAGAATCAGCATCCTTTAAAATATTCTTATTTTCCAGTACCTCTCCTCTAGCCATAAAGTTATAATGAATAATTTTAGCAGGATGATCAGATTGTTTGTAATGTTTTAATACTTCACTTGCTTGTTCTAAGTATTCAATGTGAGATGCATCTTCGAGTTTAGTTTGCTTAGTTGCAGAAAGCCAGCAAAATCTACAGCCACGATTGCAACCTGACTGACTAGATAAATAACAGATAAAATAATCATCTTTCTTCCTCACATATCTAGACTCTAAAAAGCCTTCCATCTGTTGCTCAACAAAGTTGACTGATCTATCTATCTGTGAATCTAATCTCATTAAAACCAGTTACATCCTTTTAAATTTGTTTCTCTTCTTTTTGCTAGCTCTAACTCATTTTCTAATTGTGGAATTCTAGATTCTAGTCTTTTTAAAGCATTCTTTTTCCATTTAGCCATAGCTTCAACCCATTCTGGATTAGCTAGAATAATACCAATCAATTCTTCCAGATAAGGAACAAAACTAACTTCTGGATCTATCTCTAGATAGGTTCTAGATTCTTGATCCCATCTACCAAGCTCACCAATAGTTACTGTTAAGCCTTCTTGTTGACATTCATTAAAATTCAAGTGACTTGCGTAGCGATAGGGAGTTTGTCTAGATATTGAAAACTGGCCTTCTTGTCTATATTGTATAAGTACAGTTAAACCATCTTTTAATTCATACTCTGCACGATAATTCATAATTATTTATCCTGATCAAATTCTTCCAAAACGGTTGCTTGGGTGGATCTACATTAATAGATTGTACCACTATCAAAACTTCGAGATCAAAAATCTCATTACTACCTGTAATTGTTAAATTCATTTTTTTATTTTCCTAATGTAACAATTTCACAGCTACCACCATGGCAAGCTTGAGCACCCATAGTATCTAATTCTAGATAGACTGGGGCTTTAAGGATTTCTGTAAAATCTACATCTTTCATTTCTCTTGTAATAGATTCCCACTTATGACAAAGATGCACATCTTTTAAACAATAAATAGTTCTATTAATATCATTTTTGAAATAGTTTTTGGCAAACTTCTTAACTCTTGCAATCCAAGAGTTCTTTAAAAGAACTTGTTCTCTTGTACCAATGGGAGTTTTGTTATACAAAATATGTTCACAAGCATCCCATAAGTTTTGATTAAAGTAATGAAGACCATCAACAATAATACCAGATGCAAACAAACATCCTTTACCATATTTGTTAGCGATCTCTTCAAAAGTTAAGACAGAAGTATTAGGTGCTTGATTATAGTCCTTATCACCAAACAAAGTAATAAAACTAACAGCAGTAAAACTATCTTGGTTCTTCATTAAATACTGGATAATTTCTTCTCTATCATCAATAATAACAGTGTTGCTAACATTATGTGAAGTAGTAGGAACAATACATCTTTCTTCTACTTTACCATAGTTTACCCAATTATCTTTAACTAACTTAATTAGTTCTAAATGCTTAACACCTTGAAGTTCTTCTTTATATAAAGTGCCTGGATCATTCTCAATAGGAACAAAAACAGCATAGTCAGTTTGATTAGAAGAATAGACCCCTTCTTCCAGAAGTAAAGGCATATTTTTATTTACCCAAACTCCTACTTCAGTATCTTTATTAAGTTGCATAACTCTGAAATACTTTTCAGAGTGTTCTGGATGAATACCAGAAGCACAACCTAAGATAACAGAAGAATTACCAGAAGGTTTAACAGTAGTTGCTCTAGCAGTAGGATTAATTCCAATAATCTTAGCTACTTCTTCGTTAGTATCTAATACTATCTTAGCTCCTTTTTGAAGTACTTCTGGATTAAAGAGCCATGGTTGATTACACCAACCACTAATAGATACTCCAAGTAAAGCTTCTTTTTGAGAAACATAAATTGTATCTTCTAAGCAATCTTCAATATTAGCAAAATTAGTATATCCTGCTTGAAGAGTTCCAACAATGGCAGCAGTTCTACACATCAAGTAGAAATCTTTCTCAGTTTTACATAACTGAGCATTACCTTCGTTAAGATTACAACATTGAATAGCTGTTCTAATAGACCCATCTGTCAACAAAGTAGGATCAGACTTCATAATCCTCTCCATAATACTCTTATCAGAATAATCAAAAATTAATGGGGTAAAGCCAATCTCAAAACAATTATGAGCTACTAAGCCATTAGCTGAAAAAGCATGAACATCTTCAACTGAACAATCATATACCATTTGATAACCAGCATCTTCAATACCAGTTACTTCATCATAAAAGTTTGATTTGTATAAAGACCTAGAATAAGAATCTAAAAGCTCTGATAAATGTTTCTTTTTATCTGGATTACTGAAATTGATGAGTCTTTGATACTCAAGTATAGAATCTCTGCTAATGACTAACTCATGGCCCGCACGACACCAATACTGAGCTTGACCACCTTTACCATCAGGAAGAGTTCTATAGCCTTCAGGTTGTCGATCTTTATAGATAGTAGAAACAATACCTAAACTTAATAATAGTTCTTGAACATTTTTCATGTTCTTCATATCTGAACTAGTTAATCTAATAGATACACCTTTTTCTATATTACCTTGAACTGAACCATCAGCATCAAAATATCCTTGAAGGAAACCAACTGTAAACTCTGAAGATTGTTTTAGACATGAATCACCCAAAATCTTATCCCCAGAGTCTGTTACACAACCAAGATCTTTCATTAGATCATAAACTTTATTAGAGGTTAAACAAGAATAAGTAGCAAGCTTAGATTCTTTATGTTCTCTGTGTCTTGAGTTTAACATTTCAGCATTAGACAAATGATCTAAACACATAGAATGCATTTCAGATTTATTATCCCAAAACTTAATTTCGGCTGAAAGTTTACTAAAGTTTCCATCACCAATTACAGAACCTACCAAATAACCTTTGGAAAAATCTGGAGAAGAATAATCTACAGGCTTTGTGAAAGTTCTATTATTATTTAGTAAAACTGCTTCACCCATTCTTATATCTTCAGCCCTCATCCACTGTCCAGTTTGAAGTTTGAGCATATGTCCATTAGTTAAAGTAATATCTCTTCCAGACTTGAATTTAAGATTAATTGATTTCTTACTTCCAACAAGCCAAAATCCCTTAGAACTATATTCTTTACCATCAACAACAGCATTAAAAGGACGATCAATTAAGTCATAAACTTGTTTAACACCTTCAGAAGTATTGACCCAAGTTTCTCCAATTACACATGGGTTAAGAATCTCATACATATTGTTGAGGAAAACAAACCCCAAATCTGACATACCATCATTTTTTTCTACTAGATCTCTAAATTCTTGTTCAGTAAATTTATGTCTTAACAACCCTACCGAGTTATTAGATCTGGCTCTTTGTGGATTCTTTTCTCTCCAATTACCTACTTTAGCATTAACTAGATCGTGATCTTCAGGAGAGATGATGATTGAACAAGCACTTCTTCTTACACCACCAGAAAGAACAGCATCAGATAGATGCATAAAAATGTCATAAGCAATAAGAGAACTAAAAGGTTTCTCAAAGTCTTCGACATAACTATTCATCAAAGCTTCAATCTGCTCAAATGACTTTTGCAAACCATCTGGTCCAGGAGCTTTAAATCTACGACCTACTCTAGATCCTCTAGGCCTGATTTCACTATAATCAAATTTAATTACATAACCATTATATTCTTTAAATTTGTCAGACGATCCATATGACAAATAGGAGTTTACTAGAATATGAGCAGCTTGTGCCCACCCCTCAATATTATCAGGAATTTTAAATGTCTTAGTTCCTTTAGTTCTACTTTGAATAGGTGGTAATAAGTCAACAAAAGGTGTCATCATATTCAGACCGACACCACAACCACAAAGCAACAAGTAAAAAGCGTTGCCTAAATAAGAGGGTTTATCAGAATATAAAACTAAACAATTATAAGCCTTAAATTCATGGTTAAAAAGAGAATCTCCTCTAAACTGGAGCATTCTTTGAGAAGCTAAGAATCTTTTTTCTTTGTAAGCTTCAGTAGCTTCTTTTAAATATGGTTCAAGATCTTGTAGGTAATGAGAATACTTTTTACGATGAGTATTCATTACATCATCAACGGCTTCATCCCAAGTTTCGTAACGATTCAGGTCATCTCTGTAACCTAGGTAGTCTGAATATAATTTCAGGTTGGCAAGAAAGTTCCTTTCTTTTTTCAATTCACAATTCTCCGCAAATACAATACTCCATTAATGAACTAAACCAAGCGTTTAGTTGCAATAGTTTAAATATAACGTAATGAGTATTACGTCTAAAACTGCCATCTATTACAGGGAGTAATAATGTTTGATAGATGGGGTTTTATTAATAGAGGAATAAGTTAGGCCTATTTTTTAGGAAGACCTAACTTTATTATTTATTCCTCATTTAAGGAAGAAAATGTCGGATCCATTGCTGTAACCAACGTTACAGATAACGGAGCAGACTTCTGCTTTTCTTTTATTTCGGTTATTACACAACCGTGTTTTGACTCCAGAACTTTTAGATTTGTTAACCTAGTAGCCAGTCCTCTTTCTACGATGTGTTCATGTTCACCGCATTCTTTACAGGCATATGTTTTAGGATCCATTGGTGCCCAACAGTTTGAACATGAAAATCCTTGATTAGGAACATAGCCTATTTTCATATCATCTAAGTAAACCCCAATAGCATCTTTATCATACTCATTGTCAGGTTCACTTCTTAATTCCAACGGAATACCGCTTTCCGCCGAAATACATTGTAAGTAGGCCCCCTTAATATAAGAGGTACCTACTACTACAAACTTAAATGTCTGATTAGTCTTCAGCGAAGGGGTCATAGTCATCAATACTACTAGACTTAGCTCCTACCTTTGCTCTGGGAGCAGTACTAGTTTTAGCAGTAGGTTTGATCCCTACAGCTGGAGCTTCTTCATCAGAATCATTTGACTTTCTAGATTCTGGGAATCCGAAATCAGAAACAGTCATATCAAGAGACTTCCCAGGACCATTAGCTCCTTCATAAGATCTCTCAAAGAGTTCACCCCACACAAAAGCCATTTGACCCTTCTTGTGGAATTTAGCAAACGTTTCACCTCTGGGACCCCAGAAGGAGCAGTTCACAAAAGTTGAGGTAGGTTGTTCATCGTTACTTTTTCCTCGATTAGTAGACGCAACGGTAAAAACGGTAATAGTTCCGTTTTTAAGTGTTTTCGTTTCTGGATCTCTTGTTAAGCGACCCAGAGCTTGAGCTGTAATCATTTTTTAGTTATTCACCTGTATTTTCGTTATTGGTTTCGTTTGGATTGAAACCATCTTCAAGAGCTTTTTTGATCCTATTTTTGAATTCAACATTTGATTTAATGTGATTTCTAACAGAATCAATGCCCTCATCAAATGTTACTACCTCATCGGGCAATACCACCTGATAAACTTTTCCTTTTACTTTTTGAATTAAATTCTTTTCAAAGGCTTCAGTAATGATTTTTAAAGAGTCATTAACTCCTATTCCATACATTACCTGATAAGAACCTTCTCCTAATTTACAAGAGACATTGTTCTTTTCAACACCGAAAGCAACTTCATGGCCTAAAGCCCATGAAACACCATCAATTCTCTTCTTCTTCATCCATACAGTAACCTTAGCAAGGAACTGTAAACCCTTTCCTCCAGAAGCTTTTTCAGGAGCACCATAAGCATTAATATCAACTCTCTTTTGAGCAATATTAAAAAGGATAGCTCCTTCTCGAAGCATAGCTCTTCCTGCTACCTCCTCAAGCCATTTAGAGAGCATTGCAGCCCTTCTACCCATTGTATGACCCTCTGACCCTTTGTCTTCCACACTGTCGATCTGAGCCTTAGGAATGAGGCCATTAATAGAGTCAACTGCAACTATATCAACAACACTTCTGGTAATTCGATTTTTAGAATCAAAGAGTAACTCTCTAAGAACGTCAAGAATCTGCTCACCATAATCTTTAGCATTGATAATATAAAGAGCATCTAAATCAACTCCTAACATCATAGCTGCCTCATACGGAAACGGGGGCTCAGCATTAACCCATACAGCCACTCCCCCAGCCTTTTGAATTTGAACTATAACCATTAAGGCTAAGCTAGTTTTACCACAACCTGGATCCCCATATACGCAAATACTAGCTCCTTTAGGAATACCACCACCAAGAGCATCATCTAATTCTTGAATGCCAGTTGGGACATATACAGGCTTAAGGGTTTCCTTAATAGCTTCACCTCTTACGATAATAGGTTTAGTATCAGTAGTGCCTTTAGCATACCTATTGTTAATCTTTGTTATAATGGAATCTAGTTCGTTTGCCATGTTTTTCTCTTTATTAAATTTATCTTACTCTTGTGGTAAAGTCCAACCTTTGTATACTTTTATTTTACCAGATAAAAGATCTCTAAACATCCTTCTATGTAAATTATGTTCTAAAGCAAATTTAGTTAGACCTGAAGCTGTTATTACATTTCCTTCAGGATCAACAACTGTGAATGTTCTTCTACTCGCTTCATGAAGAGAAGTTAGGTTTTTAGGAACTTTTCCTTTACTAGATTCACTGATTTTTTTCTTAGATTCTTGAGAAGGAAATATACCCTTTTTGGACTCACTAATTTTTTTTCTTTGTTCTTCAGAACAGATGCGAGTTTTTGCATAATCTTTTCTTGCTTTATCTAAGCACTTATCACAGTATTTTCGATAATAAAAAGATTTCTCATTTCCACAAGTAGAACAATAATGTTTTTTCTTTGGTGGAGCATTTTTTTGGTATGTCTGTTTCTGCTTTTCAATAGCTTCTAGAGAAGGTGAAATTCCTTTTCTAGTAGGAGGCCTAATTCCTAATCTCTTATGGTTTTCTGAGATTCTAGAAATTTGTTCAGCAGACATTTTTCCTTTACCTTTATGCCTCCAAGTTGGATTATATGCTAATTCTAGTCCAGCATACCACTCAATATAAGCTTGTTCGTATAAGTTAGCTTCCTCTTGAGAAAGGTTACTTTCTACTACTATCCAATCAAATGATTCTTCTCCATATTTCGACCAGGCTCTTTGAAGATGAGGACAATGATGTTTACTGTTTCTTAAAGAATAACGATGTTGACCCCATCTGACTTTTAGATTTACAGATTGACCTATATAAACATTTCCATTAAGTGTATTTAATATCAAATAAACTTCTACCATATGCTCAATAGAAGGAACAGTAATCCTATGTTAATAAGGTCACTTTGCCCAGGAATCTGAAATAATTACACTCGACTCTATAGGGCAAGAATAGTTTATGGATTTACCCCCACATTCTACCATACAAGCAACTGTAATTGATGCAGTATCATCTACGATATCTTGATGAGCTTCTACAACTACTTCATCATGCACATTTAAAAGGCAAATTGGAACATCACCAAATAACCTATAAAACGTTTCCTCTACCTCATTATTATACTCCATTTGAGGATTAAATTTATACATTTCTGAGTATTTTGCCATAAATATTTCATCCATCATAGGCATAGCCATTTTAAGAGCATCTGCATTACTAGATTGGAAATGCCAGTTAACAGCTTCTCTTTGAGCATCAGCAAGTTCTCTAGTATACTTATTGCCCATATACTTGGGAGGAAGTGAGAAGTATCTTCTTCTTCCCATAGTATTTTGAATATAGCCAGGATTCAATACGTCTTTATGTACTTGTTCAATAAAAGCTTTTACCTTAGGAAGCTCAGAAAAGAAAGTTTCTCTGTGCTTAATAATATCTTTGATAGGAATATCAGTAATACCTTCACCATAAAGTTGCTCCATAATGGTCCCAGGACCAGAACCATAAAGTAAAGCATAGCCTAATGTTTTAGTAATAGTTCTAGCTACATCTGTTACATCTTCAACTTTACAGCCAAAAATTAGGGCAGCATTCATTCTATGAATATCAAGAGTACCAAAATAAACAGCAAATTCAGTTTCTCCTTTAGTGATATTGGCTACTTTACCTTTACGCACATCTTTAACAAAACCATCAGGATCAATGTAGCCGTACTTTTTAGCAAGCCCTCTAATCTCCTCCAGTTTCTCTGCTCTTCTATGGAAGACATCAATTAAATATTGTTCACGAGTAATGCCTGCACAACCTCTAAATTCAAATTGACTTAAGTCCGTAGTAACTAATTTATGATCTTTTCTAGCTATAAAGCAACTTCTAAGCTCTGGAGGGATGTTCTGGCTATTGGGGTCCGACGATGAAAGACGACTTGTGCGCCAAGCACCATTTACATAGTAGGTAGGGTGAATACATCCAGTAACAGGATTAATACATTCTTCTACCCATTTCTTAATAGTTTTAATATATCTAGTATAGATTTCTTTATGGTCTACAAGTAAATCTAAAATTTTATGTGGGTGTTGTACTCTAATCTCTTTAAGAATGTCAAGGCCTGTACCACTAAGTTTAATACCTAAAACATCAGCTACTTCTAATATCTGTTTGTAAGATTTAGCATTAAAAATTTCTTTAGGAAATACAGGTCTTATATCTTCAGGAATTTTTAAGTACTCTTCATTTAATGCAAGCTCTAGTTGATAGACCTTATCGAGATTAGTTTCATAACTAGTATTAATAGCATCATTGTCTACTAAAATACCTTTGTATTCTGACTTAGTGAGAAATGAAATACATTTACACTCCATCTCCTCCCAAAGATGCCACAAACCCTCATTTACTAATCTTTGTTTAATCTTAGGAAAAAGACGATGAGTAATAAGTGTATCACTGGCAGCATAGGCTACTTGATCCTCTGTGAACTCTTGTTCAACTGGTTGGCCTACAAAACTTGTCTGTAGTTCTTTAGAAAGCTCTATCGGCTTTAGAAGGTTCTTAGCAATAACATCTAAAGCAAACCTATCACCTGGAAATGCTCCAGGCCACCCAAGCTGGGCACCACTTAAAGTACAAAATAGATAGTTAATTAGAATTTTATACTTAGCAAGTAAGAACTTACCATCAAATTTTGTATTCTGGTTATTTATAGGAATAGTTCTAAGTACTTCAAGCCATAAGTCATAACTTCTTCCAACACCTGTACTATTCTTTTTACCCCATAAGAAGTATGGGGAAAATACTGCGGCGTGTCTGCCATTCCAAGAAACTGATATTAAAAGGATTTGACAGTTAATTGGATCAAGTCCTTGGGTTTCAAGATCTATAGTTAGATAAAAAGAATCATCTTGTTTATAAGTTTCAAGCCATGATTCACATAATTGTTCTAAAAGGATTTGGTCAGCTTCACCTGAAAGGTACACATACTTACCTATATACTTTCCGTTTTTATCTCTAGAAACTCCGCAGAGTCTTCTAATCGTTTCCGGATGTTGAGCTTCCTGTATCCCCGAGAATTTCTTTTTCGCCAACTAATTCACCAAAATTAATAAGTGACCTTAAGTAAAGATCATACTTGTTTTTCAATACTGGATAGTACCCTATCTTATCGAAAGAGTCAACCATATATTTACTTGCTTTTCCTTCAAAAAGCATTTCGTCAAAAACCAAAAAGGGAGCAATCTCATCAGGTGAGAAATTGGTAATTTGGAGTTCTTCTAATAAATCAAAGAAAGTTTCTTTAGGATGATGTAAATAATTACCATCATGAATCCATAGACTCATATCCCATAATATAGAGTATTGTATTAAATCTTCTCTTTTATTTTCAAGTTCTTCTAGGTATATTGTCCTAGCTACAGTATTATGGGCTCTAGTAAAACCATCATAACCATATGTTTGTACTGACCAATCTAAGAATAAAGTAAATAAGTCTAATAAATCAAGATAGGATTTAGGTTTCTGTTGTTTGTTCATTTAAATTCAAAATTTTTCTGCTTTTTAAAGTTTCTTTAGTACATCTAGGACAGATATCTAAAACTTCAATAATAGCTATATCTCCAAATAGATCTTTGTTCTCTATACAATATTTTTCTACCTTAAGTACAGAGTATTCTTCTATTACTTTTTTACCATATGATAATGCTCTTACTACAGTATCAACATTATCCCGATTACAAGAGCGACATCTCATTTGGATTTAGCTTGTTGTTTCAAAAATTCAATATAGTTATGATTAGTTTGATTTCTTATCTTCCAACCAGCACCAATAGATTTTACTTGTTCATTCTTTTTTTCATTGTCCCTATAAAAAATCTGGGAAGCAAAAGTGGTAATAGTTCTTGGATTATATGCTGATTCTTTTATTGGAATAATCACACAAGGATTTTCTCTCATGTTGTCAAAGCCCTTATATGTAGAATTCATTATAACACATATTTCACTATCAATATTATCAATTGCTATAGCTTTAAATGTACAAGTAGCTAATGCTTCTAGGGGGTTGGGTAAATCAGATAACTTAATAACAGTAGGCTTAACATCCAATCCCTCCAGAAAAGATAAAATAATTTGCTTATGTTCATCTAGTTCATAAATACCATTATAATCAAAAGCTTGATTCCTATCAACAGGATACTTATAACCACTAGCTGTATATTCTTCTCCTAGTATACTTGATACTTGATACTCAGCTAATTTGCTAATGGGATAAGGTCCAGTAAGAACATTTTCTGGAAGCTTGATGGCGTGAGTTTTATATGTTCTATCATAAATCATCTTACCATACTTAGAATCAATATCATTATATTGATCTTCATCTATGGTAAAGTCTACTTCAACTATAAAACCATCATGATTAGAATTAAACTTTGTGAAAAGAGGATGAGTATATTGACGATAAATTTCCCAACCTTTTGATTCCAAAACACTAGCTTGATACTCCATAGCTAATGACCAAATTAAACTACTATTAGTTTGTTTGAGTAATGCTTTCTTCTGTTCAGTAGAAGTTTCTTGTAGCTGTAATTTAGGAGGAGTTAAAGAAAAAGATTTCATATAAAGTTAGTGTAAAAGAAAGAAGCCCTTTAAAAGGGCTTCTTCAGGAAGTAACAAAAGTTACTTAAGCACCGTCATCTTCTGTAACAACAGGAGCAGGAACTTCTGGTTCTGGCTCAGGAGCTGGTGCGGGTTGAAGGGATTCTGACATGGCAACTACAGCAGCAGTAACACCATCAAGTTGCACAAGTGCAGCATCTACTTCAGCAGATTTAGCTTCAGCAACTAGTGTTCTAGCTTCAAGAGCAGCATCATCAGCCTCTTCAGCAACAAGGGCAGCTTGCAAATCGCTATTAGCGAGTCTAAGAGCATTAGTAGCATTTCTAAGATCAGCAACAACAGTTGCAAGATCAACAGCAAGCATGTCAACCTGGGTTTTTAATTGAGTAATTTTTTCGAGTAGCATAACTAGTTTACCTCTCATTTTCCAGAACAACCTAGAATCAGATTCTAGATAATCTAGTCTATTATCAGATTCGTTATCAATAGATTGTAACTTCAGAATAGCTTTTTTAACTACCCCATATTGATGACGTTGATAAAGAAAAAGAAGAATCAGGCTTAAAGAAATCAATATGTTATTCATTCTTTTTACCTCCAATCAAATAGAGTAAAATACTCAGATTAAACATATAAATTTTGTATTTAACTAATTTGATTTGTTAAAAATTTATTGTATAAAGAGAAATTAATACCTATTACCAGTTTTTAATACGACAGAAAAATAATCAAGAGTATATTCCCGAGCACCAGGATTTGCATAAGTTTGTACATTTGCACCAAAACCAGCAGTACCACTGGGTTGATTGTTTGTAATAGTACCTATATTTACACCATTAACAAAAAAACTCCAATTATTTGAAGCAACTCTCAAAATATCTAATTGATACCAAGTGTTAGCTAATACAGTAGCACCAACTGTATTAACAGTAGAAGTACTACCACCATGTCTACATGTTCCTTTCCAAGTAGCTGTACCACCAAATGATAAATGCTCAAAAGTTAATGCTTCATTACCAAAATAAGAATCATAAATTGAATTACCGTAACAACCAAACAACCAAACTCCATTAGTCATGTCTGATCCAGTTTTGATAACCCAAGTCATTCTTTCTATATCTGAATAATTTACACCTGTAACGTTACCAGGACCATGTAAACATACAATAGCTGAGCTGTACTGAGTGGTAGCTGAAGTAGCTGTAAAAGCTCCAGGATGTCCAGAGACTGGGGTGGGTCTTGTTATTGTACCATTAGGAATATACCATTTCAATTCACCAATTTGCTGGGTACTAGTGCTACCTGCAACAAAATCGTCAACTATTAATCTATAAGTTGGAATTCCTCTGTCTGCGCTATCTAGTTTCTGGATAGATGATAAAATAGTATCTGAACTACTTATAACACCAGTTCCTGAATTAGTAAAACCAGTTAATGTTGTAGCTAGTCCTCTGTCAGTAGTCCAATAAAGATTAGTACCTTCAGTAATATTTGTAGTAGTAGGAGTTGCAAAAGTTGCATCCCCTCTTAAAAAAGTTGTTGTGTTATTTGGTGGAGTTGGTACAGCACCACCAACAGTTGCACTCATTGTTGGTAAGTCAGAGTTAACTGCAATACTTGGTACACCTGTACCAGTTGTATTTTTTAATAAACCAGTCCCCAATCCAGCAAGTGAAGTACCATTTAACTTGCTTGTTGTAGTTGCAAAAGAACCAGTACCTGAACCAGTTGTATCTCCTGTAAGAGTGATTGTTTGATCGCCAGTATTTGTACCAGAGTGTGTGCCATTAGTAATAGTTGCAGAACCATTAACTGTAAGAGTTTGACCATCTGCTATTGTTAAGGTAGCTGAAGTAGCTGGAGCTGTAATATTAACTTTATTGAAACTATTTGCAACAAAAGCATCATCGGTTTTAAGAATATCAGCAGCAGACCTATAAAGGTTGGTATCTCCACCAATACTAAGACCTCCAGTATTTCCAGTAGTTGGAAGAGATATTTTAGTACCATCAAATGTAAAGTTAGCTGAATCTTGTAAAAGACCACTCGTTCCAATGTAAGGAACTCTACCTGAAGTTAACGATGATATATAAACATTACCTGCAAAGTTAACTAAAAACTTAGTTACCCCATCACTACTAAATTTTGCTAAATCAATAGAAGAATCAGTACCATTTTCAATGGCAAACATTGCATAACTACTTCCAAAAGTATTAGAAGCACCTATTAATGAAAATGCGTTACCACTCATAGTACCTGAATAATTCCAAGTAGTTCTGAAGGTAGACATTGTTAAAGTTTCATTTGCTGTAGGGTTACTTAAAGCATTCCAAGGAATAGTAGCCCAGGTTTTATCCCCTCTCCAAAATTGACCTGTTGCGCCTGTTGTAATGGAGGATTCCTTATTATTAAAGGTAGTCCAATCAGTTGCACTAAGAACCCCTGTTACTGAAGTAGTTGCTAAACCAATTTTATTGATTAAGCTAAGCCTAGTCTCATCTCCTGTATTAGTTCCTGAAGTATTGCCAACAACTGTTAACTGAGCATCTGTTACATATCTCTTGTTGGAAGAGTCTGCAATATCAGCAGTTGTTGCATCCGCGCCAGAAGTTATAAGTCCTTTTGCATCATAAGTTAGCTTAGTTTTGGTTGCGCCTGTTATTGCTCCATTAGCTACAACTGCAAGAGAATCATTGCCATTAAGTTTCTGTATGGCTTGAAGTATAGTATCTGTAGCTGAAACGGTACCAGCACCTGAAGTATACCCAGTCAAAACTTTACCAATTACTGAGGCATTATTTAAAGTTAATGTTATAGAGGTAGTACCTGAGCCTGAGCCTTCCCCAGAAACTGTAATTGACTGATTAGTGGTTAGATATGTATTAGTATCTACTGTCCAAGTGTTAGCACCATTAGTTTTAAGGAAACCACTCGTCCCAGTTAAAGCCGCAATATTAGTTAAATCTGTATCTAATGGCTGAGCGTCTGTAATACCATAACCTGAAAGTGTAGTAGGTTTGCCAGTAGTAATATCACTCCAAGCATGAACATGCCCAGTTGCAGATATACCAGCTTCTGCAAGAGTGTTGTTAACCCAACTACCACCATCCCATTTAAGAATCTCTCCAGCAGTATTTGAAGTAATATTAACATTACTGTGACTATCTAAAGTATGAGTTGAGGGTGTAAAAGTACTTGGAACAGAGTTTAGTAAAGACCAAGGAATAGTTCCAGTTGAAAGTGTTCCTACAGTAGTGATAGAATCATCACCTGTATAAGTACCACTTGCAACTGCATCTAAAGTAGCATTAGCTGGTTGATAAACTCCAGTGTGAGTATGCCCTGAAGCAGCATAACCAGCTAAAGCATGATTTCCCCAACTATAAGCTGTATCCCAATTAGACTGACTAATGTTCGTAGGCAAACTATAGCCAGCTGTAAAAGATAATGCTAAATCACCCGCTGAGGTTACTGGTGAACCACCAACTGAAAAACCTGTAGGAACAGTTAAACCTACACTTGATACCCCAGAACCACCAACAATAGTTTGCCAGGTACCATCTCCTCTTAAAAAAGTACCAGAGCTAGCATTAGTAAGAGTTACAATTTTCTCAACAGGAATAAACCCAATAACACCTGAACCACTTAGATTTATACTAGGAAGTTGTCGTTGGTTAAATTGTGTCATTATAATCCTGCGGCTATCATTGCTTTAAGTTGCTTTATTAGCTTACCATAAGTGCCAGCATCAAGTTCATCAAGAAGACTTTTACCCCACACAGCATTAGCTAAAGATTGTGGTGAGAGTTCAGTATAAGGAAGAATATCAGCAACCATTAAAGCATTGGCTTCGAGTTCTGCTAAAGTAGTTACTATTCCACCAGTTAGATTAGCAATTGCCAATAAAGAGGCGTTAGTTAGATTACCATTACTGATAGCTAAAACGCCAGTAAAACTTGCTGTTTTAAAAGCAAGTAGAGAAAGAGCTGCATTAGTAATTAACCCAGAAGCTGTTAAACTAGAACTAGCTTGCAGAATTCCTAAAATAGTTGGTAGATCTAAAACTCCACGTCCAGTTACAGTTGATGTTAAAGAAGCAACTAACTGTCCTATAGATGAAACGGCAAGATATCCTGTTAAAGTATTTGCTAAAACATTAATACCACCAGCTAAATTACTATTTTGGAATGCTCCAACAGAAGTTAAAGCAGTATAAGAAGCCATTCCTCCAGCTGTTTGCGGTATTACCCAAGATGCTGGTGGTAAATAACCATTTGGAACAGCATTCTTTTTATTGATAACTGTATTGGAGTAGATATTTCTGGCATTGGATGAATTATTAAAGTTAGCCCTGTCTCCAGAGATAATAGTTCCTCCCCTAAACCTTGTAGGGGATTTACTATAAATAGAATAATTTCCAATAAGTGCCATAAGATGTATTAACCCCAAGCAAAGTCTAAGTGACCATTAATAGCATTGTTAGTCACAGTTGCAACACCACTATAGATCAACCAGTTTAAACAAGCTCCATCATACACTCTAGGCAATGACGGCAATTGATTAAGTAAATCCCTTTCACAAGCAACACCTAAGGTTGTAATAGGTAAGGTTAATAGTGGCCTACAAAGTACAATTGAAAACTCACCAGAAACATAAGAAACTGAAAGGGTTGTAGTATCAACTTGAGCAATTCCTGAATCTCCTGCCGCCAGTGGCATAAATGGCCCAACTTTTCCAGCACCAGTTCCTGAATAAAGAACTAAACCATTAGGAGCAGCAGTTTTACCAATTGGAAGTACAGTAGGAGTTGCTTTACTTCCAACTTGTTGTGAGTTTGTATAACCAATAGATAAGTTAGGAGTAGCTGCACCTAAAGGCGTAGCATTATTAGCATACATAAATGCTTGGACTCCAGCACCATTAGTATATCTTGGTAAAAGAGTAGTAATAGTATGAGTACCAGTACCATTGTCAGTAATGTTGACAGCAGTACCAGCTACAGCATTAGCATATGAAGTTGCAAATTTACAAGTTAGGTCTGTAACTTTGATTACATAATAATCAGTTGCTAGAGATAATCCAGCAGGTAGAGTAGTTGTAGTAGTTAATCGAACCCTAGTATAGGGCATTAAATTAATATTTGAATGAGTACAAATATCGGTACTAGCATCTGAAGTAAAAGTACTAAAAGTAGATAAAGTATTAGTTAAAGATTGAGCACCAGGAGCTGTAGTTGTAGAAGTAACTCTATAGAAACCTAAAGAATCAACAAGCATTAAAATACATGGAGCAGTAGTAGCTGCTGCTGTGAAAGCTGATGCATTTAAAATGTGTTTATAATTAGGAGAAACATTACCACCATGCTGAATACTATTAGCTGTAGTAGTAGAATCACTCAAAGGCTGAAAGAGTAAGTTAGTGCCAGTATTCATAATGGTATCAGCACCAGGGTTACCAGCACTTCTAGCCATATAATGCCATTCACCAGCTACAGCATTAGTTGTAGGTAAGAAAGATTTCTGCCAATCAACTCTTAAGAATTGACCTGCTGTAGAGATCTCATTGACAATATCATCCATACTTGAAAAAGGCATAATTTATTCTCCTTAAAACCAACTAACCTCTGTATAACCCATTATTGTAGAACCATTAATAGTTCCACCAGGCATACAGATCATATTCAAATATGCATCATCTTTAATTTCTGGCAAATTTGAAAAATCTTTAAAATAATCTATTTCAACTGGAGCATCAATACCTCTGATACTAAGTTGAGCAATAGGTTTGACTAAGACCAAAGCAAACAAACCAATGTCTACTCCATTCATTGTTACACTTTGAATACTTCTTATTCCTTTATCACCACCTTGTAATGGAATAAAAGCACCATTAGCACCTAAGGTATTTGTAGCTGAAGTGATAATTGTGCCATTAACAGATTGAGTAGTCATAGTACAGTTAGGACTAACTCTCCCAGCAACTCCATCAGAATTAGTATAGTTAATACTAAAAGTCTGACCACCAGTATGAGCGGCAACACAAACAGCCATAGCTTGAACTCCTACTCCATCTGTGTATCTTGTTAAAGTATTAGTATTAATCATTGTTTGAGGATCAGTAGTTCCTTGATCAATAAATGAATAGTACAATAAGTAATCACAAATGATTATAGGACATGGAACAACTGTAGAAGTTACAGTCATAGCTAAAGCTTTTCTAAGAACTTTTTTAGCTGGACTTACTGGTCCACCATGATCTAATCCTCCATCTGTACTCCGAGCCAAAATGGTAGCAGTTAAAGGTGAAGCAGCATAGTATTGAGGTAAAGGATTACCAGGAGACATTGATAAATCAAACCAAAATCCCTTTGCAGTAGTTTGAATTGGTACTTTTCTATAAGAAGAGAGTTTCTTACTTCCTAAAGTATCCTCAGCAACAACTAATTCTCGTATACTATTAAACCCACTAGCCATTAGTCTAAGGTAAAGGTTAAAGCTGTAGCAGCAAACTGTGGTTGAATAAGATTACTAACACTAAGAGAGCTATTCAAAGCCCCACTAACCAATATCTGACCAGCTCCAGAGGATGCAGTACCAATACTTACATAAGTACAAACACTAGATCCACCAGTACATTGTGGAAATTGTACTAGAGCAGTGTTAGTAACAGAGCTACCTGAAACAGTCCAACCACCAGAGTTTCTATTTACAGCAACTCTAGCATAACTAGTATAGTTAGCTTCAGAAGTTGTCTGACTACCAGCCTCACCAGGGTCAGCGGTGTGTAGAGCTAAATATAAATCAGTATTAGCATCCCAAGATAATGCAGTATTGTTAAATAATTTAGCAAGTACGTCGGTTTCTGTTGTATTACCAAAACTCATAAATTTAATTCCTTTAGTTTATTGTACTACTAACCAAGTTACCATCTAAGTAAGTAAAAGTCTTGGTATAAGAAAATGAGTCAGTCTCTCTAGTCACGTCTAAAGAAGTAAGATCATCTCCAGTATAGTTATATAAAATAGAGTAATATTTATTAGTTTTTGTGTTATCTTCCCAAATATCTTTATTAGTTAAATTGCCGCTGAGATCATAGGTGTATTCTACATAACTTATTAAAGTTATCATTTGAAGGGTTAATTCAATATCATTAGTTGAACCACTACCTCCAGCTACAATAGTAGCCCAAGTATTATCTCCTCTTAAATATTTGCTAGCTGAGGGAGTTCCAGAGGCTGAGAGATTATGGATACCTACTATATTAGGTGCTAATGTAGTTACAACTGTACCAATTCCAGATCCTGTTACTGCTCCAGTTAGAGTCAATAAAGAAGATCCAACTATAGTACCTCCAGAGCTACTAGAAGTTAATTGATACTCTGCTGTAAGATAATCACCAGTTACTGGTGGAGTAATAAAAGAAAAAGTTCCTAGGCTTGGATCTGTTTCTACCCAATCTTCTGTAGTACCTTGTGTTTGTAACTGGCCATTTAAATATACTTTTAATGATCCACTAGCATACCGTGATTGGGATACAGTAAAAAGAGTATTTATACCATTAATAGTTCCTAAAAGAGTACCATAGGTATCTGAAGTACCTGCTGATTGATCTATATAGGTTGTATTATAATAAGTAGTCCCGCCAGAACCTACTGAGCCAGTAGGTGGAGTGTAGATTACATGGCCAGATTGACCATTCCATGTTAAAACTCCTGTAGGAGCAATAGTAACATCACCAGTTTGACCATTAACACTGGTTACACTTCCACCAGAAGTATTAGCATAAGGTAAAGAAACCCAATTAGTTGAGCCATTACCAATCTTATATTTACCCGTATCTGTTTCATAACCTAATTCAGCATTTGCTAAAATAGGATTAGTTGCTGTCCATTGAGCAGCTGTTCCTCTTCTAAATTGAATAGTAGCCATTAAGGGCTACCTCCATCTACTCCTAAAAGTAAAGATGGAGAAATTGACCAGTTACTGAAAGGAGAGTAGGATAAAGTATATCCTGGTTCAAGTGTAAAAACTTGAATGGGTATTTTAACACCAGTAGATTGAGGCATAATGCTAACCTCAATACCAGCCTGATAACTTCCAGAATTAGTAAAGCTTAAAGTGTTTACTGTTCTTTTAGTAGAAACAGCAGTAAAAGACTCAAGTCCTACATCACCAGAAGCAGCTATATTAATTGAAACAAACTTATTTTTAGGTAAACCATTTCCGAGATCTTCTAGGAAACCATAATAGGCTCCAATATTTGTGGTACCACTCGGCATAGTAGTGGTTACTACTAATATATGGGTTAAGTTATCTAGGTACATAGCCTCTATAAAATAGAGGTTTATAGATTACTTTATTCTCTTGACATAAGAAGTTATACCTATTTTTTCTACTTCATATACTACTGGAGCATCAGAGTCCATATGAGTAACTGTTATAATTTGGATACCAGCATCTTTAGCTATTTGAGATATAAATAATTCAAGGTTTTCTCTTAAAGCTATGTTAACATTACTAAATGGCTCGTCAAGAATCAAAATTGGTTTTGTAGTTCCTAAAATTGCTAAAACACAAACTCTTAAAATAGTAGAAGTTATCTGTACAACCGATGAGCCAAAACCTGATTCAGGTGCTTCGGTATGGCCATCTTCTTGTTCGATCATTGGTTTTAAACCTTTTAATGAACCACCAGGATCTTCTACTTTTTCAAAGTAGAATTTCATTGGTGTATCGAAGACTATACTTAACCCTTCACTAACTAGTTCTTCAATAGTATTAATTCTATCAATAAACTTCTTAGAACATTGTCTAGCTAATAAAAAAGATTCTCTATATAATGCAATTTCCTTGTTAAATTCTCTTAGCTCCTCAGTCTCAGTCTTTAACTGTTTTTCTAAAAGATCAGCTTGAGAAATTAATTTGATAGCCTTGTATTGTAAATCTTTAGTTAGAGTTTTTGTCAACAATTTCCTCCAACTCTTCTACTAGTTCACTAAGCCTTTGAGAATCTTTCTCTAGCTTAGTACTAATCTCTTCAATTTTATTTGGAAGATCTTTCTCAGTCCAACCTAAATTGGCTAATTCGGAAAGGATAGATTTTTTATCTGAATTAGCTGTTTCTAAAATTAGTTCAGCTTTTAGAACAGCTTGCTTAGCCCTGTCTAATTTCTCTTTACATTCATCAATCTTTTCTTTCATTTTTCTGAATCCTTTTTATTACTTGTTCAATTGGTTCTTCTCTAAAACCAGCTTCTTGTCCTACTTGTCTAACAAAGTCAATAGGATTCATATTTTTGGCTGCTCTAGAAGCAGCAATAGCAGCCTTAAAATCCATGTCTCTTAAATTAGCTCTTCTCTCATGGCTCTTAACATAAAATGCCTCTTCGGGCTTAACATGAGGAATCTCACGCCACTCTATCTTCTTGTCTGGCCAAATAATAAATACTCCAGGAATGTTATCTTTTTCAGCAAAACTTCTACGATAAAGTGCCCCTGGATTTCCAGCTGTAACCCCATTCTTTAATTTTACTGGGCCGAAGCCAGTATGTATGTCTCCAAATAAAGCAAAATCAATTCTAGAATCTATTTCTAACTGAGTGTAATCTGGGCAATAGTCTGTTTTGTTTGGGCCAACAGTAGCATGGGAAACTAAAATGTTTACATGCTCTCCTTTCTCTAAAGGAATTTTATTAAATTTTTCTTCAATTCTAGTATAATTTAAGGGGACCTCTTCAAGAAGAGGATCATTCCATTGATAACCTACAACTCTAAAAGGTCCAAACTGTTGGACTGTATCAATAATTTTAACTCCGCCAGGACCTATATTTAAACTAGCTCCCCACATATCAAAATTAGGATTGATGATTTGGCCTAAACCACTAAAAGAAAGAAGAGATAAGTTGGCACCAGGAATGTCATGATTACCTACTACCGTATAAACTGGAGAAGGGAATTTATTAAACAATCTCCATAACTGATAACTATCAAATGATGGCCAGTTATATTTATCGGTTATATCTCCACCACACAAAATAACTTCTGCGTTAAGTTCTACTGCTAAATCAGCAACCCAACTCAAAGCTGTAGATACTGTTTGCCAACAAGACTCTCTTGCAGATTTAGGCGTTAGCTTACTAATATGGACATCAGTAAAAAAAATAGCTGGTCTCATAAAGGCCTCTGGCAAGTAGGACAAACCTCACTAGTAGAATTCAAAGTTGATATTTCTGCTTGTAAAGCAAGTAATTCAGCACTATATTTAGATTTAATATTATTCTGCTCTTCTAAAATAGAATTAATAGATGTCAATTCATCTTGAAAAGGAACTAAAATATCTAGTAGTTTAATATGTTGTATAACACTTTTAGCTAAAGGCTTAACATCTTCAACTAATTCAGCTAACTTTTTAGTATCTTTACTACCACAGCTTAATTGTAATTGTTTAGCTTTTTCTAATAACTTGGTATTTTCTTTTATAGCTTCTTCAACTTTATTTATTGCATACAGAGTTTGTTCTACTTTACTAGCAGTAGTTCTAGCAGTAACAGAAATATTAGTATAATAAGAAATGTCTTTTTCTTTGAGTCTCTTCCTATGTTCTAAAGATTTAATCTCTTTAGATAGCTCAATACTAATATCCTCAATTTGGGAAGACCCAATCAAGGTAGACATTTTACGAAGAAGCATATCAGCCCTATCTTCCAGTAAGAAAGTAGGACTACCTGCTTGTATATAGTTAAAGTCTTCTAGACCACTACTAGGGTCTAGAGAGACTTTCTCAATACCAATAGCTGCCAAGACATATGGTTTAGAATCATTTACACCATAGAATTCTTTTTTACTACCATCAGGGTAAACAATACTTACAGTCTGTTTACTCTTTTGTAAGTTCCTACTAATAACATGACCATCAACTAATTCTAGAGTAATTATAGAGTTAGCACAACCTCTAGTAATAGCTTTCTGTGGGAATTCAGCATGATGAATAAGAATTCTTAATGCTCTAAGAATATTTGTTTTACCAATATTATTAGGAGGAGCACCCTTTTTAGGAACGATCTCAGTAATTTGACCAAAATCTACATGTGTAGTAGTATGACTTCTAAAATTGTGAAGTGTTAACGACTTTATGATTGTTGGATCATTACTCATTTATTAAAGAGTGTAAGCTGAAAAAGGTACTAACAAACTGTTTAGCTGTATTTATAGGAGAATCAGTTACAAAAACAAAATCACTTACATGATGACTATGAACATATTTAATTGGAGTTGGAGGTTCCTCATCGTTTTCGCTTGAAATAGTAGTCCACAAACCAGCTACTAATTCAAATTCAATTTCTAGTGCTCTAAGATCAAGCTCTCTAACCTTTTTCCAGTTAGAATCTGTATAAATATGAGAACATTCTAAACCAGCCAAAATTGTTTGGAGTAAATGTTCTTCATACTCTTCAAAAGAAAGTAACTTGTCATCAATCTTTAAATAAAGAGCGTGTTTATATGGCTTAGGAATATCAGTAATGTAAGCCTCAGTAGCATCATGTAATAATGCTAGCATTTGAATTTTAGGATCATCAGTCCAATTCACCATATTCAATGAATGAGTAGCTACTGTGTAAGTTTGTCTAACCCTACCACCAAATCTGCATTGATGAGATAAGGCTCTAGCAATATCATAAATATCAACATCAGATTCCTTTAGTTTAAGAGGATCTAATGATAATCCTCTCTCAGTAAGGAAAGTATGTGATTCTTTAGGAAAACTATTTTTAGTTACTGGGGTAGCACCGCGTTTGCCACCAAGAAGATAATTAATAGGTGGTGTCTTATACATTTATAGCCTCAATATATTTATTCATTTCTTCGTTATCAGGATGAGTAACAATATGAAGATATTGCGACCACTCCTCTCTTAAATCCTTATTAGGTTCTTTCTCCCACAGTTTACCATAAAAAACAATAGTTTGTATCCCTGATTGGATAATAAAACCCAAACACTGAGAACATGGGAAAAGTGTAGTGTAAAGTACAGATCCTCTTACTTCAAATGGACAATTAAGGATAGCATTTACTTCTGCATGTATTACTCTACGATACTTTTCTGGTTTCTCCCAAAGGTCAACTGATTCTTGTACTCCTTTTGGAAACCCGTTATAACCAGTGCTAATCATTCTACCACAGCTAGAAACTATAACTGATCCAACTTTGGTAGCAGGATCTTTGCTTCTAGTAGCATTTAAAAAAGCTAACTTTAGATGAAACTGATTCTCTTTAAATTGTTTAGTATCTTTATAAGAAGGAGGAGCTTGTCCTGTAAAAATTGGATTAACAGTTAAATCAATGATGTGATCTTCGTTTTGGTTAAACATTAATTAAGTTCCTTGTGGCATAGTCTCCAACTTGAAGAAGTAATTCTTCAATACTAGAAGTATTTTCAAAAATCCAATCATAGTTCAATGAATCTACATATGCTTCTGATTCATGCATATCATTAGGTTTACCAAGTATAGGTCTTTCTACCTTTAAAAGAATACCACCCATTTTGTGAATAAATTCATCTTCATTAGGAAACCTACAGTCTGGAGCAATAAAGAATTGATGTTGATCATCTTTGAGAAATTCTTCCTGATATTTATTAATCCAATAATTTTCATCTTGTTTCCTTCTCCACTCTGTTCCCCACCACTGGGTAATTAAACGATAATTCTCTTTAATAGCCCGACCAGTATTAGGATCAATTTCCTCTGAGTTCATTTCAGCAAAATAAAACTTTACTCTGCTAGCCCAATCTGGTGCTCTGTCTTCATTAACATCTATAGTAGCAAGTTGTTGAGCTACTTCCATTTTAAGAGGATCAGCGAAAGCCAAGATTTTAGTATTAGGTAAGACATTCTCCAGGCCCATAGCTACAAGATTCTTACCATGCCTCTTATAACCGCCAACTCCAATAAGTAATTTATTCATTTTAATTTATATCAAGTAAAGTAATAGGTGTAGATCTAGTTCCTATTAAAGGAGTAGATTTTATGCTTGGGCCAAGAACAATAGCTTCTAGTCTTCTTAGATGTACATAACCAACACATTTTCCAGGAATAGTTCCAGTAGATAATCTAACATCATGCATTTTTTCTATATACTCAATAAGAGTATGTTTATAGATTAAAGTAGGATTATACTCCTTTTCGTGATCATTCATAAGTTTATAAGCATTACATATACTTTGGATCCTCTTTAAACTTTTAGATACCCAAATATACATGCATCCATTTGGATGAGCAAATAAAGCTATCCTACCATCAGGATTCTGGGCAATATAGATTTTATCCTTGTTCTTCATGTTTATGTACCGGATAAATTAAGTCGTAGTTGAGTCTCTTCAACTTTTCAACAAATGCTACTTGCTCTCTTTTACTAAGACCATAATCAGCTAATGGGATTTCTTGATTTTCTCTGTTGTTAATAATCGCAACAAGAGCATCAATTTCCATTCTACTTAACTTCATAGCATGAAGATTATAATCTTCAAATGCCTCACAAGTAATAGGAACATACTCCTTGATCATCTCATAAATAGCTTGAGCATATGCTCTTACTTCAGCTTGAGCATGAGAATCCATTCTAAGATTTAAGAAGTGTAGTAAGTTATGAAGATCCATTTGCCATACCCACTCTGTATAAGTAGAAAGTGGAAGATGGCATCTAGCAAGTTCAAGTGAGCATCCGGCTTCTACAAGCTTTTTGTAAATAGAGAATCCAGCCTTGTTATGCTCTTCTAATATATCTAGGAATTCTTGCTCATCTTCAAGACCCATATCTTCAGACCCTTGCTTATTAGTAGTAGACTGTAAAGCTAAACCTTGTTCAGAGTACATATAATACTCTTCAGGTAGCTCGGAGTATCTCCCAGACATTTCATTAAGTCTAGCAGTACGATGTCTTACTACTTGTCGAGCAATAAAAATAGGAAGCTTCCATTTAAACTGAAAGATGACTTGTTCAAAGGGTGATGAATGGCCATTGGCCCACATATATCTTAAAAGATTTCTATCATTAGTTCTTTTCTGAGCACTGCTGTAGCTAGTTCTTGCAGCATCAGCTACAGTACTATCATCACCCATAACTGACCATAGCTCAACATAACCTAGATCTAATACTTTTGTTTTCTTTAAAGGTTCTTTACTCATTTTCCATCTTAATTGAAGGGTAGTTACACTTCAAGTCCTCTCTAACATAAGAAACTTCTGGGTGAACACCCATTAACCATTTCAATTGTTTTTGTTTTGTACCCAAAGCTCTAAGAGTATCAACTATGTAAGTAGCTCCTTTTAACAAAGCTTCTTCGTAATTTACTTCCTCTTCAACAAGATCTCCTACTCTGACTGTAAACGAGACAGCAGGAAATCTTTTAGGAGCAGGGAAGGTGGGAGCAGGATTTACTATCCTATCCAATATTTTAATAAAATAATTTTTCATTTAGTTAAATCTTTTTTCCAATTATACCATCCGTAGACATTCATACAAAATAAACAAGCATTAGTTGTTATAGCTGCCCACTCACTCTTAGGAATAAAATAAGCAATCCATATAATGTTACTTCCTATCCAAACAGGCCAACAATACATACTCTTCCTTCCAGCTAGAAAAAGACCAAGGATAGTTAAAACAAAAGCTAAGATATCCATATGTTATTTTACAGGAAGATCAACAAAGTGATATGTGCTTCTAGGAGTACCAAAGCAATTTTTATAAAACATATCTTCTGTTACAGATTTACTAAATCTTACATAGTCTTCTCTAGATCTTGGATTCCTATTTTTCTCATGGTACATACGGTAAACTGTATCATCAAAATATTTGTCATAGCGAGTTTTAAATCCTAAAAGTGGTCTAACAGCATCAATACCACCTGATTCCCATGCTATTCTAATAGGATCTCTTTTATCTAATGCTTCTAATATATAGTATTTAAGTTGATTATATATATGTACCGTTTCCATAGAATAATTATACAAGAATAAAGAATACTCATCTAATGGTTGTTTCCATAATGTAAGAGTTTCTTGTTTCTGTGTTTCATTAGCAAGAAGGCATTCTTTGTAAAACTCAGAGTCTTCTGTTGTTACACAAATAGGCTCATAATCCCAATTTAAAACTAGAATCATTTCTTTCATTTTAACCATCCTATATTTATCCTAATCGGGAATAAAACAAAATCTAAGGAAACAGCATCTATATCATTTTCAACTTGTTTAGTTATATGAAAACCAATCAATGAAGTAACAATTGCTTTAGGTCCTGTTATAACCCATTTAAAGTCTTTAGCTATAGCAAATCCTAGAAATAACTTATTAAAAAAAACAAGGTAACCCCCAAAAAAAGTAGAAGATGCAAATAAAAACTTAATCATCAGCTGGTTCTAAAAGATCTTCTGGAACTTCTAATCTGTATCCATCAGTAGTCTGTATTACTACTGTATTGGGATCTCGATATGCTACTACTTCACCTTCTACTTCTGGAAGAATAATCTTATCTTTATTCTTGAATCTCCTATTATTTTGATCTACACTTATTTCAAACATTTATTTCTCCTGAATATCTATGACTAAAGGCTTATTAGTTAAGATGTATTGACCATTAACTAGTGAACTACTTAACACACTAGAACCATTATTTAGTTTGTAAACTCCTCTTTCATGATGAATATGACCACAACTCATAACTCTTAACTTAGTTAAAGCTTCTACAGTTTGCCTTAGTGAATTACTACCAACATGTTTATTGCCACACCTATCAGCTATGCCCCAAGGTGGACCATGAGACAATAAGATATGAGTATCTTCTGGTATTAGTTTCCATTTCTCAGCTAGCTGCCATTCATCAAGATTAAATGCCCAACCACCAAAAGTTGGTTGCCATGGGGTACCCCATATATTATACCCCTTATAAACAACTCCACTATCTTCCAAATAAGTCCAAGGCATGTCAGGACGAATCATTTCAGGACGATCTTGAAATGTAAAGTCATGATTCCCAGCTACACCAAATATATCTATTCCATCTTCTTTTATATAGGATAACCAATCATAGAATTTAGAATTAAGCCACCTGTCAGCATCTCTACCATTAATACAATTTGTAGGAACAAGATCACCAGATATTAATAAACAATCACATTTAGGAATGTTTATTAAATTACCATGCAGATCAGAGATGCTAACAATTCTCATCGTTTTATTTGTCTTGCAGACACAATTTGTTTTCCTGGATCAGAAAAAGCCTTTCTAAGATTGGATCCACCTTTATTAACTACAGTTATACCTTTAGGGAGCATTTTGTAATTATGATCAACCATTCTTTGAAGAAGAACTGTATAAAGGAAATTCTCTAATGATCGCGGTTTTGAAACTGGGCATATAGTTCCCATATGGTTACGGTCAAATTGTTCACACATTTGAGAACACAAGTAAATAAATTTAGTGTCAGGAATTATAGTTAAAATTTCTTGATAATCTTTTTTTGGTGTATTAATTGCTTTAAGAAAAGCTAAGTAATCATCTCTGAGAATAAAGCCAAAAGGCATATATGTAGCTCTAGAACCACCAGAATAAGGTAATCTTACACTATAAATTGGACCAATATAAAGATGACAATGACCATAATCTCTAGATTGAATAACATAGTTTTCTAAAAGACAGTTGTCTTCATTTGGTTTTGGATAACCAAGAACAGGAGGAATTATTCTAATTTTACGTTGGTTCTCATAATTGGATCCTGCTAAAGTACCAAATCCTTTATAACATCTAATTCTCTCATAACCTAATTTCTTAAAATGAGATCTTAGCTCTTCAATGTTTTCATCTTTTTGTGTTGCTAACACCAGAGTATCTGATACTTTTTGTACGCTATATAATTGATTCCTATAATCCATATTATTTTCCTAAAATATGTGCTCCACTTTCAATTCTACCTGCTGGGGTAATTTTAACAAAGTCAACTCTTCTTCTAAGTTCTTCAAGATCCTTAGCACCTGCATAAGTTAAGCCTGATCTTAAACCACCAATGATGTTTTGAATTACTTCACTAGCTGATCCTTTAGCTGGAACCATAGTTGATATTCCTTCATAAGTCTTCCAATCAGGCATTTCACCATACATCTCTTCAACAACACTGCGACTTGCCATTCCCCTGGCAGCTTTAAAGGGATAGTAAGTAGCTACATTAGTTTCAATAGGTAATGGTGGCATAGGCCTTTGTTTAATCTCTTCTGGAAGCCTTGTACCATTTCTATTTTCATAGATAACTTCGCCTGGTGTTTCTAATGTGCCCGCTAGCATACTTCCTAGCATCACACAGGCACTTCCAATACCAAGAGCCTTAACTACATCACCAGGCTGTTTAATGCCTCCATCTGCAATTATAGGCTTAGAACACTTAGCACATTCTTGCAAGGTAGAAAACTGTGGTAAACCAAATCCTGTTTGGGTTCTTGTTAAACAAAAACCACCTGGCCCAATACCAACTCTGATAATATCAGCACCCTTGCTAACTAAATAATCACTACCAGCATAGGTACAAACCGAACCACCTATAATAATGATCTCGTCACCAAATTCGGTCCTTAAAGAATGCACCATCCTTCCTGCAAGTTTAGAATGTGCATGAGCAGTATCTACACAGAAAATTCGTGCTCCAGCTTTCCAAAGAGCAGTAGCTCTATCAAGCCCCTCATTAACACCTACTGAAACACCTATATTTAAAACACCATGATTGGCATTTAATTGAAATTGTATCTCATGTGCTCTATTAAACATTTTAACATTCTCTTCAATAGAACAGAATCGGTGAAGAATTCCCATTCCACCCAGCTCATTCATCTTAACACACATCTCTGGACCTGTAATAGTATCCATAGGTGAACTAAGTATAGGAATTTCAAGTTCCAATCTTCCAGGTACTAAAACAGTCTTAGTAGAAACATCCTTCCTAGATTCAAAACCACAATAATTAGGACGCATCAAAACGTCATCAAATGTTAAATATTCATTCATTGATTAATAACCACTCACTCAAAATAAATTAGCGACGACCTTTTCTAATTTGTCGAAAAGCTTCCAAAATAAATCTCGCTTCTTTCCATTCTTCCAAATCTACAAAATAAGGATATCTAATATTCATCTTAAACATTTCTAGATTTCTATCTAGACTACAAAAAGAGAGTTGAGATTGACTCCAACAAGGAATATTACAATAAGTATAAGACTCGCTCGCCTCATATGAAAATTGTAGTGTGCTCATAATAAAAGATATTAAATTTTTAGTTGTTGAATTTTTTTCTATAATCATTCAACCAAATTGAATAATTCCAAGGAGGAAGAAAAGATTCCAAATTTAAATCATATGGAATATGAAAATTAATATAATATTGAATATCTATAATATTGATTCGTTGTACAGTAAATTTAAGATTCCAGAATGGAGGTCCTTGTTCATATTTATAAAGACGTTTATTCTCATAGATATGAGAATAACTAGAATAATTAAAAATAGGACTACTCATTTAGATTCTTATTTTTCTGCCCTTAGAAAATGTTACTGCCCTATTAATTTTATTTCTATTTCCACTATCATAGCACTTTTGAACAAGATTACCATATATATAAGCTTTCAAACTTCTAGGATTAGATACAGGACAGGGAACTGTTCCTTCAATACATTTTTTAAGAACCTCACAATAACTTGCACCTAAGTAGATTAAGTTATCTTTTGGAATAAGTTCTTTAATTTCCTCAACTATATCTTTATTTTTTTGGATGGTTTCAATATAAGTTAAATAATCATCTCTCGTTACCGCAAAAATAGCAGTATCCCAGTCTCCAGTATTTATGTTTATTTCAAAAGCTGGTCCTAGATACATAGATGCATTTAAAGGAATTCTACGCCGTTCAACATACTTTGTTTTATAGTCAGTATGGAGCTGAGCATGTACTTCCTTAATATTTTTTATTTTGAAGAGATGTCCTAAAGGGAGAAATAATTCTCTTATCTCTTTCTCAACCTGAAGGAAATTCTTTCTTTGTTTGTCAATATTACCAATAGCACCAGAAAACATATAACTCATAATTCTTACCTAATCATCAAATACATCTAAGTCAAATTTTTCTAGAAAACTAGAATAAGTAACACTAGCACCTGGAATATATATTTCAACAACTTTTCGGTTATTACTTGGAATAAAAGAAAAATGGCTTTCTAAGCCAAAAAACTCACTGCCAGTGGGTACCAAATACTCACCAGTTTTTTTATAGTGAACAACACCTTTAGTCTTCCATGTAATTTGTTGAGTCATATCTATCCTTCAATCCATAACTTTCAAGTCTTTTAAAGCCTTCTTCAAATCAGCATATGCTCTTGGTGAAAGAACTTTACTAGTTCTATGGCAACCAAAAGTAATAGTACCATTTGGAAAAGATGTATTTTTAGCTCTGGCTAATTTATCACTTTGAGCTACTAAGTGAGCACCATCATACCTGATATCAAAATCAAGTAAATTTAAAATTGAGATTAACTCAGTAGAATTAAAAGAGTTCTTCCGAGCATTAAAGTTTCGTAGAGTTTTATCTAGTTTACGCACATTCATAACCAACACCTAAGTGTAACTATGTAACACACCAATGTATGTTAACATTCTTTTAGAAGAAAATTTTAGTTGATCTTCCGATAAAGGTTTTTAACCAATATAGTGAGCATATTCATATAGTTCAAGATTAGGGTCATACCAATTCCATTTAAGTGAACCTTTTCTAAGACATATGCTTTGACTAGTATCTGTAGTTTCAAATTCGTTATATTGGAAACTACAGCTTAAATGTCGAGAAGAGTGGGAATAATATTTTTGAAACTTCATTATTTTAATCGTTAAGATATTCTTCAAACTCCCAATCATAAGAAAATTTGGTTTCTCGTGGGCTTGTTATAAGAATCCACGGTGTATCTGCTACAAATAAATCAAATTTACATCTCTTATCTTCAAAATAATAATTAAATCTAAGACCATCGTTAAAAACAGCAAAATGAGCGAAGAACAACTTAAGTTTCATTTAAATATAATATCCAAACCTATAAATTTCTAGTTCAGAGTTATACCAGTTAAAAACATTTGGAGAAGCATATCTAAAATGTGGAGTAGTAGCAGGTGTTCTATCTACTTTAACATAAGTTCTATAATTCATCTTTTGTATACTCAAAAAATTCTAAAAGAATATTATAAGTAATGCGGGTATGCTCTTTTATTCCATAATTTAAGAATATTTTAGAGTCAGTATGATAAGAGAAAAAGGGAAAATCAATAGTTGGGAGTTTATATTGAAATCTATGCCCATCAAATGGAGCATTATCATAATAATTAGTAAACTCAAACATCTTTACCACCACAATCATTAGAACTCATTTCTTCAAATAAAGGTCTATATACAATTGAACTAATTATTAGGGGATCAAATTTGTGTCTAACTTCTAAATCAATAAAAAAACTTAAATCATAGCTATCAAATGTATACAGTTTTTGTGGAAAAGTGTATTGATATTTATACCCAGGACTAACAGATTTATGATAAGATACAAAAGTAAGAGTCATTATAAAGAAAAATCTTCGAATTTAGAGTTATATGTATTTCTAGCTTTTCTATTATATCTGATAAACATGGAATGTTGATTAGTAGTTGAAATCTCATAACTATAAGAAATATAATAAGCTATCATATCTAAATAAGCTGACACCAAAAAAAAATTATCTTTAAGATAATACTGAAAAAAATTTTTTTGATATTCTACTAAGAATAGATTAGTAGTTTGTACAGTGAACTTTGTTGATGTGAGGTGAGGAATACGCATTATGTTTTCTCAAAATAATCATAATCAGTATTATAAAAAACTCTTGAAAAATAAGAGTTAAGACTGTATTCATCAATATCATATTGTGAAACTACTATAGCAAGACCAAACTCAAAGGCAAAATAGGGCATGATTAAGTAAGCTTGTTCATTTAAATAATACTCAAACCAATTATCATTATTTTCTTTTACAGATACAGGCTTAGTTTTTGAAACTGAAGGTGGCCTAAAAACTGGAAAGTATATTGTTTTCATTCCGTAAATGATTCAAATCTAATTATATATTGGTTATCAAAATCAACCTCATTGTCAAATTGAAATTGAATAAATAATTCTAAAGCTTTTTCTACTTCACCTAAGTTTAATTGATCTCTAATTTTCTTTTTCTGGGATGTACTAAAATCATAATAGGTACTTTGAAGTTCTTCAAGAATTCTATTATGTATAATTTTAGCAATCTTTTCTTTATTAGTAGAAACAGCAGATACTTCCCACATACCACCTTCCCACTCATGGCTAAATACCCAATAAGTTTTCTTTATTTTAGCCACTCTTGTACCTTCATTTTAAAATCTTCGGGAGCTGATTCAATTAAGAAATCCAAATTGTTTTTATCATTTGTGAAATCAGTAAATAGTTTCTGTCCAGCTTGTTCATAGTAAATACCATAATAACTTTTACCTGGTTCAGTATATTTGGTATATAATGCTAGTTGGGTAATATTTTCAATAGTATCTTGAATAGGCATAGGTGCCATCTTGACTGAAGGAATGTTTTTATGAATTAACATATCTTCAATTTCCTTGTCTTTGGCTACAGCTTCTTCTTGAGTTTGTAGTCTTCCTTTTGGATTATAAGGATGATCTTCCAGATTTCTATTTAATACTATATTAAGATTTTCAAACATGTTGAAATGATCTAAAGCAGCAGCTTGCCAATTTGCAGTAGCCCCAAAACCACCATAAGCAATTCCAAGAATAATAGGAGAATCTACTACAGCAAAATCTACTTTACCGTCTACTCTATATTGACGATAAAATTGTTTACCAGTAACATAGGGTTGACATCTAAGATCACCCTGACGTTCAGCCCAAACCAAGTCTTTAGCATATTCTGAAACATATTCAGAATTAATATTCATAGTTTTGAGAGTAAAGAATACTCCAGCTGCTACTGTGCTTTTGGAGCCTCCTGGCCCACAAAACATATTTATAAAGAGAGTTTTATTGTTTTCCGACATTTTGTAATTCCAAATAATTAGATTCTGTATATTCTACAGCTTTCTTGAGAGTTTCAGCTAATTTTGCATAGCCATATGCTCTGGACTCTAAATGAGATTCTCTCATTACAGATGCCGGGTGAGGTTGATAAATAACCTTACCATATTTAGTATCGAATAGTTCACCAGCAACTACTTGGTTAGCTTTATCTGCTCCCCCTACTAGTAGTTCTAACGCTGATTTTCCTAAACAAACTATTACTGCTGGCTGAAGAACAGCCCATTGCAGTAAAAGCCACTTTTTACAGATACTTCTAAAAGTGTTCGATGGAGTCTCATCCTTTCCAGTAATATGATTATAAGCTCTACAAGATACTGTGTTAGTTATATACCAAATACTATCATAAGGAATTTTTTCTTCTTTTTCTTTATTATATAAGTTAATCCAATTTTGTCTTGGATATTTATTGCCAAAGCTTTTAGATATAACTGCATCTAAAATTGCTCCAGCTGACCTAATATAAAACTGTTTTGGTAATGTATTTTTATTAACTGGTTTAGGGTTACAAATAATAGGCTTAGATTTCTTATTATAACTATTAGGCTTATAAAGAATTCTATGATCGTAACAACTAACGCTATTTGCACAAGTAGCACATCTGCTTGCTTTTAACTCCATTGGACCAGTAAAAGGCAATCCGCTAGCATCTTCAAGACTACCAGGACCTTCACTAAGAATCATTATCTTACCTTGATAAGTACCATCTGGAAGAACTACTTGGGTCCTCTTTTCTGATAAGGCACACCTTGTACAAAGTGACATCCTTTTAAAAACTTCTTCAAGGAACTCTTTAGGATTTTCAGACAAACCTTCAAAGTCACCATGCTGTTCCATAGCTTTGAAGTTAGCTTTATCAACTAATTGGATTCGTTCCAATATATCAGAGTATTTAGTGCGAGATGTGGCCATAAGTCAATTCATATTCCCTATCAAGAGTTTCTTGTCTATTATACCAAGCTTCTTCTAGTAAATCATTCAATCTTCCAGGAAAAGTCAATAAATATGTATCTAAGTCCATTTTAGTATTAGGTTTAAGTCTAGGTAAAATAACAATAGCTACATCAGTATGATCTAAACTTTCAGAGAGTTTGTAGGCTTGTACCCTAGAAAGAATTTTACTATCTGATTTCTCAGTATCAAAGATAATAAATCTTCTTTTATATTTTGTACGACTATTAAAAAAGAATTTTCTTAAAGCAGCAGTACCATTAATACCAGAGCTACAAATAGAACTATATCCACACTCTCTGGCAGCCATAACTTTAAAATCACCCTCACTAATCAATAAGTCATCAGACCCAGTTGGATAATAAGATACAAAATCATTAGCCCTACTTCCAGTAGGAAAAGCATATTTTACATCTTCTTGAAGATCTTCTCTAAAGTCGCATCTAGTTTTACAGCCACAGAGCTTATTGTGATTCATAATAGGAATAAAAATTCTATTATGTTTCAAACAAGGCCATCCAGTTATGTCTGTATGGAATCCTGGTTTGAAAAATCCACTGTCTAGTAATTCAGTATCACTAAAATGCTTTTTCATCCTTAATTCAAGCCTAGTGGGAATAGTTTTCAAACCAAAAAAGTCTGGATTATAAATACCCCTTGACTTTAAGTAGTTTCGGTGAGAGTTACTAAGGGTTAAATTATCCTTAAGCCACTTAGTAATTTCAAGATGCTTATCAAAATCAATCTTTCTTTTTTTGTAATTAGAATTAACAAAAAGTGGCTTTTGGCCTACTCCATACTCACAAACAAAACAATAATAAACACCAGTGAGCATAGATCCAGTTAAAGACCTATGCCCACATTGAGTACAAACAAATTTTAATTCTGGGCCAGAAACCTCAATCGGTTCTCCAAAATTAGAAATAAGTACTTGTCTAGCGTCCATTTACCAATGTCTCAAGTCTTGCAAAGTGCCAAGTGACCACCTATATTTACCCCAATAAAAAGTTTCTGGAAGATTCTCTTCTGTAAAATCCTTTGTTTTCCATGGAATAGTTTCATCTAAAGTAAAATCAATACCATCATAGAAATAAATATAGCCTCTTAGATCAAAGAAAAGCGCAATAGCTACTTCATCTCTGCTAGAAAGTTTTACAAGTTCTCTCATCCATTCATCTTTAAATGAAATAAGATTTCTATCAGTTTGTTTAACTTCTACTACATATCCTTTTTTTCTAACATCGCCCCTGGTTCCTTTATTACCGGAACCAGAAACTCTGTATCCTTTCAGATAATCAGCAACAACAGATTCAGCTTTCTCCCAGTTTTTCATCAAAGTAATTATCTTCTCTTAATCATTCCAGACTGTACAGACATAGATTCAAGAATATTTCTTTGATTTGTATCAAGCATTCTAATAAGACCTTCAAGGTCACAGCTTGCTTCTCTTGCATGATATTCCCTAATATCATGTGTAGGTGCTTTCTCACCTGGTTCTACAACTAGAAGATCTAGATAAGATCTAGATTTAATCCTTCTATGTACTGAATCAGCTAATCCCAATAAAGCTCCAGAGTAGTTATGAAGAATAGAAAGCTTATCATGAATAGCTTCAGGATCTTCTTTATACTCTAAGTTCTCTACAGATTTCCTAGCAGTAATAAAAGATGCAACAGATTCAATAAGCAACTCTCTTAAATCTTCTAATCGCTTTGGATCAGCAGTTCTAGTAGAAACAATAGCTTTAAACAAAACTGTTTCGTCAGTTAACTCAACTCCTTCAAATTCAAATGTTTTCATAATTATTGTTTATATTTCATTAGATTGTGAAATAATACCTTATCCAGAGATCCTAATGCGTATCTACTAGATAAAATTTCATCTTTGTTTTCCCATTCAGAGATTAAATCTCTTAGATAATTTTGACAAGTAGGAGACAGATCACTAAAAAATATATTGATTTGTTCAACCTGAGTATCATCTTCATCATTCCATTCAGTTGTCATTTTCTTTTGCCTCTATATACATCATAAATTTGCCTATATTCTAAAGGATTCAAAGTAAATAACTGACAAGCACCAGTATTAGCTGGATGGAAAAGGGGATAATCCCAATCAGATGACTTATTCTTAGATACATCAATAGTCAAGATTGGAATTTCATTATCATTCATTTCATAAACTAAGGGCTCATCAAGTTGATTCTCTCTTTGTTCATTTCTTAAAATTAATGCAAGAACAGCATCATACTCAATATTACTAGTTCCTTTAATGTCCTGAATAGTAATTCTCTTTTCAGTAGTTTTTCTAATATGAGCTGAGTAGAAACCCATAATCTCATTATCTTCAGAACCACCTTTTAGATAGTTAAGTGCCTCATTACCTTGTAGAATTTCGGATCCAGGTCTTCCAGCAGTAATATCTACATTATTCCAAGCATCAACAAATAAAGCTATCTTAGAATCTGGAAAGACTTCTCGTATTTTTCTCATCAAGTGAACTTGAGTTCTATAATCTCTCAGATTAAGTTGCTTGCCTTCTGAAAATTTTTCAATATTATGAAGACTAATCAATCTTCCAGATTTTAACCAATCAAAAAATTGATTTCTGGCTTTTTCTAATATATCCTGCTTTCTAGGATCCAGCATAGCTGGATTAGCTACTTCAGTATATCTAAGCCCACTAATAGCAGCTATATACTGTTGATACCTTTTCTTAGGTGGATCATCTAAAGATAAATCAATGATAACCACGTTATCATTATTTTCAAGGGCACCTTTTTGAAGATTAATTAGAAATGTGGATTTACCAGCGTTTGCTCGACCACCTACAAAACAAAGACCTTCTGTATAATCAGATGCTACTTGGTTAAAAGTAGGAATACCATCAGTAAAATTCCTATTAGGAACTCGCATTTTAGTATCATCTTCATATTCTTTAATCCATTGAACATTTGGTCCTGTTCTATTACCAAGCTTTTCTATGACAGTCTTATATTTCTGAATACAGAAATCAGGATCAATATGTTTTACATTACCAACTGAATGAATCATTATTAAAAATTACACAACTCCAAAAAATTATTGTCCTTTATCTTCTCTCAAAAGTTTGTGTAGATAGACACTACCACTTTTAATAAAGTCCAATATAACATCAAGTCTTGGTAAACCAGATTGCTCTTGCTCACCTAAAGAAATCTCATCAACTGCAAACAGAACTATTTGTAAGCCATGCTTCTTAACAATTTTATAAATATATTCAGCTTCTAATTTTCTTAAAGGCCTCTGTTCTCCTATTATGCTTTCTATGAGGGCTAGTCTATCCTGTTTAGTATAGTCTCCCATCCTTCCAGCAGCTTCTCTTGAACCAATAGTAGCAATTATATAATGTCTCCAGAAATCTAAGATAGTAAAAGTCTTTTTTTCTGTTCTATTAAAAATACCCCCATCAAATAAAGCTCTATGATATTTTTTCTCTTTTACAAACGGAAGTAGATCCGTTTTCAAGTCAACCGATTCTGTAGCCATAAGTCTAAATTAGATAAAAAAAATTTTATTGAATACTTGCATCAATAATAGTTTGTTGTACTTCCTTATCAGCAAAGATTTTAGGAAATGGATCATTAACAAGTTCAACAATAATTTTACCAGAAATTTCCATTAAATCATCTTCATACATTGGATCAAGGAATTTCTTAAGTTCATATTTATTAATAACAGGAATACCTTTTTCAAAGGTACCTATAAATATACCAGTAGCTCCTTCTTCCAATTCAAAAGTCTCATCATCATGAGAAGTAGTATCATGAATTTCTCCGGTAATACTATCTTTAATCAGAATAGTATTACCTTTGAAACTTATTACTTCTCCAATAATTACACAAGTCATTTTGATTCTAATCTCTTAGCATATTTACCAAGAGCTGAGATAACAGAAATAGCTTCAAGCATATTCCACCCTCTCTCTTTTGCATCAATTCTAGTTATACCTAACCCATCACATAGATTGTCAAGGTCTTTTTGTTTATGATGATCAGCTGGCTCATAAAGTTGCTTAAACTCTTCTTCAGTAATTGCACCGTCTTCCTTTCTTGTTTTATAGCCCTTCTCAGCTTGTGGAGCAAGGGTAGTGGCAATTACATCAGCTAACACTGTATCAGAGCTGTCTGTAGAGAATAGGCCCTGTTTAGTAGCCCTACTAATGGCATCAGTAATAGCCTCATCAATAGCAGTACTAATATCTTCATTGGTAGCAGAAGCAGCATTAGCAAAACCACAACAAACAGCATCATTCTCAAATACTACTTCAAGTTGAACTGTGACCTCTCCTCCAGGTAGCCTATTAATAGGACTAGCAAATTTAATTTCTATAATATTCATTTTTAATTGGTGCTCCCAAAACCACCATCTCCCCTCTCAGTTTCATCAAGACTAAAAATCTCTTCAACAGGTGGTACATGAGTTGTTCTAAGAATAAGCTGAGCTATTCTATTAGGCATATCAAGAGGTTTGAGTAGTTTATCTAACTCAATTCCAAATTTTACTTCCATGCCTACTTGTTCGCCAGTATACGAATACTCTCCATTATACCTTAAAGCCACCAAAATTTCTCCACGATAATCTTGATCAATTACTCCAACTGAATTAGCAAGGCTCCAATCAGTTTTGCTAATAGAACTTCTAGGTATTAATTCTAGATGATAACCTTTAGGAGCAATAGCAACTAATCCTGTATGAAATAAAAATACATCCTGAGAAAGCTGCTTAGCAAATTCCAAGATAGTAATATCATACCCTACAGATCCTTCAGTCTTAATCTCTGGTATAACTGCGTCTTCTCTTAACTTAAAAAATTTCAATGTATCCATACTATGTTATTTGTAAATATACTCCGCCTAGGCTTTTAATTTTATTAATTCTATATTGTTCTTTTCGGCGCATCTCTTCATCATACCATTCTTCTATAGAATTGTAATTCCAATCAGACTCGTAAATACCTTCACCATCATTCCACTCAATGTAGTTTGCATATTCGTGACAGCATCCATGTAATTTCATTACTTGAAACTCATGTCCATCAATTATACCTGTGATATAAGCGTAAAGCTCATTAGGCATTATAGGAGAACCACAAGCATAACATGTGTGTCGCTTCTTAGCTTTATGATGTTTAGTTTTTAAATGGTGCCACATAATTATTGAATGCTCAAATAGTAAGTTGGAGGTGGATGCATCTTTTTATACCAACTAAGAATAAAATGATAATTAAATCCATGTTCTTGTGGCATAATAACACCATACCATTCTAAGTACTTATGACAAGGAGTATGATATTTTACCGACATAAAAGCTCCATCATAAGTCCCAGTAACGGTAACATAGTCAAAGTTTTGATATATTGGGGTACCACAACAGTAACAAGTATAGTCGTGATCGGCAATTTTGGTAATTGAAGAGACGTTTTCCCACATAATTATTCAATCCTCAAATATATTTTAGGATGAGCTTTATACCAATCATAGGCTTCAGCAAAAGTAAATCTTCCTAAACATCCCCAAAATACAGAATCGTCTTGTTGAGGTAAAGTTTTAGAGTAAGCTAAACAACACTCATGAAAATGATACCCACGTTCATCTAGGGTTGGCTCTTCATCTACTATTGGTTTTTTACAACCAGAACAATAAGAGGCTCCCTTATAGTTGCTGGTTTTAAATTCTAGAATTTTTGAAAAGCTAGATTGTAAGTGGGTAAAGTCAAAAGGCTGATAATTCATAATTAACTAATTTCCAAATAAACGTTAGACATATTATTCTTATTATACCATTCTAATGCATTTCTGTTTAGGTCATAAGATGAAAGTCTAGAGTTTTGTAAAACATAAAGCACACCAAAAGTTGGCGGATGTTCTATAAAATACAAACATTGTTTGTGGAAAAGTACACCACGGTATTTATAATTGTCAGGATCGGTAATTACTAAACCTTCTTCTTTAGTAACTGGTAATTTACAAAAACCACAATGGCAAACAAAGAAATCGCCCATAATTACATCTCAATAGTTTTCAACATTGACCAGAAACCTCTAACTACATAGCCGTCAAATTCAAAAACATCACCTTTGGTTTTATTGTTTTCTTCAATATCCAAAATCATATGCTCATAAACTTTTGATAATCTACCATACTTATAAGATAAGTAATGTACTATTTCTTCTAAACCTATTTTCAGAGATATAGTATGACCAATCAAATCTCTTTCTACGTAATGTCTTTGTTTAAAACCTAAAGTACAAACTTTATTCCAAACATCTGTATGTTTCTTTAATATTCTTTCAGTAGCTATAATAGTACAATGTGGAAGAATCTTTCTAATAGTAACAAGAAAATTACTAATAGTTGGACCATCTTTTAATAAGAAAGGATTGTCTAAGATAATAAGAAACTCCTTATCTAAAACAGCAAATTCCTTTATAACATCAATTACCTGTTGAGAAGAATTAGGCCTAATATGGATAAGTTTTTCTAAATCAATATCAGAAGTTCTGGAAGGTAAGAAGGAATCATTGCAGTCTATGTATAAACAGTACCCGTCAAAATTTTTAGTGAAATAGCTGGCATATTCAAAACATACAGCTGACCCTCCAGAATAAGGTTCAGTCTTAATAAGTAAACTTTCCCCTTTCTTTAATGATAAAACTCTGTCTATGAGAACAGAACCAGATTTAATCTGATTCTGTTCATAGTTTTGAACCTTCCTATAGAAGCCTAAAGTTGGAACTTTAGTCTGGGCTTTAGGATTATATTTAGGTCTTTTATGGGACATTAGACTAGTACTATTTTACCAAATGGCACTGGATGATTTTGATTCTTGGTTAACCAAATAACTGGATAACTGGGTCCTTTATCAGGAAAGTGTCCTTCCAGATCAGTACAGTATACCAGAACTGATGGTGCTGGTCCTTTAGTTTCAGCTATGTAATCAAACACTGGAACAAAACTTGTTCCTCTTTGACCAGGCATTTCTAAGTCTGCCCAACCAAGTTCAGAAGAACCATCAAAGCTATGTATCTTAGTAACTTCTTGATCACAAACTATGATTTCCATAGCACAGCCAAATTGTTTTTGGATTTGTCTAGCTTCTGCAATGCCCTGTTCAATTTCTTCTCTGCTCATACTAGCTGAAGTATCAAAAGCAAGAAACACTGTACCACCAGCAGGTTTAGTGATAGTTGGAAGAATACCAATATGAATTTTTCTAGGATTAGGATTGTAGGAGAAATCAGTTCTACCAACAATACTATTAAGAATCATTCTTATTTTGTCAGCCCAAGTAACCTTAGGAGTTAACATTTTCCATAAATGTCTCTTATAAGGATCGGGGATCTTGTCTTCCATTTGAGTTAGAACAGAAATGACCTTATCCTCAAACTTCTCTATCTCTTCAGGGAGAATATTAGGATCATTTTCTATATCAGATTCCCAACCAGTAGTATCAAGACCATGGTCAAAAAGAATGTTATAAAGTTCCTTCCAATCTAAAGAATCAATTTGGGGAATTTTAATTTCAAACTCACCAATAATTAACGTATCTCCTGCACTATTAGTTGTTATATGTCCTGGGAAGCTACTTAGCTTTGAATTAGCACTATTCTTAATGGCGTTGTTAACAGTAGCATCCTGACTAATTACTACTAAACCGTCATCCAATCCTTCTGGGATAGAGGTGTGTTTGAAAACTAAGTGAGTTACTAAGTGATTTAACAAAGTATATCTCTCTGGTTTTGGGTACTCATAGTAACAAGTACCTGCCTCATTTCCTTCAGCTTTAGGCCAACAATTTAAAGAAAGCCTTCTAACAGATATATTAGCTAGTCTAGAAGTAATACCTATGACTTCTAAGTTGGCTAGAATCATACTAACCCAAGGGGCATTACGAATAAGTTGAGACAAATCTGTCTCAACACAATCCAGAAGAGCCTGTTTCCACTCAGGCTTAGCTTCTGGATAGTTTATTTCTGCTCGAAATTCAGGAATCATTGTTTTTTAGATAGCATGAAGCTGCTTAGTTATCTCTGAATATTGAATACCAGCTTTGTCAAGTTTGGGATCTAATCTAATTAATCTCATAAGCATATTATACTCAGTTTGATTAATAAAGGTGCCTAGAAGAAGTTTAATTGGTTTAGGAAAATCAGCTGAATGGAGCCAATCATAAACATTAAGAATATGTTGGTAATCTTGATGAGTTAATATTGAGGATACAGCCTCACTATCTTTTCTATCATCAGGTGACAAACTTTCCATAGCAGTTTGTAGAATTTTAGTTACCCTATAAGCTAGTTCAACTATAATAGTATATACAAACTCAAGTTCTTTGTAATTCATCTCTACTTTACCACCTTGTTCCATGATTTTGTCAATAGAAAACTCAGCTGAGAACTTCTGGAAGAAGGAATAAAAAGCACTGCCAACCTTCTCACCAAGAAGACCTATAGCCATGATTCTTGAATCTTCATCAGCTGCCCAATCGTCATGGAAAGTAATATCACTACTAAGACGATGCCAGGTTCTAGGGTTAGGATGGGATGAATACTCAGAAGTTGAAGTAGTATCATTGAAAGCTATACTAAAATTCTTTAGATAACCAATAATACCAGGATGAATATTATTTTGAGTGGCCCATTTAATCCAATCATCTAAAGTATTTTCAAGTTGTACTGTAATAAGACGAGTTTTCAAATTAGTAGGCAAAGCATAAACAGCAGCACCATCCTCAGTCCTATTTCCAGCAAGGATAATCTGGTAACGTGTATAATCAAGAGTCTGATCTCCGACTACTTGATCAATAACATTAGCAGCCAAGTTCTGCATAGATTGTGCAGCTTGATTAAACTCATCAAATAAGAATAAAGTAAAGTCAGCCTTTCCAGAATGAGGAGAACCAATAACTGGAAAGATTTGAGGAACTGCCCATTCACAAGTTTTGAGTCCATCTTCATTTTCATGATACATAGGAACTCCCTTAAGATCGGTAGGATCTGATTGATTAAGTCTATAAGACTTCAAAGCAACTGTACGATTTACTAATAAATTAGCCAAATGATCTCTATGATCATTATTAAGTGCAGTTTTTCCTTGTCCAGCAGGGCCTAACAAGTTAAGAACATATCTTTCACCCGTTAGTTGTTGAAGATTATAGCACCGTTGGGCAAGACGAAGAGCAGTGGTAACGTTAACTTTGGATAGCATTGATTTCACTCGTAAGGGAGGAGACATATTGAACCATCTCAGCATAGTGCTTTTCAAGCTCTTCTGGGATGTCAAATCGTTGTTTCATAATAGCTTTAGCAATAATGTCATTTGGAATGTCATTAGTAGGCTTGCTAAAATCAGTATAGCGTTGGCCAGGTCTCATCACTGGTAACCAGCCAACGTAGGCAGAGTACTTCATAGCACCTACCCTAACTTGTTGTTTTTTGAGTTGAGGAATAACTTGACGTAACTCCTCAAAATTCATATCTTTTCCAGCAAATCTTGGATCCTGCATAGCTAAAAGTACAGCAGCACCTTTAGAAGTAATACTTCTAATATCAAGCAACAAGTCAACTTCTTCTTGATCATTAGTATAAGCTTGGATTTTAGTATCTAAGCAGTGAGTATTAACTTTAAGACCACCTGGAAATACAAATCTTATAGCACCAGGATGCAAATGAGTTTCGTCATACTCTTCCAGAATATCATGAGTCAACTCAATACCAGCTCTAGATGCTTGTTTAGATATATTTAAGGAACCAAACTGTTCTTGTGCAGCTTTTAGATCCTTAATTTTGTGAATTTTGGATAGCTTACAAGCAATTCTAGGAAAAGCACTTGGCATGAGATCTCCTGAGTCAAGCATACTTGTTTCAGTAGCTATAAAAGCTACACGAAGCATAGTAATATATGGACCACAGAATTTAGGAAAATCACCAAAAGGTACTTCAACTGGATTTAGAAATCGTTCAGCAGATTTAAGACTACTTGCCTCTCTAGCAATTCTATCTCTTGGAATGCAGTTTGCCATTCCAAAACCAAGATGCCAGGCTAGTCGATTGAAGTTTCCTGTATAAGCTATATTACAGAAAGTACCAATTTCTCTTTTTGGAACTGAATAAAGATCCAGTTCTTTCTTAAAAAAGTGAAAAAATCTTTGGTTTAACTTGTCTAAACTACTAGCCTTTAGTTTACCTTGACCATTGAAATCTTCTCTCATAAGTCTAGTAGCAAGTTCGGGGCTTGGTTGTAACCGGACTAAATCGTAATAATTTAAAAGAGCTAATGGATGATAAGATGTTTTATCTCCATTTTTGTAGGTAGGTAGAAAAGGATAAGATTCTAGATTCTTTTGTGTTCTAGAGTAAATTACATCAGCAATCCGTTCAGGAGAATATTCCTTAGATCCTGAGTAATACTTATTTTCTGGGATTGCTTTACTTACAATAGTACTAGCCTTTGTAAATGTAAAATCCCCATCTTCGTCATAAGTAAGAATAGGTGTTACTATTTTAGGAGAAGATGCAACTTGTACATCTCCTCTGGTAGATAAAAGAGTAACAATTTCAGGAGACAGCTGTTCAACACTGCCTAGATACGGAGAACAATTAACTTTGAAGAGTTCGCTCATGGTTGTTTAACGAAGATTGGAGTGAGATTTTCCTTGCCTTCAAAAACTTTGAAGGTATGTATTGTAGCACATGAACAAAAAGATTTAACAATGAAAGGATCAAATCCTTCCTTTAAATCAACTAGATCATTTGAAAGCCCTATAGGACTAGCTTCAGAACTAAATATATTAAGTTCTTCTTTACCACAAGCACAATTAGGTTTGGATGACGAGCTAATGAAATGTTTCATTGAACATAAATGGTATCTGCATAGTCTTGAAGTGTTGGGAATGTTTCTATAAAATCTTCTATGGAACCAATATCACTAGTAGTTACAGTTTTAGCAAACCAACAACCATCTTCTTTAGCCTTTTTAATTGCTATACTCCACGCAGAAATTTGGTTTAAATTATCTTGGATTTGCTCAGTAGTATAATCTCCTTTGCGAATATCCATAACAAACTCAATCAACTCAATAGCCCAAGGAGCAACCTGTTTCCAAGCTTCATGCATTGGGTGATCACAAGTTCCTTTAAGAGATTTAGCTAATTGGTGAACCTGCATTCTAATGGCATAGGTGGCTGGACCAATAGGAGACTGATCAAATAGTTGAGGTAAATAATTAGAAATAGTTTTACCGTCATATCTGGAAGCTTTTTGTAAAGCTTTCTCAATTTCATCTTCAAATAACTGATCTTCGCCAGGATTTCTAAGAAGAGATAGGTCAGTAAAATTTACTCCATTCTGTTCTGAAATAACAGAATAAACAGTATCTCCGTCTCCATCACCCTGTAAACAATCTTTCAAAATGTCTGGGTGAATGAATACTGGATCCATTAAATCTTCTGCATCTTCAAGAACACCGATATTCTCATCCAAGAACACTTTTAATTGCTCAGTTAAAGCATTCTCTTTATAGGAATTGTTAGGAGCTTTTTGAACTAATAAATTAAGTTCAATTGTAGTATTAGGACCTAAGTTGGGAAACCTAGTAACGATGACCTTACTTGCATCCTTCCAATTTTTGTTGTGTGGAACTAGAAAAGTCCGTAAAGTTCTTTCTGTAATTAAAATACTTCCTACAGGAACGTTCTCATTAGATTGTACAAAAGCCATGAATCCTGGGCCTTTCTTGTCTTTAAGAACATCATCTTTAATCATTCTAGCAATAGTTGATAAAGCACATTCTTTAGCTAGAATTAATTCATTAACATAAGTTGTCAAGGAACCATGAGGATTCTCTTTATCATACAATTCGCCATCAACATTAAATCGTTGAGCGTTAAGTAGATGAGATAAAGACTGAGTAATCCAACAGGTTCTAGTAAGCTTAACAGCTCCATCAGGACCAGTGATATAGGTATAAGAAATGTCTTTTCTTCTAAGTCTTTTTGGAATAGGTGTATCCTCCCCAGCAAGTTGAATTGTTTTAGGCAATTCATAATCCTTGATTCTACGGATAGAAGTTAGTGGTTCAAAACGTTTTGTCGAAGTGGACTTTTGCATTTAGTTTCTCGTATCTATTTAGTCTATTGTTAAGCCATGTTTCTGTTAAGATTGAATTATCTAACAGATCAAATACTCTTGGAGTCATCTTACCTTCTGACTTCCTAACAACTCTACCAATAAGTTGTTCTACGCCATCTCTCCCACCAATAGGAGTAGCCATAACTAATTGATCCCAATGGGGGGCATCAAAACCTTCTTGAATAATCTGAACAGTAGTTAGAACTATACGATTATCATCATCATTCTGCATTCTATCAAAAGAGATTTTTTTTTGTTTGGTTTTTAATTTTCCATGATATAATACAGGATTAAATTCTTTTAATTGCTCATAAAACCAATCCAGTTGATCAATTCTATGAGAAGCAATAACAGTTCTTCTTCCAGGCTGTATGCTCTTTATAAGATCAAGAACAAAACTATTTCTTTTGGGAGAGGAAGCTAACTCAGTATATAACTTTGCAAGATCGTAGTTCTCATATTCTTTTTTAGTTTTATATCCTGTTTTGATTACATATACTTCAGCCTCCAAAATAGTTTTAGCTTCAACTAAACCTTTTCTATCAACTTCAGCTACTTTCTGACCAAGAGCCAAGTTGATATACTTCATCTTACCAGTATCAGTAGCTGTTAAACCATAAGCATGTAAAGAGTTAAACTTTCTAACGGCTGCAAAAAAGGTTTCAGCTTGCATATGATGAAATTCATCAGCAATTACCAAGCCAAAGCTGTTCTTAATAGAACTACAATCTTTTTTATATATGGTTTGAAAGGTACCAATAGTAAAATCTTTAACATTCCAGTTACCACCACCTATTAAACCAGGAGTATACCCAGTAAACTTTTCTACTCTTTCATAAGCTTGCTGTAATAAAGCATCAGTATGAACCATAAATAAAGTAGTTAAACCAAGTTTACATGCAATTTGGATTCCTATAGATGTTTTACCACTTCCAGTAGGACCTAGTACATAACCAAAATTATGTTGTAATGCAGAGTCTACTGCTTCTGCTTGACCATACCATGACTTACCATTAAACTGGAAGGGAGAAACTGGTTTGGGGTCTACTAGTAAAGATACAATTTTAGCATTTGGTAAAAGAGAAAGAACAGCATCCCACATACCTCTGGGTAAATATAAATTACCTTTACTCTCCCTCCAGTATACATAGTTTCTCTCAGGTTGTAAGACATTATCTTTATACCAACTATTCTTGGAAGCTTTAGCTTCCCACATATAGTATTTAGGGTTGGGTAAAGTAGCTTGAAACTTTAATTGCTGAGCAATATGTGTTGGACAATTCTTGATAGCAATTTCCCCACCAATGTAGATTATAGTTTCCATTTTGTACCCCTATTCCTATCAATCCTAGTATTAAGGGTACTTGGTACTATCTTCAATTCTTTACAAATTTCTTTTCTTTTGTATCCTTCAGCTAACAAATTAATTATTTCACCATCTATGTCATTACTATTAGCTAAGATAGATAAGTGAATTTGATCAAGTAGAGAGTTTTCTGTAGGATACGAAGCAACTAGGTAATCTAGATTACCTACAAAAGATCTTTTATTAATCTTTCGATAACAAGTACAAGCTTGATTTATAGCAACCTTCCAACAATAAGACTCAGATAATTTAAAACCAGTTTTTTTACTATCCAAATAAAGATCAATTAAGTGATCAAAAATTTGATCTCTACATTCTTCCAGTCTGGAGGAATTGGGAGAGAAAAACTTCTTCCCAGTAATCTCAGAAATCTTTAATAGAATTTCTAAATCTATCTTAGAGTGATTCATAAATCAGAAACTAAGAATCAAATTTTGGGAAAATTTCCTTTTTGAGAAAGATGACTTTCAAGGAAAATTGTTAAAGCTAACAAACCACGAGTTAATAAGTGAAGAGCCACAGGTAACATTTGCATTTAAAGATTATACTCCATAGTAGCTAGGAAATACTAGCTACTATGGTTTTTATTTTCTTTTATACGTATGCAAAAAGAATGAAGAGAGTTAACATGAAAAGTATAATCTCTTCTGGTTCCTGTTCTGCTAATCGTAGAAGAACAACAGCTCTTTCTACTACAGTAGCTTTATGAAGAAGGGCCATGATTGGTTCAAGATCAATCATAAACATTTCTTCAATTTGAACATCAGTTAAAGCTCTAGTAGCACCATCTTGAATAAGTTCAAGGAAGGTGACAAGACCACCTTCCAACTCTTGAATCATGGTTATACCAGAGTTAATATCAGATTCAACTAAAAGATCAAACCATTGAATAAATTCAAACTTTTTAGATGCAATTAGTAATTTATCAACAATTACGTCAACTTTTCTTTTCTCATAATGAAAATCAGAGTATTCCCAATCAATTGATGAATCTAAATTATAACCAAGTGCAGCTGTAAACAATCCTATGTATTCAAGTTGAGGATTATTTCTTGACTTTACAGCATTGATAATAGATGTCCTTTTAAGGGCCATTTTGGAGTGTTTCCAAAATGGCTGCTTATCAGGAGTTTTAACAATCTTTTTTATAGAGTCATAAGAAAGAGCATTTTGAATTATAGACAGTTCCTCATCAGCACCAGGGGTCAAACTAGCGAGAATTCTTGCGACACCTTCTGCCTCGTCGCTGCGGCTTGATATCCATTCGCTCAGCTTCCTGTTTCCTGCTATTGATCCGCCGCTGCTCCCTGAGGAGTTTCCTTTCTTGTCTATTAGATTTTTTTTTTCCACACCTAAAGGAAGAGATCCTTTAGGACGCTCTGTGTCGCTCCCCATAAACTCTTCATAGTTGTAGTGAGACTGACCCCCGCCATGTGAGCTTGATGCCGGGGTGTAGCTTTTGTAGGTTGGAGGATCCCACCAATAACCAATTTTAGGATCTGGTCCAATAGACATATTGTCATAGACAGAAACTTTGAGTCTCTTTCCATTGACATCAAGACATTCAGCAATATCAAGATTCAGAACAAAATCTCCATCAGCATATTCAAATACTGGAGGAACTCCTTTCCAATTGCAGTTTTCAATCCTGTCGTATTGTAAGGCCATCGTCCAATTTGTCATGGGTTGACGGGGCTCGTAGAAACTAGCATGACCCCCACCAGAAGCAAATCCACCACTAGCACCAGCCATACCGACTCTTGGAATATCGGAAGGAACATTATCTACATACTCCAACCTCCAGTCATTAACATTATAACCAGCCATAGCTGCCATTTCTGGCCCACCCATCATATCAATAAAATCAGCGTTAGATACTGTTTTATCCATAGATGCAGCAGGATTAACTCCGAGAATCTCTTCCCAAGCTTTAGTATCTTCCCAAGCAGCTAGCCCCTTCTTGATAAAGATTCGGCTAATACCTAAGCCATAAGGAGCAACTAGTTCATTTAGAGTACTAAATGTAAACGCTGCTGGTAGGCCACTACTGACTGTTTTAGGATGAGCTTTATACCAAGTTCGTGCGGCAAAACCAAGCTTACCAAAGCCCATAGTTTGCATATACTCGTTAGTTGCATCAAAAGCACAGCAAAGTACCTCTTTGGTAGTTTTACTAAATCTAGCCCGTTCTAATGGTAGGATAAGTTTGACAACATCTTTAGAGACATTATCATCTCCCCCGCATTCAATGATTTCAAAGTCAAGAACCTTTGTTGCATTTAAAAGTTCTTTAGGAGTAAGTTGAATAGTAAACTTACCGCCACCTACGATTTCAACTAAGATAGGATCTTTACTAGTAGTATGATTATCAATAACTGGAATTCCAGTTTTAGTACTAGAGTATGCAGAACCAGAACTAGAAGAACTTCCACCATAACCAATTCTACTCTGACTACTTGAATCCTTAGATGGACTAGAGTTGTTCAAAGTAAACAAAGCTGAAGTATTAGGAGCTTTAGCACTTTGTTGAACTTTTCCTCTTTGAGTAAGATCAGTAAAGGAATTGATAAGTGGATAAAGATCTTTTACTGAAACATGTTCACACTTTTCAGTAACTCCATCTCGCCACCAACCAAATGCTCTATCCTCATTGTTAATTACAGTAACACGAGTAATATTCAGAACTTTTCCAGACTGTTTATGATAAGCAGTATCCCCTACTTGAACATCTTCAGAAAGAATACGTTGTAAGTCATAAACTTCAGTCGCAAAAAATTCGACTAAATCTTCAACTTCGTTCTGGAAGAATGAAATTTTATACCGGAGGGCTGGAGGATATGCGCCATTATTAGTATAGTGATGAGATTTCACTACACCAAATGGACAAGACTTATGTTTATCAGTTAAACCAGGACTAACAACTAAAACATTAGTTTCGTTTGGAAAAACTTCACCTAAATCTTCTTCCTTCTTCTTATCAATAGTAGCAACGGCTACTTCTTCTTGAGTATCAGCTTCTTGATCCCCAGGAGGAATAATTACTTTTTCCTCTGTGTTATCAATAACTTGTTCAGTAGTTGTATTTTCTTTTTTTGCCATGGGTAAGCCTCTATGTTCGTAGTTATGTTTTACAGCTGCAACTAAATCAGTTACTAACCGTGGATCAATATTATGCATTTGCTAAAGCCATTCTTTGAGCTTCTAGGATAAAGAGTTCCTCTTCACTCTTTGGCCAAGGCACTACAGCAGTAATTTGAGGATTAAGTTCAAATCCCCTCATGTGAGTATTCCAAGTAGTGAGAGTGCCAGGAGACTCCTGAAGCTCACCATCAATTTGGATTTCTTTTAAAGAATCTTTACCAATAGCAATAAATAACGAATTTACTCCTGCTAGTACGGTATTCAAAATCAAAGATCTAAAACCATTTAATTCGCAGGGTGGCATTTTATTGTCATGAGCAGAAGTAAGCTGCTTAATACTTTCAGCAGTCATATTCATAGGACTTAAATTGAAACTATCATGATGTGTTTCACAAGTCCAACTGATTAAACCAGCTCCTTCTGGGGTCATTCCCATATGCATAACAGGAACACCTGTAGCAAGGGTGTGGTACCAAAGCAAGTGGCGAGCTTCAATATTATCTACTGCATCAATAATAATTGATAATGGATCAAGTTCCATAATCTTGTTGATATTATCTTCAACAACTCGGACCTTTTGCCACTCAACTTCCACAAAGTTGTATTGAGCACATTTCTCAGCTACTGCTTCTGCTTTAGCTTTACCAATGTCAGAAGGAAGAAAATCTTGAGAGAAGATATTCCGTTCTTCAACTGTATCATCATCGTAAATAACAAGCTTTGCTGGCCATGTTAGAGCTGCAAGACGGCGAGAGATTTCAATTGCGATGCCACTACCTAGTGACCCGGCTCCTACTAAGTGGAAGTTATACATGTGGTTTATTTTTTTCCTAATTTACGGTAGATAGGTTTTTACACCCAACGTGATTTTTTAATATATCATTTTCTTAAGACGAGAACTATGATCAGCACCATTTACTACTTGAAGACCCAAAGATGTTATTGGTTTTCCATTTTGTAAACATTTACCTGCAAGTGGTCCAATAATCCATTGCCACAAGGCAATTCTCTTTTGATGGGGTGATTGTAAATCAATAGCACCAGTAGTTTGTTTAACTCTAGCACCATTTCTTTCACACCAATCAGTTGAAATGAAAATTAAATCTGACCATGGCTTCCAACCTTCTTCAATAAGATCAGGTCGTAATTTGGTATAACAATCAAGGAATTGTTCAGGAGTGACGAAGTTAACAAAGTTATTTTGTAAATAATCAACACCTCCAATTGTGAAGTAAATTCTCCAAGCTTCCCCGACATAGATTACTGGTCTACCCCATTGCGGACCTAAGTCTTTATTTACTGGAACAACATGGTAACCTTCTTTAGCTGACCAAACAATATCTCTCTTAGTTTTAGGATGATTTACTGCATCAGCTGTATTAGCAAAATCACCATCAGAGTTATAAACTAAGCTGATCTTTCTAAGATCCTTAATTTCCAGATTAGGAATAAATCTACAATGATGTAGAACCTGTTCTTTCATCTTTTCAATCTCTTCAACTGGAGTATTAACTTCTATATAAGAAGCTCTATCAGCATTAAAACCACTACGTTGTTTGTAGTGTGAAGTTTCTACAGCTTTATATAACTCTTCAAGACTGAATTGATGTTTTTTGTTATATTCAGTTTCGGCTGAGGCAGTAGAAGTTTTGACATATTCAGGATAGTTCCATAAAGCCGCTAAATAGTCTCTAGATCTAGAATAAGGAAGAATTTGACTTAAAACTTCTAAATTATGCACAATATTTTGATACCATTCAGTATCAGTAATCAATAGTTGTGTAGTTTTAAGTACTGGGCGAAACCTGAATTTAAACTGAGATCCATGTTCAGTTAAAGAAGGAACAATTTCTTTATTTTCAGAACTTAGAGGATTTAAAGCGTAAGAACTAATAAGATTGTAAAAATTAATTATAATATTATTTTGCGGTGTTCCATCAGGTTTAAGCAGAAAAGAAAAAGGATGTTTTCCAGATTGTAACTCTTGAATAAAACTAGGAATAGCTAACAAACCATCTTCATCAACTGGGAATTCTTCTAAGGTTTTGTATGGTTTCAAGTCAACAATATAACTATCAATACCATCATACTGAGAAGGCTTATCCAACTTCTTACCAATCTTTCCAGTAGAAATAACTTTGTTCTTAATAATAAAGTTACTATTTTGATTTATAGCTTTAGACTGAGAAGAATATTTCCGGCTGAGAACAGCTTCACCTTCAGCTGGTATTGTAAGAAGAGCTAAGTCTAGAACACTAAGGCCTAGAGCATAATGAGATTCAATACCATGTTTTTTAAGCCATGCTTTAATGTTATCCATGAGAATTAGTTTTTAAGAAATAAATTGTAAAGTTGTAGGCTACCACTATTGCTAGCGGTAGCACTACAATGATAAAGAAGTAGTCACACCAACCACTGATAATGTGACTTTAAACTTCTTTTTTCGGCAACTCGCATCTACCTATACGAGAAGATTAGTTATACCCAAACCCCGAAGGGTCGTCATGAAAGGAGATTAACCCCAGACAGACGAACCGACGACGTTGAACACCATTTCGCCACCCTGAGTCTGGATAGCGGTAACTTGAAGATCAGCAGCCGAGATTCTCGGCTTACCAGCTTCATCAGCAGTAGTGAAACCCTTGTTAGCAACGAGCCAGTTGCAGACTCCCTGCATGACTCGATCAGTGATGTTCTGACCGCCAGCTTGCTTGAACTGAGCGACCTGAGCTTGGTAGCTATCCATTTCTGCTCTAATAGCCGTAGCCTTAGAATCAGGAGTACCAGCACCAGCACTGATTTGAGCAACTCGAAGCTGCACATCAGCGAATGAAGGCTCAGCAGCTGCTCCACCTTGGGGGTTTACACCAATCTCACCAAGAGTCAAGTTCTCATTGACAGAAATTCGCTTTCCGCCGTCTCCATTGTTGGAGAGGGACAGGATAACGGTGGTTCCTTCATTCAACGACTTGTTGGAGAGAAGGGTTGTGACTTTATTGACATTTTCCATACGTTTGCCTATTTAACTAGTTGGTAATTAAACCATATAAAGCTTTTTTAGCCTAAAGGTTTCCTAACCATAATAGGTTTTTAATGGAAAAAAAATAACTTTACTTAGAAAAAACAATTCCTGTTAACATCAGAGAAGATCTAAGCTTCTGTTTAATGTATATAACAAGAGTAGTTGAAAGGAATAAATCTAAGGTCATATTTCTTTGATGTGGAAGTGGTGGTGAACCATCTTTACAATCATCAAATCTCTCACAGAAAGAAGTACTAATAAGAACATAGTCCCCAGCAGGTAACTGCTTTTTAATCTTTGAATAGTTCCAAAACTTAAACTTAGAAATATGCCACTTAAGAAACTTAAGATAATCAGATTTTTTAGCTACAACTATATATAGATTTAAATCACCAAAAGAAACAAAGTAAGCTGGGCCTAAATAAGAAGTAGAAAATTTATCTGGAAGAAGAAGTTTGTGGGCGGCTTTATTTAGCTTATATTTGGAAAAACTTTGGAATGATTTTTCTCCGTGTTTAAATTTAAATGTAGAAGGACAACCTAGTTTATAATGATACTTAGTATTGTAAACTTCCTGCCTAACTTCAACAGGAAAAGCTTTCATAGAAAGTTGTTGTAAATGGGGAAGATGAGAAAAACTTTTGAGAAAGTCTTCAGCTGAATTTTCAATAAATGTTTCTTTAATATTTCTTACTTTAAGAGCATCAAAATAATCATACGTTTGGACTGGTAATTGAAAAGTAATCTCTTTTCTTAGTTCTTCTATAGGTAAAGAAGAAAAATAAACATTAGGATAAGGAGACAAAGAACCACGACTAAATACTGCCTCAACAAGTTCTTCATTAGATTTTAAAGCATATTTTAAAACTTCATCAAAAGAATAAAGAATTCCATCTTTGTTAACTGCAAATGAAAACTTATGATTTGCAAAATGACCAGGATTTGTTAGAAATTCTCCTAAGTGAATTTCTTTAGGTGTTAAGTTTTCACCTTGTTGAGGAAAGAAAACTAATTGAGTATGATAAGTAAGAGGAGGTTTCATTTTTTATTCAACATTTGATTTGAATCTAGAGTCTAAAGGCTTAGCAATATCTTTTACTCGTAGATAGTGTGTTAGATGGCCAAGTAAAGTAGTACACAAATAAGTAAAAAATGGTGTTGGGTTAGTTAAAGGTGTTGTAAAAATATGAGCACCTTCTCCATCTATTACATTACAAAATGAGGATCCAATTACTTGGATAGATTCTTTAACCAAAGTCTCTTTTTCAAGATTCAAATTAATACAACCAATAGCCTCTAAAAATTCTAAGTAGTCTTGAGTAGAAGCTAGAATTATTTTCATAGATCTAATTTCTATACAATAAGAAATTCCAAAGTAAGTTATATAAATTTCACCATCTTGATACTGACATTGACCAAGTTGAATATATTTAGATTTATCTATTTTTTTTCTTTTAAACGAACCAGGAGCAAAATATAAAGAAGAAGATTGTTTAAAAGAATCTATAGTAACATCTTTCGGTAATAATGCTACTTTACAAGGTATTAAGGTAATATTAGTAAAATTTTTGAAAGTATCATAATAATAATTCTGATATACAACAGAAAGACATTTATAAACTTTATAATCTCCAGTATGAGGAAATCTTTTCAAAGTATTAAAAATTTCTTCTTCAAATTTAGAAGTTGGAGATTCTAAAAGTATGTGATCTAAATTTACTCCCGAGTAAGCTCTAAGTTTAGGGTTAGGAACTGGAGTTCTTACAGATTTATTTTCTTGTGTTAGTTCCGTTTTAACCGATTCTTTCTCTATTTTTAGCATCTGCATAAATAACTCCTTTTTTAACAAGATTATTACCGCTGTATCTCATTTGTTGTTGTAAATAATAAGTATAAATAAATGTTTCTAATGATATAGGACATAATATTGGTGACATAGCAACATGCTCATCCACAGCACTAAATCCTGGAGCCAATAAACACCAAGATTGATCAATTGGAAGGAACTCAAAATCAGGTACAAGCCGCTCTACTTCTTCGATATTTGGAGAACCAACAGCAGCAATAAACTCTAAATAGTTTTTTCTAGTTACAACAAAAATTGAGCTATACATTGATGTTAAAGAGTAAACTTTACCAAAATACATAGCACTGACTTTTGAACCTTTTTCATTAAAATTAAACAAGTCACCATAATAACTAGAATCTTGTTGAAAATTTTTGGATACAGTTCTAAGTAAGCTTTCTTTTACTCCTTTAGTATTAACTAAAGTATGCTTGGTATACCACAAAGGGCGTTTTCTTTGATACTGTCCAGCTAATAAAATAGCTTCCTCAATAATAAAATGATCAATATTAGATAAACGTTTGACAAGATCCCTCAAACGTTGAAGTTCGTCTGTTTCTTCTAAATCAGGCCAAGACTTTAAGACTAGTCCACAATAAGATTTATGCATTAGTTTTTCCCTTGCCATGTGCTAACACTTTAGGTGCTGCACCCATTTTGGTAATTTTTTGTATTGTAAAAGTCTCAAGAAAAGAAACTTTATTTAATATATCCTGGAGTCTTTGGTACTGAGGATCGTTAAAATCTGGTGCTTCTTGAGCAATTAGTAGGCCACTATAAGGATATTTCATAGTTTTGGTAGATTACTTAGCTTTTATAATAATCTTCACATTGGAGAGTACAATCAAAGTCATCCCAATAATATTCTTTTTTCTTATCTTTAGATATTTGTTCCTTAGACAATTTAACAGGAATTGTTTGTACTTTAAAAAGATCTAAAGTAATTCCTTTTTTTTTCTGTTGCTTTAAATATCTATTAATTAACACACATTGGTTTTTTACCAAAAATTGTCATTAAACCCAGGTTCAACTTCAGTTTTAACTAATTCATCATCACTATCATAAATGTGCATAACTGAAGAAAGTCCTGTAGATTTAATACCACAAGTTGATAGTTTTCTTAATAAGGTAGTCTGACAATATACTGGGAAGGAGATAGGATTTGACATTGGGCAGGGATAAACTTCATCCTCGCTACCTCTTAATACCTCACAGTAATTTCCAGCTAGAAAAACCCAGTCACTATCTTTAGGTAAGATAGACATTAATTCCTCTACATTAAGATCGTCAAAAGATTCTAAGTAGGTTTTATAATGTAGCTTGTGTACTGCATAAGCACAAATAGCTGATTGAGTAAATTTCAAACCATATGCTGTGCCAGCAAAGATTAAACCATAACCTTCAGCATCATGTTTTGAGAAGGGAATTCTTCGTAATTCTGTAAAATCTTCCCCATCTAAAACACTATCAGAAAAAATGATTTGAACTCTAGATAATGTTTGTTCTGCTTTGAATATATTACCTAAAAATGAACAAAGCTCCTGGAAACTTTTATCTATTGGATTATTTAAATCCAAAGAAAATTTTTCAACAATCTCACCGTGATACATATCCATATTTTTATTTCATAAAATAATCAGATTTTCCAGGAAGTATTTCAGTTTTGTTTAAAACTTTATTATCTGTTTCTTTCATTATTGTCATTACAGATCTCATACCTTTAGCAGTAATACCATAAGCAACTAGTTTTCTATAGAAAGTAGTTTGACAATAAAGGGGGAATGATCTAGGATAACTTTGAGGACAAGGATGTATCTTATTCCCAGTTCCTGTTAAAGTCTCACAGTAATTAGAACAAAGAAAAATCCAATCATTATCCTTAGGTAGTCTATTAATACACTCTTCTAAATCAAACTCTCCTTTCAGAGATTGCAAATAGTTTACATAAGTAGATTTATGTACAGTATATATAGTTAAATTTTCCTGATCAGGAAAATATATGCAGTAAGCAAGACCCTTATAAATTTCAATGTATCCATAATCAAAGTATTTAGCTGGAATCTGTCTGGTTAAAGTAAAGATCTCTGGTCTTCGAAACAAGACATCATCATAAAACTCAATGGTACATTGTTTAGGTATAAAGTTTACAGGAAAGAAAACTTTTAAATATTTACAAAGATCATCAAAGTCTTTGTCTAGGGGATTAGTCAAATCTAAATCCTTTGATGCTCTAATAGCTCCGTGGTATATTCTCATAGTAGTGGTAGGGGCAGGTAGACCCCTTTATTTAACCTTCTGTTAGTTCAACTGCTGGTGTTTCTTCTTTCTTTGTCCATTCTTTATAGGCTGGAAGATTCTTAACCATTTCAAGAAATTCATCTTGATCGCCTTCAAATCTGTTAGAAAGAATAATTTGCCAAGGACCGTTATCTTCATACTGAGCATGAACTTGTACTAGAGTAACTTTAGGTTGCTCTGTACCAGGTCTAACACTAATTTGAAGAGGAGTTCCTGGTTCTATGTTCACTAATGCTGAACAAAGAAACTTTGAGAAGTTGATTGTACTCTTTGACTTAATCACATAATATTCATTTTTCTCTGGATCCTTAAGTGATACTTCAAAAGAGGTGTAAGGCTCTACAGCTACTTTTCCTTTTTGCTTAGGAGTACCTTCATCTTGCCTTAAACAGACACCTAAAAGTACTCCAGTTACAACAGCAGCTGTTTCACCATACTTATCAGTAGGCCAAACCTGGAATTGTCCATCTTTTGGCCTAAAATAATAATTTGATTTTGGGGGAATTACTGACATTTTTCTATCTTATAAACCTCTGGTTGTTACACCAATAAAGTTTTTAAATTCCCCCTAATCTTTACTTCGGTTTGTAGCCCTTTTCTTGTAAATAAGTTCCCATCTGTGCTAATGAATATGAGAAAATATCAATACCATCAGCAGCAAAAGAAGGCCACTTATTGTTCATCATCTCTGTAAACTTACCAGCTACTGCAATAGATTCAGCAGTAGGCCTTAAATAAGTAGCTAGTGGGTCTACAATTTCAATACTAGAACCTGGTTCTACAAGACCAGATTCAATCATCATTGTAGCAATCTCTTCTAGAGTCTTCTGACTATAGAAAGGAGAATTGTTAATAAGTCCTTCAGTGATGTCCTTATTAGTAGTGGCCTTCTTAGCTACTTCCATTTCCAGATCAACCACCATAACTGATCGTCCTGAAATAAGATCAATAAAGATCTCAGCTAAAGTTTTAGTAGTACCTTTAGGATCAATGGGAATCTTAGTAGTGGAAGCTATGGGCAAAGCTGTTAAAGCTAACAGTTGTTGAAGCAATTGGTCATATCTGGGATCAGAAACTGGAGTAGCAACCTCAGGAGTATTTGGTACAGGTTCTACAGTCTTGTCAGCTTCTTTGTAAGCTTCTGCAATAAAACCTGCCTGATTAGCTGGTAAAGATGCTTCATGAGCAGGATCTTGGATAGCAGCTCGGAGCCGTTTTGCATTGGTCACGTTAACTTTAATTTTTGGGTTGTTCATAGGGCATTTCCTAATCTGGTTGGGGCAAGTAAACCTACCCCAACCAAGGTTTTTTTAGCGACTAGTATTGACTCTAGTTACTTCAGTAATCTTCTTTCCAACTGCCTCAGTAGCTTGTGTAATAGCCAAGATTAACTTGTTATAGTTAACACCTAGAATACTAGCTACTTTATGAGCATCGAAAGGAAGAGAATTACTTGTATTGGCAATGTAAGCAGTATCAGCAAACTTGTGTGCTACTCTAGTTGCATAACTAGATCTACTACCCATAGGAGTTCTGGAAGATCCTTTCTCCCCATATTGAGTTACGATCTGCTGACCGAGCTTAGCGATGGACTTATCATTGAAGATGTTATTAACAATCTCAATAACTGCTGCTGGCGGTGCGACTTCACCATCTCTCACTCTAGCGAAGCTTCGAGGTGAGGTCTTGGTCAAGAAGGCCATCTGAGCCAGAGTAATGTTTCTGGCATTCATTGCATTGTAAATTGCTGCCCCGTATTGTTCAAGAATATCATTATTTGTTGACATAAATTAAATTAACTCCATAAATGGACAGTTAGCGAGGAGCTAACCATAGTTAGTTTTTATAAAACCTATTAAGGTGATTCTGCCAAGTCTTTACAGATAATCTGACTATAGGGTCATTAGAATCTTTAGCTCTAGAAAATGCTTGTTTATTAGAAGCAAACTCTGTGAAAGTCTCTAAATCTTGTAAAGCAAATTCTTCATTTCTATGTTTAGTTCCTTGAATAGGATTAGATCCCTCAAAAATCTGATATATACCTTCAGCTTTTACGAGGTGTATGTTAGAGAGGGGTATAAAAATTGACATAGAAGCAAAAAAAATAATGGGGGAAGCTTATTAGGCTAACCCCCATGGTCACGTACCTAGTTATTAAAACTTAAAGCCCAAAGAAACCCCAGCAACCCACTTACCGTGTTTTGGAATTTCAAGAGTTCTCATAGTTCCAAGATACCCTCCAGCAAGATCAACTGAGAGATTTCCCCATTGACCAACTGTGTAGCTAATTACTGGGCCAACACTAGCTGACTGACCGTCAAACCAGTTCTTCTGTCCTGGATTTCTTAGTGTATTCAACCAAACATCAGAATCAAAGCCAGCAAACAAGCCAGCTGAGAATCGATCATATCGAGCTACATCTAAAGTAAGTCCGATAGATGTTCGATGACCCTTATCAAGTTCGGTGAACGAACTAAGTTTCAGATTAAGACTTGTATCAGTCTTAGTAGAAGTGGCCATAGCAGTTGTACTAACTGCTAGAGCAAACGCCAGAATAATAAATTTATTCATTTTTTCTAATTTCCTTCTTAGATGCTTAAACGCATCTCCTTGCAGCTTTTAGATTAATCTCAGGATCAGGAGATTTAGCAGTATTAAAGACATAGACAGTTGGAACATAGTTCACAAAGCTTTCAGCACCAGTTGCCAGAATTTGCTTAACAAACTCATGCTCTAAATCCAGCTCTACCAGGATCTGATCACCAGGCTGAATTTCTTCATAAATATGGGCATAATCAGGCTCATTACTTTCCATAGCTTCCTTAAACAAAAACAAAGTGTCTTGTTCTGGGAAGAGAGGACCGAATCCTGGATTGTATAGAAGAGTATAGAAGTTATCTTTCTTCTTCTGTAGTAATGGTGCTTTTTCTGTTTTACTTGACATAATGGATTGTTTGACCTTCTTTGTTATATACCAACAATGCTACTGTTTGTTTTAAGTTTTTTGCGATTTGTCTTGCATCTTCAAAACTAACTTCAGTAAAGTGAAATTGTTCTTGATGTCTTGGATACTCGTTGGCTACATAATCTTTTCCTAGCTCCTCGCTTTGAAAACAAGGAAGCATGATCTTATGATCATGAGCTTTGGTAGCTAGAAAATTGGGCATTCTTACTACTAAAAATAGTTTATCAGGAATGTCATTTTCCAAACCACAAAGAGGAAAGTCAAAGTTCACGGGTATCGAAGAATCAGGATTAGAAGCACTAAACATATATTTCACCTAGAGTGATAAGTTTTCTTTTTACCTATCTCCTTTTCTGGAGAAAATCGATCTTTTTGAGTAATTTGCCTATAACACTCAAATTTGAATACGACACCTTCAAAGTCAACAGGATCCAAAGCGTAACAACCAATGTTATTACCAAATTGGTTTTTTAGATTAACTATATCATTTACTAATTTATCCTTAACTACGTCAGGAAAGATTAGTAGATCCCAAAGGGTATACGAGAATAAACCAGCTCCTACTTTAACCCATGTACTGGGTGGAGGATTATCAAGACATAAAATCTCAAATTTATGTTCTTTAATTAGTTTTTCTAATTTATTCTTAAGCAGGTTAGCCTGTTCAGGCAACAAAAGATAGTTCATTTATTTTTGTTTCTAATACCATCCATTTCTAATATGAAAGGTCAAAGCATGGGTTGGGTAGCCTTTATATCGATTATCAATATATCGAAACATAGCTTCCATTTGTACTAAAGGATCATAGCTTTTTTTCAAGTCTACACCCTTCCAAGTACTATTCAAAAATCCGTTTAAACCGGATGAAGTTGAAGATGGGTTTTGTGCATATGGATTGTAAGTAGATTCTTTCTTAACAATCTCCAATATAGCATAAATCTGCTTAGTATCTTTCTTGATGACTAGAGCAGTTTTGGTTTTTGAGACGGCAGCAGCTTGCAAAACTACTTTTTTCACCTTCTCTTTACGAATAACTACAGGCTCTCTGCCTGTAAGTTTAGTTGTAAGTTGTGCTTCCTGAACATATGTAGGAATAAGCATACTTAATATTAAAGTAAAGTACATAGTACTCACCTCCCTTAGTTTAACTAGTTGGGCAGACTATTCTGCCGGGATATCAAAAATTACATATTTTTGACCAAGAGTTTTAGTTAACTCTTTAGCTGTTTTATTAGCTTCAGCATAAGTATCATATGGCTGATCGCGGTACAAAACGTGTCGGTCTGAATCTAGGCATATCATCCATTTAGTCGGATTAAACTTAGGAGTTATAAAATCAATTCCAAATTGGTGAGTTAAAATCTCATTAATATGTTTAACTTTATAACCCATATCTTCCAGAGCTATTAATAAATGCCCCTCATGCTTTTTAGGATTACCATAAATACCATAATGGTTATAGTTAGTATGAAGATGACCATGGATATTATACCTACATCCTTCTGGCCAGTATTCTCTAGCTATAGGCCTATGACTGAAAAGAATCCCCGGCCAGTAAAAATGCTCGCATACAAAATTATACCCCGCTCTTAAATAAGCCGAGTAGCTTTTGCGATCATGGTTACCTATACATAGAACCTTAGTTCTACTAGGACATACGGATATAAACTTCTTTAGATCTTCAGTTTTGTCACCAAAGATAATATCGCCAAGGTCTATTAAAATAGACTCTTCAGGTAGTTTAGATAAAGACTTTAAAATTGTAGCTTCAAAGTTTTCTGGTCTACCTTCAAACTTTCTGATGTTATCGTGGTAAAGATGTTGATCGGTGATAAGAAATACAGGAATATCCCCAACTCTCTGTATTTTAATCATTATGCTATTTTAGAATAGTAGTTGTAATCACCTTTAAAAGGATCATTTTCAGTAGTGAGAAATGGTTTCCAAGTAAAGTGAAAAGAACAGTTTCTAGGTGCTCCTTTAAATAAAGTAGCTATTGCTTGATCATAATGACCTAGTAAACCAGTACCAATTTTTGTAACTATAAAAGTAGTATCAGGATTTGCTTTAGCATATTCCTTAAACTCCTCAACATAGGGCATAATTCTATCGACGTTAAGAGTAGCAAGATGCTTATCCTTGGTAGGAATAGCATAAGAGTTACCAGAACGCCCAGTAACTACCTTAGGATCAGCACCGAAGTGTTCCCGAGCTATTTGGGCATTGCCTTTACTTTCGACACCCTTTAAATTAGAATCAAACACAAAAATCATTTTTTCTTTTTCCATTGTTACTAGTTTTTTATTGTACAGCTAATCCTGCTTGCTTCAACCATGAAGACCAATAATTGATTTCCCACCAAAGATTGGCTTTTGCTGTTTCTTCTTTCTGGAAGAAGGGAAGAGAGGTATATAACTCCTTCCGTTTTGCATAACCAGTTAAAACTCTTATTCTACCTCTTACATAAGATATGTGAGATGGATTGGTAGTGGAAGGATATTCAGAGCCATTATACTCACGATAGATATCAGCACCAAATTGTTCATAGTCTGATCTTTTAGATGAAAGAATTTCGAGATCTAGATCTAATATTAACCAATCGAAAGGACTAGTAGGTTTTAGTGTTGGGTTATCTGGTATTAAATGGTTCTTAGTAGCTAAAATAAATTCTTCAACAATTACAGAATTGACTGGAATGTTATATTTGACGATAAAATCTAAAGCAAGTTTAGCAGAGTTGATCTCATTATCAGTTTTTCCGATACTATAAACAGCATCATGAAACAGTATTGCTATAAGTGTCTCACAAGAAACGTTAAGTTTAAAATACTCACATATATACAAGAAAGAACCAAGCATTTTCTCTATATGAGTTAAATTATGATAGTACCGTCCTGGACTAGTATAGTATTTGTGCAGTTCATGAAGGGTAGTTTCCTGTTCAAATGAATTGCAACCTGCTATAAGTTGTCCAACAGTTTGAGAAATGAGTGGATATCCTGCTAATTGTGGCCTAGTTTGCATTGTCATTTTAGTTCTAATAATTCCTTTTCAACAGTCTCACAAAAATCTTTATAACTTCCAGCAGTTACCCATAATTGTTTTGGTTCTTTATAAGGGTCATAAATCTCATAAGAGTAATATTGGTTATTAACAGCAACTATTTCTCTTGCAACGATAACATCATCAAGAAACCATCTTGTCTTACCATCATGCCACATACTTCTTCTAAGTTTTCTTGACTTAGCAGTACCGGTTTCAGACATAAGTAAAGAGTTTAGTAGTCTTAAAGAATTAACATATTCTTCGATATCATTCTTTACTTCATCATCAAGAGTAGAGATTCTTTCAGTATATTTAGATCTAAGTAGCTCAGTTTTCAAGGTAGTTTATTTTATCCTAATAATAATTTAAAGTTAACAAAAATGTTTTTTTAAGGTGAAGTAAATTCTTCAAATAAGAAATTATATGTAAAACTTAGGTTTTTCTCAAATTTTATTGAGTTTTTAATGGTGACACTAGGATATATATTTAAATAAAATCTAGAATCACTTTTAGTTCGATAATCAAAAACAGTCTCAACAAAAAGCTGATCAAAAAATTTTATGTATTTCATATCATATAAAACTCTTCTAGTACAGTATCATAGGAAAGGTCAGATAAGGTAAACAAAATGAAATGTTTCCTATTTCTAGAAACAAAAATTGACTTACTATCTAGTAAGTCAATTTTATAGTAGTCAAATGAAGGCCAGCTATTTCCAAATATTTTATAAGTCATCTAAAAAAATAAACTGTTCAAGAACAGTTGAGTAACAGTATTTCTTATTTATAAAACGAATAATATCTACATCAAAAAATTGAGGAAATACTTGAAAATATTTTTCTGTTGAGTTATAACAAAAACCACAATCATTAGACGTATTGAAATCAAAGAGACTATATTTCATATCCAAACATGTTCAACAAATTCATCTAGAGATAATATATAATCAAACTCCAAGCTTTTAGAATTCTTAAAACCAGCACCCAAATTTTTTGTGAAATCTAAATATACGCATTCTTTAATATCGCCAACACAGGCTGTAATGTGAGTTTGTGGTTTCTTATAGTGGTACTCATAAGTATTGGACGATACTACTTCTATTTCAACTTTCATATTTCTCTCTATAAGCTTGTAGAAGTTTATGAACAGTTTTTGGCAACCATAAAATTATACCAGGAACAGGTGGCAGTGAATTAAAATCTTCTAAAGAATAATGATATATAACTCTTTCAGAGTAATTAGGGTTTTTAATATATCTTTTCCAAATTGTACAATAAGAAGTGTATCTGCTAGTAAAAACAGTTGAAGAATAATAAAAGTGACTATTATTGTAGTTGAAAAATTTCATATTACAGGTTAAATCTTTTTGAACTCTTCTAGTGTTAAGTTATAATAAATAGTTATTGTACTTTGATAAGGAAAATTTATACCAATGATCCTCGCATTTTGATCATAAAAAATATGAATATTATGGAGGTAATTATCCCAACGATAAATAAAACCTAAGTTAACATAAATATATTCGAAAAATCGAATATATTTTCTCGAAGGTTTAGTTTTATTCATATTGTTCTAATTGGGGATAATAGTAGCAAACAATTTTAGTAGTATTTAAAAGAAGTTGTATAACTTGAGGGCGAGCAGAATAATGCCAAATCTGTATCGACGTATAGTTATACTGTATAACTCCAGAATAATTAATAAGTCTATTGAAACAAATATTCATATATTTTATGTGAAAATTCTTCTAATGAAAAGTTATAATGAATTTGATCTCTACATAAATCTACAAAGGCTATTCTAATAATATTTAAGTCATTGTAATAAATATGAACAGCATATAAATTATTGATTGTATATACAAATCTTCTATCATCATGTGGTAGATAAAGACCATGATAACTATGCATAGTTTTCTAAATCTGAGTAATAAGATTGCAAATATACTCTACCTTCTTTATGGTAACTATAAGGAATAATATCACCAAAATCAGGATAACTTCTCATAAAAAAGTTCAATACATCATAAGAGAAAGAAATAGTGTTAAACTCAAAGAAGAAGTGTTGAAACATAATATTACTTAAATTCTTCTAAAGTAGGACAATAACGAAGGGCTGGAATTGTTATTGCCCTATAAAAGACTCTAATGGTACTCATAGTATCAATATGAAATCCAATAGAATCATATCTAAAGAACCAACCTTTATCTACATACCAATCAGCATCCCAGTATTTCATATAAAATTTAATACTCTTCATATTGTTCTAAAATAGAACTATAAATAGCTAAAGGAAATCTTTTAATACTATCTAAGTAAAATTTTACTAATTCTATATCATTGTAAAATATTGGAAGAAATGCACACATGAATATACCACGATTATCCTGATAGAAGTAATTACTTCCATCATAGAAATCTGTTTTACTAAATTGTATTTTCATATTTAGATGTTAATAAAATGGCGCCTCAGAGAGGACTCGAACCTCCGAGTTATGTCAACACTAATATATTAGTATGGTAGAAACTTATACGTGTGGTAATTGTAAGGAAGAGTTTAAAAGAGAAATTAGAAAAAAGGACTTAAACAAATCAAAATCAGGATTATCCTTTTGTTCTAGATCTTGCGCTGCTAAGTTTACAAATTTAACTCCTAAAAGAAAGAGAACAAAAATATGTAAAACTTGCAATAATTTAATAAGATCAGATTATACATATTGTAAAGATTGTAGAACACTAAATGGGATAAATTGGGAAAAAGTTACTTATGGGGAAATGGTAGAAAGAAGAAAATATCAAAAAAATTCAGCTATAAGAACTCTTGCAAGGAAAATCTATATAGATACATATGGCAAAAATTGCCCCTGTTCCAGGTGTTCTTATAAGAAACATGTACAAATTTGTCATATAAAAGGTATTAGTACACACACAGATAATACACCAGTTTCAGAAATAAACAAAATAGAAAACCTTATAGCACTTTGTCCCAACTGTCATTGGGAACTTGATCATGGTTTACTAGAATTAAATAATATTAGCTATGCGCCCCAGAGAGGACTCGAACCTCCGATAAACAGCTTCAACTTTATGTCAGTTTCCTGACTCGTTGGACTATACCTTTACCTTACTCCAAAGGAGATTAGGTAGTTGCCGTCTAGTCTCTACACCTTCCCATAAAGGGCTTGGCTCGGTATTGGCATGGATTTCTCTTTAGCGTTCACCGAATTTGACAACTTACACTTATAGGGTTTCCCTTATAAGGCCCACTGTTATATTATTAGCAGAAGGCTGTTGCTTTATCCACTAAGCTACTGGGGCGCATAACCCCCTTTTTTGTTAAAAATTGTTTATCTTTTGTAAACCTCTCCTGATAGAAACTGATCATAGTTTAATTGATAAGCTGGACCTACAATCATTGTTCCTGAATTATTTTCCCTATATTGATTAATAGTGAAATTGATAAGAAACTTATCAAAAGGATAAACTATAAGAAGAGTATAATTTAAAGTAGGAATACCACGTTCACTTGTATAATAGAAAAGATTATTATACGACGATAACCCTTTGAATTTCATTTTAATAGACTCTACTAAAATCCTCAAAAATTGAATCGTATTTAGCAGGGCCAAGCCTTATATAATTATCCCAATACCATGGAATACGTGGATAGATACTTTTGGAAAATAGAACAGAATAATGACCACACTCATGTATTCTATAGTACTTTGAAAGTTTATCATAAGAACCTAAAGGTATAGTTCTTTCATAATTGAAGCAGAATCCTTCTAGTTGAAAAGAATTAAACATATTCCTCAAACACTGGATTATAGTGTACTTTAAATTTAAAGATGACAGTACCTGTAGCTGCAATGTTTTCAGGACCGAACTTTGTTAATGTTATATGATTATAAAATGGCCCATAAATGAATACAAGTTTATCACATGGTAAACCATAACTAAGTGTAACACTATTGTAGTTTAAATCACAACACAGGTACTTTACTTGGTGAGGTAGCATTCTAAAGGTAAAGAGTAGTTTAAAATTATTCTATGAAGAACTGATCCAATCGTATACATTGAAGTATCTAAAGTACAATTCCAAACAAATATACTAGAATTTTCTCTTGTAGGATTAATATGTATTTCAGTAATACCAATATCATAAACAAACTGAGATAGGTTGTTATTATATTTTTTATATATCATTAAAGTAAGCTTCTAATTCATAATGATAATCAAAACTGCCTCCATATGGAGAAAGATAAATATATATAACTGGAAAAAATGTCGCTTTATTGAATACTGAGTTATCGTAGGAAAAAAGACAAAGAGGACTAACATATGTTAGAAATTTCATTGTTTAGGTATAGACATAGTTTCTAGTTCATAGTAATAATCAATTGGAAAGGAAAGATTAGGATTAGCTATGGAAACAGAAATAAACTTGAAATGCTCTAAGTTAAAAAATTGGAGATTGTGATATACAAAACAAAGCTCTGGTGGAAATAGAATAAACTTTTGAAATATCATCTAAATATCATTACAAGTAAAAATACAGTAATAACTGTGAAGAAAAACGATTGACATATCAAGTCTAATACTGGAGGAATGATATGCTCTTCGTTTGACTTATTTCGGGTTATATGGTATATAGTTTGTAATACTATAAAGAATAACCATGTAGAAACTACTATTAATACTCCCATAACTTTGCTACTCCTTTTTTGGTCTTCCTCTTTTTTTAGGTGGAATTAAAACTGGTTCTTCTATTACTATAGGTTTTTTATTAGAAGTTGTCTTTTTAACTACAACTTCTTTTTGTATTTCAGAAACTGGTTGATCTGTTAATTGAGGAAAACAAGATAACAAATCTTTTTCAATTAGCTTTAAGAGAGAGTTAAACTCCTTATCAGTGATGATAGTAATAACTAAAAAGAATTCCCATTCTCCCTGGTCAATAGAAACAACATGACCATATTTTTCCAGTTTTAAGCATAGTTTATCTACTTGCTTATCAAACTCTGCTCTATACCTAGAACCAAATAATTTAGAATAATTAGACCTATGACCAACTTGTATCACAAAAGCATGAGTTACAGTGTGAATTAAAGAGTTTTTCATAAAACGTATTCTTCCAGATTAGTTGAATAATGAGACTGAGTTTGAGATATAGCAAATTTGTTTATTTTCCAAACGTTAGTTATATTAATATTCTCTCTAAGAAGAGGTTTGAGAGAGTTAGGATTAACACCAAAGAAGCCATAATGTTTTTTACTATTAATGAATATGTTATAAGTCCATCCTCCCAGTTTAACTATTTCTTTTCTAGGAGGAAGGACAGCAATAGATATTTTATTATCTAATTCTAAGTGATATCTACCATTCAGTGACATATTGTTGTAGTAAGTAATCGTATATATATATATTGGGGATATGCCTGATTATAATGTATTGCGATGTCTAAATTCCATAAAAGGGTTAGGCTAATAATTTTGTGTTCTATTTGATAAGCTATACGAACAAAAGAACCATGCTCAAAACATAGAAATATTTTACCTTTGTTGTATCCAATAGACCTATAATACATGTCTTTAGGGAAAAAAGCAGGACCACCTAATCGGGAATGGTCCTGCAAGTGCGAGATCCTTGTTTTCTCTAATCGGATAACATAGGTTGAACTTAAAGTTCACAAAAAGATTTTAATCAACTAGGGGGTGAATAGGGAGAATTGAACTCGCCATCTACTATTAGAGACAACACTAAGTTATAACAATGAAGATGTTAATTACGAATGAAGAATTTAGTATGTTGAAATCTAGAGCAATAGTTCCTTTAGAATGTTACCATTGTAAATGTAGTTTTTACAAGAAGAAACATGAAGTACAAACAGTGTTATCAGGTAAATTAACAAATAGAGCCCATAAATTTTGTTCAGTAGCTTGTTTCGCTTTGCATAGGCAAAGCCAAGAACAAATTAAGTGTACAAATTGTTCTGTTACTTTTTTCAAAAGAACGTCTCTCATTAAGAAATCAAAAAACCATTTCTGCTGTCAATCTTGTAATGCTAAATACCAAAACAGAAATAAGGTTAAACAAGTAAAAACTGAAAGAATATGTAAGTTTTGTAATAATAATATACAAAAACAAAGAGGAGTTTACTGTTCTCGAAATTGCTACAAAGAACATATGAAAACAAAAAGAATAGAAAGATTAGAAGATAATGAAATTAAAACTAATTTTACGCTGAAACGGGCACTAAAACATTTAGGATTTAATGTTTGCAAGGTTTGTGGTCTTTCTGAGGAATGGGAAGGTAAGAAATTAGTATTACAACTAGATCACATTGACGGTAATCCAAATAATAACTCTATAGACAATGTAAGATTATTATGTCCTAATTGTCATTCTCAAACACCCACATTTGGATGTAACAAAAGATAAGATTTTGTTACATCCAAATGCATAAAGGTTACAGTCGCTCTAAGCCATTGAGCTATATCCACACTGTAATCTTAGTGCTGCCTCATCTTAATGGGTGAGTGGGCTCTAATTGCCTTTCTAAGGTCCTCTTCAAGTTGAGCAGTAGCATTTAAGAAAGAGAGAGTTCTACCAACTACACGGTTGTTAGTATCAGAAGGATTCTGAATAGCTATTCCTCTAGCAATCTCCTCTTTGTTTTGGGAGATTATGCAAATTGTTATTTGCCTAGTATGCCGTTTCTTCTTTTGTTGTTCATAAGTAAACGTGATATCTAGGTTGTTTTCTTTTAACCAAGTCACGTTTTGACGGTGAGTTTCTTCAGGTTGTTGAGTTAGTACTTTTTCCATACCATAAAGGGTTTTTAAAATTATACATGAGAAACTCCGAACTCATCCAATGAAAAATCATAAGCAAAATATATACGCCAATCAGTTTCAAAAAAACAAAGATGGTTGAAACAGAAAGTCATCAATAACTTAGAATTTTTATCTATGTAATGAATCTCATTACTTCCAGTTGAATATTTATCAAACTTAAATATATCGTATAGCACTATATTTTATCACACAAATAATCTTCTAAATTTACCTCGTAACCAAAAAGTAAATCTGGAAATTTGAATTTCTGTATACCATTAACAGCTTTAGAAAATAAAATAAGTTGTTCTTGAGTTTTAAATACAAATAAAGTAAGTGAGTTATAGTAAAATAAACCAAGAGGTTCTCCTCCTATCCACGCTGGATAATATTGATTTTCATACTTATGATATTTCATAATAATCAAGAATCCAATTGAAATATATCATATTGTAGTAAATAGAATAATTTATCTTTAGAATTAAAAAAGTGAGAAAGAGGATAAAATTGTGCTGAGATAAATTTACCATCAGGAAGAAAAACAAATTGAAAACCTTCACAAAAAACTATTATTTTTGTGGTTTCTGATTTATGAAAATAAACTTTACCTTCAGTGTGTACCATATCTTGAAAAAATACAGGATGAACATGAGGTCCTGTTACAGGTTGGCTAAATATTTTCCTAATAGAAAGTTCTAATATATCCAAAGTTAAAGGAGTATTCAACTAACTTTAAATCCTGTAGGCTTCTCAAAGTCTTCATATTGTGAAACATAGGTAGACATGTCAGAAGTTATCCAGAAGAAAGTACGTGGTGTATTACTAAAACTGTTATATAGACTATTTTTTTGATAACCAAAAGAAATGGTTGAATCATAGAAATTAACTTTATCGTAATCAAGAAAATTAGTTATTATAATGTGATTACGATTAGGAAAACCTGACACAGAAATTCTACCAGTAATAGATGCTGGGAAGTTAGTCTTTATGGGTTTTGCATTCACAATCATTTCCACAATCACAATTTTCTTTAGTAGAATTAAGTTTTATTTGTTTTTTCTTAATTTCAATAATTTGAACATTTTTCTTTGGTTTTTCTACTAAAGAAACAGGATTATCTTCTAACCACAATTCATTAACAGGCAGTTCGCCCATTCTAACATCTTCTTGATAATCTTCCATACTCATCCAAAAAGGAAATAATAAAGTGTAGTAAGGATCTGTATTAGTAAAAGCTATAGTACTATTGTCATCAAAAACTACTGTATAGGTAGTTCTAAATAAAAAAGGTTTCTTTATCTTTTTGACTATTCTAGGATTACCATTTAGTAGTACAACTTGACCAATAATGGCATCCTTTAAAGGTTTCTTAGTAGCTAATTTTATCATAAGTAATTGTTTCTTATCCTCTCAAAAATTTCCAATTTAAATTGATAGTAAACATCTTTATAAATATCTTTAATAGGATAAAATTCGAACAGAAAATAATTCTTTAGTTGAACTATAATAATCTTAGGAAGATTGTCAATAGTATATACATAAGAATGCCTTATTTCAAAAGGCATTTGAGTCTCTCCAGGAGGATCATTAGAAAGATATTTCATAAACATTCAAACTCATCCAAGGATGAGTTATAAACAAAAGTTGTACTAGGCCAAGGCCTTATAAGATAAATTCCATTAACAAAAAAAGAAGAATAAAAATTTATTTGATATGGTTGATTAGAATCAAACAGACATGTATATTGACCATTTTTTGAATAATGAAAATTAAATCCAGGTTTCTTTGTAATTTGATTAAATATAAGATTAAAAGAACGTTTTAATCTTATATTGTAAAGTGCAAGAAATACGCTCATATAATCAAATAAATTCTTCTAATGTACATTCATAAAAAATAGGTCTAGTAAACCTAGTAAAGAGAGTAATTGCAGAAGGCTTAGATGGTAGAAATTGATATTTAGAGAGACTTTGGTGACTAAGAGGAATATATTTTAAAGCGTGATTATATAAAATTAACATACTAATGTAAGGAAAATTCTTCAAGGTCTGGGTAATAGTAAAATTCACCATAGCTAGGTAGCATTATTAGTATGTCTTTACGATACAAAACTTGAAACAGAAAGTTTCTAGTATCATTAGAGGACCAACTATATTTTCCATTTCTATCGTACATATAAGGTAAGTTAGTCTGGATATCCAAACACCTCTAAATTAGAGTTATAAGAAAACATAAAGAGTAAACCACCACAAAATCTTAAAATTGATCCAAATGTATTTTCTATAAGAATGGTATTTTTATTGAATAAGGCAACAGGCTTAGTTCTATATTCAAAAAAAGTACCAAGAGGAGTATTAGAATATGTAAAATCAAAGAAGTTCATATCATATAAATGCTTCTATTTTAAAATCATAGGAAAGGCATTTTTTATTAGAAAACAGTTGATCAAAAGTAGAAATTTTTACAAGAGAGATATGGTAATCAATACAAAAATATAGATCCCAATCAGTAGGATTAGTGGGCTCAAATTTTGCTTCATTGTAAAAAAAACTATAACTTCGATTTATAAACATTGAAATCAGTTTACCCTCTGGTCTTAAGACCAGAGGGTATATCCAGATATCTTTCTTCTTTTACTGCCAGAAATTGGCTCAGTACATAAAGATGTAAAACCATAATCATTATCTGGTTCAAAGAATTTATGAGTAAGAATTCCTTTCAATAAGAGCTTTTCTTCTATATTAAGTAATTCTTTCTCTGAGTTAATCTGGAAAAGAACTAGGTGAGTATTGTCAGAAGCGTTAAACTTATTTCCTGCTTCATAACAAACATGACCTACTTGAACTAATTGTTGAACTATGGGTAAATCTTTTCTGATAAACACATAGATATATTCAGTTACCTAGTTCACGAAGCAACCTCAAGTGTTTTAGTAGCATAACCATCAGAAGTAACAAAGCTCATTGTTATATCTCTAAAAGCAGACTCAGAAACTAAATGTCTATAAGGGTCAAGATGGTTACCTAATCTACCATAAACAAGAAGAAAGACGAGTTTCTTTTTGGTGTCATTAGGTTTTCTACCGTTAGCTAACTTATTTGGATTAGTAACAGGAGTAAACCCCTTAGTCCAATCCTTACCTCTCAACATAGCATAGATCATATGATCAGTAGCAGTTAAAGGTTCCTTATTGGCAAGCCTATTCTTCCAGACTTGTTTTATAGAGTTAAAACTATCAGGAGTAGTATAGAAAGATGAAGTAATTTTTTTTGATAAAGTTTTCATTTTTTTGATTATTTTGTTTGTTCAAGTGAAAGTAGCATAAAGCTAGAAAACAACAAGATAATCAGTCAAGGAGGAGAATGATTCCTATAAAGTATTAGTAATATTAAATATAAATTAAAAGTTACCTACAACATATTGTTACTCCACATTATAGTGTTCATGTTCAGCATTAAAATAGAGATGTTTTTTTCATTTAATGAATTACAAAAAACTTGTTTAAGCTAATAATAAAACTCCATTGACAAATCAAAAAAGGAAAAGTTGGCACGAAACGACCTTCTTCTTTTTTCTATAGTTATTCTGTTATTCATATTTAAGTCAAAGAAAAATAGATTGGGGTATGAATATAAAAATGCAGTATTTTTGCCAGAAAAACTAAAGTGTTTATATATCATATTAAAACATATCCAAATTCAAAGAGTAAAGAAAAGAATGATAATAATGGGGACTAACTTTAAAAACCTGTTGGGGATAATCAGACAGAAATCTTATGTTTTGTTTATCCCAAATTAGATAAATTAGCAAGTTTCCATAAATAAAGCCTTCAAGGTTAATAGCATCTACGTGTCTTGTAAAATCACTAAATTTAAAATTCTCTAAAGAAGACATTATTTTTTACTATCTAAATTCCTCAAAAAGAATATCATACACAAGGTTATGTTGACTATTCTTAGTAATATAAATAATATTTCCTTCTAGTATTTTAGAAAATGTTACTGAATCATAGCGTACTTGATGTAAAAGTCTATTAAGAATAACTCCAAAATTTAGATACTTCATTTAAACCTTATAAGTAACGTATTGGTCAAGATGAAGATTATAAGAATGAATTTTTGATACTGACAAAAGTAGACCTAAATAAAAATTATTAAAGTTAACTATAGGAGTAGGAGCGGAAAATAAGGAAATTGAATCTCTATGGAGGTTATGCATATTTAAAACTCCAATAGCATAGTTTAACTCACTAGAGTAGGTAAACAAAGGAGGAAAGGTAGCTTTGTTAATAAGTCCTCTAAATATCATTATAAGTAACCTTTTCAAACTCCTCAAACTGTTGGTTATATATAACATTATAAACAACTTTTCCCTTTAATGAATGTACTCCAAAATAAAGATTTCTTGAATATATTCCTAACCAAGACTTTATTCTACCATAGTCATAGGTGTGAAAAATTGTAAGTTTTGAATATAAACCAATATGTTTAGGCATCAGTTTTCTTTAACATTAAGTTAATATATTCATATGAAATAGTCATTATCCAAGAATAAGTAAGTGTATCAAATTCTTCATAGTTACTATTGTATGTATCATATACAGTATAAGTTCTTTCTAGTGAAGAAGCAGACTTTAATTTGCCAATAGTAAGAACATTTTGAGATAAAGTCAAAGAAAATAGATTATTCGGATAGAAAAATACATGCCCCCAACCTATTGGTGAGGAAAATATCAAGAAGTTATTCATAAAGTTAGCGCAGTAGGGGGGATTCGAACCCCCGATGAATGACAGGAATTTAGAGGTCCCCGCTCTCGACCACTGAGCTACTACTGCAAATGTCAATAAGCTTTAGTTAGTTCATATATGAAATCCAAGATACATATTAATGAAAGTACAATCCATATATAAGTATAATACTTATACCTTTCTTTACTGGAGAGGTTATGTTTCATATATTTAAGTCTAGTCGGTCTCAATGATTTGCTAAGACTAAACTATTAATTATCTTTCTTTTAGCTCTGAATAGATTAGATTTCATGGAACCCAAAAGAATGTTATTTTTGTCAGCTATTTCCTGATAGGAATCTCCTTCCAAAACACCCATAATTAATCTAGATTGTTGTGAGGATAATTTAGGTAAGAAGGAAATAATATACTTCCTTTCTTCCAGAAAAGGTTCATCAAATTCAGTTACCATATTGCAACCAAAATAGTCAATACATTTAGGATCATTAGTATTAGCATATTGTTGTTCAGTAATTTCTAAATTAGCATGTTTAGAATATCGAGAAGAATTAGTTTTAGAAAGAACTGCCCTATCGATAGAACGTCTTGTAATACCAGAAACAATGTAACAAAGGAAAGGATTGTTAGTTGGTAAAGGAAAAGATGAGGCAGTAGTAATTGGTTCTCCTTGATACTTTTCTGGTTCTTTAGTTACTCTAAGTAAAATATCTTGAACAACATCGTTAGCATCATCAAGATTACCGCAAATACGGAATGAAATATTGATTAGCCGCTGGTAATGGTGTTTGATTATAAGATCAATAACGTCTGTATGCAACAAGTGGTTCTGCATTTTGGTAGCCTTTAGTTGAAGATTTAGAAATCCTCATTCACATAGGTTTTTTAACATCTATACATAGTCCAAAAGGGAAACTAAAAAAATTGGTTTTAAAAATAGAAGGGGGTTTCCCCCCTTTTTTTGAGGTTTCTGGAGAAGAGTATGAAGTATATTATATCTTAATTCATAGACAGTTTTACCCCCTAAATTGAATTTTGGTAGTGGTGTAAATCTACTTTTTTGAATCTAAAAGATTCTTAGCATTTTGAACTAAGCCATCTTTATCAGGGACAATAGTTGCGTAAGCAGTCTCATAGTAGTCTGAGTGAAGCTTGTAGAGGCCAATAAGGGCACCTGAGCGTACATCAGGATCTTCATGAGTAATTAGCTTCCTAAACTTATAATCAGTTTCATTAACCAAGGTTGGTTCCTTGTACATCATAGCAATACTAATACCTTCTCGAATCCTTAAAGGATTATCAGAAGTTAGTAGTTTGTCTACTTCAGTTTTCTCAGAACTTTCAAGTTTACCTACTTGAGCTTTAGTCATTAAATCTTCAAAAGCATAGGTATGTTGGGGTGTATTAAGCCACTTATAAGTACCATAACCTAAAAAGATTCCTAAAATGAGGGTCAAAGAAATTACAAAAGTTTTATGCGACATTTAAAACCACCTATCACAAGCTTGACGACACTTCTTACCGCGAAGCCCATCTGGATCACCGCAACCAGCTTGACATGCTTTATAACATTGAATTTTACTTTGTGCATCAGAGCACCTATAACCTTTTGGTAATAGCTGACAGCACTTACTAAATTCAGCATTTTCGTCAGGTGGTTCTGGTATATTTGCTAAAACTGAGCCAAAAACTCCAGTCATAGAAATTAGAACCAAGATTGATACTCTTGTATATTTATTCATAGTTACTCCTACTAAGAAACCTTACTTTATATTACTTGAGGGAAACACAACCCACCAACAATATCCAATAATAAATATCACTACTGATATTATAAAGGTAAAGGCACAGAGACCTTTAATTAAATCTTCATCTTCTTGTTTAGTGTGACCATTTGTGTGATTTCTTAGCATATAGAAAAAGAAATACATTAATGGAGGAATTGTTATTGTACAATATATTGCTAAAAAGAGTTCTCTTGTCATTTACCCGTAGTTGGATCCTTCTTTCCAGTTTCAATTACTTTACCGCATACTGTACAACGAATCTTTTTACCTTCTTTTCCACCATCAGTATAAATCCGGTTTCCTCTTCCATACTGTTTATCCTGGAATTCAGCTCCAGCCGTATTACCCTGAGAGTTAGAAGTACATCCACACATTCTTATTGACATATTTTTTATTTCCTTAACTAACTAAAACCTCTATTTTAGGTATGTCTTATGAACAACCACAAATATGGTCCATTCTAGGGAGAATGAGTGATCCATCCTCAATTCCTAGTATTTTTGGATCTAATAGTCTTCGTAATGATACTACGACAGACTTCTATGAGAACCAACCTTTAGCTGATTTTGACAAGGGTGTTAATATTGCTGGTTGGTTACAATCATATGGCCCATCTTCAGATGTTACTAGAAGAGCATGGTTTTCTGATGATATTATTCAGTCCATGTATGATAATGGTGTTAGGAGTGTAAGAATCATTTCAGATCCTGCGGTGCTTACAGGAGTAGGCAGCGGTGTTCTAGAAGTTGGAGGTGGTAATTGGACAATTACACAAACTAATAAAACTCTCCTACAAGATAAGATTCAAGCTTTCATAGATCATGGTATTACAGTTATGCTTGATCTATGCCATATAGCTGGAGATACTTGGCATTGGAGCAGAATTGTAAATAATCAAGAACCTAGATGGAAAAACTATTTGTTAGAAATAGCAAATATGGTTACAGGTTTTCCAGCCCATAAAGTAGCATTAGAATTAGCTAATGAAATAGGAACTATAAAAACTACTTCAAATTGGAACAGTCCTGGGTCCTTTGCTACTGGAAGTGCTATGGCTGTAGCAGATGTAGTTACTGCTTGGAAAGCTAGGCAGGAAGAGGTTATTAGCAATATAAGACCTATACTTCCTAATAATTGGATTATAGCAACTACACATTCTTATTCTGGCCCAGAAACTTTAGCTTATTGGACTTCAAGAATTGGTGATACTAAAACGGCTATAGCTATTCACTGTTATTCTCCATTTTGGTTTACGCATGCTGGTAGTCCATTTAGTCCTAGTTGGCCAATGCTAGTAAACTTATCAGCAGCAAGTGGATATGCAGTACCTTATCCAGCTACTACTGCTAATACTGCTGCTATTAGAACTTACCTTACTAATGGTGGATCATGGGTAGCAGCCACTATTCTAAGCGATTTAGGAGATAGTGGAGTATTTGGAGAAAATGAAGTTATAGCAATTTTCCAGACAATGAAGAATTGGAGTAATACTTATAATCAAAGTATTGTTCTTAATGAAATTGGAAGCTTAAAATATGGTAATCCAAAAGACAGATCTATTTGGTACCAACATTATGCAAGAAATGCTATAAGGTTTGGTATTCCTGTTATGTGGTTCACATTACATGATGTGGATTACCGAATAGGAAATACATATGACTTTGGACTATTTACCAAAGATTATTTAACTTTTGCTCAAACTGCTATTACAGAGTTAACAAGAGCTACTAAGTTTACTAGTGGTACTCCAGCTTGGGATGCAGGTTAAAACCTTCCCAAAAAGGAATCAAAAGTGCAAGAATAAAGAAGATACGAAGAGAATGATTTGTCAAAGGAAATAAAGTATTCAATATTTCTACGTAGTTCTGTATATATGTATAGCAAACAGATATCAACGTGTTTGTTTGTTATAGGATGATGATAGTTATATCTTCCTGCAAACTCAGTAGGTTTATAAATCATAGTTCTCAGGAAAAAACATTTCTAATTGAGGATCATATCTAAAAGAAAGTATTCCTTTTACAGAAAAATACTTACCTAAAGAACAGTTAAGCTCTTTACCATACATAAAGTGTGGGAATAATGTTGCATTAAAATAAACATTTGAAAAGTGTTTATATTTCATAGTTATCAAAAATTAAGTTGTGTTTGTTAACTAGATATTTAACTTCTTGTAGTGGAAAGGTAAACCCATCTTCTAACTGACCTGGTGAAAGAAATAAATCAACTTTTCCTTGTTTGGTTTGACGGGTTCTAAGTTTGTATACACAATTATTACTAACTACAATATACAAACTTTCTGAATTTTCAGAACCAGTATTTTCATAAAGTGTTTCTAAAATCTTATAAGACATATCCAGATCTATTTCCTTTATAAAATTCTTCTAGTATTGGGGAATACCACCAATACAAGTTAAAATGTATATGCTTAATTATTATCTCAAAATGTTTATAGTGTGGGAATTCACTATAAACAAAATGAACTGTTTGATGGAATACTTGGAATTGCATTATGAAATGAGATTGCCACTAACAAAAAATTCAAGTGTTGTACTATAGGAACGAAGAAAAGAATCAGATCTATATATAGTAATAATGTCATTACTATACCAAGCTATATAAAAAGATACTCCTGTTGTATAATAAAATAAGTTTTCATCAAAATCAAAAAAAGAGTAAATTTTAGAAACCATCAATTTCAAGTATTCCATATTCTTCTAAAAAGCAATAATAAATATAACCAGAGAGAAAGAATCGGTTATGATTGGAAATAAATATTAAAGGATATTTGGATTCTAAAAGAAATTTAGACTTATATTTAGGCATAAATTTTCTAGTAGTATAATTAAATATAGATGGGTTATAGTCAAGAATTCCTAAATATTTCATTCTTGTAATCTTTTTGATCTTACAGCTACTAATAGCTTACCGAGTTTGTTTTGACCTACACCGTCACAAACCCCCCAATAAGTATCATTCCAAGTATTACCTTCTACTAAATCCATACCATTAGTAGCTAATAGCTTCTTTAATAGTAATGGATTGTTATTGGAAAATTTAGATTCTAAGAGTGTAGTCATGACTGAATCTTTGATATCATGCCAGTTTTCTACACAATCTACTATTTGACCTAACTTTTTGGCTTTGCCAGGGGTCAAAGTAGTAAACTGAATCATCTGTGTTTTATCAGCACATTTAGCAGCTTGATAAGCTGCTTCTAGAGAAGTAAATTTTAAACCTTCATACTCAATTTCACAAGGTGCAAAGTTACTAAGAAAAGAATATTCATTATCAAAGGAAAGAATTACATTCATAGCTACTTTACATAGTGTATTTGAGATTCTGGAAAGTTACCATCTTTTTGGATACCTATACCATCAGCACTATTTCTAATAGCTATTTCTCTAGCTTCCTCAAAAGGACATAGATATGGTTCAAAAGCAGCTGGATTAGCAATACCTAAAGATCCCAAGCTATCTCTAAACTTAATTGCCTCATCACCAGTTTTAGATCCTACAAGTAACTGCAATCTCATCTTATCCTTTCCAGTAAGGATAACTGACATAAAAATATACTTAGTATCGTTTCTTAGTAAATATATTCTAGGAGGTAAACTATCTAATCCACCTATGGGGCATAGCTGATCCAAAATTTCATTTTTAGGATCAAGTGTCAGAGATTCCATTTTAATTCAAAAAGAAGAAATGTGTTACTTTCCTATCAGGAAATATACTATCTTCCGTAGGCTGCACTAAATTATCATAAAGGTAACCAGTTTCTTTGTGTTCCCAGCCATACTGGATTACTTCTGTACAATCATTAAGAGTAGTAACTACCTTATAAGGAGTACAGTTAAAAAGCCATTGAGAAGTAGGAACTAAACTATCAGAACTAGACTGAACAAAGATACCAAATTCTTTATGCCCTTCTTCCAGTATTTGAATAACAGCTTCTTCATCATTAGCTAGTTTTTCTTGATCAGATTCATCATAGAAAATTTCAGTCTGCTCATCAAATTGAAGGGAAACTATGTTAGAAGCTCTTAATACTCTACGTTCATGAAAAGCTATTCTAAGAGCTTCGCAATAAGGATGTAATGTAAAATCGTTCATTTAATATTTTTCCATTAAGGATTTTTCAGATTCTTTATGTTTATTTCTTCCCCAATGTACTCTTATACAATTAGATATACTATTGAAAGAAACATCATACTCAGCTATAGTTATCTCATACATTAAATCTTTTCCTAAGTTAGTTAGTTCAAAACAATTTGAGTTCTGTTTCTGAGTTGAAAGATTAGAATTTAAGAACAGAGGTAAATCCATCCAACTAAGCGTGGTTACTCTATTAGTTCTAAGAAAAGCATTAACTCCTTTAATAGCATCATCCAAGTTATTAGCTTTCCGGAACAATTCTCTTTCGTCAAAATTCAGATCTTGCCATTCTACTTGTTCTTTTCTTGTTTGTACTTTTCTCATTTTATATCCAAGTAATATTGTGAGTTTGAAGGAAGATTATGTACATTTAATCTGTGTCCAAGGTAATTTATACAGTCTACAACTGTTTTTAGTTGAACTACATCATCGTCTGGAATATCAATTGCAAACTCTTCTTCAAAAGCCATAAAGAGTTCAATTAGATCAAGTTCATCAGCTTCAAGATCATCTTTCAAATGATCAGTAAGTTTTATATTGAGAAAAAGATCAAGGTCAAGTTCTACTTCTAGAATCTTAAAAACTTTTTGAGTTAAGAGTTCTATGTTCATTGAATATTACAAGCCTCTAATCTATTCCAAGCAGCTTTTTCATCTGAGTTTAATTTCCTATCAGTTGGATATAAAGCTTCCTTAAAAAGTGGGTACTCAGAAATATATTTTTCGTACATGCCATGGCCTGAAGTTTTACTAAATTCAGTATTAGCAATACGGTCGCATACCTTTACAAAAGTGGAAAGAGGACAAGAAGCTATTTTAGGATAAGTTCTAATAGCTCTATCTTTTCTATTTTTGCCTAGTTCATTGCTAATATTGAATACAATGTCAGCAACTTCAACACCAAAGTTATCTTTGACTTCCCCATAGCTTACTCTACAATCTTCAATTACATCATGTAACCAACTAGCTTGGAGAATTATTAAAATTTGAGATTCAGTAAAGCCGTCTTCAATACTATCAAATATTTCCTCAGCAACAGTAACAACATGTTCCAAATGTACTGAATACGGTTCACCTGCATAAGTGCAATTAGTAAGATTATGCTTGCTAATAGCAAAGTCCTTTGCTTTTCTCAAAAGAGCTATTTGCTTATCATTGAAAAAATCGTTAGTAAAAAAGAGCATTGTTTTCTCCTAAGGATTAATAAAATCCAAAATTTCTAGCTTATGGTCATAGTCAATGGAATTATCAAATTCTATTCTATCTGAAATACCATGAAAATTAGTTACAGTAAAATGAGATAAATAGTCATCCTCTTCTTCATGCTTCCAGTAAAGATAATCAAAATCCAAAAAATTAGATTCAAAATTCACACCACCAAAAACCATAAGCTAAAAGGTTTTTAGGAAAACTTAATTTTCAGTTAAGGGCCAGAGGGAAACTAAGATGTTATCTTCAACATACATAGGTTGAGGTTCTCCACCATTAGGAGGAATAGCCATCACCCAAGTAGCTGCTGCTGAGTCTGGCATAAACAAACTATTAGGTTCTGCTTGTGGAAGAGTAAAATAACCATGATTGTAAATATAGGTTAGTTTCTCAGGATTACTATATTGAGTACCATAGGGTAAACCAAAACCCATACTCTTTGTAAGGAAATGTCGTTTACCTTGCATATCAACAATATATGTATAGGTAATTAAATCGGCTTGATCCCTTTTCTCATAGATCATCTTCATTAACTTCCTCTCTTGGAAGTTAACGATTGCTGGCATTCCTGTTTGGTTGACGCCTTCTTCTACTAAAGCTTCTTGTTCCTTAGCAGTTTTAGAATCAGAGGTACTATTAGTATCTGGCATACAACCAGCTAACACAGTAACAGTAAGTAACGAAATAATAAATGTTTTCAAAATCCCTCTTGTTTTAGATTCTTATCAATGTCAGGGGCAAGATTAGCTCGATCCACGGTGGCTAGTTCAGAGTTGATAACAGAACGTAAGGCTGCTCTATCATCTTCAGTTTTAGCTAAACGATATTCAGCTAAATACTTACCAATAATTTGTTGTTTACCAAGGACGTAACTTGCATTATGTTGATAAACATCACGATTAGCATCAGCTTGGCGTTTGTTAAGATCTTTTGAAAGACCAATTCCACCAATACTTAAAGCCCATAAAAGAGCAATGAGAAGTGGAATGAAAATTACTATTGCGATTACATATATAGGTTTCATTTTTTTTATTGTTTCAAGTAAAAAAATCTAAGCTCTTACAGAACTATTGATAGGACCACCAGTTCTTTTGGAAACAGGCATTACTTCTATTTGATTTTGCACTGCTTCAAGGTCCTGTGGATCAAAACTTACTCGACCTGTAAACTTCTCTGCATCTTTTTCATGCTCAATACGACATTCAATTGTAGTACAACCATGAATATGATAACTAAAACCAGTAATAAAACCTTTCTTACCAGAAATCTTATCTACTACTTTTTGGTTGAATTTAAAGCCTGTATCTTCATAATCAGGACATTTAAATTTAGATTCTTCGTTAACAAGTTCAAGTTGGGGTTCTTCGAACCAATGTCCTTCTTGAATAGCTCCATCTTTCAGTTCATTTGATCTAACATGAGCTTGCCAGATGCCAGTACGGGAATGATAAAGAACAGTAACTGTTCCTTTAAAACCTGTAAGTACGTCAGAAACTATAGAACCTATAGTTATGCCTTTGGGAGTGAGTATTTGATTCATAGTGGTAGTTAGGTTTTAGGAGGGTTCAACTAAAGCTGAATAATTAGTTAAACAATCTGGACAAAGAAATAGATCTTTGTTCTCATCAAAACTCTGAAAAATATCAATTACTTGAATAACTGTATCATCAGATTTTTGGCAATTTGTGCATGTTAAAAAGTTTCTTGTAATCATAATTATCTTTTGTTAATTTCATACCAAATTACTATTAAAACTATAAGAGCAAGAATAAGAAAAAGTAGTATACCAGATTTAACTCCAGCTAACCATAGATCAACACCACTCATTTGACCAGAGAAAGACAGAGATGAATGTGGTGTATCAAATTGTTCTTTCTCAGTTAGATTCCATCTTCCAGAATGGTAATAAAGAGGATTATTAGAGATACAATCACACTTTGACCCCCAATGGATTTTATCAGATGGACATCTTCTAGGTATCATTATCTTCTTAAAGGTGTAAATATTTCTAAAGAAAAGTCGTAAGAAAAGTATGGTTTTGATATATAAGCATTACTAGGATAATGTATATAAGAAACTATATATCCTGAATCATTGAACTTCAAAGCTTCAGAGGTAAAAGTATCTATAGAATAGCTAAAACCTACAAATGGACTAAAACCAATAAAATTAGGTTGCTGTTTTTTTCTCTTGTTAAAAAATGAAAAGTCCATTAATAAGTTAGATATTTTTTCTGTAAAAATTAAAATTTAGAGCTTAACAAGTGTTGTCTTGCATCTTCAATTTTTGGGTGTTTTAAAATATCCTCAAGTTTAACTCTAAAATGCATACCAGCAGGAAGGAAAACCATACCTACATCATTTATAGGCTCAGAAGCAATATGAATATAAAGAGAAGATTTAGCCATTTCTATCTCTTCGCTGGTAAATTTATTCCTAAGAAAGTCAAAAACAACAGTTACTAAGGAGGGTTCTATTATGGAAGAGATAATAAGTTTCTTACATATACATGCTCTGAAATTATTAGAATACCAGTGATCATCATGACCACAAATAGCTAAAGCTTTTTGTTGAAAATCAATTGTATTGGTTAATTGAACTGTATAATCAATACCAGTAACTCTTACTAAATACATTATGCTTTTGTTAGCTCCTCTTCCAAATCTTGTTCTTTGTAATGATGTTTGCCAGCTGCATTTTCAATCCATGCTGGACAATCTGGACATTTAGAATCTAGTGGTTTTAAAGCTTCAAAACATAATACTACATTCATAGCTGCTGTTTGATATTTGGAGGATATTAGACTTAGTATATGAGCACCACCAGAGCTACCAAGTTCATCATCAAGCTCAAGTAAATATTGGTAGGCTTTCTTCAAGCGAGCTTTAAGTATTCTTATTTTCCAATCTTTTAACATAATTAATGGTGACTCATTTTTAGATCGTGAATTTCATTCTTCAATTCTTTTATCTGAGAGAAAAGAACTTCAATAATATCTAGTTTATCTTGCTCTAAACCTAGAGCTATATTAATAATTGATGTCTCACATTTATCACAAAATAGAATACCACGTTCATATCTAGTATGGTGTCCTTCGTTACATCTTGGACAAGTCATTTTAATTATCATGTTACTCCTTCCAACCACCTAAAGTTTCTGCTAATTCATTAACAGCTTTGAACATATCTTCTTGTAGATCAATGCTCATTTTTTAACCTTGTTTTACTTTAACTATATATAGGTAAAGTCCATATATTGAGGCATAAATTCTTCTAAAGTAGTATTATAGTAAAGAAGCTTAACAGAGGCAGTTTCTTTACTAATAGCAATATTATCTTTACGAATAGATCTGATAAAGTGTACTTTTAGATTCTTGATTCTAAAAATAAAAGAACATGTTCTAGAATCCCAATCAGGACAGATTTGAACCATAAGACTACCTTAATCATCTTCAAGCATTTTACGTATTTCAAGATCTAAGATACGTTGCTGTTTTCTTTTGTATCTAGTTTTAGACCATCTTGCAATAAGATAATTTAATACAGCATTTTGATCTCCTTTAAGAGAACCTAAAACTGAGTAAGGATAAATACTTTTCCAAATAGATATTTTAGGTTTACGAAAGAATTTAGTGTCTTTACCAATCTTTCTGTTATCCTTTTTCTTCTTTCTCTTTGGTCTCATGTTAATAAATTGGTGAACCGACCAGGCAACGATCCCGGAAACCTCCACCTTAAAAGGGTGTTGCTCTGCCAATTGAGCTACCGGGTCAAAAGTTGGTACTCGGGAAGGGACTTGAACCCATACGACTTCCCAGTCAACGGATTTGGTGACCCGAGAGAGACTCGAACTCTCAATCCTTTCGGAAAGCAGGGCTTAAACCTGCTGTGTAAACCAGTTCCACCATCGGGCCAAAACTAAATATTTCTTCCTCTAAAGTTAGGAGTTTGAAAATGACAATTAGGACATAGTAACTGTAAATTCTCTCTAGAATTATCAGTAGAATTCCCATTAATATGGTGTAATTCAAGTGGAATAGGTAAGGATTGCCACTTAGCATTTTGACAATTCATACAAATATGTCCTTCCTGTTTGATAAGCTTATTTTTAAGATTACCATTTCTTTTATATTCACTATAATCTTTTAAAGATTTATTTTTATTCCATAACATTCCAGTAAAATGAGAAGTATCAATTGAATGTTTAGCAATCTTAACTCTCATAGTAGAATAGTTACCACCTACTGGAGCTAAATCTAAGAGCCTCAAAACTTGAGCAATTGAAAAGGAAGTAGAAACAGCTTCTTTTAACTGATCTATAGTATAAGAATTGTATTTTCTTGTAGCCACACATATAGTGTTGTGCTACGTCTACCAATTCCGCCACCCGAGCGTATATTAAACTAAACCTAAAGTTTTTTTGATTTCATAGATTTTACTAGATCCGCCCTCAAAAAAACCTAAAGAGAAAGCTGAATCTAAAAAGAGAGGAAAAAGATGAGGATATTTTTGAAAGATAAGAAAAGAAATTTGAAGTAAAAAATGAACAATTTCAGTTTCAATTTTCTGGAGGTTAACTCTGGAGAAGCCTTCAGGACATAGTTGTCGAAACTCTGATAAAGTTTCTCCAGCTATGAATACTTCCATAAAAGCTCTCTCTTTATAGCGAATAACTAATGGCAAGCAATCTATGCCTCCATGTTTTCCATACTTCAAAGAAAACAACTTATCAGTATAAATACTATAAGATGTTCCACTTAGACTGGAAGTTTGGGGGAAGTCAACTAGATAAATAGGTTGAAGGGTATGTTCAGCTTCTATTCTAATATCTGGAGTTCTTGAAATCATTTTATTACCTTAAAGATGCATCTGACCTTCAGGTCTAGTTTCGTTTAAACGATCTATATCAGTAACATCTTCATTTAGAACTAGAGAACTAAGTCTAAAAGTTAATATCTCTATCCTTCCAGTTATAGTATTTGCTACTTTTACTTTAGCATAACCAACTTTATATGGATAGTTATTATACCTTTCATTAGCAGGAGATAAAAAGATATCAGTAATAACACCTCTAGTACCTTTCCTAGCATAAAGTCTAGGCTTTCCTAAAGTATTAACTCTAGTTAGTTGAGTTTTTACAATGACAAAATCTCCTATATTAAACATTATCCCTCATAGTTAGATAAGAAAGTCTTAGCTTCCTCTTTAATTTTATCAGAGAAAGTCTTAGGTGTAAGAGAACCTTCCATAAGTAGTTGTGCTACTCTAGCTGAAATCAAGGTTTCCAAGTCATTCCCAGTACTAAGTTTTTCTAGTTTAGTTATTCTATAGGTATTTGCATTATGAGCATTAAGTTTAGAATGTTCTTCCTTAGCTTTGTAAATTTGCTCCCATTCCTTTCCAATATTTTCAGAATTAAGAAGTTTTAAAACAACAAAAGAACGATTGCGACCTTCGTTATACCTGACATGAGACTCCTGTGGTTTAACATGTTCGAAAGTAGTAAAACCAGTTTCAGTATCAAAGTAATGGAACTGGAGTGGTTCTTCAACTAAATTGTTTAGAAGGGTAAGAGCTTGAACAATAACAGGATGATTTGTAAAGAAATTTTCCTTCTCAGTTTCTAGTTGAGATTGAAGAGACTTATATTCCTGCAAAGGAAGCAGATCTTTTCTAAGTTCCTTAATTACATCATTAATCTCACCCTTGAAAATAACAAGTGCTACCTTGTCAAAATCATTAGCACTGAGCGTGATATGATTGTGAACGGCAATTGGTTCGTTGGCAGAGAGGTGGTTAGGAGAGAGTGGTTCGGGTAACATGATAGTCTTAGTAATTATTAGATGTAAATTCTACATTAGTAGGTCTTTTATTAATGAGGTCTTCTACAATTTGTTTGGATATCTTAGCAATAGTTGGCTTGAAATCATTAGGAGTAAGTGTACCCATCATAACAGCTTGAGTTATGTAAGGGAATAGCCTATCATTTAATTCCTTTGGATAGGATAACCAATATTGAACTCGACCCATTTGAGCAGATATTTCTTTATTTCTATCTAGAATGGCAGTACATTCATGTTTGCTCATATATGCAGAATGATCTTTAACCATAGCAGCATATTTCTTAATTTTTATACAAAGACGTGAGTCGTCATGATTATCATCACAATAATCATCATAATATTCACCATGCACAGGAGAAGTAGTATAAACAAAATTAGGCATTTCAACTGGAAGTTCAGTTCTATACTTCTTTCTACTTACAGAATTGATTGATGCCAAAACAGGAGCTAAAGGTGATTGATAATCCCACCATTCCTGAGATAAAGAGTAATATTGATCTTTATAAACTTCTCTATCATCGTAGGTAAGACGAAGAGCATCAAGTTGATGAAGTTTAGTTTCAGCAACTTCCTTAAAAATTAAGGTGGCTACTTTAGTTAAGTCTTGTAGATTTAATTCTACTTTGTTAACTACAATAATCTCTTGGTCTGGGTTGAGTAAAGTTAGAGTTTTACTGTCCTGATAGTTTACTATTTCAGGTGGTGGTAGTGCCATTTTGTTTTTTCCCTTGTTGATTATGCCTGTCTAAAACTTGTGCTAAAGCATCACTTTTAAAAGTACGTACTCCTCCATGAATAAAAAACTCATTATCTTTCCTTACAAGGTTCTTAGCATTATTAAGAATATCTACTAATGCTTGTACATAAATGTCTGGAAGGTCAGCCATATTTTAAAGTTCCTTTTCATACCAAAATCTAACACGAGGTGGTTCTTCAAAAAGAACACATTCTATAGGTGAGTAAGCTAAGTATCTACGAATTGCTTTCCTCATAGTTCTTCCAGTATTTCTAGCAGTATCAATTACTAATACTGGATATCCAGAATAAATATGGGGAGTGCATCCATATGGTACATATGGAATCTTCAATAAATAGGAAGCATAAACAGCAGCTATAGCTCCTGATCTACCAGGACCAGTTACCCATTTGGCAGGACAGCCAATTAAAAACTCTTGTAATTTTAGTCTAAATTCAGCTTCAGTGATGATTCTATTAGTTATCATTTTTAAGTTGGCTACCCGGCTAGGTTTCGAACCCAGAATCTCCTCCACCAAAGGGAGGCGTCCTACCAATTAGACTACTGGGTAAATTGTTAATAATTTCTTTAAATTAACAAACCTTGTTGTGATCTTGTGATAAACATCATCCTCGTTCTTTTAGCAACTTCACTATTCACTGACTTTGGCTCAAGACCACTCTTCTTCATAGTCTGACTCTCCTCAGTAACAATGTCATTAACCATCCACCTAATAACATCACCAAGGTTAGTCATTTCTGAACCATTCTTTTCAATAGCTTGATCTAAACGATTCTCAGTAACTGCATAATCAACAAAAGCTTTAATTGATTCCAGTTTTTCTTCGTCAACTGGTGCCAAGGTTTTAACCTTTGAAACAGAATGTTCTGCTCCTTTCACCTTGAAGCGATAATTCTGACCCTTGTATTCTCCAGTCCAAACAACACCTTCACCTGTACCTGAAATACCAAGAGTTTTACTTACAGGACATTCTTTCTCTACCTGTTCAGTAATGTGGATTAAATCATTCTGAGCAGTTTTGGGATTGTTAAAATCAATTTCTAACTGATAAGAAGGAAAGTCATAAATGTTGTAGATTCTTTCTTCTGGAAGTTTAATCCATGAAGAGTCTAGATAGTAGTTCTTAAAATCAGCCTCATCTTTCGATACTTTGAGACCAAAAACATAAAAAGCTTTTGGCAATTTAGAAATAGCTACCCCTTTTTGAATTCCTTCTCCAGCCCATTCACCAAAGATAGTGAGAGTATGGTCTTCAGTTAATTCAAAATTTTCATATACTGCATTAAAGAAGTTTAAGAAATGCTCCTTAATTGAATCTGCAAAGAAAGCAAACCCAGCATTATCTTTTAAAGGAGTTATAATATTCTCACGAGATTGAAACCAAATGCCATGTTCCTTATTATAAGATACTCCAGCATTAGTTCCGTGAAGTTTTACCGTTCCAGTAAATTTAAGTGTAGGTTTAGGTAGTGTAGAGTCATAAATAGGCTGAAAATCCTCATCAAAACCTACAAAAGAAGTATCAATGGAAATTTCCCTAATAACTTGACTAAACTGCCCAATTTTGGGCCAAGAAATGTGCTTCATAATTATTTTTTCTTAGAGGGTGCTTTTCTAAAGTTTTTATCATCAAAGCCTTTAGATTGTGCAATAATTTGATCACCACCCACGGTTGTTATTGGTTCAGGATTCTGTCTACTTAACCATGTCTCAATCTCTTGGTAGATAAGCATAGCATCGTTAGCAAGTAAATCATAAAACCTATTCAAGTTAGGCGAATGGGTAATCATGATTCTAGGCTCGCCTATTTCGGTAGAATAATCATATTCATTCATACCTGCAAGTGGATTACCGTAAGGCATAAATAATACTACAGGTTGATTGAAAGCAACTTGATACTTTTTAATATTAGTAAAAAGATCATTGTTGTTAATCAAATCACCTATCTTTTCCTTGCCTGTTGGGGATAATAAAATTTCTAAGTCTTCATCTTTAAGAAAATCAAAGATATACTTAGTATTCTCAAAACAGACCATGTTAGGATTACTATCAGCTTGTTCTTTAGTAAGGGTGGACTTAGTTTTTAGAGTAAGTTTGTAAACTAAATCTCCTATAGCCAAAAGAACAAGTCGCTTGGTTCTCATTGACATCCAATTTCTAGACCAATGAATATCAAAGTAAGATATTAATCTTTTTTGCTCGTCTGTAAAGTTATCTTGATTTCTTAAAACGGAAAGAGTCTTTTCCTCTCTTTTCCAGAAAGTTCTAGGTTGGTAATCTTGAATCACAAAATCGTAAAATTGCTTATTGTGATCGATTATCTGCATTAGTTTATTCTCCTAGTATTTTACTAGCATATTCAATATTTGATTTGGTTAAACCCTGTCTACTATCTATATATACAAAATGTTTTTGGAAACTAGTCTCTAAGCTTATGTATTCATCATCAAAGACTACAAAGTTTTCTATTTTGTTATGATCTAGAAAATCATTTATAGCTCTGCCTCTGTTAAGTATATTAGGGTTAGTAACAGCTATAAGTCTGTTAGTACCATCAGGATTCATCAAATCTATTCCATGAGTCCTAAATAAAAATCTTAATCCATCTAAGTTTATATCACCACGGTTCACTATAAATCTCCAAGAAGAACTAATAACTACCTGTAGTTCAGGATACTTATCTAAAAACTTATTAAGCAGCCTAACTTTATCTGGATGAATCTTAGGAGCAGAGAAACCAAGATAGTTTAAAACACCATCAATATCTAGAAACAAAACTTTCAATGGTTATTTGTTAACCTCCATCCAATTTGTCTTTCAGATAAATCTTTAAAAGCTTTTAAAGCTAGTTTCTTAGCGTCTTTAAGTTTATAACCAGAGGAAGTTGCTGACCAAGGACAAGTTTTAGCTGTATAATATAAAGTAGTTACAGAATGATATACTTTATATCCGTCTGAGTCAGATCCTAGTATAACAATGTCCTGACTAATTTTACTATGTTTTGTTTTTGGAAGTATTTGTTCAGCTACTCTATACACAGTATAAATAGGATAAAGTTGTAAATCCTTAACTGTAAGTTCAGTAACGGTAGAACTATCTGATTGTGTTTCCATAATTATTCTCTAGTAAATATAAGAGTTCTTTCTGAAATGAGAGTTACAAATACTGCTAACTGTTTATAATGTTCAAGGGTAAAGTCAGCTATGATAGCTATCTGTTCTTCTGTACAGGCGATACGTACAGGGATCATAATCTCTTTGTACAGTTTTCCATTAGGACAGATCCACTGACCTCTAGTTGCCCTTTGTAGAGTCAAACCACCACTAATTTCAATGACAAAGGCATCCCAATCACGGTGCCAGGGTACAGGGATAGTCTTATTACTTCTAGGAATATTAGGATTAGAGTTATCATGCTGGCCCATCCGATGCGGGACCAAAAGTTCGAACAGTTTATGTTGGGAAACAATCATTATTATTGTCCTTGGAAATCCTCTATTTAAATTACTATGGGAAAGATAGATTTAATAGAAGAGTCAGCTTTCAGAAACTTAGTTGAAAGAGCTGATAGCAAAAAGCACATTTTGAATCAATGTGGCTTATCCTATGATAGCTATAATATCAGAAAAGTGAAAAAAAGAATAGAGGAGTTGGGGATAGATATTAGTCATTTTTCAGGTAGAGCACTCCAAGGTGAATATAAGGATTTGGAGGGTCTAAACTTTGGGGATTGGACCGTTTTGGGTAGATCAGCAAAGAGACATAAAGGAACAATGTGGGAATGTAAATGTTCTTGTGGTATTGTAAAGACCATTAATGGGGGAGATCTGAAATCCGGTAAGTCAAGAGGGTGTAGTAACTGTAAAGGAAAAAAGATTTCTTTAACTAGTAGAAAATTTACCTTAGAAGAGAAGTTTTGTCCTTGGTGTAATAGAACAAGAAGATTGGAAGATTTTGGTAAAGTATCAAGCAGGCCATCTGGAAGAAAACCTTATTGTAAAATTTGTACTCAATTAGCAAAACATAATATGAGATATGACATTTACTTCGATCTCTTCAACAAGCAGAATGGAGTATGTGCAATTGAAGGATGTAGTTTACCAATCCACAGTATTGACCATGACCATAAATGTTGCAATAAAAGATTTTCTTGTGGGAAGTGTATAAGAGGTCTTTTATGCAGATCGTGTAACTTAGCCCTTGGATTTTTAGAAGAAAACGAAGAAAAGGTTGAAGGATTACTAGTCTATATAAAGGAATCTAAACTGTGAAGGGATACCAAAAGTTCCCAGCAAGGAGTCTCAGTTAGCGTCATAGAATTGTCCCCTTTCACCAAAGCTATTTTGAATAAGTCTAGTATCAGTAGTATTCTTTTCAGTAAAATACTTAACCATCCATCTACCATTCTTAGTAGCATAAATAGCACCACTGGAAGGATGGTAATAGTACCTTTTATGATTCCATCCTCCACAACCTAAATTAGTTAGTTCTTTCTTGTTTGGATATTTATCTACATCTTTCCAATAATAAGGTTCCTTCCAGTTGACCTGTTGAGCATTCTGATATTCTTCCTGAGTCATAGAAAGATATGCATATTCATGTTGCATTGCAAAAGTAGCAGGCCTTTGTCGTCTTCCTTTTTTTCTCATATTACTATACCCTGTGTTTAACTTCAGGATCATCTAGATAACATTCGTAATGAGCATATTCTTCAAGAGAATATCCACCCATATCTTTAAGTTTAGTCCAACCAAGTAGAACCTGATCATCTGACATAAACTTACCACAAACTATACACTTGGTAGGAGAATCAATTATTGTTTGCTGAGACATATTCAAGTTCCTTTTAGTTTTCCTTCAAGATTGACATAGTTTGACTATAGTTGTTATCAAGTACACTAACTAAAAATTGATTTGTGGTTGCTTCGCAACCACAGTTAATAACTAACTTACCTGAATCAATTAGTTTATTCTTAGTACTGGAAGAATCATTTACAGATAGTAGTCTGGTTAAAAAATATAGCTGTGGTGGAGTTTTATGAGAATCTCTTCCAGAAAACTTAAATTTAGTAATCTTCTTTTTCATTTTCTTGATTTTTTCGTAAGTTATTAAGTTTTCTAGTATCTCTTACAAGACAGAACATATAAACAAATAACATAGGTAAAGTTAATACAAAGAATAAATTCTGATTAGTGAGAAGGAAAACTCCTATAAGAAGTCCACAAAATGGAGCAAAACAACCCATACCTTCTAGAAATGGATCATCACCAAATAACCACATACCTAAAAAAGCTATGATGAGGAAAACGAGAAACATAGTAAAGAACATAGTTTAATCCTTATTAGAAACTCTAGATAACAAATCAAGGTTTTTGCTCTCAGCTTCTTGAAGAGCATGATGAATCATACTAGTAGATAAAGTAAAAACTGAGAAAGGTAGTTCCTTGTAAGAAGAAACTTGATGAACTTGCTGCTGTTGGTTTTTATCTAGATTCTTCCAGACTTTTAATGCATCCTTCCGTTCAATCATTTTTGTTCTCTATACTGAATTTCAGCTATCTTAACTCTATTATTAGACTTTACAGTCTCTGAAGTACACTGAGCACCAAAAGATAAGACAACAGCTAAGAAAGCACATACAGCAACAACAGCTATAGATTCATATTTGTTCATGTTAATCAATCTTCCTAGGTGGAAAGTTAGTTACTTTGTAGACAAACCCAAAGAATATATTTGGTAGGTTATGAAAATAATGGAAAATAGATGCTAAGAAGTTACGTACTAGGACTAAAGGCCATAGACACGAAACTATAATGAACATAATAAGTTCAAATGCATCATGGTGATGATGATTGAAATCGTAATGATTCATTAAGCATCTAGCTACAACAAATACACCTATGATAAGGTATATAATAACAAGTAAGGGAATTAAGTATAACATATTAGTTTGTTGGTGGGGCCTCTGGGGGTCGAACCCAGCACCAAAATCTTTAAAATTTTGTTAGTAGTTTCAGTTCAATTTGGTTCCTCTATCTTAAATAAGATGGAAAAGAAAATTAAGTTGAATTGTAGTTTTTGCGGTTTAGAGGTCTTTAAAACTACGAAGGAAGTAGCAAGAAGGAAGAAAGATAATCCTACTTACAAACCTTATTGTTCTAGTAAATGTCAGCATTTATCCAGAAGAAGGGAAGAAACAGAAATTTTATGTGAATATTGTGGAAAATCTTTCAAAACTAAGGAAACAAATAGAAAGTTCTGTTCGCAAAGTTGTGGAGCAAAAAGTAATAATAGAAAAACTCCAAAAAGAGAAATGGAAGGCAAATGTAAAAATTGCCAAACAAAAATAAAGTCTAAGTTAACATACTGTAAAGAATGTTTTATAAAGAAGGAAATAGAAAGAGGTTTAGTTGCTGAAAAGAAAGGAAAAATTATAATACTAAAACCTGGAATAGCTAGTAGAACATTAGAAGAAGAAACAAATACTAAAGGTCAGGGTTCCAATAGATTCGGCAATATTAGATTCCATGCGAGAAATATTTTGAAAAGTCACTTTCCAGATAAGAAGTGTTTAGTATGTAAATATGATAAACATGTAGAATGTTGTCATATAAAAGGGATTAGTGAACATGAAAAAAGTACTTTAATTAGTGAAATTAATAAAGTAGAAAATTTAGTTTGGTTATGTCCAAATTGTCATTGGGAATTTGATCATGGAATTTTAAAAATTAATGGTGGTAGTGGGAAGATTTGAACTTACCGTATACCTTGTTGGGGCTTCGCGCTTATAAGGCACGGGCTCTGACCGACTGAGCTACACTACCAAACTAGTTTTTAAGGATTCTGCTCTAACCAGCCATGAGCTAAAGCCCCAAAATTTTAAACATTAGATTGCTCTATTAATATTGGATAAAAAGAATGAAGCACCCTATAATGACTTCTAGAGTACTTGGCGCAACAGACGAGATACTGTCGCTTAAGAAAGAGTGGACTCCTGAGCGAATATCAGCTGAATATACTGATGCTAGGCTAATTAAAATTCACAAAACTCATAAGAAATTGTGTGCTATGCCTAGAACAGACTTTAGTGATGCTCAACTAAAAGCTGTAGTTGATATTCTTCTTAGATTTTCAGCATTACCAGGTACTTCAACTCTTCTTGTTGGAGATCATGGTAGAGATAAAGCTCATTATGAAAGTAAGCAAGATCCAGCAACCTGGGCTGAGCAACTTAGATTCCACCAGAGAATTCTTAGTATAGCAGGGACGTTACCTTTCTCTAAAACGTTTGCTTATGCTATGGATGTTGAAGCCCCAGGAGCTGTAGACTCAGCTTTGAAGTTCAATATGCAATCTTACCTTATTGGTGAGTTGCGTAAAACCTATCCATCATTGATGTTTGTTTGTTCAACTAGAAACTGGTCAAACCCAGGTGATTTAATTGGATACAAACTACCAGCTACAAATGCTGTAGCAAGAGTAGGATTCTATGAGCCATTCGTTGTCACTCATTGGTGGACTTC